TGTATTGATCTTGCGACAATACAATAGGCCTTCGGTTTAATGCTCGTTACCTACGGTAACTGCGCCGAAGGCGCCCATCCCCCAGTTCCGCAGCCCCCCTTCCCGCCAGCCGCCCGCCCGCCCTGCCATTCGAATTAAACCGTTAAAAGGAAACCCAAATGCCTACCGTTTACCTACCCGAATTCGGCCTGTCCGATTCGAGACGCGGGCTTTGCGATGCCGTTCAATTAATGGGCCTGCATTCCATTCTCGTTATGCAGTGTCTGGAACTGATCACGATCACAAACGGCAACGGGAAAATGAATCAATTGCCGCCCGAAACCACCAAGAATATTCCTGATAAATACGTTGAGCCGTGCTTTGCAGCAGCGCAGGAAATCGTCGAACGTTTCTCCATTAAAAGCTACGCTGATTATCTGGAAATTCGCCCCCTGCTGAAGCGCCTTTACTCGCAGGTATCGTTTATCAACGGAACCGAATATGTGCCGGACGGGGATCGCTGGTACAGCCGCGAATGGGTAAAGCACACGGTCAAGAAACCTAAGCACGATTATGGAATTCTGCTTTATCTTGACAACACGAAAGGCGATTCGGGTATTGCAATTGCCGGTGGTGGCACCGAATTCAAAATGCTGAAATACGGCACCGTCATGCACCGCAATACCAGCCGCATGAAAATGGAAGTTGGAAAAAACCTGAAAGCTTACGCCGAACAGGATCGCGTAGAAGCCAAACTGAATCTGCTGAAAATCTACAGCAAATTCGACCTGTTCAATATGGCGGAACGCTCGCGGGCCGTGACGTTGTGTGCAATAGAGGCCTTGCAGTTGGCCCGTCAAATCATTTATCAAAAACCGTACACACGCGGCGACCTGACAATGCACCAGCGGATCGGTGTGAATGATCTTACACACACCATGGAAATCGCCGTGGCACAAATGCGCCACATGGAAGCCGATAAGCGTCCGTTTCTCACAGAAACCACGACCTATGGATTGGCCGAGAAATGCGAAGGAAATAAAATCAGTGCGGAAATCGCAGCGCTATTGACCACCACCTATTTCGAACAGCCGAAGAAACCACGGAAAGCCCCGGCTGCAAAAGTTCCCGCCAAATCAACGGGGGCAAATACTGTAAAATCTATTAAGAAGTAAACCATTTCTAGGAACCGCTTATGCTTGAGGTCAGTATCTTTGATAGACCGTTTGTAAATTCGTGCCGCGCTATTGCCGATGGGTTTTGCCTTCACGATAACAGTCTCTACTATTTCGAAAATGGCACCGCAGTCGGCTTTAAAGAAAAGCGCCCGTACACGATTCCAAACGGTTTGGGATACTGGCGACCGAGTGGCACCAAAGCCAAAGCCTGTCGGGATCTTCAGGCGGAATTGGATCGGGTGAACGTCGAAAGCACACTGATTAATTTCGTGCGCAACAATTTCGATAACTTCGTTGAATCGGTAATGCTTTCCGGCGACACCAGCGATATCTGGAAAAAAGTCCGGGTGCTGGTAGCCAATGATCGGGTCTACGTTCAATTCTCGGACGTGCGCGGTCGTATCAGTTTGAAAGATCCGACGCTTCGTCTGCAAACACAAATGCAGCCATTGCCTATTACGGTGATGCCTGAATTAATCGAAAAGCTTTTGGGAATTTGCGATGCGGCAGAATTGCCACTCGACTTTGACCCGGTAGCAGTAATCAGCAATGCGTATCGTGGAACCTGCGATTCCGGCCAGCACGTAGCGGCCCACGGATACGCGATGGTTCTCCTACTGCAAAACAAAATTCAAGGTATGTGAAAATAATGAGTTATTCTGAAGCGCAAGTAAACGAACTGCTTGATCAGCTGCTGGCCCTGCGCAATAGCGGCCCCGTTTACAATGTCACGGTAAAAAACGGTGTGCTGCGTTATCGTTCGTGCATTCCCGGTCAGCACCAAATCGTTGACCACCACAAAGAAACTTACGACGTAACCGCCGCCGATGATTCGGTAATGGTTGGCGTGCATGTTTCGACAGGCATCACGAAACTTTTCTACCCGCACGAAATGGGTAGCCTGTCGATCATCAACAAACCGCCTGTGCGCATCGAATCCCCTGTGCCTGCGTTCGGCACCACGGTTGTGGGCGACGACGTTCTGCCGGGCCTCGGTTCGATCTACACGCACCACACGAACAGCATTCCGTATCTGGTTCTCGGATTCGCCAACGAAGGCGCACGCGAAGACAAACGCGAAGAATATCCGGTGTTCGTTTTCTACGTCGGCCAGAACGGAAAAGTTTGGGCGAAAACCGTGAAGCGTTTCAACGAAACCATGAACGCGGGCGGCGCCTTCCAATTCAACACTGACGCCGGTTTCAAATACATGGGCATCATCGAAAACGACCAGATTGCAAATGGTTGGATGACCAAAGAACTTGGCGAAATGATTTCCCAAGCCAACCCTGTTAAGGAAATCGGCAATGACGCAAAAAACTGAAGTCTTCTATTCGTACCGTTACCGTTCGTGGGATTCCAACGTCTACTACGGCACGCGCAACCGTGAGTTCAGCGCCGAGGATATCGCGGCTGGCTGGGGCGAGTGGGAAACCATTAGCGAACAGAAATACAACGAAATCCTGACGTACCTCGAAGGCAAGCACTCGTGCCATTATCAGGTTCAGAAGATTTTGTGCGAAGTGCAAGAAGACGATGCGTTCGATCCGCGCCAGTGGATTGCAAAACAAATGCACAACGCTGCAATCGAACGCAAACATTTGGGCGGTCGTGATCGTAAAACGATTTATCTGGCAAAACATTCGCTGCCAGACGGCACGCTGTCGCCGTGGATTCGTACCAGTTCCAAAGTGTTCGAAAACGGCACCAATCGTAACTGGCCGGACACCAGCGGATTTTCGCACCACGTGACGGCGCAGGAACATATGGGCACCCTGTACGATTACATGCTCGATGGCACGTTGCAACAGGCTTTCGATTACCATCCGGATTATTTCGATATGGAACCGAAAGTATGAGCAAAAACATTTTCAAACAATTCGACACGCCGGGCGATGCTGCTGTGAAGCACACCAAATCGCAGGCGTTCGCTCGCGTCATTCGTGAGATTCGCAAACAGGGCTGGACGCCCGAATACGTCCTCGAAAACTTCCAGTTTACAGCGGAAGAAATCGTGCAGATGAATCAGGGTGATCTTTTCGAAATTCCGCTGGATAAATTGGTGCATGCGTTGGGCACCATGGGTTTCGATGTTGACCTCGTATGGAAATGGGATCGCAAAGATGGCTAAATCATTTTCGACTGTTCACGTGTGGCGCCATTCGTTTCAGGCGCCCGGCAAAGAGCCTACGTTTTCCGGTGGCTGGATGTTGGGCAGCGACTGGAAGAAAAAGAAATGGGCTAGTCGCGATACGATTATCGAACGTCGCACCGTTCCATTTAGCGCCCTGCACAGCGCCGTGTTTGTGAATGGTGATGTGATGGTGGAAGCACACCGATTGTCTACGTTGAAATCTCGAAATCGTTCGGTGTTTTTCAACGCTGTCACCCACGAACCCTACGACGGCCCGGTCAAATACACTGAGGAAGCCCGCGATGACTCCGACGAAACCCCTGATCAAACTGCTTGAGCGTGATTCGGGAATCTTGAGCCAATACGGTTTTCGTTCCGTCGCCGTTTACACGGATTCCGAAGATATCGCGTTTATGTTCCGGCATAAAAACATGAAACCGTTTGACCCGGTGCCGACACACAACGAAGTTTTGAGCAGCGAACAATTCGGCCATCTGATTACCATGACTGACATGGCAGATGGATCGCAGCTTTTTTCTGTCAGCGAAGAACGTGACGAAAAGTGGTTCGCCGCCCACCAACCTAAACACTGGCTTATGCCGTGAAGGTCTGGCGCAATTCCTACAACGCGCAAAACGAACCTGTGAAATTCGCAGGCGGTTGGATCATGGGCGAGCGCTGGAAAACCACCGTGTGGAAAAACAACCCGCATGCGATTATCGAAGTCCGCGAACTGGAATTCGAGGGCGGTATTATTTCCCAACCTATTTCAGGCGGTGATGTTTTCTACAGCCATCCCTTGCTGACCAAGCCGGATGCAAACGCGAAATTCTTTCACGCTAAAACGGGTTTGCCTTACGACCCAAAACTAAATACTGGAGAAACACATGAGTGATGACCTGAAGAAAAAGAAGAAAAAGAAGAAGAGTAGCAGCGAAGACGTTGCACCGAAAAAGAAAAAGAAAGTCGTCGTAGAAGACGCGCCGAAAAAGAAAAAGAAAAAAGGTTTGGTGAAGTCGGAAGGCCTCGACCTCAAGCCGAAAATGAAAGACCTCGGTCGTGACGTGAGCGGCACCAAAGCGGGCGACGGCAAGGTAAAAAAGAAAAAGAAAACCGAAGTGGCAGCAGCCGACGCTAAAGTCCAACTGCCTGTCGAGCAGGACGATTACATCATTGTCCAAATCGGCAAGAAAAATAAACTGGCATTCGCGCACAGCCCGAAACGCAACACTGCGTATCTGGAAGAATCGCTGAATACCAATGAGCCGGTCGCCATCGAATACGACGCGAACACGCTGATTGCCAACCTCGGCAAAGATCCGAAGCCGGGTAAAGTTTTCGGTGTGGAAATCATGCCGCACCTTGGCGAAATCGACACACCGATTGGCCCGATGCACTTCTATCGCAAGTGTTCCGACGCCGAGAAAGAAGCGATCCGCATCGGTGTGAAAAAAGCGCACAAGAAAATCACTGACCTCGATCTGGAAAAAGTTTTCCCGATCAGCCGTATCGAAGTTCACAACCCGAAAGGCAAGTGGGCGGGCACCTACTCGGTCAGCTTCAAGACCGGCGAAGCGGTTGACCTGATTAAACTCTTCCCGAAAATCGTGGAAGATCAAATCTACAACCAGTACATTTTCATTCACGAAATCGGCCACGCTGTGTGGTATCGCTTCGTGCCTGAAAAAATCCGTGCGCTGTGGCTGGAACAGTACAACACGATGACCAAAGTTTCCAAGGCCAAGAAATCGGACATGGAATCGTTGTGTCAATCGCTGGTCAATTCTCAAATGAGCATCCGCGAATTCCAACGCGACCTCGAAGAGGATGAACTGGCCCTGTTCAAAGAAGCGCTTTCGTACCTGAAGAAAGTTCACAAAATGACGCCGGAAGATGCGAACGTTTTGCTTAATCAAAACAGCAAAGTGCTGGCGGAAATCTGGCCGACTTCGGCTTCGTTCTCCAACACCGATTCGGTAACGGCGTTGATGGGCGAATACGCAGGCACCAACGTGCAGGAAATGTTTGCCGAGGCCTTCGCGCTTTCCCTGACCGGCAAATCCATTCCGAAAACTGTTCAGAAACTTCTGGATAAAACTCTGAAAGCAGCAATCGCTGAGTAAGGCCAAATGAAAACCGAAGACTGTTTGTTTTTCGGTGGGCCAGCGGATGGCGAGTGGCGTGAAGTGTTGGTCGATACACCACAAGTTTTAATACGTGGTGAACCGGTTAGCGTTGATCCCCTCGCCATGAACGCATGGGTCTACAAACGAGTGGTTATCAACGGTACAGGCGGGCGTGAATATCCCGTCTACGTCTATGGCAACGCCGATCCTGTTCGGCTGCTGCTAAAATATTATCCCGTGGGTAAAAACAAATGACAGTTGACGACTGGATCAATGTTTTTTATTGGGCTATCGGTATCGGGCTTTCTGTCGGCCTGTTGACGTACATTGCACAACCGAAAAAGCCTGTGAAAAAACCACGGGTCAAACGGCCACACAAAAGCCGTAGCCAGCGCCGTATGGAGCGTGAAATTTATCGCCGGGCAATTGATGCGGGGGCATCTGAGGCCGAGGCTCGCAAAGCCGTGCGTGTATACGCAGCGAAGAAAGCAAACGCCGCCATACTGTAAATATAACCTATACCCTCTAACGTAGGCTGTGACATGGCAACCGATAAAGTAAAAAAGAAAGTCAAAACGTTCAAGTCCGACACCGAAGCCAATGTGAAAAAGGCGAAGAAAAAAGTCAGTGAGAAATCCGGCGAGAAACTGACGCTGGAAACTTCGCAACTGGCGAACGAATATCGACCGCGCAAACTGGCAGACGTGGTTGGTCAGGATCATGCAACGTCGGCAATCGAAGGCATGTTCAAGCGTCAAAAAGTTCCGTCGTCGCTGATGTTCTCCGGGCATTACGGTTGCGGTAAAACCACGTTCGCCCTGATCTTCAGTCGGCAAGTGAACTGCGAAAAACTGAACCTGTGCGGCAAATGCTATAGCTGCCAGTTCAAGAAACACCCGGACGTTTCCTATTACGATTGCGCGGTCGATGGTTCCATTGCCAGCATCCGTAATCTGATCGCCGCCGCGAACAACGCGCCGAACACCCGCAAACGCGTTTTCATTCTCGACGAAGTTCACGCCCTGCGCGGCCCGTCTGAAAAAGCGTTGTTGACCGCAACTGAAAACCCACCACCGAACACAATCTGGATTCTCTGCACAACGAACCCGGAAGCAGTACACAAAACTTTGGTTAGTCGCTGCACGCATTTCCGTCTGAAGCAAATCGACATTCCAACGCTGGTTGATCGCATGTCTGTGATCGCGGAAGCCGAAGGTCACACGATCAAGAAGGAAGCGAAAAAGGCCCTGACCACAATTGCAGAATCCAGTAACGGCTCTTTGCGTGAAGCAGTGTCGAAGCTGGATATTTTTCTTTCTATCCTCGCTTCGGGCAAGAAATACAATCCTGACGACCTCAGTTCGTTCGTGGATATCGAAGCGGATCTGGACGAAACTTCTGCGCATTTCTTGGCCGCAGTTTTCCAGAAAGATTATGTCAAGGTTGTGCAAGCTGCCAAAATCTGTGGCGGTGTGCGCGGACTGCTGAACAAAGTCCGCTGGCTGATCGAATATCGAATTGGCGAGCATACCGGCATGAACAAGTACACGCCGTATAACGGCAAGCTGTTCGACGCGCTGGCGAAAAAAGAAAAGGTCAAGACTGGAATCAAAAGTCTGATCCAACTGCAAAATTTGCTGTGTGAAATCGAACTCAAACTGAACACCGCGACCCTTGATGAAACGGTCGTGTTCTATTCCAGTGTTGGTGCGTTTTTAGCCGAGAAAGAGTGATGACAGACCTGTCCGCGATTGAGGTAGAACTGCTGTACGCAATCAAGAATGACCAAGGACGCACCCTGACTTATTACGGGGATGAACTGCGAAAGCATCACAGCCAATTGACGCGGGCACTTGAGCGTCTGAAACAGGCGGGTTATGTACAGGCGACGGAAAATAATCGCCTGTCCATTTCCGATGAATTCAAAAAGCGTCAACAGGAACGCAAACAGGCTGAAGCCGCGTTGGCGCCTGTGATCGAAACCAAACCAGACCCGGTGCCAGTTGTGGAGTCGGTGCCGGAAACCTCGAATGAAACACTCGATGGAACGGCCATGAAAGTCACGCCTGAAATGATCGCGGAATACATGGCAGATGGTGTGCCTCGCACCGCCGCCGTTATCGCACAAAAATTCGGCCTCGCAAAAGGAACGTCGCTGATCAACCCGCTGCGCAAGCTGGTTACTGACGGCATGTTGAGTAAAAACCTCACGGTTTATTCGCTACTCAACGAAACGATTGAAACCAAATCGAAGGCGCTGCCTGCAAATCCAACACCTGCCGATCTGGAAAAATTCGGTGACGCGGTGGAAGTTGTGTTGGAAAAAGTCGCAGAATTGGTAGCGGAAATCAAAGTTGAACCTGTCACCGTCGAATCGGTTGTGCAAAACCAGAAAGCTTTGGCGGAACTTATCCAGACACCAGCCGAATCCGACTCTGAATCGGACGATGATTTGGCTGCGCGCCTGATTGCAGTTCTGGAAAAAGATGTTCCGGAACCATTGAAGAAATACCACAACGAAACACTGGCCGAAGATCGTGCAGCGGCCCAAGCTCATGCAGAAAAACCACGTAGCAATTTGCCGACGCTTTTCTCTGACGATCTGCGCGGACGGATGCTGAATTATCGCGGCGCATTCACCAGCGATTCGTTGTACGCGGAAATCAGCGAAAAGCATTTCATCGACAAAGATCGTTTCTTGGAAATCTTTGAAGACGTGGCGAGTAGCGGCGTGCTGATGGGTTGGGATGGCACCGAGTTTATCGACCCGACGTTGGAATATGTGCCGGGTTCCATGTACATTGCGCACCGCACCACTGACCCAAGTGATGCCATCGCAATCATGGACGAATATTGCGAAAACTTGAGCGAGCCGTATCGCCTTTTCGATATCGTGGAAACAACGCGAATTCATCACAGCGATGTGACGCGTTATCTGGTCGATTTCGATTACGACGTGAGCAACCCTGACAGCATCGTGAAAGGGCCTCACACTTCGAACGTGCAGTACGCGCAGAAGACCGCAGTCAGCGCCAGCCCGAAGGCCGGGACTTTCCCGCCGAAAACCTTCCCGGTGAAAACTGGTTATCAGGGCAAAGAATACAAACCGTTCCGGCCTAAATCGGATCGCGACGTTCCGCTGATCAGTTACGCGATGATCGAAAATCTCAACCCGAAAGATATCACCGACTTCCTCGACGGTGGTGTGAAGGTCAGTGTTTTCATCCGGAAATTCAATTTGCATCCGGACGACGAAAAACACATCGTTGAAGTTCTGACGCTGACCAACGTTGCGGAAGTTACCAGCGTTGAAGGTGTGGATTGGTTGTTCCTGAAAGGCTGCGCCGATACACCCGCAGTTGATCCGAATATCAAATTCGATTTGACCGAAATCGGCTCTCTCACTGCACCGACCGGCAGTCCTGCGCGTGCATGGACTCCAGTTGAAAAAGAAAACCTGCGCGATGCGCTGAAAATCGTAGCGCAAGAAGAAAACCGTTTGGTCACTCCGAAGGATATTGATCCAACGCTTCCGGACACTGGGCCAACCAACACCGAAATTCTGATGCAGGCTGCAAATGCTGCGTTGGAAGAAATCGCAGAAGTTGCAACGGTCAAGATCGACAAATTGCGTGATGCAATTCTCGAATCAACTCTGACGCCAGAAACTGTTTTCATGAGCCGCGAACTGGCTGACGAACTCGGCGTGCCGGTCACTGAATGTACCTGCATTCAGCGCACGTATGGCAACGAACTGCACGAAGAAAGTTGTCCGGTTGCAGAACTGGAAAACGATTTGCTCTGCAATAAGGCAAGTGGCCGCCCGGAAGGCCCAAATGGCCCAAGCGAAAAAACCGGTCACTACGGGGAACGCCTGTCGAGTCCCGGCTGTTTTGCAAACGAAGGCATGGAAAAGTTCGGTCGTTTCCCGCCAGACCCGCAGTGGTTGTTTACTCTGAAAATGTTGGAAGAACGCCTGCGCTTTGAACACCAAGGCAGCGCCGCCGACCAACTCAATGAAATCCGAAAATATCTGGAACCGTAATGATTGAGATTACCGGCAGCCGTTTTAGCGGTATCGTTTCTTACAAAAAGGGTGAATTCGATTTCACTAACAACTGTGGTCTGACCACGGTTAGCGGGCACAACCGCGACTCGCAAATCTCCAAAGACCAGAACAACGGCGCCGGTAAATCCTTGCTGTTCTCGATGCTGCCTAACGTGCGTTTTGAACAGACGCCGTTGGCAGATACTCGGAAGAAAAATCGTATCCACTCGAAAGGATCGTTCATTGAATTCGATGTGAATAACCTCGGGCACAAGTGGACGATTCGGCAACAGGCGGGCGGGTATCAAATCTGGCGCGATGGCGAAGACCTGAAAGTGCGGGGCCAAGCCAACCAGCGTGCGCAAATCGAACAAATCATTCCTCTGACCTCGGATGAATGGTACTCGTATGTGCATTTGCAATCGCAGAAGAAAATGGAATTCCTGTACGGTACTCCCCGTGCGCGGATGACCTATATCAGCGAAGTGTGGCGTCTGGATCAGTTCGACATTCTGCGTCGTCATTTCGAAAAGAAAATCGACGAAGTAAAAGTCGCGCAGAACAAGTCGGACGCATTCACGCACCAGCTGATGAACATCAACGATGCGTTGAATAAAAACGGCTGGAACAAGACGCTGGAAAAGGAACTGGAAGCGGCGAAAGAAATCGTCAGCACACAGTCCAAGAAAGTGAACAAGTTGCAGGCGAAACGGCAGGAACTGAAAAGCCTGTCGAAGCAGGTTGAGTTCTACACGACCACCAGCGAACGTCTGAAAAAGCTGCAAGGTAAAATCCGTTTTGATCGTGCGGATTTGAAAGAGCAACGCCAGTTGCACGAAGCGCTGGAAAAGTTCGAAGAGGAAAACGAAGAGTACGCACGCCGGTCAAAAAAACTGGTGAAAAAACTCGAAGAACTGGGCGACGGTGGCGACAGCAAAACGCTGAAGAAACGTATCAAGGAAATCCGGAAAGAACTGGACGGCCTCGAAGCGGAAGACAAACGCCTTGAGAAAGTTCGGGACAAGCACGATGCGGCTGTGCGTGAACTGGAAAACTTGGACGACCATGTTGATCCGGATCTGCGCAAATTCCTGACGCAATGCAACAAAGAAAAAGTCGATCCAATGGAGGCGCTGAAAGAGGAATACAGCACCGCCAAAACGACAATGAAGTTGGCCGACCTGCTGCACGATCATGACGACGGCGCGTGTCCGACGTGTATGCAGAAAATCAACATCAAAGACCTTGAGCGCACGATTGCACAGGCGAAGAAACGCAAAGGCAAAGCGCACTCAATGATTCACGCGTTGGAACTGCGAATCACGAAGCAGGAAAACACGGAAATCATCAAGGCCCTGAAGTTTGACGAACGCGCTTTCTACGGCGCTCGCAAAAAGATCAAGGCGCTGCGTGCGGAACTGGAAAAACTCGAAGACCAGATGGAAAACTCTGTGCGCTTCGACGAAATCACCGAACAAATGGCTGAACTGAAAAAGCCGAAGCCACCGAAGCGCCAACCGGTTATCTCGCTGGAGAAAATCGAACAGCAACTCGAAATGCTGGACGAAGTTAAACGGTTGAAAGCCCGTCTGGCCGAGTTCGACGAAGTACCTGCTGACGACAATATCCTCAAGCGTCTGGCTGAAGTCGAAGCCAAGCTGGAAAAGGTCGAAAAGAAATACAGCAAAGCTCACAAAATCACCGTGCGGTATAGCTCGCTGCGTGCCGAATGGAAACTGCTGAAAAAGCAACGTGAGGAAGCCAGTCTCAAGGTCGAGGAATACAAACCTCTGATCCGGAAACTGAAGCGCTTCAAGATTCTCGCAAAGGCCTACAGCAACAAGGGCCTGAAGCTGCACGCGATGCACGAAATCGTTTATGGACTGGAACAAAACTACAACAAATATGCGCAGTTGATTTTCGCGGAGAATTTCCAGTTCAAAGTGGAAGCCAAAGAAGACGGCGTGCATATCACTGTTGACCGGGGCCAAGGTAACGTTTCCGACGTGCGCGAATTGTCCGGTGCTGAATCGGATAGTTTCCGTCTGCTGCATTTCCTTGCGTGCGTAATCATGGCGAAAGATAGTCGCCGGGTGAATCTGGCAATTCTCGACGAACCCGATGCCCACATGGACTTAGCGACCACCGGCCTGTTTGTCGAACGCTACGTTCCGTTCCTGCGTAAGCTGGTGCAGCACGTGTTTATCATCACGCAGAAAGGCAAGCATCTGCACCCGGAATGTTCCTACGTGACGGTTGAGAAATATAAGGGGGTTTCCAATGTTCGCTATGATGCGTGAAGGCTTCGAAGCCAAAACACTTCGTGACGAAAAAGAGTATCGCGATTTCCTTCGCGAATTCTTTATCGAAAACGATATCAATGCCCTCGACCACTGGGGCTGGATGCCTACTGTAAATAATCCAGACTTGGAACCGGAAGTATTCCCGTGCATCGTCGGTCTGCGTTGGGCAGAAAAAGCCAGCGTGGAAATCATGTTCGTATTCGATATCCACGTTGTTTCTGGCATGACTTACGCCCTCGTTAAAAAAGGGGCGCTACTGGGGAACAAAATATGAAAGACCAACGCAATAACAAAACGAATTGGATCTGTACACCGTTTCCGGAATACTGGCTGATCCAAGCGCTGCAAATGGTTCACGGTGTTGGCGTTCGCTGCGAAGTGGAATTGCCGCGCCAGCCATTCGCAATGCAGATGCTGCCCGATATGTTTGAGCAGATGACCGCTGCGGTCGCGGATGAAAAGATTCGCGTACTCGAACTGATCGAACGGAACCACAAAGATGCGCTCGAAGAACAAACCGAAGTTGCAGTCGAAAAAGGAACACAAGCTCCAACGCGGCATTGAACGGATGCAGAAATACATCGAAGAAAACCGGGATCAATTTGCGGCAATGATTGAAATCGGAAAAACCATCGAACACACAGGGCCAATGGCCGGGAAAATCAAATGAACAACGTAGACCTGCGTAGCCTGAAACTGCAAAACATCCTGACCTTTCACGGGGCCGCTGCGAAGTTCCATTCGGAAGCCGCAACCCTGTGCCGCGCCATGCACAAAAAATTGAAGGTAAAAGATAGCAAATGATCGCCTACGGTTTTGCGCACACAGCGCCGGATAAAGTTTTGGTGCATCTTCGTGGACTCGGAGTGCCCCGCGCACAAATCGCCATGCTTGGCGCTGACTTCGAAGCTCGGAAGCATTTGATTTTTATCGACGCTGTGAGCTTCGAAACCCATCGTGCCCTCGCAGACAAAACGGATTGCATTTGTTACGTCTGCGATGATCCGATTTCTTTGGCACCGTTTGATATTGTGCCAGTTGATTACAAGCAGGCCGAAGACTTCCACGTGGACGGCTACACGCTACTGGAATTCAAAGGCTTGCCGCCTGCAAAGAACACCACTGGTGGCCGTCGTAAATTCGACATGATCCAAGCCGCCAAGAAACACGCCTCAAGTCAGCAAACGTTCTTCACAAATTTCATGACGTTTATCTACAGCATGCCAAAAGATTCGCACCAACTTCCGGTGCGGCAAATGGCGTGCAAATGGCTGGCCTCAACCGAAACATATCGCCAACTCAATAACCGAATTGAGAAGCTTCGTAAAAGCGTTCACATGTCCGACAAACAAGTGGAACGTTTGGTCGCCCTGCTGAGTTCCGACGTGGTTGCAATTTACCGCGAAGGTCTGCAAATGGACGGCGACGAAGACGACGTGGCAATGAAACTTAAAATCAGCGCATACGAAATGCGTTATATCCGTGCAATCAACCGGGGCGCAGCTGATGCGCTAATTGACCCATGAGCAATATGTCTTTTCTCGGCGGCGGGCTTTATATTGTCCGCACGCAAGCAGGTTTTAATCAGGCCCTTCGGCATTTCCACGCACCTGATAGTGCAGAGGATGTTCGAGGATACCCAAACGTCTATCCAAGCATGGTGCATTTGGCGAGCGTATATAATGGCAACATCTACACGCGTGCAGAATGTTTTCCGTTGAATGAAATCAAGGCCGCAATCGAAGCCAGTGAGGCCAGCCGACCATGACACTTTATACCGCTGAAGGCTTTGATACTTACGGTGGCAAAGGCGATTGGCGTCTGCCGATCAGTGAAGAAATTGAACGCCTGACAAAACTGCGAATGGCGGCACTCGGAATTTCCGAAGAATTTCTGACCAGTCATTGTGATACCCACGTTTCATTTTTCGACGCAGCTTGGGACAACCGCATTCGTGCATCGAAAATGCATGAGAGCGCTATGCGTGAAGTGTTCGAACGTACATACCGGCGTATAATGTCGCCGCGTCTGTTCTGTCGTGCTACGCCCAAAGGTGCCGTATCATTCGGTAAGCATTTCCGCTCGCTGCGTCTGGCCCGTGTGGCGTTTAAAACGATGGTGAAAAATACCAAGTTCAAAAATGCCGAACTGGTGAACCCATGCACGTAAACGTATTCGGTTCCGAAGTGCAGCGCGGCTGGGCAATGGCCGACAGCGCGAAATTGCTTTCCATTTCCACGCCGAACGGCCCGCTTGCTGACTGTCCGTTGGGTGGCCGCTTGCCTAAAAAGGGCCGGTGGACAATGTGGAGTTTTCCGGCATCGTTTCCAGTTGATTTGCCGCAACGTAAATGTGTGAAAGTTTCGCACGGTGGCGAAACAATCATCGAGAAACAACAGGTTGAACTGGAAAATGTGTTCACCGGAAAAATCGGTCATATCCATGGGATGGAAATCCACTGCGATCCTTTCCGCGAAGTTCAGCCACAATCCAAATACTATTTCGTTCTCAAGCACACAACGCGTGGCGTAGAAGTTTACGTGCGTGAGCGTGGCGTAGAAAACCAGCATTACGTCTTCAAATACCGCTCGGCCCGTTTGGCCCGCGTCGAAATGAAGGGGTGCCGCATTCCTGAACATAACTACCGGACAAAAAGAAAATGAGCCGACACGAATATACGGTTATCTGCGACCACACCAACAACCCGCCTGAAGCCATTGACCAAAATGTTCTGGCGGTCGATATCGTCATAAGTTCCGTGGACGAAGAAACCAAACGCCAGTGTTACGAAAGCGTGTGGGATGCGATCTGCGAAAATCCTGAAGAATCGCTCGCCATGAAAATTCGTAGCTACCTGCTGCGCGCCCTCGGTCGTGAAATCAAACGCCTCGGTCAAAACCCCGAAGTGATTTGTCAGCAGTTGAACATTTCCAACAATCGCCTTGACGATATTTTGCAGGGCCGCATTGATCGTCTGAGCCGTGACCAGTTGACCGGCATGTGCCAGCGTATCGGCCTGAGCGTTGATCGTCTCATGATGGAAGTGCTGGAATGATCGGGAATATCTGCCCGGAAGACCTGCGTAAATATCAGGTAACTTTCGAAAATATTCCGATGGCGCTGGAAGCCGACGGTGCGTTCGTTGAAGGTTTGCAGGGAATCGAACTCACGTCCCGGCCTTCCGACTACGTGCCCGCGCCTATGTCGCTGACCGTAACTGAAACCGTGGCAGGTTCTCGCGAACTTGAACACATCGCACGCTGGTTGGATTTGGCGCGTGCGCAGAAGACGGAAAAACCCTACACCATTTACGCAACCAAACGCGGCGCCATCGTTGAATACTCATGGCCGTGTTTCAAACTGCAATTCCGTTCTCTGCGTCTGGCTCGCATGTTCGCGAAGACTTACAAAATCGAATGGCAAATCGAAACCAAGGAAGTGGCACCGGAATGAACGAACGCTACAGCAAAATGTACATCGCAGTTCTCGACGAAGCGCCTGATTACATGGTGCCGACATTGGTCGCGCATTCCATCCTGACTGCCCATACGATTTTCGACGATCCAAAGTATCCCGAATACATCGAATGGTTTATTCATTCTTTTCGCAAAGTAACGGTGCGTGTTAATCGCCGTGAGTTCGATAAAATCCGTGAGACTTTGGTATGCCACCAAGGCCATGAAAACACTATCTGCAACGCGGAACCATCGTGCCTTGTGGTGATGCCAGTATGGTGTGACGCTGTACCAAAGGTTTTGCAATACACGAAACTTTGGAAACCAATTACAGGGGATTAAAAAATGGCCCGGAAAGACGTAACCGATCGCATGGTGGTTGATGCTTATGTCTGGCGGCAAGAATTCGCATTATCTCCGCTCGCCGTATTGATTGAAACAACCGGTGAATCCGAAAAAGTTTGCTGGCGCGCAATGGAGCGTGCAGCGGATCGCGGATACATCGACTACGGTGTGAGCCTGAACAGTGGTTGGGTCACTAAAAAAGGTCTGGCCCTTATCAACGAAAAACCCGGTGACGACGATGGCGATGCATGAAATTCTGAAACTGAAACTCACGTTTGAAGAAATCCGTATTCGTGGGCAGGAACCAATCCACTGCGTGCTGCGTGCGGAAGAGGATGCGTCGTGGGTTTACGTCACCGAAATGCTTGAAAACGAAAGTTGGGAAAAGATCAAAGAATTGTTCCCTACGCTGCGTGATGTTCTCGTTGCTTTCTTCGATTGTGAAGTGTGGGAAGCCGGGAGTCGTGGCGGTAATCGTCGCATCACCATTTCGGAAATCACGGGCCACGAAGGCCTGTACGAATTCGATCCAGAAAATCCCCCGGCTGTTGAGTGGGAAGATCGTTATAAATCCGTCGAGGACGCCAAATGAATGCAGTTGTCGAGCTAGACCGCGAAGAACAAATCGAAATGCTGGCCGCGCAATTGAATCCGCTGGACGTTCCGATCTTTCGCACCCGTTGCGTTTACACGCCGCCTGCCGAGTGTTTCAGTGATGTTCAGTACGAACGCGAACTGGGCGACCGCTACAACATTTACCACATCAAAACCAACGACAAATTGGTGGAGATTGCGCAGCGTTTTGAAGTGGACGCCGACCGTGTGGCGTTCATCAATAATCTGTTTGATCCGAAAGTTCTTTATCCCGGCTCCTGCCTGCGTCTTCGTCACAGGAATCTCGCATGACTCCGCTCGAAAAAATCAATGCGCGCCGCCTGTTGGCTCACATCCAGCAGCAGGTCGAAGAAATCGTAACGACCCCGCGTGACGAAAAACGTGAACGTGAAGAATTCGGTAAACACATTGGCGAATTCATGGAAGACCTCAAAACGAGTGGCGCCATTTACGATCCTTTTTCCACACAGGTTGCGACCTATTCAATCCACGATATTAAAAATCGCTGCGTTGTGCGCCTCAACGATACGGACGGAAATAAAATCCTTGACCTCACGCTGTACGGTCGCCGCCACGCACACAAAGTAGGGCGCAAGCAACTCGGCACCGTCTACACCGAATTCCAGTTGTGCCAGCCACGCAAACGCATCCACTTCACGGTCACGGTAAATCGCGAATGAACCATACTGTAAATAAAATGAAGCGGGAACTTTACGCTCTGATCCTCAATGAATTGGAGCGTCAGGCCCGGCCCCAAACTAAAGGGAAATCCGCATACGATAAACCACGTGTTTTCCGTGAGTTTGTACGCGGTAAATACCTTGTCATGGGCGGGCCGTTGAATCGCGAACTCACTCCATATTTTTACGATGAACTTCCAGATAACGATCACGAACAATTGGTGTGTGCCGACCTCGATGTGTTAATCGGGATCGCCGCCAAACTCGGCTACGATCTGGAACTCACGTGGACTCGCAAATAGGAACAACCAGTGTCGAACCCAACGTTTGAAGGCATTTCCACAAGTGACTGGCACCTGACCGGTTTGAATAAACATTTCTCGGACGGCGATGATCGCATTCTGGCCGAGGGTGAAAAGATTTTTCAGTACGCGCTGAATAACGGCATTAAATACGTGTTGTTTCCCGGCGACATTACCGATACACCGAACCTGCCGTTCGACACTTACACCAAACTGTTTAACCTGTTCTACAAATACGACAAGCTGCTGACCATCATTTACGTGGCGGGCAATCACGACTTTGAAAACGTCGAGAAAATGTCGATGAATTTCATGTACCGTTTGAGCAAGACGCGTGCATTCAAAAATCTCAAAATCGTATTGAAACCCGAGCGCGTAGAAATCGACGGCGTGCCGGTCAACCTGCTGCCTTATCCGTGCCTGAAATCGTTGTCTAAAAAAGAAGGCGCGTTGAATATCGCACACGTGGAATATACCGGGGCGATTGGCGACAATGGCCGGGCATTGAAAACGAAGCACGAACTGCAAGCGCACAAAAACGATTTCACAATCAGCGGCCATATCCACCAATACCAGTACATGAAATCGAAGCGTGCGGTTTATTGCGGTAATCCGTTCCAAAAGAATTTCGGTGAAGCGCTGCCAAAAGGGTTCATTCATTTCCGGGCGACGTTGGTCGATAACAAGATTGAATTCGAACACAAATTCGTCGAGAATAAACCGGGCTTCACTCTGATTAATCTGGTTATTGACGACCTCAATGATCTGAAGAAACTGAAGCACGATTCGAATATCCGTTATAAACTGCATTTCAATCCTGAAGTGCCAATGCCTGCCGATTTAATGCTGCAATATCCGAATATTACCGGGGGCATTCATTGGACGGGAAATAAATCCGTAGATAATACGGATATTGAAACGATTAAAATCGAACGAGCCGACATTGATCCGCTATTCGGTTTGGAAGCATTCCTTGGAGCCGAAGGGCTGGATCAAAAGGAAATAAAACTGACCCTAAAAGAGGCGAATAAAGCCCGCAACGCCCTCGGCTTTTCCTGACCGTACCGGAATTTTTAATTAATTCGGATAATACTAATTTATTATTAGTTGGTACGCATCGTGGCGCTACGATTAAGCCAACTACACACCCTTAATCGAGGATTCGCACGATGGTTATGAAAGTCGTACAAAAGCGGAAGGGAGCCGAGGCCATTAAAGAGGCCAAGAAAGGCAAACAATACCGCCGGAAAAACCGCACCAAGCTGAACAAGCTTGCCAAACAGAAATACAAAACCATGACTCCAGCTGAAAAGCTGAAGTTTCACGCTCGCCAAGTGTTCACCAAGGCCATGCGCCACGGTGCCACCGAAGCCGAAGCGAAGAAAGTGGTTGCCGCGTGGAAAAAACGCCGTAAGCACCGCGCCGCTGGTTCGCACGCTGCTGGTCAAAAGCGTGAAGTGACTGCTGCACAGCGTCAAATCCGTGAACAAATCCGGAAAAAATCGCTGGGCCTGCAAAGCGCTCACCAGAAGAATCTGAGCAAGATTCGTTCTGCAAAAGTGCCGCCTGCCAAACGCGCCGCGATGCGTCAAGCCGAAAAGAGCCGCTACGCAAACGAGCGTAAAAACCTCGCTGCCGAGCGTACCAAAGCTGCTGCCAACCACAAGAAGGCAATGCAGAAGATCAAGCCAAAGGGTAAATTCTCCCTGAAGTCCCTGATCAGCAATTTCAAAGCCAAACCGATTTCGTCCGCAGGCAAACGTCTGGTTGATATCGGCGCGAAAGCTGCGAAAGACGGCGTTGCACGCATTGCTGCAAAACACTTCGGCACCAAAAAACCAGCAGCCAAAAAAGCCGCTGGCGGCGTGACCAAAAAGGCGCCTAAAGCCGCTGCTAAACCAGCCGCTTCGAACGCCCCTGCTGCGCCAGCCGTGAAGCTGAACAAAGACGGCACCCCGGCCAAGAAACGCGGTCGTAAGCCGAAAGCTGCCGCCGCTCCTGCCGCTGCCCCGGCTGCAAAACCAGCAACCAAAAAAGCCGCCGCTAAACCGGCTGCCAAAACGGCTGCTGCACCTGCTGCCAAGCTGAACAAAGACGGCACCCCAGCGAAAAAACGCGGTCGTAAATCGAACGCCGAAAAAGCTGCTGCCGCTCCGGCTGCAAAACCAGCTGCAAAAGCACCAACCAAAAAAGCCGCCGCTAAAAAGCCAGCAGCCAAAGCGCCAGCCGCTGAAGCTCCTGTAGCCAAAAAGCGTGGCCGTCCGGCTGGTTCGAAAAACAAGCCGAAAGAAACCGAAGCTAAAGCACCGGTGAAAGCCGCTGCAAAAGCCCCGGCCAAATCGGCTGAAAAGAAATCCGCCAAGGCTCCAGCCGGTAGCAAAACCGCAGGTAAAACTGCCGGTAAAACTTCCGCCAAAAAGCCAGCCGCGAAAGCACCGACCAAAGCCGCAGCCGCGAAAAAGCCAGCAGCCAAAGCGCCTAGCGCTAAAGCCGCTCCGGCCAAAGCAGCAGCCGGTAAGAAAACCGGTGGTGCCGTTCCAAAAGCTCGTTTCAGCTAATACCTGATTCGCAGTTTGATTCAAACAAAAAACCCGTCTCTCTGTAAAAGGGGAGGCGGGTTTTTTGCTATCTAGACCATAATTTAATTGTATATCCACATATTCGGGTGTACGTGCATTGCAAATACAATCAAAATACATTGATGATAACCCAAATATCATTGATCTTAAAAATGCCCGAAACGCAAACGAAGTCGTAACGGTATTAACCCGGATCAACACGGCTACCAGCGTTTTGGTTTCGAAATTCAACCAAAAGAAGCTGCCATTCCTCAAGGTATCCGATGGTGTGGAAGCTCTGACATTCTGCGTCGATTCATTGGTGGAACTTCGTTGTGCGCGCACCGTCGCTCAAGACTTCAGCGATTCGAAACGTGATCGCTGTTTCCAAATGATTGCCGCACAGCAACAGAACATCCGCGCATTCCAAAAGACTTTGATGGATTTGATTGATAGCGTTTGTTCCAGTCGAATGGACAAGCACCTCAATTACCTGTCGGAAATTGTGTATCGTTTCCTTTCGAAGATCAGCCACACAACGCAATTGCACATTCGTTTGCCTGAATACCAAATGATTTGTTTCCGGACAGACAATGGTGTGCAGGATAAAAACGGATTCGTTAGCGGGCCAATCACCGTTAAGCTCACGCTGTACGGCGGGCAATACCGCATTGCAATTCCTGATTCCCCGTTTGTATTGTCCGAAGAAACCGGCGTTGATTCGGCAAAGGACGTGCAGACCTACATCATGGGCAACCTTTCCGATTTCGATTACATCGACAAACCGGTGCCGAAAGACGATAAATTGCTCGCTTCCAAACTGGTGAAAAGCGTCGATGTAACTGACGACCGCCTAAACGTTGTGTTGAAACCGTTTGTGAAGCCGGAAGATATCAATAAGTTCCTGACCCGCGTATTGCCGTACCTACGCCGGGCTGTGAATTTGCCAAACACCGATATCATCCATCGCGTGTCGCAGTATGGAAACAATTTCATGATTTCCTTCATCGTGGGCCGTCGGAAAATCTACGATGTGCGATCCCTGAATAAGCTGACGAAGTTACTCAACGTTGGCAAAACAGAAAAAGACAAACTCAACACAATCATGGAATCCTAAATGAAACAAGACCTGAGTTTCATCCAGCGTATGACGCCGGAACAGGCTGCAAAATACTACAGCAAACGGAAGTCTTCGTACCGTCGTCTGCTGTCGAAATTCACCAGCCTGTTGCGTATCTTTTTCGGTAAAGCTTTCCGCTCGAAAGTAGCCACTGCAAGTTCGGTAAAGGTTCGCGAAGTTCGCGGCGGTTCCGATAGCAAGGGCGGCGCTGGCGGTTACGGCCTGACTGTTCAAAAGATCAAGATGCCCGGCCCGCGTCAACTGCAAAAGAATATCGACGCCCTCGAAATGCGTGGCGCGATTGACGAACTCGACGCCATTATCGACAAGTGCAGTGCCACCGAAAACGAAGGCATGAAAGCGCTGGTCAAAGACATGATCAAAAACCGCAACGCACTGGCTGAAGTTTACGCCGAAGCGCTGCACGCAATGTCGGAAATGTCCGACAACGTAATGCCTGACGAAGTTGGCGATCTGTTCAAGCGCATTCAGAAGTATTTCGACGGCATGGAAAAAACGCACGTTGAAAATCGTGCTGAAGGCGACGAAGCAGAAGACGAACTCGCCTATTACATCAACGTCGGCGCCAAAGACGGCGGTATTGATTTCGTGTTGAACTGCGACGTTACGCACTGGCGCAATTTCAGCGAAGGTTTCCACAAGGCGCTGGTCGTCGTGGTTACTGCGCGTCTGGAACCAACCGAAAGCGCGTTCGCAATTCGCACCTACGTGAACATTTTGGATCGCGTGGCGCTGCCGTACCTGTACAACCTCGGCACCGAAATCAAAGGCGAAAACACCGCTGCAATCGCGAAGAATTTCGTCAAAGATATCGACCGCGAAATCGCTCGCCATGACGTTGTGATGTTTGCTACCAAAGCAGACCTCAATCTCGACGCGACCGAAGTCACCACGCGGCTTTCCGCCATCGAAGGCGTGTCCGGCGTTAACGTGGAAGAGAACGAAGTTATTCTCGAATTCCCTGACGATGATCGTGAGATTCAGGCGCAGGTTATTCGGATCTTCGACGGCCTGCCACAAGTCAAAGCGTTGTTGAAGAAAGGTTATGTGCGTTCGCTGCGCAACATTGACCAGAACGTTCACTCCTACAGCCTGACGCTGAAGTAATTGCACTACTTCATTTCCAAGCCGTTAGATTTTCGTCTTTCGGCTTGGCCCCGTGGCGGCGATAATTACATCACCACCTATAACACCGACCGTTACCTGATCGACATTAAAATGGTTCTCGATTATGTCGAAGAATCATTGAAGAAAACGCCGATGGCGTTCATCTTTAAAACCTCGTTTACGTTGGTGAACATCTGGTCGATGTACAACAACATGAGCGTGGGCCTTGTCGATATGCCCCCGAAAGAAGTCCGGCGCACTGGCCTTGTGTTCACGTTCGCCCGGACACTTCGCAATAATGCCGATGTGGAAAAGGTTGCGCATCAAACGTGGATGCGTGGCTACACCGCCATTTGGGGAACGTCAGATAATCAGTCCGCAGATTTCATTAGCATTTCGATTCCGTTGAACATCCTGACACGTGCGCGCATGCAGCAAATGATGGAACGTGATCAGCGGTATTTGTACGACATTGCTGGCGGATATACGAAAGCGATTATTCGACAAATGAACGGTTACACCGGTGGCGTTGAATCCACTGCTGGAAAACTCCTGTACCAGAATATTCCTCGCGCCATGTTTTATACGGCGATGGAGGATTGGAAATACGTTCTGGATTTCTGGAAGCGAATGCCCGATTTGCTGCACGTAGAATGGACGCCGAAATTCATTGAATACTACGTCCGCTTTATTGCACCGAATCTGCCAATGCGCCGACGCAGTAAGTATTACGCACAGTACGAAGGGGAAGCGCTCGATCAATTGCGCGAATTTATCCTGCGTTATGTGCAGAACAAAATCGAACCCGAGGAAGCTGGCCTAGCCGCGCTGCTGCCTTTGGAAGAATCAGCATTGCAAGATATTGAGACGCTGGCGAAAAACCTGTCTCAAGGGGTTGTGGAATGACCACCGTTCACGAAGGCGCAACCTGTTCAATCACCGAAGAGTTTTTCGATGACTTCGACGATCCGGTAATCCCAACGGAAAACACACCGGCACCGCTCGTTCGTTTATTCGACACTGACAAATCGGTGATTGCAGAAGTTTACGCGAAGCCGTATCAAAGCATGCCCGGACACTGGATCGCAGACCTACCGATCCCGAATATGGATTTGCGCGATGCGGTCGAATTAACCGCCCGTTGGTCATTCGAATCTGACACCGGGCAATATCAGGCACGAACGAAAATCACAGTTGAACCCGCGACCCTCGGTCGTGAAGCAGACGTGGTTATCATTTGCGGTCGTGATACGCGCATGCAACTAACGGTGCCGGTCACGTACAAACCGCCAGTGCCTGCGAAGAAAGCCGATTTGTCGAAGGGTACAGCAGCGAAAAAAGGGAAAGAAGGCGATACGCTTTCAGTCTCGCTGTACTACAACAACAAAACGGTTTTTGCAGATTGGAACGTTGAAGATCCGGCGATTAAAGTCGAACGGATGAATAAGCGAACCGTGATCGACATGCCCGCAATTATTGGCAGTCCGCAAATGTTTCCTCTGACGATGCTGGTGGATCATACCCCGGCCCGAAAGATTGCGAAAACTACGTTGACTTACAAAGTGTGGGCAATCACGCCGCAGATTCTTACGGCCAGCCGACAGCTTGAGGATTACATTAACCGTGCGCGGGTTGCGAACATTATTCCGGAACTGGAATACACGCAATCCGATATCATGGAATATCTCTCGCGTGGTCTGAGTTTCTTCAACGGATTGCTTCCGAATATCACGAACTTTACCGGCACCAACATGCAAGGGCCTTTACTCGATGCGTGGCTGACTTGTTCTGCAATCTATGCATTGGGTTCGCAGAACTTGGCAGAAGGTTCGTTAGCGTTTGATTTCGGTGGGCAAACTGTCAGCCTGAACGTTGACCGCACACCGGCAATTGAAAGTGCATTGGGCCGCATTGATGCGCAAATCGAAAGCCAAGTAAAACCGCTGAAAAAACTGTTGGGCCGTGCTGGTGCTTTGGGCGGCGATGGCAGTGTGGGCGGTGGTTTCATTGATTCAAGTCGTGCGTTCGGTATTCTTGGAATTTCGAACACTGCGATGACTCGTATTCCGGGTTATCCGGGGCGTGGATCTACCGGCGGATTCTTCCGCAATTTCTTTTAACTGACGAATAAACAATTCGTAATTTAATCATACATCCTCTGGAGATTTACCACATGACTTTCAACGCTACCAAAGCCCGCGATGCGCTGGTTACTTCCGGCAAAACCGCCGTAACCAAAGTAGAAATTCGCGAAGCCTTTCCAATCGACGACCGTTTCATGCGCGTTGTCGCCGTTGCTTCCGCTGGCGCAACTGCTGAACAAGTTTTCGCCGGTATCAAAGCGCAATTCAAAGGCGTTTCCCCGATTCACGGTTCGTTCGTTTCGCTGGCCGCTGAACCGACCCTGCATCACTTCGAAGGTATCGTCGGCGTCGTTTCCGAACGCGTTGTCGTGAACGAAGGCAATCGCCCGAACTTCAAAGCGGTCGCGGCCAACATGTACATGGACGCAGACGAAAATCTGTGGACTCTGCGCAAAACTGCAACCGGCGAAGTAATGGTTAAATCCGTTTGCGCTGACGACACTCTGGTAATGCAGCAATTGCTGGCCGTTGCCAAATCCGACGTGAACGATTTCAACAACAAAAACCTGCACCTGCAATCCTCGCAGGATCGCGCAATGGTTGAAGGCGGCGACCTGATTACCTACGTTTCGCAGCAATCGGCTGACCTGCAAATGGGTATTGCCTGTGCTTCCATCGACCACGAAGACGGTTCGCCAACCCCGGACATTTTCGTTGTTCGTCCGAACGGCCAAACCGAAACCGTGCATCGCGAAATGATCGTTGTTACCGCTGGCGCCGTCGAACTGGAAGAAGAAGAAATTCAAGATTCCATCGCCGTTGCATCGGCTGCCGACGTTGATCGTTTCTCTTCGTTCTACAGCCGCGTTTTCGCACGTCGCCCGGCATTCTTCGAAGAGTTCATGACTCGCGTTCGCGGTCACGTTTTCTTCTAAACAAAAAGCGGGAAATTCAAGAGGGGGCCATGCGCCCCCTTTTGTCGGTTTGGCGGCGGTTAGGGGGAATACATGGCTAAGGTAAAAGTTCGAACAGTGCGCGGCGGCGATGACGACGGCATTAGCGTCGATGATCGCGGTAAGCTTCGCAATAAACACCTTGACGAAGGTCGTGGCCCATCCGTTAAGAAAAAGAAAAAGGTTAAAGTCGAAAAACACGAACCAATCGTGATCGAAGATAACACCTACAAAGTCGGCCAAGATCCAATCAAGAAAAAGAAAAAGAAAGCGCTGGAAGGCCAGTTGATTCCCGGCCCTAAATCGCTGAGCAAAGAAATCGCGCTGCCTGCTGGAAATGCGGCGTTGAAAAAGAAAGCGAAAGGCAAAGCCACCACGCTTGCAGCGGTGGAAGAATACGTTCACCTCCCGGCCCCGGTCGATGAATACGATGCGGAAACTCGCCGTATTTTTGAGCAACTGATTCAGACTGCTCAACGTCTCGAAGAACAGATGGAAGATCGCATTTACAACAAAGACGTTTATGCGTTGAACACCATCTATTCGCAGATTCGTGAAGTGATCGCAGACCTGCGTGCCACTCGCGATATTTCTGCACAGATTTCCGAACTGGAAGCGATTGTAATGCGCCCGTATCAGCAGATTGTGGCGCAGGCTTTCACCGATATTTATTTCCACATGATGGGCGCAATCACCAAGTTCATTAAGAACGAAGACCAGCGTTCGGAAGTGGAAAAGAAACTGAAAAATACTTTGGGTGAAGCGGCGGCATCTGTCACCGAAGAATATCCAAAAGCACTGGATCGGATGCGGAAGGTATTGATATGAGGCCCACGCGTGTCGCCCCCAAGCGGGTTAAGAGTGTTGCAAGCGGGCCGAAGAAAGCAAAAGTCGTGGCAAAAGTTCGTCGTGCTTCTGCAACCGTTTACGGCGACCGCAGTGAGTGGATGACAATCCGTGCGAAGGTGATTAAACGCGACGGGAACAAATGCACCAAATGCCCGAACACAACGTATTTGCAGGTCGATCATATTCGCCCTGTTGCCAGTGGTGGGCAAACCGTAATGCACAACCTGCGTACCCTTTGCGCCGACTGCCATGCTGCCCAGCACAGTAGCCGACATTCCAAACATCTAATCCTAGCGAAGAAGAAAAAAGATGCTAAAGATGCCACCTGACATTGATCCGGAATTTGCCGGATCGTGGGAAGCGTTTTTAGAATTACCCGATGTGCAAAAGCTTGACCCTAAAGTTTTGAAAGAAGGTTTTCGAATCCTTTTGCGTCAGGCTGGGGTAAAAGTCAAAACGCTCCACAATTTGAAGGATTTCTTTACTGTAAATAAACTGTATGCCGCTTTCAGTAGCGCGCTGCATTCCAAGTTTCTTTTGTATCACCTGAAGCCGCAAAAGCATACGTTTGAAATCGTGTTTGATTCCGACGACATGACCAACGTTGTTCACGGTTTCAAAATCGTGGGCCAAGTGAAAATGAAGGCTCAACGATTCACCCTCGATTATTTGTTGAATCGAATGGTGCAAGTGAAAGTGCTAAAGGAACTTCCGGACTCACTGAAACTTGATCGCCGCAAAGTAATGCGTGGTGGTGAAACCGTAACCATCGTAAATGATCGCTGCCCCGGAACAATCCGACAGGTAAAGCCGTGGCAGGAAAATGTGGTGGTGTTAAATCGCGACATGAAAATCAGCATTGCGCGCCTGAAGGGCGATCACCTCTATTTGAAATATGAGGTTTTCTTTCTGACAGAAATGCCGCACTACCCGCTTCTAGAAAAAGAACTCTTAGCCGTCTGGCGAAGGGCCTCAATTGGAGACTTGCAATGAGCCTTAGTACCGCTCTGGATGGGATCGAAAGTATCCTGACCGTTATCAAAAAGGGCGATGCGCCGCCTGAACAGAAACTGAAAGCAATTCTGCATTTGGCCGAAGTGCTGCGCAACGATATTCAGGATCTGGCAGACGAAGCCTACGCCGAATATGTTCCGGAATTGCCCCCGCCGACTTTCGATATGAAAGAAGCTGTCGAAAGTTTGCTCGTTGCTTTCCGTTTGCAGGAATACAACAACCTGTACAGCTTCTACAATTTGCAACCCTTCGCAGATGAACCTGATCCGCACGTGCGTAACGCCATGGCTCAAGCGCTGGTAAAACTGGCGGTTGAACAAAAACGTGAGCCGAACCCAACGTGGGCCAGCATCATTCAAACCGAAGGCGTGATTTCTGAGGACGACGCATGAATCGTGTACAGTGGCGAGAAAATCCAATCGCAGATGCTTTGCGTAAAAAGCGCATGGAACTTCAGCAGCAGGAAGAACTTTCCGAACAGCTGAGTGCCTACGCCCGTGCGAACGGTGATGAAGATGGCGACGACGATGACGAAGACGAACAGGGCGACGACAGTTCCGAATTCGTAAAATCTATTCGTACCATTTCGCTGGAACCTGCGCGAAACCTCGAATACGAATCTTTTTTCTACCCGAAGAAAGAGCGTAACTTTCTGGTTCCGATTCTGGAATCGCTGAGCGACGTAACTTCCAACCTCAACATGTTTTTGCGTTTCGTCCGTATCTGTATGGGCCGCGCAAACGTTATGTCGATGAACACCGACGAACAGAACGAAGAATTGATTTCTTCGATTTTTGTGCAAGTGTTCCATTCGAAGCGCACGTCCGGTTCCATTCAGGAAGACGTTGTAAACTTCCTGCGTGCTTCGCGTCGTACTGCGCACAGCTTCCACAACGTTTACCGCTCGAAGCGCTATAACGAAGGCCTCGACGTGGTGCTGATGGGTGCCGGTGCTGACCCTGAAAAAGAAGGTCTGCCTGCGCCGTATTTCGGTGTGTCCGACTTCGAACTCGGTCGCAGCGAATATCTGGAAACCAACAACGATTTCCCACTGACTGAAATGCGCCGTAAGGGCACGTGGCAATCGTCGATGGGCGAAAAGATTTTGGCAGCAGCGCGTGAAATTCACATGTTCCTGTTCGGCACCACTGCCAGCAGCGAACGTATGATTCACCGTGGCGTTCCGCTCAACACCAAATTCAGCGACGTTGAAAAAATCTGGACGAAACACACCGGCCTGAAAATGCCGACTGCTGGTGAAATCGTCACCGACATGGTTGTGTCCAACCCGTTCGCTGATCAGTTCCTGCAAATCGAACTGATTAAACAGCCGAGCCACGCTGTTAAAAAACTGACTGAAAAACTGCGCAACACCAAACCAGCGTTCAACGAACAGGCGCTGAGTCCGACCGCAGTTAATGCGAAAATCGAAGAGCAATTGAACGGTGAACGCCCGAAGATTACTCCCGAATCGGAATTGCTGAACATCACCGTTCGTACTTCGATCCGCTTCACGCTGGAATCGGATATCGCGCATTTTGTTTCGCAAACTCCGGCCAACGAACGCGCAAGTTTGACCCGTGCGAATTCTTGGTTCTCCCTGTACATCGCGCAGGTTCTGCGTGCGAAAGTTACGGGTACTGGTAAGGCTTACAAGATTACCAACACCAAAGCAATTCACATGGATCATATCCCGCGCTACGCGACCAGCGCTTCCACGCTGAAGAAAATCCCGGCGCTGCGTGAACAATTCGGTTACGTTGTTGAACGTACCAAAGGTAACGCGGAAAACATGTTCATCACGCCGCAGGGCACGATGGCTGTTCGTCCAAGTATCGACGCGCTGCAAAAAACTACTCTGGCTGAAGATTTCGAGAAAGTTTCGGAAGAATTGCTGGAACTGTTGAGCCGCAACGAAATTCCTTTGGCTGCTTTCCAAGCCGAACCCCGCGAAGAAAAATGGCCGTGGGTTGATGCGCAAGATTTGCAGCGCATGCAGGAACTTGTAAAAGAACTGAACGATTTCGACGGCTGTTCCCTCGGTTTCGATTGGGACTTCGGGATCAACATTCAGGCAACCGACACACCGGGCCGCACTGTTACTTCGACTTCGGTCGGTGCAGTAACTCCGGATTCTTTGGCAATCGCTGACTGGCTTGGCTTCAACCTCGCCAAAGATGGCGAAACACCAATGAAGCGTTCGTTTGCGCAAGCCATGTACACGCTGAACCACGGGGAACACACCGCGTGGGCGTACAAGCGCGCAGAAGAACTTTACGGCGCCGCTGACGACCATTTGAAATTCGCAAAAAGCGGATTGGCTTCGAACCTGATCAACCTCTATATGCGGTTGGCCTACGTCGATAACAAAGTGCCAAAGCTTCCGGAATTGTTGGGCAGTGCAATGCGCGCCCTGAATTACTCGAAGCTGCCGACTGAACCGGGTTTCGATTACAGTCCGGATTACATCAAGTTTCTGACACCAGAAGGCACGCTTCCGGATCGCGCAAAGGGCAACACTCGCGGCGTGATTCAAAGCCTGTTGGAAACTGCAATGGACATGGCTTCCGGCGCACAGGGCACGCACCTGTGGAACGAAACTTTCGAGAATTTGCGCAACGGTGATAAAACTCCGCGTGCATCGGAAGTCAGTCTCGAACTGGAAAACCATCCGGATTATTTCAACACCACGATTTCGACCGCCGCAGAATTTTCGCGCCTGTTCCGTTATTTCGGTGGGCAAGTTTTCAAGCAAATCCTCGACGCGATCAACAGTGTTGAAATCGAACACTACGCGAATGCTCGCGCTGGTCAGGCCACTGTGAACTTGGGCGAAATGCCTGATCGTCCGGGCCAAAACTTCTCGATCAGCATGCCGCTACAGGCTAACGCCACTCTGTACCGTGACGTTCTGCCGTTCGCTGTAATGCTCGGGAAATATGCGCCAAATGCGGAAACGATTTTCGCAGAAGCAACTGAACAGGCTGAGTCTATCCAGCCCGATCCATCGTTCAGCGCCGAAGATATCAAGATGCCGGGGAAAATCGGTGAAGACCGTGCAATTTTCCCGCACCAAGAATCGGTGCAAAGTTCGCTGCGTAAAAAGAATCCGCCAAACTTCGCAATTCTGGCACTGGCGCCGGGCGGTGGTAAAACCGGTCAAGGCATTATCGACATTGCATGTCTGATGAAAGACATGAAAGAAGCGGGCACCGTTGTACGTCCGTTGGTTATTTGCCCTAACGGCCTGATCAACACTTGGTGTGAGGAAATGAAATATTTCCAAGGCTCCAATTGGAACGCATTCCCGATCAGTTCCGCAGTTCTGCAACGTTGGATGAAAGCCGTTGGTGAAAAACGCCTGAGTGATCTGGCAGTTAACGCACCACCGAACACGATTTTTATCAGTTCGATGACTTTCGTTCAAGGCCGGAATACCCGCGTGTGTATTGGTAACGCGCAGGTTAACTTCTCGCAAAACCTTGAGTTGATTCGTCGCCTCGGTTGCAACTATGTGGCAATCGACGAATCGCACAACTTGAAATCGTTTAAATCTGCGCGTCACCGTGCAGTAAAAATCATTACCTCTTCGACCACTGTCAAATGGCTGCGCCTGCTGACTGGTACGATCATGCCTGACCGGGCGAAAGATATCGAAGGTCAAATCGCGTTGAAAGCGCCGCACGTTTTCCGTGCTGGTGATATCGCGAATATCAAGCCTGATCAAGAAGCGGAAAAAGATAGCGGTCTGGTGAAAATCGGTGATCGCATCATTAGCACCTACACCCCGCTCAACGGCAAACGTGCTGTCGATAAACTCGGTCACTATATTTCGTTTATTGTGAAAGAGAAAAAGGATTGGGCATACATGCTGCCGTCCGCTATCGAAAGTTTCCACCCGGTTCCAATGGTGGACTACGACGGCGCAGACGGAACATCGCCTGCCGAAATCGAACAGCAAAAACTGCACGAACAATTGTACCGTTTGGTTCTCGACCGTACCTTGGAAGAGATGGAACCACTGCTGCGTCAGAAAGCGAAAGCTGAAGCGCTCGCAGAGAAAAACGGTGGCGACGACAGCGACGACGAAGAGGAAGATGGCAAGGAAGGTAACGGCGATAAATTCGTCGATAACGACTCCGACTTCTCCGGCGAAGCAATCGCGCAGAAATTGTGGGAGAAAAACATTGCGCGTTTCGAACGCCTGATTATCTGCCCGCAGGAAGACGAAGCCTACACCGAAGTTTTCGGCAATATGGGTGAAGGGTTTATTTCGCGTAAAGCGAAGTACATCGCGAACCTTGCAGCCAAGCACTTCAACCCGCAGAAATGGCGCCGTGGCACTCGCTACATCGAACTCGACCTCGTTGATTTCGAAGGCCAGCTGTATGTCGCACGGAAATACAATCCGGGCGAAACTCGCGTAGCAATTCCTGATAACGTTCAATCGAAAACTCCGGTCGAAGCTCCAGATTATTGGAAGCCAGAACCGAAGGGCAAGCTGATCATTATCACGCGTTACAACGCAAGTGCGCGGGCTGTGTTTGATGCATTGCCACCGAACTATCAGGCGATGGCGGTGAAGTTTACCGGCGACGAACCTGATCGCGTAAAAGCTTTCAACGATTTCAAAACCGATGATCGCGTACAAATTCTGATTGCGAACGAACAAGGCATGTCCGAAGGTCACAACCTTCAATTGGCAAGCCGAATGATTCGCGCAGAAGCCCCATGGGGGCCGGGTGCTTTGTCGCAAACTGCTGCGCGTGTGTGGCGTCCAGATGCTAAGGGCGCAATTGCAGCGGCGAAAGGCGAAGGCGGTTTGACCCGTGACGTGGTTTATCTGGATTGGGTACTGGCCGACAACACCATGGAAGTGCCGAAACTGGCGCGTGTTATTTCCAAAACTTTCGGTGTTGCTCGAATCACCGAAGCAGCGAATCCGTTGTACAAAGAATTGCTGGCTTCTGTGAATGTTCCAACGGAAAAAGACGACCGTCGTTTGGCTCTCAGTGTGGACATGCTTGCATCGACCGCTGGCCTCGACGACGAACCTTTCAACGAAATGGAAGACGCATATCGTCGCCTCAACGCCGTGGAAGCAAAAGAATTCGCAGAAATGCGCAATTCGATGAAAGCGGATATGTTGCCGATTGAAGGCGCTCCAAATCTGGAAGGCTCGGCCCGTATGGAACTGGTGCCGTTCGTTGCGAACCAACCAATTCCCGACCACCACAACTGGGGTCTGCTGAACGTTGAAGTTCTGCTGCGTGATCCGGAAGTCGTGAAAAACTTCAGCGAAAAATTGCGCACGAAACCGGTTGTTACCGAATGGGGCACCGGGCGTATCGTTGGCTTTAACACCCGTGGCGGTAAGCTTTCTAGCTTGATCGTGAACTTGAAAAATCCACCTGCCGGTATGCCGGGGCGTGTGACGGTTCAAGTGAACATGGCTTACCTTGCGCAGAAGAATATTTCGCCGGAACAGGAAGCGCAATTCTTTGACGTGTCGCTGGCTGGTACTGACACCGAAGAGAAACGTTCCGCCGCCCGCCAAAAGCGGTTGGAAGAACAGCAGCGCAAACAAGCGGAACAGGAAGAGCGCGAAGAGCGCATCCGGAAGAAACAAGAAGGCGAAAAAATCCGCGTTATCAAGAAGGAAGCGAAGGACGGCGAGAAACGCACGGAGAACGAAAAGAAAGGGCGTCCACTCAACGAAGGCATTTACGAAACTGGCGGTACGGTGAAAATCGGCGGCGGCAAGAAATTGCGTCCAACCGACAATCCGAAAGTCGGCGTCATTGTTGAGCAGGAGGATTTCCCTGAAGAGCCGGAAGAAATCGAAGCAGCAGAAATTTCGCTGTATCCTGCCTACTACCACGGCTTCGCAACACTGGAAGCAATCGTGGAATCGGGCGATGTGGATCTGTCGAAGCAAGGTTTCAAATTCACTCCGGCATACGCGTACATCAACGTTTCGAACAAGAAGAAATTCCACGCAATTTATGATTGGATCTACGACAACTTCGAAGTTAATCAGAAGACGAACGATTTGTTCGCTTCGATCAACGGCGCATTTGACGAAGGTATGAAAAACACTCACAAATTGTGGTATCGCTTGGAACTGGCGCCGGTAAGTGAATTGCCTGCGTTCTTCAGCGTGCAGAAACGTATGAGCAGCAACCGTCGGGCCATTCGTGTGTTCCCGATCTTCACCGAAGAACACGTGATGCTTTGCGTGGACTTGCGGACTAACCCCGGCATCATCAAACACATCGGCAAAGTTATTCCGAACTCCGGCGCCAAGTGGTTGAAGACTGACGGTGAATGGATGTATTTCGGGAAGAATAAAACCGACCTGAAAGCGAAGGTTGCTGAAGTAGCGCGCAACGTTACCGTGTCGAACAAAGATCAGGCGCTGAAAGAATTGTCTGAGCTTACCTTCAAATACAAAACCCGTTAATCGGTCGGGCCAAGGATGGCCCATTTAACGCTGGAGAAAAACATGCAAACTGGAAAAATGGAACTGATGGCGCAGCAAGTCGTGCTTGCGTTTCTCGGTTACTACAACGGTGCAATCGACGGGATCTGGAGCGATGCCACAATCAAGGCAAAGCGCGATTTCGAATTCCACGATTCGTATGTGCCGGGCATTCCCGCGAACGGCCTGCCGTTCTCGCTGAATGAAAAACTGCCGAAAGGTTTGTACTGGGAAAAGAAGGTGCTTAACCACCGCCAGATGACCCCGGAAAAAGCGGCAGAAATTATCCGTTCGCGCACACGCACCACGCAGCCAACCAACCCACCAAAGCATCCGGTGAAAAAGCCGGAAGTTGTGGCGGAAGAATCGGAGAGTTCCGATGACGATGCACAAGAGTGACGTAGCATTTCACTACGCGTACATCAAAGGCAACAACACGCATTATCGGATCTTGACCACGAACTTTCCTCAATTGATCGCTGGTCACGAAACGTCGGACATTTTCGGTTTCTTCGGTTTGGGTTCTGGTGAATTTTGGGGGCCACGAATCGAAGGTTTGGAAGACGGTGTGACAACCGTTGAAATTCCAGACACCGAAGCGGCGCTGATGATGTGGCGTGAAAGCCCGCGCTTTGTCGGATTCATCGACGCTGCACCACACCACCGGCCAATGGTTATTTTGTCGGGCGGTGATAAAAGCGTTTATGAACTTCCGATCAATTGGGAAGTGTACACGCAACTAGGTGACAAGCTGTTAGCGACTGATACGTTGCGCACGCTTAGCCGCCGCTGGTGTTGCTATCCGACACCTGAGCAATACGACAGTCGCCTATCGGATATTCTTCGAATGGTGAAGCTGTTTTGAATCATGGCCCTCGTTTCCATTCGGATTCGGGGGCCTTTTCGTTGCGGGGCAAAACTGTAAATATAGCATAGGCCTAAATCCCCTCTCGGGTAATTCTATGAAGTGTGAATATGTAGAATTTAAACACAAGTATAGTAAGGCGCTGAAGCAGTACGAGATTACTAGCTTCGATGGTGTGGAACTCGCCAAGCACGTTACGAAAAAAGCTCGTGGGAAAATTCTGTTTGTGTTGGACTATATGCCGGGCGAAGCGATGCGGAAGAATCGCATTCTCGATGGTGCAACCGGCGACCTCATGTCAAACCTTTTTGAGTTGGCAGAGAACTTTAACAAGGCACCGCACAAGCTCGACGATTACAACTGGTTGTGCATGAGTTATCACAGCTTCAAAACCGTAGGCGGTGCGCCTGCGTTTGTGGAACTGGCACAGCAGGAATTCAAAAAGCGTTTGGAATATGTTATCTCGGTTTACAAACCGGATACGGTTGTGACGTTCGGGCCTGACCCGACCAAAGCAATCAGCGGCGATTTCATTTCGCAGCACAAAAGTGAACGCGGTATTTTGTGGCAGCACTTTTACGGTGTGCCAATCAAAGCCAAGGTCACGGTAAAAGGCGACACGCACAAATTCAACCACGTCTCTACTTTGTCGTTGCGGTCATTGCAGAAATCCGATGACACGATGGCAGCAGCCGGGTACGTGGCGCGGAACCTGACGACCTGTCTTAACGACGGCAAGATGATGTACAAGGTTCCGAAGTTGGATTACAAAATCGTGATGGTTGATACGATTAAGAAATTCGACAAAATGTTGAAGGACATTACCAACGCGGAAGTCGTGTCAATCGACACGGAGGCCCGAAGTCTGAAACGGCGAAAGAACTACACGGTGACGTGGCAGTTCGCGACTGAAACGGGGAAGGCGTACATCCTGCCATTCCTGCACAAGGATACGCCGTTCCTCCCGAAAGAACTTGCGTACATCAAAGAGAAATTGCGCGATTACTTCGAACACAAATCGAAGAACAAGTACAACCTCTACGCAAACGCCGCGTTCGATTTGATCGCTGCACGTCGTGACCTCGGCGTTCGTTATTTCAAGACGCCGCTGTGGTGTGTTATCTCGGCAGAATTTGCCAAGGATGAAAACCACAAAACGATTCAAGGGATCAGCGGGCGAAACTATTACTCGTTGCTCAATATCTGCATGCAGTACGGCTGTCGCGCCTATTACGAATCCGACTTCGGTAAGGAACAGCGGGCATTCATCGCGGACATGGATTTGGAAGGGCCTGTTTTAACGTACATGGCCCTCGACGTAATCGTCCTGCTGCACATTCAAAAATTGCAGATGAAATACGCGAAGACAATCGGTTACGACAAGTATTTCTCGCTCGTTACCGAACAGCTTAGCGATCAGATTCACACGCTGTCTAACCTTGAGTTCAACGGCTCGTATGTCGATATCGACTGGCTGTTCAAACTCAAGTCGAAAGACTCGCATATTGTGCGCGAGAAAAACCGCGTGCTTAAAGCGCTGTACGAATCCGAGGGGGTACAGAAAGCTAACAAGCTTCTTGCCAAACGCTCGGGCGTCCCGGCCATGGGTCTATTCGGTCGAACGAAAACGAAGCTCTTCAAGATTAACAAGGAGGAACACAAGCAACTGCTGTTCTTCGAAGTGCTGAAACTCAAGCCCCTGACGATGAACAAAAAGGGCTTGGGTAAGATCGACAAAGACTTCCAAAAGAAATACGAAGACGTTCCGGAAATTAAGCTGTTCACGGAACTGACGAAGATCGAAAAACTTTACAACGCGTATGTGAAGAGCTTCATTAAAAAATGGGGCGAAGACGAAGACTTCCGATTCGACCGCTGCATGCGTCCTCGGTTCGGTTATCTCGACGTGGTTACTGGTCGAACATCGGCCCGCGATCCTACGTTGCAGACAATTCCGTCGCGTAGTGAAATGGGTAAACTGATTAAACGATTGTTCATTGCACCTGACGGTCGAATAATTATTAAGGTGGACTACTCGGCGCACGAAGTACGCTGCTGGTCGTTGATTTCTGGCGACAGCGCGGTAGCGGAAGCATTCCGGATCGGTTTGAAATTGCGTGAGAAATTCAAACGCAAACCGACAATGGATCTTGCCAAGGAAATCGACCTCAAGGGTGACGTTCACAAGATCAACGCCGCGTTCTTCTTCCGGAAAGCAATCGAGGAAGTTGACAAGGTAATGCGTCAAGCCGTTAAGCAAGTAATTTTCGGTTTGATTTACCAGCAAGGCGCGAAAGGTACAGCGAAGTCCATCAACGCCACGGTCGAAATGGTTGAGGAATTGACAACACAATTCTTTAAACGATTCCCGGTCGGCGGTAAGTGGTTCGATAAGGCCAAGGCACACGCACGCAAGCATTTGTATGTGGAATCGCCTGTAGGCCGTCGCCGTAACCTGTGGGGCTTGATCACGCCGAACTCTCACGAAGACGCGGGCAACATCACGTCGCGTGCGGAACGGCAATCTGTAAATAGTCCAGTACAGGGCATGGGTTCTGATTTCATGATGACGGGTGCGCGCTGCATCGAACGTCGCCGGTTTGAGCATTTCCAGAAGACCGGCCACTATCCTGATTTCATTCAGGCGAACAGCGTACACGACTCCCTTGAATTCTCCTGCGCTTACCAAGACATTTGGCTGGCAATTCAGATGATCGAAGAGGGACTGACTCACGACGTAGAACGCGAAATGATTAAACGTCACAACTTCAAGTTTGATATCCAATTGGAAATCGACTTTGAATTCGGCCACTCGCTCGACAAGTGCGAAGGTTGGAATTATGCATTGACTGGTGATTTCAAGACGAAAGATAAATACGCATTCAACGAAGTGCTGATGAAAACTCTCAAAGGCCAACGCGATGACCTCGGCTACGATCTTGATCCGAACGCCACGTTCAAACAAATCATGGCGCGCATGAAAGAGGACGCACCTGAATGGGCTTTGAAACAGCAGAAATTCTGGAAGAGTCAGGGTGTGAAAATCACGGCGAAGGCGTAGACGTTTCCGGTATGCTTATCACGCAGTTTTCGGCAACGGTGATTGGTGCGGACATTAATGATCCGCGCCTTTCCGACCTGTGCCAATTCTTGCAGCAGTTGATTCGCAACCTTCAGGCCGACGACACCGATATGCCTGTCTACGCGAACCAAGAATCAGTGGATGAACTTCTGGATATTTTGGAAGGTCAGGTACTCACGAAATTCAAATTGGTTTTCGCGTGGCAGGATGTGGTGGCACAATGCGTTGAGACTGGCGAACTGAGCCTGTTAATCCAGCTGATCGGTTATGATCACGCACCTATTTTCGGATATTCCTTACAATGAAATTGATCGAAGGCAACGAACTGGAATTCGAGTGTAACGGCAAAGAATTTGCCACCACACTTTCCAACATCATTAACGTGACAACGTACATCAAAGCGGACGATGCGAAATTCGTTCTGGCTACGCAGAAGGGCAAAGGTATTTACCTGATCGGTTCGTCAACTGACGCGCTGGCCTGTGCCAAGATCCCCGGCGAAGCTACCAAATCGGGCACCGTGAAAATCGACGCGCCGACGCTGATTGGTCTGCTGAAAACACGGGCCGATTGCCTGTTCAAAACTGGGGGCGGTCAAATCGCTTTCAAGGAAAAGAAAGGCAATTTCAAAGCGCAACTGAACGTGACGGAATTCGACGCCGACGACATTCAAATGCTCGAACACCAGTTGGTCGGGCGCAAGACTGATCCGATGCCAAAAGACGTTGTGACCAAATTGCGCGATGCGGTAAAGCGTGTGCGTCTGACCGACTTCTACGGTGCATCGGAACTCCCGATCATCTTTGAAATCGGTGAAAAAATCATGCGCGTTTATTGCCATGATGAACACCACGTCGCCCTGTTCAAAACCAAAGTGAAAAACTCGACGCCGTTGAAAAGCGCATTGCCCGCCAAGGCATTCAGCGTAATCGAGAAATTCATTCAGGCGGATAAAATCAGTTTCTCGGTAGACTCTGGTCGGTTCCGTGCAACTGGTGCTGACTTCACCGTGTCGATTCCCGAAGGCCAGTTGATTTATGGCGAAGTGGGGCAGGCGGTGCAGTACAACAAAGCGCTGGATGAAATGAAAGTCATGAGCGCAATGACCTTTGACACGAAAGCAGTCTCTGCCGTTTCGAATATGTCGGTTCTTTCCGATGGCGAAACGAAAATGGCGCTCGCTTTCAGCAAAGGCAAAACGATCATGAGCGTGCAGGGTAAGGGCGGCAAGGTATCCGACGAATTCAAAGCGAACGTGACAGGCAAACCCATGGACATTCGTGTTGACCCACGTATTTTCATGGATCTTTTCAACAAAGTTTCCGGTATTGAAATCGACATGAATTTCTACAAGGTGCCGGGCGCAATGTCTGCCTATCGCCTCGTTACGAAAGTCGATGACGGAACGTTAACGTTGGTCGGCACCTATGATGAAGCGAAGTAATATCAGTCCGATTTTCAGCTTGGCCGATACGTTCAGTCATACGGTCGCTCAAGTTGATACGTTCGAAGATTTCGGCACGGCCCACGACGGCCACCATATCGGACTGTTCTTTCGCCAGTTGGTTGATCAGCCTGTCATGATCGACTACGAAAATCCCGAGGTACTGAACAGATTCTGTAAAATGTATAACTTCGTGAATAAACGTCGTTCCATTTACGGCCATCTGTTCGTTATCACGGACGTGTCAAAGGTTGAGCTTGCGGCGCACAAGTTGATTATTTCCTGCAACAAAAAAGAGAAACACGACTACCGCCCGCACCCGATCACGTCGCACCGACAAAAACTCCAACTATTCAAAAGCACAGCAGGTTCGGTACTGGCAATCAGCGGCAACGCGGTTTCCCCTTACCTTGTGACTGAGGCCACATAAAATGCGCTACTTCGAAGAACCCGAACACGCAGAACTTTTGTGTTCGATGATCTACACGTTTGCCAAGGTTTGCGGGATCAAGCATTACCCGAACTGGGATCAGCAAACGGAAGTGGATCGCGAACGTTATACCGATTCGATCCGTGAATTGTGCGAAGCTGTTTACGAACATCGCGCACAGTTCGAAAGCGAAGAGGACGCGGAACCTTTCGAGGCCGGTATCTGGTATCGCGAGAACTGGCGGATCTTTCCGTGGGCCGAGCCTGAATATTCCAACCTGACCGAAATCAATCAAGAATTCGTGTTGAGCGTTGCGGAAATCACCATCACAATGTCGGGACACTTCGGCACGCAACTGGCGCCGGAAGAGGACGTGAATGAGTAATCGTGAAGAGTTGAAGGCAATGCGGCGCGTGATTAAAAAGAATCAGCGCTATCAGCAATTCCTCGAAAACTTCCGGGGCAACCCGGCGTATAACATCGACTTCGAAGAATACCACGAAGAATTGCAACGCCTTCACACCACACGACTGACCCGCGAACTGAAACGCAAACGCACGCGTTCATTCCCTGAAAAAGTTTGTGAAGCGATGTTGCAAGACCAATCCACGCGCAGCCGTTGCGCTGAAATCCTCGGACAATGTACGAAGATCAGCAACGCCATGGAACGCACGCTGTCGAAGCTGCGCGATTATCTGTGTGCCGAATACGGCGACACTTTGAAACGCGTCGGCGCACAGGCTGAACGTAAAGCATTTGTGGAAGCCGTGATGCGTGACTTCTACGACTTCTACGACGAAGTAAAAACGCTGGAGAAATCCGCGAGCATTGTTATCGAAGATATCGACAAGGCAGGCTTTATGTTTAAGAACCTTGTCGAGGTCATTAAAGTCCTTTCTAGACCGGAGCAAGTAATCCTATGAACACGGCATTTGTGTACGCAGAAAAAGAAGTTTCCAACGACGAACTTTACGAGCGCTATCTCGGCACTCGCATTAATCGGTGTAACAGCATTATCATGCTGGATACCGAAGGTTCGACCGACGACCTTCAACAGTTTCATGACGAAATTGCAGAGTACACAAATGCCTCAAAGGAACCTGTACTGGTTGCGGTATATACCGAAGACCTGAGCATGTTGCGCGGGATTGTTTTCGCGCTGCTGGAACGTGGGCTGTCCGTCGTGTTTGAACTGGACAATTATCAACGGAAAATGATTGGCGGTATGAAATGAACGTGACGACCGTAACGACAAAGCGCGTGCTGGTTGTGGTGCATGACCACACGACGCATCCCGATACCCTGCGCAGTATGTTCAGCCATTGCCGCGACCAATTCCACGAAGTGTACCAACACCAAATGGATACGCCGACCGATCTGTATCAGCTGATGCGTAACACGGCTGCGCGTTATCCGGACGGAACGTTCATCGTGTTCGAATTGCAGTTGGCGAATCACGGAATTATCCGGGCTGCGCAAAACTTCACTTTTACCGAACTGCCGCAAATCACGCTGGCACACAATCCGATTCTTGGGGCGTACCTCAATGGATAAAATCGTTTGGACGCCGCAGGAAGGTTTCCCGAATAGCTCGCCGCCCGTGGTGATGCTGCCCGGCCCGAAACCATCGTGGACTTTGTACACGACGATGCAGCAATTTAAAACCGGCGATCATCACGAATTGTTTTCGGAAGATGATCCGATTGTTCCGGTGCTTTTCCACAAAGGTTGCCCTGCAATCGTGGTCGCGACCTACACCAATCTCGACGAAGTTTTTCTGCATTGTGTGCGGGCGCTGGAGACTGTAAATACACCACGTACCCGCATGAATGTTTACGCCCGTAACTGGCCCGCCAAAGACTTGATCGACTGCGTTAACAGGATGACCGCCGACAGCGAATATCGTTTCAATATTCACATCGGTAGCGAATTCAGTATGACGGAGGAATACCGCCACCTTTATCCGAAGTTTTAACGAAGTGAGTGCATGGGAAAAATAATCGTATCGGATAAGATGTACATTCCGAAATTCGACCTGAAGGAAAGGCTAGTCACGAAGGAATATTCTCATGACTTCTTTTCCGATCAGGGTTGTCGAAGTTGCGAGCTACGGCCAGAACGCCCGGTAGCAGCCTGTAAGGGTTGCGAGAACTTTAACGGTTCGTACCGGCTGGCCCGGCCCGCTGTAATCGGGAATAAAGAGTACATCGGCCTGCCACTGGGCGACCGGCAAAACATCGAAGCAAAAATGCGCATTGATTTCGACGATTACAAAATCGTTGATAAGCGCACTCGTTCTCCCTTCGATTACAAAGTAAAAATCAACCTTGGCGAAGACCGCGACTGGTTCAGCTATCAGGTGAAAACCGTTAAGCGAATGAAAGAGGCCAAGTACGGCCTTTTCGTGCTTCCGCCCCGTTCCGGTAAATCGCTTACTGCATTAAAACTGGCAATTGAACTCGGACACAAAGTCCTGTTGATGGCCGACCAATACGACTTCCTGAATCAGTTCATCGGGGATATCGAAGAGTCTACCAACCTGCCAGCATTGCAGGAAAAGACAGGCAAAAAGCTTTACGGTTTTATCAAGAAAATCGAAGACCTCGAAGACATTCAAATCGGGATCATCACCTACCAAAGTTTTCTGAGCAAGAATGGCCGCAAGCTGTTGAAGGCCTGCAACAAAACGTTCGGCACTGTGGTAGTGGACGAAGTGCAAGCGACCGGCGCCCCGGAGTTTGCAAACGTCATGAACAATCTGAAAATGCGTTACCGTTTCGGTTGTACCGGTACGGAAAAACGTAAGGACGGAAAAGACAAAATCACCACGCTTGTAATCGGTGAAGTCAAATCCAAAATCCTGCGTGCGCAGTTGGTGGCGAAAATGCTCGCCGTCGATACCGGCATGAAATCGAAAGGTGTGTTCAAAGGCAAGCCGGGCTTTGTGAAGCTGGGTAAATCGCTGGCGAATAACAAGAAGCGAAACGATTTCATTATCCAGTGGATTTTGAAAGACCTTGAGGCCGGGCACAGCATCGTGATTCCCTGCCATTTCAAAGATCACATTTTCGAAATCGTCAAACGTGTAAATACGATTGTCGGTTACGAAGTCGCAGCCGCGTTCGTTGGTGGCGGTGGCAAGAAAAACAAGTTGGATCGTGACCGGATTAAACAGCTGGCATCCGAGCGGAAAATTCGCGTGGTTGTCGGTATCCGTCGATTGCTGCAACGTGGTATCAACATCAAACCGTGGTCGTGCCTGTACTACGTCATGCCGATGAATAACGAGCCAAACTGGAAACAGGAAAGTTCGCGTATTTTGACGCCTGATCCGGACAAGCGCCAACCGGTGATTCGTTTCTTCGTGGATACTGGCGCGCAGGCCTCATTGAAATATTGCGCGAACACGTGGAAGCAGGCGATTGAATTTAAACACCAGCCAACCGAAGTCGCTGAAGAGCGGATGAAACAATGGCTGCGAAATGTTAAGCGGGATATTGGCGAAGACTTCGATCCAGAACAGGAAGTCGTAGTTTCCAAAGTCGCACACAACGATGGGCAAAGCATGTTCGGCGGGATGTTCGGCAAACTGAGTGCTGGCATCAAAAAGCGGAACAACGAAAACAAGGCTGAGAGAAAATCGAAATGGAAGAAAAACAAGGAATACTGACCGAGCAAGATATCCTGAAAATGTCGAAAGAAGAACAGGAAAAAGCGCTCGCTGATTCCCTGCGTCAACTGATGGCAACGGATCGGGAAGCCGGTATGAAATTTCTGAAGATGTTGAACCCGGATCTGGTGGCGGTAAACACCAACGAATTGTTCACGCGTGGCCGCAAGCCGAACCGTGCTGAACGTCGTGCAATGAAACACCGGGGAAAATAAATGAATCCTGATCCGCATTTCACACGAATGTTGACCGACGCAGAAATATTGCAACTAACGGCAGAAGAGGCACGCGACCGTTTGCAGCATTTCAAAGAATTGCAGGCACGTCGGGATGCGGGGGAAGATGTTGCGGCGCTGCTGCCTGCACCGATCATTGGTAAGGCACACCCGGCAGGTAATCGCGCCGAACGCCGGGCCGCAAAACATCGTAACCGGGCTATCGCAGCCACGACTAAAAAACTGAAGGAATGCTAAATGGCAATTCGTAAGCGTTTTTATAAATGGCTCAAAAGCTGGGCCGAACGTGGCGAACGAAAAGTGATTGGTGAACAGCGCTATTCTTCGCAGTGCTGCCCACATTGCAAGACGTGGGACTCCAACATGCCCGACAATTGCTGGGCAGATATGAAAGCAAATACACCCACCATGCAACACGACCAACTTAAATGCGGGAAATGTGGGCAGTGGTCAACTTGGTTCGACGCCGGAATTATTCGAGTTCTCGATGATCCTGCGTTCCCTGAAAATCGGCCAAAGTGCGTCGATGGGACACCGACTTATGATAAAGGAAATACTGCGTAAACTTTTTGGCATCCGCAATTACGAAGAAGACTTCGATGCGGGTGTTGCCTATGTTCGTTCCGAATTGCGCAAGTACGGAAAACACAACATGATGGAAAATAATCGGTTGTGGGCTGAGTGCGATTCGAGCGGCATTGACCCATCGGGCTTTGATGCGGGCATGCGTCAGGCTCTGAAAACTTTTGATATTCCGCACCCTTTTGACGAGGTGATGTATGGAACTGGAACACGAACCGCAAATGCTGAATGTATGTGCCGACGGTAAATTCGTACAGCGCGAACTCGATTACATTCGGGTAATGCCACGCGGGCAAATGTCCCGCATGGTTCCAGTGCTGCGGCCCGGTGAAGAAGTTCAATACACGGGCGGTGGCGGAATCATCATCACGACGCATCCGATTCCGCGTTCGGATTTCGTGACGGAAATTCGTTTCGATCCAGACAGCGGCCAATGTCCGAAATACATCGTCACTTATGCGGACGGTCGTGAACAGGAAGTTTCGAAAGAATACGCGGAAGACTTGCGCGATCAAATGGTGGCCTACCATGCAAAATCTTAATCGTGGTTGCAGCATGCCGCCAAATGGCTGGCCTGAAATCCAGATGGAAGAAATGGGAATCTACCTTGCGCGGCAGGCATTCGAGGGCAGTGTGCTTGCCGTTCCTGCGCTCGCTCTCACAGGGGCTACAGCGCGTCCAAATACTGTAAATAAACAGTATCCATCCACCTACACTACAGGACACTCTGATGGCAAAGGAATTGAAGCCAGTCAAGAAACGCAGCTTGTCCTCGGAACTGAAATTTAAGGAAGAAAAACCGCTCAAGAAATTGAAGTTCGAGCGGTTGGAAGAAGAGGCCAGCAAGGAGCAAGAAAAAGTCAGTTCCATCAAGCCGCGTAAACGCGCCGTAGTGGAGAAAGTAAACAGCATTAAAAAACCGAAAGGGAAAGTATCGGCACCAGCACGGATGCCTGCACCGACTCTGAAATTCCGGTTTGAATCGGATCGTGTAAAACTGCTGAAAGCTCAAGGCGTGGACGGCACCGCATTGCAAGTAATGCGCAGCCCGTTCCTGCTAGATGACGCGCTTGTCTCCATTACTCCGATGGTGCCGAAATGGTTGCCGGAGGATTACCAGATTGCAAAAACCAGTGTGAAGCGACAGATTGAATCCTGTTATCGCATGCTGACAAATCCGCTGCATGGTTCGCCCATTATCGGCATTGGTTCCATGGCTACCGATGAACGCGCAAAGTTTATGGCAATGAGCATCATGGATGCCGCCATTGATCAGCAGCGATCCGGTTCGCACAAAGGGAAACTGCTTCCGATTTGGCACCGTGTCATGGGCGGGTATCAAGACGAATTACGCGATGAAAAACAACGACGCAATATTTCGATGTTGATCATTGCAAACGTGGGGCCGGATTCCACGCCGCACAAGCTTGAGAAGGTGCGTGACCTTCTGGAGAAATACGATAACATTCCGCGAATCGTTGTAGTGAACGGGTGCGACCCGGTTACGTTCTTTGCGGAGAAAATGCGAATGCCAATGCAGTTTGCTTTTATGTTGAATAGCAAACGCAGTGACAAGGCCGACTTGATGGACATGCTATGACAATTTCACTCAAGAAATTCGAAGAAATCAAAACCGACGAAGAGAACCTGCACAAGTTTATTGAAATGCTTGAGCATGGTTACAGCTGGCTTAGCGCCCAATGCGAACACGCGCTCGGTGGTATGGGCGACGGCATTGAAGAGGATGGCGACGACGAAGAGGAAGTCGATGCGGATATGGATTTGCCACCGGAGGATATGCGCCGGGGAATCATTAAAGCAAAGATCGCTGCCCTTGACGATTTCGATCCGAATAAAAATCGTCGTGATGACAACGAATATTTTGAGGAAGAGATTGAGTATGATCCAAACAATCCGAATGAGCCTGTAAGAAAGAAAAAGGAAGAAGAGCAGACCATCGCGATTGATGAAATCTACCGCATGATTAAACAGCTGTCGCATCCTGACAAGATCATGCGTTTCAGTGCCGCCGACAAACAGAAAATCGTTGCAATATTCCACGAATCAACCGAGTTCATGGAAGACGATAATCTGGAAGCGTTGGTATTCAGTTACGTCAAGCTGCGAATCTTTCGGCACGAACCGCACAAGATTCCGGATTACATTGAATCGTTTATGCGTAAACGCCATTCGCAAATCCTGCGCCATATGGCATTCCTTATGGAAAAGCCTTTTACACCGGCAATCCTCGAATGGCGCGATGGCAATGAAGCGTGGGCAATTATTCTGTTTAAACGCTACCTGAAAGAGGATGCGCGGCAACGTGAATTGAATGCCCAACGCGAACAAAGCGATGAAGAATTCTTCGCTGATTAATCATTACAAATGCAATACAAAGCGGGGGCCTATATGGCCCCTTTTTTGTTGCCTGAAATCCCCTTTGCGTAATTTAAATACAGGAAATGCGTTTATTCGCGATTCTCAATTTCCCGTATTCCAACCATATAAGGGGATTCACCCATGGCTTTTACCAACTCCAGCGCTGGGGTTTATGATCAGGATCGCGACGTAAGTCAACGCGGTTCGCCGGTCATTAGCTCTATTGCGGCTGCTGTGATCGAGTCCGCTCGCGGCTCTACGTCGGAATGGATTTACGTTACCGATACGCAAGATTTGAAGGAAAAGTTCGGTGACAAGAACTATTCCAAATACGGCTACGGCATGCATTGCGCAGAACACGTTTTGGTGCAAACCGCAATGTGGATTAAACGCGCAGTAAACGCCGATACCGCCCGCACCGCTGGCGCCTACCTTTCGGTTGACGATAGCGCTGCATTGGAACCAGTTATTAAACTGGTGAATTTCGACGATGGAACCAACAAACCGCAAGGCGTATTGGGGAATCCGCTCGACGTGTTGGGTTTCAACGTAAACGAGCCGGGCGTTAAAAACGCTTTGCTTTACGTTTGCGCGAATAGCCCCGGCGATTGGGCAGGCGCACTGACTGTATTGGTTCGTCCGGCAAACCCGGAAGGAACCGAAGTCGGTGAATTCAATGACCCAACGCATTTCTATCTGGAAGTTTTCCTGAATTATCAGGGCAGCGCCAGCATTCCGGTTGAATCGTATCTGTGTTCGCGTAAATTCGAACTGGATGGCGAAGGCAATCAGATGTTTGTCGAGTCGCGTGTAAACGCATTCTCGCAATACATCAAAGTGAAAAACAATTCGCTTTGCCCACCGGTTGAAATCCGCACTTCTGCTTTCGAACGTCTGGATGGTGGCGCCGATGGTGCGCGTGCGACCGTGGCCGAAGTGAGCAACGCATGGGAAGGCATCGACGATACTGATCAATTCGCAGTGCAATTGCTGGTTGGTTGTGGTTACGAAAACCCGATCATTCACCGTCGCATTGACGCCGTAGCAACTGCACGCGGTGACGCGATTTCGATTGTTGATTTGCCGCACGAATACGAAGAAGTTTCGCGTGCTGTGAATTACCGTCGCAATATCCTGAACCTGAGTTCCAGCTACTCGGCAATGTATGGCCCGCGTGGTCAGATTACCGACGACGTTTCCGGCAAGAAATTCTTTTGCCCGATTTCCGGTTTGGTTGCTGCGCAATACGCGTACACCGACCGCGTTCGTGCCTACTACTGGGCACCGGCTGGTTTGAATCGTGGTCAAGTAAAAGTCACGGATCTTTCCAAGAAATACAGCCTGCGCGAACGCAACGCTTTGGAACAGGCGCAAATCAACTACGTGCGTCGAATTCCGGGCCGTGGTTTCGTGATCATGGAACAACTGACTTTGCAGAATTTCGCGTCTGGTTTCCAGAACGTGAACGTGCGTCGTCTGGTAAACGGCATCAAAGCAATGATTCGTCGTGCTTTCCTGCCATCGGTTTTCAACCCTGCCGACGATTACGAACGCAAGCAGCTGAAAAACATCGTGGACGCCGAAGCAGCAACGGTGAAACGCGGTCGTGGTTTGTACGAATGGGAAACCATTTGCGACAGCCGTAACAACAAACCGGCAGATATCGCGAATAACGATATCAACCTCGATTTCGTTATCGACCCGAGCATTCCGGCCCGCCGTGCTTCCCTGACCGCCGATATCCGCAATTTCGGTTCCTCTATCAGCTTCCAAGAGAATTAATTCCAATGGAAAAACAACTCGTAGATATCCGCGATTCTTATCGCGTGATTTCGGACATTCAGAATCTGGATGAAACCAATCCGATTCCGATCCGTGTGCAGAACTCGACAGTTCGCCGCGTGCATACCACCGTGTGCGCGCTTACCGAACCGTACAACGAAATTCTGCCACTCAATGTGATCTGGTTCGATTTCAACCCAAACCACGGCCCGTATTACAACACTGCGCGCCGTCGTGTTTCGAAAGAGCCTGACGTGGCCGCTGGCACAACCCACACGTGGGAAGTGATCGACACCATGGCCGAATACGACGTAGACCAATTCTACGACGCGGAAGATTCGGCAATTTTGGCGCAACTCGATCCGATTCCGGGCGCGACGAAAGATATTCTCGGCATCGCGAAATTGAGCGTTGCCCCTGTCAGCCCGGCAAACCCGATTGCTGTTGGTGAAGGTGATCCGCGTCTTTCCGATCCGCGTAAACCGACCGAACACACGCACCCGGAAAAACCGGCTACGCAGCTGAAAACCAAAACCACCGTGATTACCATTTCCGGCAGTGCAACGCCGGTTGTTGGTGCAACTCTGATCGCGACCGGTAATGGCAACGCTGTATGGCGCCAGCTGACTTCTACCGACATTCAGAAATAAGGAATCGTCATGACACTGACCGAGTTTGTTGACGAGAAAATCGCGATTGCTTTGAACTATCGCGGCCTCTCGAAATTCAACCCGGTCGAGATTATTGTCGAGGGCAATGGGAAGAAATTCTCTGTCCTCGTTTCTCTTCTCGAACCGGATACCTTGACCGTTCCGTATAACGTGACGTGGATCAACGCTGATCCAAACCACGAAGATTACAAAGTCCTGATGCGCCGTGTTGATGCAGAAAAATACGACGACAAGGATTATCGTGGATCGTGGGCGGTTCTTTCCACCGTTGAAGAAATTTTCAACGAAGAACAGTTTTTCAAAAAAGAAGCTGATCCGATTTTGGGCGCAGTGCCTGATTTCCGTCCGCCGCTGGCTTCGAAAGATCGTTTCGGCGGTGTGAAACTTTCGCAGAATTCTGTGATTGTTGATCCGCTGCTTCCGATCATCGTTGGCGATAACGATTTGCGTATGAGCAACGAGCGCGATCCGCTTCCGCACAGCCACGGCGACGTGCCGCGCACCATGCTTTCGTGCGGTGATGGTTCGGAAAATTACGTGACTGTAATCGGTAGCGATCCGGGCAACGGAACACTTCTGTTTATCACCGAAGTAACCGAAGACGGAAATTTCATCGCTGAATGGTTGCCGCCTACCACGGAATTTGCGTACATCGGCCCGCGTCCGGTTTCCATTGCGGTTACTGGCCCGGCTGAAAAAGTGGTTGGCAACACTAACCACGTATTGCGCGCCGATGTGACCATGGATGACAGCACGAAGTTTTTCAGCGTGCAGGCAACGTGGACACTTACCAACAACGAAGAACATGGTTCGATCAATGCGGCTACTGGCGTTTTCCACGCTGGTTTGGTTGCGGTTGATACGCCGGTTACTGTTCGCGCCAGTTGGAAACACGAAGAAAGTGGCGACACTGTTTTCGTTGATTTCGTGATTACCATTATCGGTGATCCGGATCTGGTTCTTCTTGACCACATCGAAATCGTCGGCCCGACGCAATTCCTGAAATCGGAAATCGGCACCTACACCGTTTTGGCAACCTACAGCGACGGCTCGACCGCCACCGTAACGCCGAACGCGTTTATTTCCAGCAATTCGAACGCAGGTTCTTTTGTTGGTGGTGTGCTGACTCCGCGTCCGCAACAAATTCGTGATGTTTCTACGAACTTGTCCGCTACTTATGTGAGCGCTGGCGTAACTCGCAACGCATCGCTGGCTGTGGTTATCAAAGACCCTGCTATCTACCCGAACACAATCGCAATCACCGGCCCGAACACCGTTGATCAGGATGCGGCAATCGACCTGAATGCACACGTTGTTTTCTCTGATGCTTCCGAAGCAGATGTGAACGCGCTGTGGACTCTGACCTCTGGTACTTATGCGACCATTGATCAAAACGGTTTGTTGACTGCAAAACCACTGACTGCGCCGGGCAGCAAATCCGTTGAAGTGAACGTTTCGTACACCCAAAACGGCGTGACTGTAACCGCGAAGCGTACCATTGCTATTGCGGACACGAAAAACTGGCCTGTATCTGGTGCAATCACCGGTTCGAATACCATCGCGCCGCTGGAAACCAAAGCCTACGTTTACACCGTCACTTATAGCGATGGTTCGACCGTGGACAAGATTCCGGGCGAGTGGACAACTTCGGATACTTCGAAGGCAACCGTTGATGCTGAAGGTAATGTGACTGGCGTTGCAAACGGCGCTGTAAACGTTCGCACGACCTACACTGAAGACGGCATTAACCTGAACGCGACCAAAGCAATCACCGTCGAAACTGGCGTGGTTGAAATTCCGCCGCTGCGTTATGGCGTTGCGATGTTCTCCAACGTGCAATTTACTGGTGGCCCAATCGCCAGCGAAATTACTCAGGAAGAACGCGATTACGGCGTGACCGAAGAAACGTCTGCGTCCGGCAAACAGTACACCCACTGGACTGGCCTCGATGATTTCGTTTCGAGCGTGATGACCAATACCCTCGATATCACTACCGATGGCATTGCGAAAAACATCGAAACCGTTATCACCGTGGACGATTACGTTTACGTGATGTGGGATGCTCGCGCTGGCGATACGTTCATCGTCGATTTGGCGAACTCTTTCAACGTTACTTTCGACGGTATCAATTACCGCAACGATGTAATCGGTAACGAAGAAGGTCTGCCGGGTTACGATGCGAACCTGCCGAAAACTCTGACCGTGCAGTACGATGACGGCACCGGAGTACGTCCGTGGATTATTGTTCGTAACGAGGCTACAACTCTTCCGGAGTTCAGCCCACGTACCAACAACTACTCCATTAAATACGTGTAACGTGAAGGCGGGTTGTCCATTTGTTTTGGGCACCCCGCTTTTTCCGTTGAATATGGAGAATATTTTCTCATGGCCGATACTAGCTTTGAGGAACTGGTGCCAATCCAACTGGATTTGGTTGGCCCTAGTGCTCCAATAGCGGAGCGTTCGACTTTCCAAATGCGTGCGGTCGCCACTTTTGACGACAATTCGCAACACGAAGTCGAGGCAGAATGGTCTGTTGCTTCCGAACAGTACGGCACGATTTCACCGAGTGGTTTATTTACTGCTGGTTCTGTGCAAACGGGTACGCGCCCGGTGCAAGTCTTGTGCAGGTATTATCACGCGGGATCGGATTCCACGCTGACTGCAACAGTTGTCATTTATGTGCGGGATGTTGATACGCCTCCTGCCCTCATTTCTATTTCCATTGCGGGTAAAACCGAAGTGGAGAAAAACACAATAGAATCATACGTCGTCACTGCGAATTACGACAACGGTTCGAGCGCTATTGTTATACCGACTACCTTTGTTTCCAGCCGCCCAAGCGTTGCCACAATTGACGCGACGGGCCTTGCGCATTTCCAAAAGATTCGCGGCTCTGCAATGGTTCGCTTTACCGCCTCCTACACGGAGAACGGTGTAACGCGCCAGATTTTCATGGACATTCTGGTTGTCGATTCTGCAATTTATCCGGTCAGAGCTTATGTGATCGGGCCGTCAATTGTGATGGAACGTGCGCGTGCCAGTTTTGGCCTCGACGTTCTTTTTGATAACGGCAAAAATAACGAGGTTGTTGCGACGTGGGTCAGCACCAATCCCGAGGCCGGTACGATTTCATGTAACGGTGCATTTTGTGCCAACGCAGTCGAAGGCGTGGAAACCACCACGATTATTGGCGTCTTCGAATACGATGGAATTATTACCAGTGCTTCAATTGAATTGAGCGTCGTCGGTTTAACCGTGCGCGCCGAATCGTTGGAGATTGAAGGCCCTTCGAAAGTTCGTGAAGGTTTGGTCGTTCAGTATTACACCACGCTGATTTTTAGCGATGGTACACGCAAGGCCGTTACCTCGAAGATTCACACGGTAACAAGTGCTGGCGCCCTTGACGACGGCAACCAGTTCTACGCAGCGCCAAAAGTTGATGCGGAAACATCCGTAAATTTCATGGCGCAATATGAAAACCTTTCGGCTTTCAAAACCATTGACGTTGTGCCGTCCGCTACGCTGCCTGTCAGCGCGTGGATTGAATTGCGCTCGCCAATGTACGTCGGTGAATACCAGTCGCTGAAGTTCCACGTTGTTTATGCTGACGGTACAGACATTGTGCTGCCTGCGAAGTGGACGCTTTCCAATAACCATATCGCGTCGATTACCAATTCGGGAATTCTTCACGCGGTGCAGGTAATGGAAACGGCAGAACTGACTGTTTACGCCACGCTGTCAATTAGCGGTGTTGAATTGGAAGCAAGTTTGCCCGTGACCATTATCGACAATCGCACGTATCCAATCCATGCCCGCATTACCGGGCCGGAAACGTTCCGTGTGTTGGTGCCTACGCAATATCAGGCACTGGTCGAATTCAGCGATGGTTCCGAGCGCACAGCCAGCGCGTTGTGGTGGTGTTCTGACGACAACGTTTCAATCGTTCTCGGTGTTGTAACCGCAACCGTTCCGGGCACGTACACGCTGCAAACTTCCTACACACTCCAACACGAAACAGTCACCGCGACGAAAGAGATTATTGTGACATGATTATTTCCCTTGCCGCATCACCTGCTGATTTCAAGCAGTTCGAATGGATGTACAACGCGGGTAAAAGTTTTAAGTTGCGGCTGGACGATACGCCTGTCACGGTCGATACTGACGATTTGGTTGGCTTCCGAAAAGCAACACGGGGGCCAACCGCTGGTGCGTATCAAGTGGTACTCGCCAAATACCCGCAAAAGATTTACCGGTCGATCAAGCAGGATCAAATCGACAAATTCATCAAGCAATTCAAAGAGTACAAAGGGATTCCGGAAGCGCCAAAAAAGGAAGGCGCCCGGCACCAGTACATGCGCAAAAACCAACTGGAAAATGATCGTCAAGAATCGCAGTTTTATGTGAGTCCGCGCAAGCCTCGCGAAGTTCACAGTTACGACCGCGACGATTACCAGTGGCGAAAGGTAATGCACAGCATCACCGTGACCACGAAGCATTACGGGACTTCCCGTTCTACTTTGAAAACCGGTGACGTTGTGGGCCTGCGCTACCTGCGTAAATCCCATGGCGGTTATGTGATCATGCCGAACGGTGAACGCGTGTTGATCGCGCACGAACTGTACGAACAAATCACGAACAATACCGACATTGAGCCGCGTGCCCAACAGCAGACCGGCATCGTCGAATTTGCGGAACTGGCAAAAGAACTTCCCAAGCGTGCGCGGGCAATTAAAATCCCACGCAAGCCACGCGATGTTCCGCTGCCACGCCAGACCAAAACTGGCGAGTCGGAAAGTGCAAAACATGTGGTGCGAAATAAACCGCTTGTGACCACTTTCGATTACAAAGATATCGACGAAGATTTCGATTTCGAACCGGAAGACGAAGAAAATCTGCTGAATCCGCCAATCGAACAGGAAGATTTCCCCGAGGAAAGCGGAGGCAATACTGTAAATAAAGGAGAAGAACCGGGTATTACTCCTTTGGAAGACGAAGACTTTGAGGAAGAGGAAGATCCAGAAATGGATTTCCACAAAGATCAGGAAACCGACGAAGACGGTGAACCAGTCGATGATGAAACTGCGGTATTGGCACAAGAAGGACAAGTGCTGATTGCGCGGGATAACGCCGAGTGGGTAATCGTCAGCATTGAAGAACACGGCATGTCTGACACGCTTGTGCTTTACAATGAAGACACCAAATCGTTGCGTCATTACAAAGTGCATGCCGGGGAAGACTTGCGGCAATTGAAATCTGTTTCGGTAGGGCGTCTGATGCAAGGGCCTGAACTCGACAAGATTTTGGAAAAGGCCGCCGACCTTGAAATGACTGCTGGGAAACGTCTATGAAATTCACGCTTGAACAAAAGCGAGCAATGCGCCGCGATCCACTAGCGTTCGCGAAGTCGTACAAACTTCCAAAGCTGAACGAAATCCTGAAAGAGTTGGACGAAAGATATCGTGCAAATGCGGAAGTAGTGTCGGATGAAATCTACGATATCATGGACGATTATCGTTGGTCGATTACGAAACGTGCGAAAAGCGCAAAGGATGTTGGCGGTGTTAAAAACGTCGATATCGTTCTCGAAGTTCCGATGGCAAGTCTCGATAAGTTTCACACGCTGACGGAAAGTCGCCGCCTCGCTTTTATGAAGGCTACCAGCTTCACTCTGAGCGACAAGGAAGACGGAATTTCCTTGTCCATCACTTACCAAGATGGTGTGCCAATTCTGGCGACCACTCGCGGTAAGAAAGGCACGGTCGGTAAGAACGTGTCGAAGATTATTCCGCACCTCAAAATTCCGAAGTCAATTCCGTACAAAGGGCGTTTCATTGTCCGTGCGGAATTCACGATTGATAAAACCACGTTCAAGAAATATTTCCCTGACGACAAGACTGGCCGCAACACTGCCGGTGGCTTGCTCAACCGGGACGTAGTGCATGAGCATGCGAAGAAATTCCGTACCATCTGCTACGAAATTCTTTTGGGCAAAGGTGCAGGCATTCCACTCAACGAACAGTTGGCGATTCTCGAACGCTACAAATTCGATGTGGTGCCGCATATTGTGGTGAAGAAAATCACGCAAGAGTCGATGGAGAAATACCACGACCAGCGGAAGAAAGAAGCGGGCCGGGATATCGACGGCGTTGTGATGGCGCAGAACGTCAAATACAAAGCTGGCGAAGGTTATCCGGAACACGCCTACGCATTTAAAATCAACAGCATTGCAAACTCTGTTGTTGTGCCTGTAATCGACGTGGTGTTCGAGGAATCCCGCCTCGGAAAACTCACGCAGGTAATCAAGATCAAACCGACCATTATTGGTGGTGTGAGCGTCACCAGTTTTACGGCGCACAATTACGATTACATCAAAAACGGTTACAGCCAAGAAGACGTGAAGAAAAACGGTGGCAAGCCGCCGTATAAACCGCGTCCACTGAACAAAGGCGCGATCATTCGTTGCGTGCGTTCGGGCGACGTAATCCCGTACATCATGGAAGTTGTGGAAGCTGCGAAAAAGCCAGCCGTGCCCGACGTTCCATACAAAGTAAAAGGCGCATTTCTTTACGCGGTGCATGATGGGAAATCCAACCTGCGCACGATTAAAGAATTGACGTACTTTTTCACCGTGTTGGAAGTTGACGGCGTGAAGCAAGGGGTTGTCACCAAGCTTGTGGACGCCGGTTACGACACCGTGAAGAAAATCCTCGATATGGATTTGGCCGATATCAAGAACCTACCAGCTTACGGCGAAACTTCTGCCGTGAAATTGCACAAGGCCCTGAAGTCCACAAAATCCAAAATGACTTTCCTAAACGTTGCCCAAGGTTCTGCCGCTTTTGGTGAGGGCATCGCTGAAAAACGTCTGCAACTTCTGTTCGATGGCATTCCCGAATTGCTCGAAACAACTTGGGACGATTCGCAGTTGGCGCGGCGTGTAAGGGATATCAAAGGTTTCGATAAACTGGCTGATCAGATTGCCGGGAACCTAAATGCATTCGTCAAATTCTGCAAGCGCAATGGGATTAAACTTATTGCGGCTAAAAAAGCGGAAGTAGTTGGTTCCAAGATGGCTGGGCAGTCCGTGTTGTTCACTTCCGTTCGCGATGCAGAAGCGGAAAAATGGATTATTGCAAACGGTGGTAAGATCGCCTCTACGGTTAAGCAGGCGACACTGCTGATCGTGAAGGATGAATCGGCTTCAAATAAAAAGACCGCCGAAGCAAACTCCTTGAAAATACCAATCCAAACGATCAACACTTTTCGCAACAAATACGGAATTTAACCAATGAACACCGTAGCAACCGTGCAACAAATGCTGACACGCGAATATCCCTACGACGTAAAACTTGTGGAGCATCACGAAAAGCCCGACCTTCCGGCTCGCTTGAGTCTGATGGTTTACGGCGAACAAAACGGCCTTGCGGTCGTGACTCTGGAACGTCAGGATGCATGGGGCATTTCCGACGTGAAAACGAACAACCACTATCGCAGTGTGCAGTGGCCGAACGCCGTTAAATTCCCGCCTAGTGCGGAGGGCGCAACCGGGCTTGTCAAATCCATCATGGAAAGCATTTCGGCTTTCGACCAACAGCGAGTTAAGTAAATGAAAATTGCCGTGTACGCAATTGCGAAAGATGAACAAAACCAGATTGAAACTTGGCTGGAAAATGTGAAGGATGCAGACGGCATCTTTGTTCTGGACACTGGGAGCAAAGACGCCACAATAGGCCTGCTGGAAGCGGGCGGCGCTGTAGTCAACCAGATGCACACCGGTAAACCTTTCCGGTTCGACCATGCCCGTAATGAGGCAATGTCTTATATTCCAAATGACTACGACGTTTGCATTTCTCTCGATTTCGATGAACGTTTGTCCCCCGATTGGCGGGAAGTAATCGAAACACAATTCACAGAAGAAATGTCTACGGCCAACTACACGCTGGTTTATTCGCACGACGAACATGGGAACATTTTAATGTCCTATCCGCGTCTGGCGATTCATCGTCGCAATACCTGTGCATGGCAATATCCAGTACACGAAATATTGATCGCGCAGGAAGCTGGACAGAAGCCTACCCTGCCGATCATGGTCGTGCATTACGGTGAACAAAAAACGCCGGGGCACTACATTGATTTGCTGAAACTTGCCTACGAAGAAAACCCCAACGACGCACGGAATCTTTCGTACCTCGCTCGCGAATATCAAGCGATGGGTAATTTCTCTATGGCGAGTCCACTTTTCCAGCAGCACGTGGAACTTGAGCCATTCGCGCCGTTCCGTGCTGATAGCTGCATGCGCATTGCGCGTATGTCGCAGGATTTTGAGACAGTCGAGTGGTGGTATCGTCACGCAATTCAACATTGCAACAATATCCGCGAACCGTACTGTCACCTCGCTTCGTATTATTTCCAGAATGGGAAATATGAGCATGCCGTGGCGTGTGTGAAAAGCGCGATGGATTACGAAAAACCAGATTACGATATGATTTTCGAGGATCTGTATTATTCGGGTACATGGTGCGATCACATGTTGATGGCCTGCTACCAACAACTCGGACATTACCGTTTCGCTGCAAAGCATCGCGACATTTTGCTGAGCATGCATTTGGGCGGTGATATTCCGGTCGATATCGCAACTGACGTTGTGAAATTGAACCAACGAATTCAGGAAGTCTTCTATGATTATTGCTCTAGCGTGGGCGTTCAAGGACGAATCGCACGTGCAGGAAATGGCAACGTGGCAGAAACGCCTGAGTAAGGGTGAATTTCTGAAACTGTCGAAGAGCGGAAAAGAGCGTTACATTAAACTCTATCCGCATTCGAGCCATCGTTTCCTCATGACCGGAAAGGAAGATCCGGACAACATCGAAAAGAAAGCGCCTGCGCCAACGGGCGCCAAGCGATTCAAAGACGAAGACGAAATTCAAAAGCAACGTCAGCGAATCGCAGCCCGCAAAGATATTTCCGATTTCAACAAATCGAATGTCGCGGTGATTAACCCGAGTTCTTTGCAGGCACTCGACAGCGTAAAAGACGAACACCTTCGCGAAGCTTCTGACAACATTCAGAAGAACAAAAAGGATATCGTGGCCGCTGTGCAACAGCAGCAAAAGAAACTGCCTAACATGTACGGAAAAGGGCTGGGCGCCGTGCGTGATTTGGTTTCCGGTGAACAACATCCGGACGATATGAGTACCACGCAGAAACACGCAATGCACCGCGTTTTGGGCGGTGTTGCAACCATGGCCCTGTTGGGTGCTGGTGTGTTGGCTGCTGGTATGGCTGCTGCGCCCCTCGGCGTGCTGTTGGGTGCAACTCTGTTCAACGTGTGGGCCGGTTCCAAACACGGTAAAAACCTGCGCGATGACATTGATGAATTGCGTGCTGCGCGTGAAAAGAAACGTCGTGCAGAACGTAAAGCAAATGGCGCCGATTCCCAAGCCTTTGCATCCTCGGTATTTACTCCGAACGAATCCACGGAAATGTCTGATGCTGATACCATCGGCCTGATTCTGGATCATGTGACGGATATGCTGAAATACCATTCGGTGAAAGATTTCCAAGAACAACGCGACGAAGTATTTGCAGGCGCCTCTGCATCTGCGTTGAAGCCGGAATTTGCCGAATTGCGTTACCTGCTGAGCTATGCACATTGCCGCGATTACACACCGCAAGGCGATGGCGTTTCGTTCAGTTGTGACGGCGGTTATCCGACGCTGGAAAAGCTTTTCAAACGCATGGGTTACATGGTCAGCGCCACCGAAGATGGTGATCAGGTTGCGTACCATTTCGACAATGGTAAAGGCCGTGCAACGTTGGGCAAATTCGATAACAATTTCTACATTCGTTACGACGGTGATTTCGATTACCGTACCGTTCTTTAGGAGGCAATAAATGCTCACGTTTTTGAGTGATCCTGACGAACGTCATTTGCCCATGCATGAGCGCACGAAGGTTTGGGTTTGCGATGGCGATAAACGCATTGCAACCCTTGCCGCTGTGCCCGACGAAAGCGCAAACCGTTCGCACCAAACCGCAATGTGGACTGCAAAAATCCACCACAAACAATTCGATCCTTTCGACCATGACCATGAACTGGATGAAGAAAATCCAAACGTGCATGTGGCGCAAAGCGACGAAGGATTATTGAGTCTGAATAATCCAAATAAACTGGCAATTGCAGACGCCCGCCAGTGGGTGCGCGATCATTACACTGGAGGCCAGAAAAAATGATTGTTGATCAATATGGAAATGATCTTGGGAATATGGCGGTCGGGTTTAATCTCGGCACGCCGATTTCCACGGTGGAACTCAACGGCGCACGCCTGAACGAATCCGGTCAATTGCCAATCAGCGCCGCTATTTCGGGCACTGGTGAAGCGGAAACACTGGAAGCGAATACGTGGCTGCAACGTGCTGCGGAATATCACAATCTTTCGCGTAATATTAACGATTACATTCTGGTCACTGTGCCTGCAATGGTTACGCGCATTCCCAATACCAACGGGGATTCGGTAGACCTGAAACAATTCACCGCGTGGAATGAACCGTGCGCCCGCATGGCTTATAAAACGTGGGAAGGCCGACCAATGTATATCGAACACCAGCACAAACCTGAATGGGTTCGTGGTCTGATTTTCGGTACGTTTATGCGCCCGACGAAGTTCAAAAACATTCAGAAACTGGTAATGCTGGCGGCACTCGACCGCACGCGTGATCAGGTTCGTTGTGCGCGTGTTTTAAAGCGCGAATTGAACACGTATTCCATGGGCATGATGTACAGCGCGTATGTCTGTTCTATTTGCGGGCATATTGCCGGTAAAGGGATTGGCAGTCCGTGTTCCCATACGCGCCCCGGCAAACCGACGTATCAATTGACTGATGGTCGTTTGGCTTATCGTCGTTGCATGAATATCACCGGTTTCGAATTGTCGCTGCTGGAAAACGTCGGCGGTCGCCACGGCCAAGACGGTTACAAACAGGGCTTCGGTGATCCGTCTTACGTTTCCGCAATCGGGGATATTATTCTCGATCCGAAAGCTGTTTAAAGAGGAGTTAAATGCAGGCATTTAACGAAACGATCTACATGCGATAGCCCATTCCATTCCGGGGTGGGCCGAATGTAGATTAAACGAATGTCTTCAAACAAAGAACAGAAGCAATTGCAGCGGTTCCACGATGCACGCGTGATTAAGAAACGTGTAGCTGATTGGAACCATTACCCGCAACGTGATAGCCGTATTAAACCATCGAACAAATGGAATAAACGGAATGCATTCAATTGCGGGCAATCAAACTGCGTGATGTGTGGAAACCCTCGGCGTTCGAAAGGCGAAGTAACCGTGCATGAATTGGCGGCAATTGAATCGTTTGAATACGCATTGAAACACATCTGAAAAACGTCACTAATTTATTAATAGTCTACGAGGGTAGGCTTGTTGTATCTCTTTATGTCACAGCATTTAGCCCATACAGGTTCCCCCGCCTGTATGGGCTTTTTTTTGTCCAAAATTTCTGTTCGGGGTAATTTAAACATGTAGCATCAAGGAGCCTGCTAATGGAAGTATTTATCGCGTTAGCAGCCTCGCCATTGTCTGATATGCACCAGCCGAAAACCTTCGATCTTCGCAGCTTGAAACACCAATTGCACAACATTCAGGAAATCCGAAAGGGTCTGATTAAATGCGATATCAAGTACGATAACGTAGGCAACGGCAAACCGCATCACAGCGCTCGCGTTGATTTTGTTTCTGATATGGGTACGGGTAGCATTCAATTCACCCTTGAAGAAACGAATTGGCATTACGAGGGTGAAACGGATATTAATGGCGAACACACGAAATACGAAGGGTTTACCGCGCACGATTCGGTGCAAGCGATTTGCCGTAAGGTTCGTGGGCTGCTGTTGAAACTACTCTGAAGTTTTCTGAACTTTGTAATTTTTAAACGTGAGGTATAAAAACCCACAAACTCTTAAATGGAGTGAACCATGTCGAAACGAAATTCGCGCCTGCGCGGCATCGTCGTTATGGCTGATAACCAAGAGCAAGCAGTGGAACTTTTCAGCGCTGTCGCTTCGGGTACTTATCGCGTTTTGGAAAGTAAAGATGGCGCGTTCGCCATTGCTACCGCCCAATCCGATTTGCAACTTCTGAACCCGTTGAACGGTGAAGAAATGGTTGCCGTTCCGGAAGACGAAAAGCATGAAATGGTGGCCGTAGCCTCGAACACTGAAGAGGATATGGACGCGTTCTATCAAGCCTGCTCCAGCGGTTGCGGCGCACACGTTATCACCGACAGTCTCGAACTGTTGGATAAATGCCCGGCTTGCGCTTCCGACCTCCCCCAAATGGAAGACGCTGACTTGAAAAAGAACAACCAACCAAAAGAATTGCTGCTCGCAGTTGCCACTGATCGCGTTTCTGCTGTTGAAGCATTCCGCGCTCTGGCAAGTGGCGAAGGCGAAACTTTTGCCGCGAAATGCGATGACGTTATGGTCATTTCCAACCAACCAATCAACTTCGACATTTACAAGAATATCGAAGCGGAAAAAGTTGAAGGTTATGTACCACAACTCGCCGTGGCATCCGCTGCCACCGAAGACGGCAAAATGAAAGTGCATTATCTGGTTACTGCTTCTGACGAAGGCCCGGAAATGCATATCGTCGCCAGCAACCAATCTCCGATTTTCTGCCCCGTGACCAACATGGGTCTGGTTGATCCGGAAGACGACATGAGCGCCGAGCAAAAAGCTGTGGCGTCCGCCGATTTCCTCGCCAAAGCTTCGGATGACGAAGACGAAGAAGAGGAAGAAGACGACGAAGAATTCGAGGAAGAAGAGGAAGAGGAAGAAGATCCAGACGACGAGGAAGAGGAAGAGGAAGAGGAAGAAGAAGACGATGACGACGATCTTTCTTTGGGCCTCGCTGCTTCGAAAGGCAAGAAAAAAGGCGGCGTTCGTAAAAAGGTAAAACCTGAAATGGCTACCGCAAGCGCGAAAACCGAAGCTGAGCAATTGGCCGAGCAAAATGCCGCCGTTGCAAATGCTGAAAACAACGCAGAAAACACAGGTGAACAACCAGCCGCTGCCGCCGCACCTGTTGTGGCCGCTGCGCCTGAAGTTGTGGCCCCGGTTGAAGTAACCGCATCGTTCGTTTCCATCGCGTCTACGGACATGAAGGAAAATACTGTTGATGTTAATTATGTAGGTAACGTCCAAGGCGAACCTACGTGGATGGCATTCCACAACGGTATTCCTTTCGCAAAAGCAATCGCTTCTGCTTCGGAAAATCCGGCTACTTTTGCTGATCCAGCAATTGGCCGTGCTTTCAAAGCAATTGCCAGCGAACAGGGCGTGCCTGCTGCGCTGCAACAACTGCGTTTCGAAGAAATCAAACCGGTTCTGCAAATCGAACAGGTTGTTGCGGAACAAATCAAATCGCAAGTTACCGAACAGGGTAACGTGCTGGCTGAAGCAACCGCACGCGATAAATCGGAACTCGCAACCCGCTACGAATCCGCTCTGGCGACGGCTGCACACGGTATTAACACCGGTTATTTCCGTGACCTGAACAACCCGATTGTGACCGCGCTCGCTTCCAGTCTGGAAGCTGTTGGTCTGTCCGGTGCTGAAGAACTTCTGCAACGTGCGTTCATCGAACATTCGCCTGAATACCATGCGTCGATTTTGGCGAAGGCTGGCGAAATCATGAACTTCGAACAAGTCGTTCAAAACCAGATGGCAGTTGCCGTGACTCAAATCGAACCGAAAAACGTGGCTACCGCGTCTTCGCTTTCGGTCGGTCGCCCGGTGCAAACTCCAGCGCAAGTGCAACAAGAAAACGTGGTCGCAACCGCTTCGGCACAGCAACCGCAAACTGATTTCAAAACCAAGCTGACCGGCTTGAAACTGTTCTGATAACGGAGAAACTCCCAATGATCGTTGATAAATACACTCGCGCATTCAACACCGAATTCCGCGACGTTGAACCCGGCCTCGACCTGCGTGAAGACGGCCAAGCGCTCGTTTTCTCGAAAGTAAATGGCCGTACTTATGTACGTCCTTCGCAAGGCGTTGTTGGCGAAATCTTCGCCGGTATTTCGGTTAACCGTAATACCCCGCCTTCGTTCCTGCCGAAAATCGTTGCAGACACCATCGTTCCGGAAAGCGGCGTTGTTGACCTCGGTCGCCTGCCACTGAACGGCCAAATGCTGGTTAAAGTCGGCGGCGAAACTCTGGAAATTTCCGCTGCTGCGCCTGTTGAAGGCAAAGTGCAAAGCGTCGGCACCAAACTGTATTTCTTCACCGGCACTCCTGCCGTCGATGGCGGCGCTGCCGCTGTTCCGGGCGATACCGGCAAAGAATTGTTCGTGCAAATGATGTACGAACCGACCGTTTCCGAAGCCAAAACCATTCGCGGTGATGCGCCAATCGGTGGCCTGTCGAGTTCGGAACTGGGCCGCATTGCCGTCCTGACCCGCGCTGAACAAGTCGCTACCACTTTCTACGACGCTGCTGCCGACTGGTCTACCGCTCTGCGTCCGAAACTGGGCGTTGATGGCAAGTTCACCACTTCCGGCCCCGGCGAAACCGTGAACACTGTTCTGGTTCTGCAAACCCCAGTACAAGACGCAGCTTCCTACGGCCCGCTGGTCGTCAAAATCACCAACGCTTAATCGCGAACCGTTCGAAAAATTCTTGGAGAAATAACATATGTTCACCCCAAACAAAATTCAAGGCGCACGGATGGTTCTGCGTGACGGTTCCCCGCTCGACGAACTGCGCTATTCGAAAGGTGGTTCGCTGGCTCTGAGTTCCGCCACTGGCGAATTCAACGCCTCCGACAGCAAAGACCTCGCCCAACAAATCGGTCGTCTGATGGACGCCGTGCAAAAGGGCATCGTTGTTCCTGAACAACAAATCGCCACCGCTTCGAGCAAAGAACAACGCGAACAACGTCGCGAAATCATGCGCGAAGCAATGGCTTCCGACGAAAACTGGCAAGCACTGGGCGCGAACATCGCGCAACAGGTTTACGAGCAATCCGAGCGTGATGGTTTCCTGCGTAAACTTTCGCAAGGTAACACTCTGCGTCAGGGCGAAGTTCAACGCGTTCCAATGCCTCCGCACGATTCGATGGCAGTTGTTGCCACCGGCCCTGCTGGCGTCGGCTACCAGAACATTCGCGCTCGTCAATTCCTGCCTGCCGAATTCGAAATCATCGCCAACGTTCGCGTAAACGCGCTGGACATGGAACAGGTTTCGGGCGATCTGCTGGAACACGCTTACAACGACGCGCTGCAAAGCATGATGGTTCAAGAAGACCGTCTGTGGAAAATCGCTGCTGACGCAACCGTTGGCATGATGAACCCAATCGAATACATCGCTGGCGAACTGACCACCAAAAACCTCGGTCGTCTGCGCACCGCTGTAACCGACTGGAACCTGCCAGCAACCACCGCGATCATTTCCAACGACTACTGGTCGGATATCATCGGTTCGAACGATTTCGCAACCATGCTCGATCCGATCACCAAGTACGACTTGGCTCTGAACGGCCAGCTGGGTACGCTGGTTGGTCTGCAACTGCTGACCGATGGTTTCCGCGCACCGAACCAAAAGGTTCTGGAACGTGGCGAAATCTACGTTGTTGCCAGCCCTGAACACCACGCTGCCTACTCGACTCGCGGCGGTATCCAATCCCGTCCGGTTGACTACGCGCACGAAGGTTCGACCGCTAAAGGCTGGATGCTGTCCGAAGCGTTCTCGTTCGTTCTCGCCAACAACCGTTCCGTCGTGAAAGGTAAGCGTCTGGTTCGTTAATTAATCTCCGCGCCGATTAAAATAAAAAGGAGCGCCCCTTTAAGTTTTGATCGGCGTCAGATTCTTCTGGAGATTAAAAGATGGACATTCAGGCTCTTTTTTCACTTGCGGCATTGTGTTGCAAAAACGGAAGAGACGAATTGGCAGTGCAAGTGCTTAAACAGATTTGCAATTGCGATGAATTTTCTTCGATCCTGAACAGTTCGCTACTTCCTGCATTGACCTGCGCCCCGGTACAGAATCAATGCTCGACGGTTCCGCTTGCTGAAGGTGGTAACGAAGGGCAAGTCGATGGACTCGACAGTTTTGTCGATTACGTTGAAGAAACTTCGCCAACCGTTACTAAATTCGGTACTGCTCCAAATTCGGAAAATTCCATCAACCCTTCGTTGCATGGAACTGATAGCGTGGCGCTTCGGCAGATTATGTCGATGGCCTCCGCTGTCTACGCACAAAAGCAGTATTTGGAAGAGGGCGAAACAATTATCCTCGATCCACAACTATCGGCTTTTGCTTCGGTTGACCTTGAACCCTACGATGATGAATCGTTGGTAATTCGAGCGCCAGCCCAAGCGATGCAACCGCTAATTCCGGGCCGTATCAGGATACCGCTGTAACGAAAAGGCCGCTGTGAGAAATCACGACGGCCTTTTTTGTTTTTGGAGGCAGAAAAAATGACTGATACGCCAGCCCGTGAAAAGTTGCGTGACGCATTAAAAAGTCGTGACCTACTAGGCAATCAGAGTTTCAAGCAAACGCACTTGTTCACGTCGTTTGCTGCAATTCGCGCATCGTTCAAAAGATATTTTAAGCTCCAAGATTTGCCGTTCGTTCACAACAACGATGTAAAGCAACTTCTGCGTTCCAAAATGGAACCGTCGTTTCCGTATGCATACGTGAGCGTGAACAGCATCGCAAAAACTGAAGCGCATTTGTTGTCGCCTACGATTCGTCGTCGCGGCGTCGGGGATGTTCTGGATGGCAGCAATAGCCAAATCACCAGACTGCATTATTTCCCTATCCAACTTCGCTACGAATTCCACTACATCACCAACGATTACGTGGACGCAATTCGCTTTATCGGGGAGGCCCTGATTCTCATTGATTCCAAGGCCCTCAACGTGCGTATCACCAGCGGCAAGGCCAGTAGCTTTGTTGATATTGTGATGGACACAAAAGAAATCACAATCCCACGGGCCGACAAAGAAAACGAAGTTGACCCTGAAGGTTTTGATCTGACTTTTTCGTGTACTTCCAATACGTGGACGGGCGTCGAGAAACAAATCTCCAAGATCAACAATCGCGGGGAAGTCACTTTCAACGCTGTCGTGGTTAATCCTGACGGCAATGTTACTGACGAAGAAATCTCCATTCTTCAAACGGCGGGTGACGTATGAAACCGATTCAAATATACAAGCCACCAGCACGCACCGTCGTGACAGAAACGCGCCAGTTTCTGGTGGATAATACCCGGCGCACAGGCATTAACGCATTCAGTGTCGCAACCAAAGTAACGGAAGCAACATTGGAGCAAAAAGATATCACGATCGGCCCTGATAATCCGTACACAATTAAGGATGTGCATAACATTCTTTCTATTCAGTGTCCGCATCCGATCCAGATTGAAATGGTGGCCTTCGGTTTGATTCCTGAACCTGAAGTACGATCCGAGCAAATCTTTTTCGACGCGACGATTGAAATCGGTGTGGCAAACGCCAGCCGTTTCGTGACCTGCAAAGTCACCGACCCCGACATTTTCACCACGGCTCCAATCACTATTTCCGTGCAGAATATGCGGACTGGTGAAACTGAGGAAGTGTCGCTGATCCGTAGTTCGCAGGGCGTATACGAAAGCTTTTTGCAGACGCAAAACAATGATGCAACCGGTGTTGATTTCGACGGCATGCTGTTCTGCCGCAAAGACGACATTTTGCGATTCACTTACGAAGAGCAATTCGACGCCACCGGTAAATCGCGGGTGATTACGAAAGATCAGGTTGTGACGCTGGATTTCGAACCGACCACGATTGAAGTTCCGGCCACTGTTGTGTTTGGTGGTTTCCTGAATTTCAAGGTGCGTAATCCGCAACAGCCTTATGCGCAAATCACCAACGTGCGCAGCGGTTCGACAAAGCAAGTTCTGCACAGCGCATTCGTTCCAATCGAATTGACTTTCGACGACGGCGATACAGCGCTCGCAGTGAATGACAACGACGTGATTCGCGTCACGACATTCGGCAAAGATATTTACGGTCAATTGCAGGAAATTTCTGTTGATGTAACCGTGAGTCCTGCGCCACCTGCTGTAATCGAATCCGTAACGCAAGTCGATATCACGCAGCCGTTCTCTGTGGTAATCACGGACAACAGCGCACGCGGCCAGAAAAACGTAGTGTTCCGCAATCAATTCACCGGTGCAGTTTTTACCTATCCGTTGGATGAATTGCAATTCAATTACAGCGGCAAATACGGCATTGCTTTTCCGACGTTTCACCACATCGGATTGCCGGGCCAGCCTGTTGTAATCGAATACACGCAGGGCATTACACCGGTAACGAAAACGCTGGAATTGATTCGCCCCCCAATGGCGGAATGTCCGGCACCCGATACACAAGATCCGGATGCGGGCGTTCAAAGCGCACCGGTTAAAATGACGGTAAATGGTCAATTCTTTTTGAATGGATCTTTTGCCGGAACCATCAAGCTTACGTCTGAAAATGTCGTTCGCTGCACTTTGATTAAAGCGTAATTTAATAGTAATCCCGAAACGATTTGGGAGATTACTGGAGAAAGTCCATGACCCTACAAAACGGCAGTAATACGTCGGCGGGTGTGTATGGCGGTGAAGTGGATAACTCGCAATCCGCATCGTCTACCTACCCGACCACGGGGGCCATGGTAAGTGAATCCAATCGCGGACGTGTTGGAGTACCGACGCTTGTTACTAGCGTGGGTGATTTCCGAGCCAAATTTGGCTTGCGTGATGCATCGCTTACCTTCGGCCATTTCGCCGCTGAACGCTTCCTGAAAAAAGCGCAGCGTCTTTGGTTTTATCGCGTTGATACCGAAGCCAATTATGGTTCCGGTTCTGTTGTTACGAAAGACGGTTTTGCGACTGCCAAAGCGGCAACGCAAGGCTATCTCGATCCGGCAACCGAACACAATCAACTGCCTGATGAAATCGGTTTTATTTACGGCGCCGATCCCGGCACGTGGAACAACCAGCTTCGCGTCTTGATGTATCCGGACGTGAACGATATCGACAACGAGCAATTTGTTTTGCAAGTTTTCGAAACCAACATGAGCGTCCCGGTCGAAACCTACCGTGGCACTCTGCGTGAAAAAGTGGACGGCCAACGTCGTCAACTGAGCATCGCGTACCAGTTGGAAAACCTCGAATCGCGCATTCGTTTCAAACCGAACGTGAACCATCCTGAGTACGTGAATTCGGGCGGCGCAAAACGGTTGATCAACGCAATCGTGGAAGTCGATTTGTCCTACGGCGATAACGGTCGTGTGGCAAACACTGGCGATATCATCGAAGGTTGGGGCGCATTCGAAAACGAAGATGATTTCGAAATTCGTTTGCTGATCAACGCCGGTTACGCCGACGCGGGTATCCATCAAGAAATGATTCAGCTGGCGGAAACTCGCCGGGATTGTTTCGCGATCCTCGACATTCCATCCGATCAACAAACGGTAACGCGTGCGGTGAATTACCGCCGTAACGTTCTGAACACGAACACCAGTTTCGCCGCGCTTTATTGCTCGGATATTCTGGAAGTTACCGACGACAACCAAGAAGTCTACGTGCCGTGTTCCGGTGCTGTCGCTGCTGTGTTCGCACAGTCTGACGAAGCGCGGGATGTGTTTTGGGCACCGGCTGGTGTTGTTCGTGGTGTGATTACCGAAATCAGCGGCACGCGTCACCGTTACTCGCTGCCTGAGCGGAACATCCTCGACCAAAACCAAATCAACATGATCCACAAGCAAGCCGGTTACGGTTATTGCGTGTGGGGCGCACAGACTTTGCAATCGCAAAAATCTGCGCTGCAAGATGTTCCGGTTCGTCGTCTGATCAACTTGATCGAAACCACTGCGAAATATGACGTTCTGGTCGGCCTGTTCGATCCGAACGATGAATTCCTGTGGGCGCAATTGAAAGGCATCGTGGAACGCATCCTGACGCCGATCAAAGGCCAACGCGGTTTGTATTACTCGGCGGTGTATTGCGACAAGAATACCAACCCGAAATCGCAGATTGCAAACGGTGACGTTGCACTGGTTTACGTGATTCAGCCGACTCGTTATGCGAAGCGGATTAAATTCACCACGACCGTTGCGGCTACCGGCCAACTCAGTACCGCCGTGGAACAAATCGCGGCTTAATTATCCAACATGGAAAAAAGGTGATTTATGCCTAAAGTAACGTTGGACGAAGCGTATAGCCTGCTCGACCCGATGCTGAATGACAACTTTGAACTTTTGTTCACTGACATTCCGGGCGGTGGCGACGGTCGTCAATTGCGGATTCAGTGCTTGGGTGCTTCCCTGCCCGGCGCCAGTCTGCAAACTGTTGAGGTCGAATTGTTCGGCCACAAACTGATTTTTGCTGCACGTAAAACCTTCAGCCATAGCATGACCGTGGCGCTGCACGAAGTTTACGATGCGCGCACTTATCAGGCTCTGAAAGACTGGGCGGCTGTTGGTCGCGCAACGCAAACGCAAACCGGTGGTTTCCACGATGCGTACATGCGTACCGCGCAACTGACTGTGTTCGACCAGACTGGCGCGGATGCGGCGGCGTGGAATATTCACCGGATGTTCCCGACCGAAATTTCCGAATACGCCTTTGAAGGTGCGGGTGGTCAAGCATTGCGTCAGGATGCAACCTTCGCCTACGGCTATGTAGAGCGCATTATCTGATTCGCGAAAAGCCCGGTGGATTTTTTCCATTGGGCTTTTTTCGCTTGTGTGGAGTCTGAAAATGCCGATCCTTACGCTCGAAGAATTTATAGAAAAACGTTCGGGCGACAGAAGCCCGATGCTGGATTTTTATTGGTACTGCGTTGAACTGCCTTTCGACCTCGATCCGTCGTATGTCGAAACGGTAACGCTGCCAGTTCCGTCGATCAACATGAAACCCGTTTTCATGGCTGGTCGTTTTGCGCAATATCCCGGCTTTCGTGAATTGGGTGCATTCGACATTACTTTTTACGAAGACGTTTCGATGCGCAGTTTTAAATACGTGGACGACTGGCGCAATCGTGTAATGCATCCAACGGAAGGTTATTATTACCTGCCGGGGAATTACAAACGCAACATGAAATTTGCTCTGACTGATGGGCGCACGACAGACACGCCGATCATGACTGTAACGCTGGAAGACGTTTGGCCTACCACCACAAGCCCCATCGGCTTAGTGAACAACGGCGGTCAAGCAATCAAGATTCAACAAAACTTTGCAATTGATAGGGTGACATACGAATGAAATTCGATAGTTCTAATCTGCCGTCCCGTGGGATTCCTTACGCTGTCAAAACAATTGAGGTCAATCCTTTTCGTCCACGTCATTTGCCGTTTCTTTCCGAAGCGATTCTGACCCAAAACGATAAGCCGATGATCGAAGCTGTTGGGCAGGTTATGGACTTCGATGTAAACCAGCTGACCGATGGTGATTTTTATTACATCTTGGCGTGGCTGCGTTTTTATTCGCGTGACCTCCCGATCTTTTGTGAATGGGAATGCACCGGTATTGTTTTCACTCGCGAAGGCGACGAAAGCGGCAAGCTGTACACGATGGAAGAAATCGACAGCATGACCGAGCAATACTTCGAAGCGCGTGGCACGGAAGCCGAAGCGCACATGGAAGATCCGAGCAAGATCAGCTGGATCGAACACGACTGCGACGAATACAATAACCAAACCGTTTCGTTCGAAGAATTCACCCTGAAATATATGGATGAATCCGAACTCGATCCGGCGCTGGATTATCCACGCGTGCGCGATCTGGTGGCCTACAAGGAACTGGGGGCCGACGTGCGCAATCAGAAAGTGATTGGCCCCGTGCGTTATCTGCGTGAAGGCAAAACCCTGCACGAACGTTTGAACTCGCTCGACAATATCGACATGGATTTGTTCGATAAAGCCAGCCGCGCACATTTCCAGTTTGACCACGGCGTGCTGCAACGCATTCACAAAAAGTGCAAGAAATGCGCACGTGAACACGCGTTCGATGTAACGGTCGATGCACATTCGTTCTTCGTGTAATGAGCGACGATCTGGACGCGCTCTCTATCGAAGTCGGGGACTTACTGACTGGCAACCCCGCGCTGGATGACTTCTATAGTTTTGATCGCATTTATTTGCGGCAATTTGTCCTGAAAGAATTGCCGCTGCTGCACACTGGTATGACGGCGAAGACGCGGCCCCACCAGCACATTATTCGTGCGGTGCAAATGTGCTGCAACATCGACGTAAACGAATTAACAGACGGCGATTTCATGTACATCATGGCCCGCCTGCGCAAAAGTTCTTTCCCTGATTTTCCTGTTCGTGCGCAATACACCTGCAACAACATGGTGTACGTGAACAGCAAAAACAATATCGGTTTCGGCGTGACGGCCAAGGATGCAAAACGGTTGGGGTTTAAGCTGCAACCGTGCGGCTTCACGCAGTCGGAAATTGTTCCACAAACTGAAATCAAGCTGAACACTTTGGACGATGACAATAACCGTCTTGTCCATCCGAAGATTTCTTTGCCTCGCGTGGGCACCCTGACCGACTACTACGAACACGTTTCAGATTTCCCGCATTACAAATATGTGGGCGACATTGCGCGTTGGGTCAAGCAGGGTAAAACATACCGGGCAAAGCTGGCCTATCTGATGGCACAGCCGGACATGGAACTCTTTCAAGAAATCGAGAAAGTAAAAACGAAATGGTTTCACGGCGTCACGGAAAAAGTGCGGCTGCGTTGCGGTCAATGCAACCACGTAATGTTCCACGAATCGAGTCCATCAATGCTGAGCTTCTTTGCGGATAATTCCGACAAAGACGTTTATGTAATGTGCTACAACCTCATGTCACAATTCGGGGTTATGCCTGATATGAATATGCCGGTGCGTATGTTCCTCTATCACCATTCCACTTTGGCTGCTGACCGGCGCGAAGCGGAACAAAAAGCAAAAGCACAACAGAACGGTGGTAAACCTGTGATGGGCACCAGAAGAAGGTAAAACCGCATGGCTGCTCTAGACCAATTAAACGAAATTGTCGATAAACACGCGACAGAAAAGAACGAACGCGAAGTTGGGCCAAAGCGTCGGACTGAAACCAAACCGCGACTGATGCAGCACTCTCACGTTGCGCAAGATGATGACGTGAAATTGTCGGGGCAGAAACGCCATTCCTACGCACGCACCGGTCGCGCTGATCAGAAACAAAATCAGCAAAATAAATCGAATGTTCCTGCGGTTCGCACGCAACCAAATCAATCGCAGGATCGTTCGAACGCCGACGCCATCGACGGACAAACGCAAGTTATCCGCACGCAGGTAATGGCGTCGAATAAACAATCGAATTTGCTGCAACAGCAATCCGGTTTGATGCAGGATCAGTTGGGCGCCCTTCAAGACGTGTCGGATGTAATCACGCGCCTTTCTGAATTCATGCAGAAGCAAGCGACCAAACCTGAGCCGAAAATTCAGGGCAACACTTACGAAGGCGAATTCAGCCGCGTAAATGACAAACAATTGGCTGCACAGGAACGCCGTCGCACAATCATGGATGATATCCGTGAAAAGCGTCGTGATCAGCAGCGCGAACGTGCGTCGAAACAGGAACGCGATAAACTCGGTCGCTTCAAACGCAACGGCCCGAAATTGCAACGCATTGGCGGTGGCGTTCCGGGTATGGGCGGCGGTGCAGGAATGCCCGGTGGCCTCGGTGGTTTCGGTGGCCGTGCTGCTGGTATGGGTGCTGCTGCGCTTGGGCCAATTCTGGCGCTGGCAACTGCGTACTATGGCGGCAAAGCCATGGATGCAATGTACGACAACGCAACGTTTGAAAAAAGCGAAGCGGGTACAATGCGCAAAGGCTGGCAGTCGGGTAACGATTGGCTGCAAGATAAATTCCGTCCCGATCAAGGCAATTCGCCAAGCGATAATTTTGCACGCCAAGACGGACGCGCCGCACAAGGAAAAATGATTGGCGAAAAAGCACGCCATCAAGATTTCGGTTCGGTTAGTGCTGCGTTTGAATCTGGCGGAAAAGGCGTCGGCACCGTTTCCAGCGGTAAGGGTGATAACGGCGGCGTTTCCTACGGTAAACACCAGCTGAGTTCGAAAGCTGGCACCATGACCGCGTTCCTACGTTCTGAGGAAGGTCAGCAATATTACAATGATTTCCGAGGACTGGCGCCCGGCTCGAAAGAGTTCGACGCGAAGTACAAAGAAGTCGCTGGCCGTGATGGTGAAAACTTCGACAAAGCGCAACAAAAATTCACAACCAAATCGCACTACGATCCGCTGGCGCAGTGGTTCACCAAACAATACGGCGTCGATCTGGATAAGCGTTCGCGTGCTTTGAAAGAAGCGCTTTATTCCGTGTCGGTTCAGTACGGTGTTTCTACCGGTAAATCTGTTTTGGGCGATGCATTCGGCAACCGTGATATCGCGGAAATGGACGATGCAACACTGATCGACTATATCCAAGAAACACGGGCCAACACGGTTTCGACTCGTTTCCGTTCCAGCGACAAAGCAACGCAGGAAGCCGTTTACAAACGTGCGGGTACTGAAAAAGCTGCGCTGTTGGGAATGCTCAACGAAGAAAAAGCCGGGCCGGGTTCTGCTGCAAAAGATGGTTCCGGAATTGGTGCGCAATATTCGCAGAAAATGATCGGTGCTTACGGTGGTCAACCATCGGGCGCCGCTGGCACAGGCGCTGCGTCGAATGGCACTGTCGGCGTTATGGCTCCGACTTCTGGCGGTGGTGGCGCAACAACTGGTGCAGGCGACGAAGCGGGCGGCGGTACTGCTGCGGCAGAACTTAGTCCCGGTGACGGTGCGCTTTATGCACTCGGCCAAAAGAATACGATCCCGAATGACAACTCGGTAAACATGTCCGGTTTGAATAGCAAATTCAAGCAAGCATTTTTTACCATGGTTGGCGATTGGGTTCAGAATCAGGGCGGCACGCAGGTTAAAGTTGCGTCGGCTTTCCGTACCCGTGCAGAACAGGAACAATTGTGGATTAAATACGGTCGCAATACCAAACGCGTTGCACGTCCCGGTACGTCGCGACACGAATCTGGTTTTGCAATCGACATTGATCGCAATTCTGCTTCGGCAATGGAAGGCAAAGGCCTGTTCAAGAAATACGGTTTCCATCGTCCACTTTCCAACGAGCCTTGGCACGTTGAAATGATCGGCGCCGGTAAAGGTGGCGGTACACCAGAAACGAAAGCTGCTGGTGTTGCACCACAATTGATGCAAGGCGCTGCGCAGGAAATGGATAAAGCAGCGGCTGCTGTAGCGACAAATTCCGCTGAAGAAAACACGAAAGGTGCGACACCCGCTAGTGGAAAAGCCACAACATCTGGCGCCGACGAAGCTGGTGGCGGCACGGTTGCTAAATCTGGTGTGGCCGGTAGCAAAGATTTAATCGAGGAAGAGGAAGAAGAGGAAGAGGTAGACGAAAAAGAGGAAGGGCCGGAAACGCACGAAATAAAAACGGAAGCAATTCCACCATCCGTTAACGTTATGGGTGATACGCCAGTTACTGAGGGCGGTACAAATCCAGAAACGCACCAAATAAAAACGGAAGCAATTCCGCCATCCGTTAACGTGATGAACGGCACGCCAGTAACGGTGCCGGGCACAGCTGCAACGGGGAAACCTGCTGTTGGTGCAAACGGAAAACCAACGTGGTCGCAGCAGCACGGGCAAATGGGTCAAACAATGGGTTCGCCGGGTTCCCCCGGATATTCCCAACGTGCGCGCCCTGTTTCGCAAACACAAACCGGTCGTGCGGTAACTGGAGCCATTACGAAAATCGGTAGCGTTTATGGCCTCGGTTCTTTCGGTTCTATGGCGCCCGGCGTTGACGGTGCATTGCGCGGCGTTGATTCGAAAGTACAAGGTGTTTTCAACAAGGTTCCGGGTCTGCGTGAGCTTTCGCGTATTCCGGGTTTGCCGCAAATTCCGCGCTTGTCTTCGGGCCTGCCGAGTTTCGGAAAACTTGTGAATGGTGCAGCCGATAAAATCGGTAGTTTCTTCGGTGGTGATGAACCTCCTGCGGAAACCGTACCGTATTCGGAACGTCCGAAAGTAATGGGCGGACAAAAAGTTACATACACCGGGCCTGCCGTAACTTCCACGGATCAAATCGGTGTTTCTTCGTTGAATGCGCCAGTGGCAGCAATGTCGCCAGCGAGTCCAACGTATTACAACAACGATGCGCCAGTAGTTACAAAAGCTGCGGGTGCTACTCCGATTTCGCCAATGTCTGCACCTGCACAAGCAGTCTCGACTCCCGCACCGGAATCTGTTGAAAGAAATACTTTTGACGGTGTGCAAAAAGTTTCGATTGCTTCCACTGATGTTCCGCAAGCTGACGGCGGTGCCGGTGCAGCAGCGGGCGGTGGTGGTTCTGGTGGCGGCAGTAGCGGTGGTGCGAAAAACGAAATGCCCCAAATCGACGACGTTCCGGCGATGATGGATGACTTCGGACTTTTGTTCGTAAATATGGGAATGGTTTAAATGGGAATTATCGCAAATCCGTACAACCCAAAAATCCCCAGCGGCTCACGATCCAAACCGGAAATTTCCAGTATCTACACGATTCAACTGGACGTGCGCCGCGAAGGGGCGAGCTACTTAACACTGGATACGCCGTTGCCTGAAAACTTCGGCTTTTCCTTGGCTTCTACTTACGACCGTCCGTTTGCAAAACCGCTTTCTCAGATTGCCGGTGATTCAGCGGGCATGGGCGGCGCAGCAGGTACAGCAGAAGACGTGCTGCGTGCGTCCACGGGCGTAACGTCGATTATGAAATATCTTTCGGGTTCGGTTTGGTCGTCGGGTTCTGCGATGACCATTTCGATTCCGTTTGTGATCGTTGCACACGACAGTGCCTATTTCGAAGTTACTGATAAAATCAAAAAGCTGACGCAACTTGCCGCGCCTTCAGAAAGTGCGGCGGGTACTTTGGTTGCGCCGGGGCCGCACGTGGGAAACACCACTGCGCTTCTGGCCGGTGACTTCTCGGGTGGTGTGCAATTGGGCGGTGACGAAATCACTTTGCGCGTCGGAAGGTTTCTGAAATTTACGCCGTGTATTATCAACAGCGTACACACGACTTTCGATTCGCAGTTTGACCAAGCGGGCAACCCGATTGCGGCAACTGTTAACGTTGAGTTCGAAGCTTTCTGGACAACCACGAAAGAAGACCTCGATAAATTCTTCACCATGCTTTAAAGGAAGTGACGTATGCCGGTTTATGATCAGCGTGAATTTGTGATTGTGGATGAATACGGCGTTGACCCACTGCTTGATCCCTCCTACGAAGCAATCGAAGGCACCACTTCGTATCGCCAATATACTGTAAATGCTACAGAGCAATTCAACCCTGCCCTGATCGCATACAACGTGTACCGGAATGCGAAGTGGTGGAAAGCGATCATGATTTACAACGGGTACATGGACATTTGGGAAATCGTAGAAAATACGAAGATCAAAATTCCAGATATCAACGAAATGAGTACGCGCCTGCAACGGGCGAAAACGGGCGCTAATTCCAGCGTCGTCGTAACCCTGTAAACAAAAGAGAAAAAGGATATGGCTCAAGCGTCCCTAAACATTGAAGGCATGGCGTTTTGCACGCTGGATATTGCGGGAAGCCCCATGCCCCCTTCCATGAACATGATCGAAAATATCTGGATCATGGAAGGTTTCGGTATGGGTCTACCGACTATGAAACTTAGTCTGTACGACGAAAAAGAAACCTTGAGCCGTGACCTCAATCTCAAGGAAGGCACCACGATTTCTATTCGCTTGGGAAAAACCGCCGACACTGCGCCGGAAATGAAATTTCGCGTATTCGGTTGGGGCCGACCAAGGAACTCCAGCGGTAAAGTTATTCACGTCGCGTGCATTCTCGATTCACCGAAATTCGGTGCAGGTTCCATGACGGAATCTTTCGAGGGACACACTGCAAATGTTCTGCAACAAATTGCGGAACGTTCCGGTCTGCGTTTTGAAGGCCCGACCGGCGCACCGAAAGACACACAGGTTTGGCTAAACGTGAGCCAGACCCGCATGTCGTTTTCGGAAGACGTGGCGATGCGCGGATACATGAGCGATGAAAGTTGCATGGCGCGCATTGTGCGCATGGACGGCACATTGGTTTATAAAGACCTGATGGCAGTCCTAAAAGAAGAACCGAAAAACACATTGGTTCACAATAAAGACGGTGCCGGTGCCAGCGGTAAATCGGTTGACGTTCGTGCAGCAAAAGACCGAAGTTATTCCGGTCTGTTTTCTCACTACATCAACTACGGACACAAATTGTTCGGGCACGATTTCGGTTCGGATGATAACGGAACATTCTCCATTGAATCCATGGACATTACGGCGCCCGGCGCTGCTGGTGTTCCGGTGAATATGGAAGTGGCAGCGGAGTTAAAAGAACGCGGCGCCCGTGTGACCTACAGCGGCCTCGATCCGGGCACTGGCCCCGACGAAGGTTTCAACATTCACGAAAAATACGAACGCGCTTATTATCAAAACGTTCGGCTGCTTTCCATGTTCAGCGAAAGCGTGATTGCCCTGTCGGATACTGCAACGGAAATTCAAACGTTTCAGTCGATTGATTACCAACAGGGCGCGGGTGCAAAAGGCCCTGCTGCACCAACACCAAACGATATCGCCGGGCGTTATGTCGTCGGCGGTAAAACGATCATGGTGAAGGGCGGGAAGAAATACGCAGAACTGTTTTATTTGTATCGTCCGTTCCTCACTGAAGCGGGTAATCCGGCGGGCACGTCAGCACCCAAGAAGACTGGAAGCGCATCGACTTCCGGCGTCAACACAAGCAGCCGAAACTTCACCTAATGATCGAAGTCTATATCGACAACCACGACCAACCTAGCCACGTGGAAGAAACTGTAAATAAGCTAGGAATACAGGTCATAAAGTTTGAACACGCCGATAGCGTAAGCTGCGTTTATTTGCATGGCGCTATCGGTATCGAACCATTGTACGCACTGGATATTATGCACGTGCGCAAAGCGGGTGAGAAATGAATAAAGGTGAACCGGGAATTCCGGGCGGTGGCCCGTTCGATCCCTTGCTGGACGATATTTGCAACGCGATGACTCCGCTGGTTCTTTCCGGGCAATTCGCCGGGAATTATTTGCAGCGTGACGCCGTGGTTCAGATGGTGGCGCGACACGCACAGCGCTATGCAGCAAACCAGATTGCGCTTCAAAATGCGCAGTCGGTTCAATTGCTGACCAACCTCCTGACTGAATTGCAAGGCACCGCGTGCGCACTCGATTCTGACAAAATGTATTCCAGTTTGGTGACGAAGAGATTTCTTGCCGCCATTCAAAACATCAACAATCCCGTGACTGCCAACTGAGGTCGTTATGCACGAAACTTCCAACGAATTACCGCCATGCAATCAGGAAGTATATGATCATGGCGTCAGCGTCGGCTTTTTCGACATTCCAAAGCACACGGCAGAACATATCTGTCAGGCTTTTTCTCAGACGCTTGGCGTCCGTGTCGATTGGCATTTCATCGGTGGCCGCGTCCACATCAAAGCGCTGTTGCCAAAAACTGAGCAGGTAGAGGAAAAAGAAAATGTCGGGAATTAAGTCGGATCGCTGGATCAAGCGGATGTGCCAGCCGACGCGTGAAGCGTATATGGTTAACGGTGGATTCTATGCGTGGGTTGGTTCGCACCGTGCCTTCGACTTGCTGGCCCTGCCTCCTACCGGCTCGCGTGTGATCAGCAAACGTTTCATCGAACACACTCCGATGATTTCGCCTTTTTCTGACAAACAAATTTCGTCTGTCGAATACAAGGCCATTGGCGACGGTGACGGTGAACGTTCGGTTCGCAGCATCATTCCTTACGGCCTGAGTTCCTACGGCTACGACATTCGTTGCGGTAACGAATTCAAGATTTTCACCAACATCAACAACACTGTCGTCGATCCGAAAAACTTCACCGACGCGAACTTCGTATCCAAGCATGTAGATGACGGCGATGCGATCATCATTCCGCCGAATTCTTTCGCGCTGGCAAACACGCCTGAGCAATTCAACATCGACCGCGATACGCTGGTTATCTGCCTCGGCAAATCGACGTATGCCCGTTGCGGCATCATCGTAAACGTCACGCCGCTGGAACCTGAATGGAAAGGTTCGTTGACGTTGGAATTTTCCAACACAACGCCGTTGCCTGCGAAGATTTATGCGGGCGAAGGCTGCGCACAAATTCTGTTCCTCGGCTCCGACGAAGAGTGTGAAATTTCCTATGCGGATCGCAAAGGAAAATACATGAATCAGGCGTCGGTTCCAGTCTCTCCGAAAATGCTGTGAGGCACCATGGACGATTTCGATGGTTTGTTTGAAGGCGCTGCGGAACTGGTCGGTGAAGTTATTGAAATGCTGACGTGGGGTTCTGCGTCCTCTTCAGTTTCCTCTGCCGCAACCAGTGCCCCACTGTCTGCTGAGAAAATCACGGAACTGAAAACGACTCCTTTTCTGGAAGGTTTCGAAGCCGGTACGAAATGGCGCGTGAAAGAAAACGAGTGGTGGGACAACGTAACGACCGACGATGTTTTGGTGGTGAATGTTTCGATCAGCACACACGTTATTTTCAATCGACCGAACGGTGAAATCCTGTCGGTTCCTAACGGCATGATTGACGACTTCGAAAGGATCGAATAATGGCGCCGCACGATAACCGCGAAACCAAAGCTCGCAAAAATAAAGTTCGTATTCGTTGCCTGAACAGCGGCGAATTCATGGCGTATAGCTGGCTGGGCTACTACGCCCGTTACGGATCGACCATGCAGCAAGCGCACACCCGCTATTGCCAGCTGGTTTGTGAACTGAAATAAAACGAACGGGATTTGCCTTGCGGTAGATCCCGTTTTTTGTGGGATAAAAACATAAAAGGATTGGCCTGATGCGTGCGCTCTATATTTGGATTGCTTGCTTGTGCAGTAGCTTGGCCGCAATTGGTTTCTGTCATGCGGGCATTCTGCTTATGACGTTGTGGCGTCAGGCAGACAATCGTTACATTGAACTTTTCGGCACTTACACTGTCGCGTCGATCATTCCGCTTTTCTTTTTGGCATTCATGGTTTCTGTTTGCCTTGTCACTCTCAAATGGGCGGTGTGTCGCCTATTCAAACGCGAACCAAACTTACCGGATTTCTTTTAATGCGTCTTTTCGTTCTACGTTGCTCGCTGGTGTTAATTCCTCTGTCTATGGCAATCATGGTGGCGTTGATTGTACTGCTGTCGCACAAAGCGCTGGCAGGTTGGTTCTGGATGCGTGAACACGAAATGAATCGGCACAGCATTGCATTCAGCGTGGCCGCAATGCTGGTCGTTTATCTCGGTGCCTCAACTCTGCGTGATGGCTATCGGCTAACACGCGGAATCATTCGAGATATTTCTGCCTTTAAAGGGTAATTTAATGGTAGGTATTCCGTGCAGATGTTTTGCACATGTTTTCCACCAATAAAGGAATTCTTTAATGAATGTCCAGAACTACTCGGGCGTATGGGCCGAGATTATTGAAGCCTTGCAGGACAAAGGCGATCCCTCGAAGATCCGCCGCATTCAACTGACCGAAGCTGAAATGGAAGAGGTTGTACAATCGGGCGCATTTCGCAAAACCGTTGCGTCCCATTACGGCTCTTCCGAAGTTCCGGTGCTGACGCAAATCGAAGCAGGCAATGACGGCAAGATCATTTCGTTTTATTTCGGTGATGTTCTTATCTGCCTCGGCCCGTGGTCGGCAACTGGCCCGCTGGCTGCAATCGTTTATGCTCCACTGACCGAAACGCCGAAAGCAGAAACCACTTTTGTTCGTGAAGTTGGCGGCGTCAATTACATGCTGGCAGGCGTAGGCAATCCGGCTGATGATTTCGTGATTGGTAAAAACGCGAATATCGAACTCGGTTTGGCCGTGCGTAAATACAACAACAGCGAATACTTCGGTGATGGCGCTGGTGGTTTTGAAATCGAACTGGAACCGGGCGAGCGTTGGACTTTTGCCGTTACGGCTGGTTCGCTGCTGACAGGCGTAAACGACATTACGGAAATGTACGACATTTCCCTTTACCTCGACGTAGATCCGGACGGCGATGCTGCACCCGTCAAATGGGATTTGCAGAACACGCCAACGCCAGACGGCAAAGGCAAAAATTACACGTGGTACAGTCAAGGTATTCGCGTTGTTAGCGACTCGGCAACCGATGCTGACCATCGCGTAACCCAAATGATTCAGCAATACACTTTCCCGTACATCGACCACATGCTTCCGGCATCGGTTGAACGTACCGAAGACGGTGTGCCGCTGGGCCTCTACACTCTGAAACTGGAAGCGCGTCCACGTCTGCAAACCGGCGATGCTGTTTCGGTTGAAGTGTTGGCGACAATCGCAAAAAAGTCGTAAAACCTGTTCCGCGACGTTCGTATGTTGTCGGTGGTTCAGGTACAGACCATGATGGAAACGGTTTATTCGTTCAGTCTACTGGTTTCGTACCTGCGTCCGTTGCGGCGTCCATTGTTTCTGTTGCTTCCGGAAACGGTCGTTACATTGCAGTGGGTTCCGGTGTGTTCGAATCGGTTGATAAAATCGAATGGACACCAATGGATGTTGATTTAGTGTTTTCTCACGTTGTTTTCGCAGACAAGTTTTACGCTTGTGTTGATGGCGTGGGGATTTACGCACTCGATGAAGACTGGACGCTTGTTCATGAGTTTACTGGCAATTTTATTTGCGCCAGAAATATCGGTGGCCCTGCGTTCGGTACTGATCAGGGAACGATCTTGATTGGGCCAGAATGGCACACTGTAACGGTGGGCGAAGGGAATGTTTGGCTGACGAATTCTTCAACAGATTTCCGTGTTGTTTTGCACAACGGCGATCAGCTGGAAACTTTCCGTGGGCCGGTGGAAGCACTGATTTCTGAAGGCAGTTCCGAACTCGAAGGCCTTGCGGTCAGCGGGTGCTGGTACGACCAGACGAATAAGTGCGTTGTGGTTTCTGCGACGTTTGCAGATGCTCCGATTTTCGCCGTGTTTAAAAACGGATGGGAATTCAACATTGTGATGCTCGATGCAGAAGCCGTTGACTTGGCCGATGGCGCGATGCTGACCAGTGATGCGGTATACACCACGACCAATTGGGCGACTTTCGCACTGCTGCATAAGTTCGAAAACTTCGTTGCAAAAACTTTGGTGTACGTTTGACCATGGCCCCTGTTTCCTTTTGGATTCAGGGGCTTTTTCATTGGGGCAGATACTGTAAATATAGGGCATGCTCCATACAGGAATTTGCCCATGGAAAAGAACGATATCAACAGCGTCTATCAGATGCTGTCGAAGGAAGGCATGACTTACGCGTTTCTCCTTTTCGGCCATGCTGTTCACGCTTTCGTGTACAACAAAACAGAACTGACGGACGATGCACGCTGTACGTGGTTGCCTGAACATAATTGCGCGGGCCGGGTAACATTCCCTGCGGTGCAACTGATGATCGAACGTAGCGGGTGCAAAGTTTTTGATTCGCTGTACGAAAGCCTCAAGCGGCAGATGGACGAATCCCGCGTATATGATCAAAAACTTTATTCGAGGCGTTACACGTGTGATCATCCGCTGCATGTAAAATTTGTAGGGCACAATTTTCTCATGACTGCGTTTGCGTTGCATGGCGACGACCGTCTGTTCGTTGATTTGAATCTCGGGGCAAGGGGGATCTAAAAATGTGTGAAGAATTATACGAAGAAACGGAAGATGAACTGGAAGAGTTTGGCTACGAGTTTGGCTACTTCGAAGAGCCACCGCCCAAACCAAAATACTACCCGGCTTCGCCACCTGTTGCACTGGCCGACCGCCTGCGTTATTTCAAATACGACCGTAAATTTCAGAAGTTTGTTCGCGAACTGACCGGCCTTTTCCCTCAGTTTGAAATCGGTGCGAAGAGCCAGCCGAAAAAGAAATTGCTGTGCGTTCGTTTGGGCACCGAAACTTTTGTGTTGGAGCCTATGCATGCGCAGCAGGATCTGGCGTACACAGACGTGGTGTGGTTCGGCGTGACTCAGCGTTACCCAACGGCTCCACCACACATTACGCTGCGCGCAAAAGTAATTCACAAAGACGAAAAAGTTTTGATGGCGAAATTTCAATACATGCGCGACAACTTCCAACAGGTCAACGAGTTGAGTGCGTTGATCTGCGGACAGCATTGGTACGCGACAGATATTGACTGCAAATTCCTGCCGGAACTTTCGTTTGAAATCACGTTCACCCTTCCGTCAGACACCAAGCAAGGCATGCATCGGCGGATGCGTGAAGCTGAATCCCTCCACAAAAAACGTTTCGTAAAATTCGCGGCATTTAAATAAGGATTTTCATGTCAACCATTCACGAAGTACGGGATCGTTTGGATGCGGTGCGGAACCACAAAGGAACTGTGCGTGTTTCCATCGACAACCACACAGCAGACGCGGCGATCCTCGGCACCGATGTTGCCGATGGCTATCTGCACGCGTCGTTTCAAATTCAAGCAGAAGCAAAAGAACTGGTGCGCCTGCAAAACAGCGTGATCGACCAATTGATGCATTTCAAGGCAGCTGAATTTTCCATTCGGACGCCCGGCACTTTCACGTGGCAATTTGCAGAGTCCATCGAAATCCTAACCAACGAACGCGGTCTGTATCTGTGGACTGTACACATGAGGCTTTATGAGTAGTTTTACTTCCCCGCTTGTAGCGGAATTTGAAGACGACGGAATTCATTATGTTATCTGGCAGGTTTTCGCCTACCTGATCGGCATGCTTGGATCTGGAATCGTTGTGAGTGTGCCAGTCGGTTATCGCACTGATTTGGCATCGGTGCCGTGGTGGATTCGCTGGCTGTTGCCGCCGAATGGCAAGTACGGAAAGGCAGCGGTTATTCACGATTATATTTGCAGCTACAGAACTGTAAATATGAACGGTATCAACGTTTACGTCACGCGCAAAACTGGCGACCTGATCTTCCTCGAAGCCATGGGCGTGTTGGGTGTTCCGGCGTGGCAAAAGTGGTCGATGTTCTGCGCCGTCCGCGCCTACGCAATTGCTAAGGGTATCGACAAAGCTGATGCGCAAAAAGCTGCGAACGATTCGAAGTATTTCACCGACGTTTTAGCCGCGTGAGAAAACCATGAGCGACGACAAGAAAGAATTGTTGGAACAAGTAAAACGTTTGATGAAAGCCGCTGATGGAAAACAAAACAGCCACGACCGTGAACTGATTCGTGAACTGGCGGATAAACCCGATGATCAGTGGCATGCACTGGGCAAGGCAATAGCTGACCAGATGATGGAAATGGCATACTCGCCGCGCCTGTCTGGTTTGCGTTGGGTATTGTTCGGTTCCGCCCTCGATCAAAACGACACTGAAAAACTTGCGGAATTCGACGCCTACTATCAAGAAGGCTGCGATCATTTTCAAAAGCGCTTCGGTCATGAACGGTTGTGGGAAAACGTGAACAAAAGCTACGACACTCCGGAAGCGCGCCAGCAACTGCGCGACCAAGGAATCGAACCCACGCTGACCACTCTGGTTCTGCAAGCGTTCCCCAAACTCGGATCAAAAACTGGTGGCAAAAATGAGTAAGATTTCCCGCGCCGAAAGTGAGCGTCTGTACAACGCAGTCGGCGCCGTGATGCAACTGCCGGTGCCCGTGCAAATCAATAACGAGCGCCCGATCTGTCACATCTTTTGTGGCACACACGATTACAAAAACAAGCGCTTCGAAATCGTGATGGGCCTCAACGATCCGGAACCGTCTGCAACCCTCCGTCACCTCATGCAAGACGGTTCGCTGACCTGCGTGTGGGAAGGCGTGCAATTTAAACAGGGTGCAGAATTCTTTCCGGATGAAAACGAAACCGGTTTGGAATCGTTCGAAGTTCCTGATTATGACACCTACCTGAGTTTCTTTGTCGAGACAGAATAATGGCCGCATACCTCTGCGCTGATTTGCACATTGCCCACGAAAGTATTCACATCTATCGCGGTTACGAAAGCGTCGAACAACATGACGAATTCGTCTGCGATAATTGGGCCGATACCGTGCGTTCGAACAAGCGCGATACCACCTACATTTTGGGCGACGTTGCATTCAGCGAAGCGGGTTGGCTGAAGGTAGATTCGTTGCCCGGTCGTAAGGTCGTGATTCTCGGCAACCACTGCACCGAGAAAGTGAGCGCTGGATTTATTGCAGGTCTGAAAACTGTAAATAGTGTTCATAGCATGTACGGTTATAAACACGGCATCATCATGACGCACGCCCCGCTGCACCCTGAGCATTTGCGCGGCAAGCGTAACTTACACGGACACCTGCATGGGCATCTTGTGCGTGATCGTCGGTACTTCAATTGCTCGCTCGAACAAATCAACATGCGTCCGATTCACATGGACGAAGTTTATGAAGAATTCGAGCGTCGTCAGTCGATTGCTTACGTGAAGGCAAAACTCGGATGGCGTGCAGCCTATCGGGCAATTACTCAATGACCAAAGGACACGAAAAGAATTTCCACCTTGCACTTCTGTGCATGCGCGAAGACAGTGAAAAAGACGGCACGATTTCCAACGTGAAGCTTTGCACCGAGCGCGGTTTCCAGCAGTGCGAATATCTCCATCACAGCACCCGTTCTGATCGCGAAGAAAACCTGATGCTGGTCGTGGAGTTTTTCACGCACCAACGCAAAGTCAATTTCGATCAGGAATTTTTCGTGGTGCTGGATGATCAACCGTGTCGCGTCCCGGTTCGTGCTGTGCGCTACGAACGTGAGGCAAATGGTGTGGGCTATACCTACATCGTGAAGCTGCAAGGGAACACGAAAAAATGGCAGGAATCGAAATGAGTGAAGAAAAACCCGTTGTGGTCTGCGTCGATTACGGCACTGAAAACTGCCGCGAAGTAGCGGTAGAAATGTACCGTGAAAAGGTGCAGGGAATCGAAGCTGGTGCGCAGTCTCACATTCCCGGCCAAGAAATCCACCGCCCGTCTCGCAATCGTGGGCAAACGCCGGTGTTTATCCCGCTCGACGATACGTTTCTGAGCGGCGAAAGCACGCACCACACTTCGGAATCCTCTGATATCGGCGCGGGCCTTAGCTGGACGGACACTCGCGGTCGCACTGGTAGCGCCATGGAATTTATCCCGATGGATTTCAACTCCGAAAACTCTGAGTTTGTTCAGCCGAAAACACACGACGAAAAAGCTGCACTGTTTTTCTCGCAACAACACTCGCCGGGACAACTGGAAGGCCTGAAGCAATTGGCTGATTCGCTGGTGATCGCGGCTCGCCCGGAACCAATCGAAACCAAAGCGAACATTTCGATCCCTTCGCCTGAACTGGAACTCGACGCAAACGGCCTCCCGACCACACTGGAAAGCGCAATGGCCCTCGACGCCGTTGATGCTCTGTGTGCAGCCGAGGACGAACGTTGGAAAAAAGAAATCGAAGCGCGTGCCAATCTCAACCCACTGGAAAAACAGTTCAGTGACGGTTGGGGTAAAATCCGCACAGCCGAAGACGAACAGTTCCGAAAAGAAATCGAAGAAATGGAAATGGATTTCTCCAAAGAAGCCATTGTCGAAATGCTCAACGAAGAATTGGTCGCTGAAGGACGTGAACCGTTCTACAGTGTTCAAATGCTTTCTGCACAAGCAGCAGCCGCTGTGCGCAAAAAGCAAAAAGCTGGAAAGAAAAAGAAACGCAAATAACTGGAGTTTTCCCATGTCCCAAGTTCCATATGTTGGCGCACTGACTGCACCGAAAAACAGCCCTATCGCCATGACCGTGAGCGCTGTTTTCTACCGCGAAATCGAAGGCGAACAGGTTGCCGATCAGGTCGAGTGCATGTATTTCGTCGGCCAGAAATTGTGCCATCACGCCGGGAACGTAGACACGTTCGTTGGCTTCGGTGAAGAACTCGCGTTTTCCAGCGGCGCTTTCCAATACGCTTTCGGCATGCCTGACGATGGCGAAGAGGAAGAAGAGGAAGAAGAGGAAGAAGAGGAAGAAGAGGAAGAGGAAGAAGAGGAAGAGGAAGAAGAGGAAGAAGAGCCGGACGCACCTGCGGCCCCTGTCAACGCGTAAATGAAATTGGGCCAAGGAAGGCCCTTTTCTTTTAGGGAGAAATTTTATGAGTTTGTTTCAGTGCGAACATTGCGGCTGCTGTGAAAATACGGCATGTGCTGCACAAGGTTTTAAACTGAGTTTCATGCGTAAACTTTTCGACTGGTCGTATGCACCAGAACGCGAAGGGAAAATGCTGTGCAGCGCGTGCGGCCCGACTCACTACCGCGACGGCAAGAAAACCGAATACGGTGTGTGGCACGACGAATTCAAACGTCGCTTTCTGCCAATGGGCGAATTCAAAACCAACGACCGTGGAAATCTCGAACATATCGAACACGGAAACGAGGACTTCGTAATCTACGAAATCGAGAAGCCATCCCATGTCAAATGAAACGGTAGAAGTTGGCGGCATGCTGGTTCGCCCGGAAGGCGTGGTGTTCAACGATGAACGCGGATCGCTTGTGACCGGCCACCACATCGTCGGGGAAGACGGCACCACGCGCAAAGAACGCAACATGGAAAAACAGCACGAATTGCAACTGTTAACTTTGGTCGAAATCAAAAGCGGTTCGATGGCAGGCTTGCGTTTGTTCGTGCAGAACTTCACTCGCGACTGTGACGGCACGCCGCTGTACAACCTGTGTTTCCGCTGGAAGCTGGTGGGTATCGAACACAGTGTGAAAAACCCGAACTTCCTGATGAATTCCACCGGCATTTCCACCGGCCATAATCCGGATAATCTGGAAGTCGTAAAATCGAATTGGGAAATCATGGCCTACCTGATGGCTGACGGGTATTTCAATTCCGAAGGCCGACCGATTGGCGACTGGTTCCATCCTGAGCAAGCGTCTTTGCAAATATTCCCATGAATGAATACATCGTTTTGTTTGCAGACGATCAGCATGCAGAACGGGCCGGGCTTCAAGCAGCCTATCTGACCACGATCATGCAAGTGCGTGCCGTGCGTTTGGTTCTTCCTTTCCTGCCGTGGGGCGTGATCCGCGAATCTGTTTCCTACGCACACCTTTCCGGAAATCATTATTTGCACCAAGTCGTTTCTGACGATTATTCCGGTGACTTTCTACGCGGCGTTGTGAAGCATGCAACCCACATGAATCTAACGCCCATTCAAATCAACCAGTGGTGACACGATGGAAAAAGGAACGTGAAAAAGTGGACAGGCGTCGGCAGTCAGAAAACACCTGAAAGCGTCTGCATGGTTGAGACGTTGTTTGCACAGACGAAGCCGAATTCTATTATGCGCTCCGGGGCCGCGAAAGGCTCCGACAAAGCTTTTGAGGACGGTGCCAAGCACACGGAAATTTATCTGCCTGATCGCGGGTTTCGTGGGCATCAAACTGGCATCTGGCAGTACACCGAAGAACAAGCGATGTGGGGCGAATATCTGGCACAGAAAGTTTATCCAATTGTGATCCAGAATAAGCAACACATGAAAATGTTTCGCCGCAATGCTTTTCAAGTGGTCGGCCTGTCTACCTGCGTAGAAGATTCCGATCCATCCGAATTTTTAGTGTGCTGGACGCCAGACGGTTGCGTCAGCCCATCCGGTTATCTGCGTGGGCGTACAGGCGGCACCGGGGTTGCGATTATGATTGCGTGGGAATTTGATATCCCGATTTACAATCTGCGCAATAAACCCGACATGAAAAAAGTGCTGGCCCGTATCGACCGCTACGGCACCGATATCAATCCAATTAAACAACGACTCATGCGCGAAGGACTTTACGGATGACCGACCACAAAATTACCCGCTGCACCGATCAGGATCAAATTCGCTACTTGAACGCACGCGCTGCGTTGTTGAAGGCATGCGGGCAACTGGATCGTCTGCGTCACCGTCTGGAATGTTCGCGCAATCCTGACAAAGCAATTCGTTTCACGCCGTCCGAAACTCCAAAGACCGAAACGTTGAGTGACGTTCTGGCGGAAATGGAAAAGCTGTTGGAACCGACTGCAAAAATCCGCGCTGAATTGGATGCGTTGCCAACGGGCGGCACGTACTCCGATATCATCCGCACCGCAAATCTGCTTGGGATCAAGATTCCATGATTGCCCTGATCAAATCGTGGTTCGTTGCACCGATTACCGCCTACGGCATCGAAGAATGTCCGGTGTGTAATCACGGCCTGAAAGGCATGGGTTTTTTCCAGAAACGCCGCTGGGAAGTGATCCAGAAAAACGTAGACGTTTCCATTTTCAAATGCGGGCGCTGCAAAGGGAAATCCGAATGGTGCGGTACGGTCGGCAGTGGTAAGCCGTTCGTGTACCTGCGCATCGTCTGGCCCATCAACCGCATGGTCTACCGCGACGTTTTGGAAATGGCAGAAGACGCACAGGCGCGCTACAACATTGCACTGATCAAGCGTGGTCAGTACCTGCCTAAACCGTGCATTGCAACTCTTTCGCTACTCAACAAAAAAGATTTGCTCAAGTATGTAAAACGTACTGAGCAAAAACTGAAAAATATAAAGTGAGGCGGTATGGAATTCGACGTAAGTACACCCGATCAAATTGTCCGCATTGTGGACAAGATCAACGACCACCTCGTTTACGAAGGTTTGCCGGAACGTCTGGAGCATTTGGTTCCGTTGCTGTCGTTCAGCTACGCAGCCGGGGAATTCGGTGTGCAGTTCTGCGGCTTCAATCTGTGGGATACCTGCAACGACAATATGTATCTCGGTGATGACGGGCTGGAAAATTTCCTGCTGTCGCGCATTGCGGAAATTCGCAAAGTCTTCAACCACACCACTAGCGGCATTCAGCCATCGGCCATCGACACCTTGTTGGACGAAACCAGCGACAAACTGTAAATAAGCAGTGCAGCACCAACTGGGCGGCGCACATAGTGCTGCCCTTTACTTACGCGTGGAAAGCGCGAAGGAATAATATCGAATGAAATTTCATCATAGCGTTATCGACACACCGCAAATGTTTGACAAGATTTCCCGTTCCATCATGTTCGGTTACGGACTGGGTGTACCCGATCAGGATACGAAGGCCGTCATGCGCCTGTCTGACCACACAATCAACGTGATCGTGATCGGCGCCACTGAAGACGCAGCAGAACAACGCGTGCGCAATTGCTTCAAAGGTCAGCAGCCGGATAACATCGCATGTTTTGGTGCGGATTCTGACCTGAACGCAACTCAAAAGATTTTGACGCAGTATAGTTTTTCAGGGCACGTCATTTTCTGCCCGGAAGTTTCGTATTTGCGTGAAATGTCTTTCGAACTTTTCTCGCAACTGATTCACATGCTCGGCAAGCACGTAGACCGCCACGGCAGCGGCTGCGAAATGCACGTGCTGGTGCCTAGCACCGAGATTCTGGAAAACCTGTTGGGTGCCCTTTTCGAAATCTGGAAATCGGCGCGACCGCAACACTGGTTTTTCTACGACGAACGTAATCGGTTTTCCCGTTCGTATATCACGTCTGCATTGAACCTCGAAAAACGCAATCGCAACCTCGGATTTGAAGGTGAATTCGAAGTAGTTTTGGGCGAAGGTGAGGCGATGCTGTCCGCACCATGGATTCTTGATCCTGCAAAAACTTTCGCTTCGTATTCCAACCCGCGTGAAGAGTTCGACCGCTCCATGCTGCATGCAATTCGCCTCGGTGAAGACTTCGCACGATTCGCGCCGCATGTGATCCGCAATATGCTGGACGATTTGCAGTCCTACCAAAGCGTGGATCAGGTCGGTTCGGATCGTGATATTTGCATCCATGATGTTGTGGCGTGGAAATTGTTCACTGACACCATCCGCCCGCATCTGCCGTACTACAACGACGGCCCTGACCACGCGACCTGTGGCGGCGACGGAAAGAAAATGCCGAAGAAACGCGTTATTCAGATGGAAGAAATCTCTAAGTAATTCGAGTGGGCCAAGGACGGCCCTTTGGGGAACTATATGCGAGTCGAAGCTTTTATTTTATTTGCGAATTTCGGTGGCGGTGACTATCGGGATTTCTGTCGCGTCTTGCAGGAAGTTACGTTCGATCAAATCCACGGGCGCAAATCTGAGCGTGATGATCCGTTTATTGATCGGGTGTTGTATGCTGCGTTCGGCATGCACGAACCGTTGAAACGCGTTGCACTTCTGCGCCAGACCAGCAGCCGCCGTGAATATTTTGAACACTGGCACCGCCTGCGCGATTTCACCTACAAAGAATTACTGGCTTCCGAAGGCCAGCAAATTGCATCGCGAAAATTAGTCGGCCTTTTTGGAGAAGTGAACAATGTCGTATCCGGATCGAAACGGGAACTTGTTCCCCGGTATCGAGGGCCTCGGTTCTTTAATGGGATGCCAAGGCTTCCAAATCATTGAAGACCCGAGCATGGTGAAACTTAAATATCACCTCGAAGAGCGGAAATGGTCGCACCGCAAACGCTGGAAACCTGAACAACGTTTCAATCGTATTCCGTTCAAAGTACCGTCGGATCAAATGATGATGTTCGGCCAGAAAATCGTGGCACATCCTGCGATGGTGAAACGCCTGCGTGAGGCTATCGAACAGCAGCAACATCCGAATAGTTTTTCAATGGGGATGAAAGTAGATGCGAGCAAATTTGAAGGGACGTTTGACTACGACCTGCCATCGGGCTTCACAGCGCGTTAAATTCAAATTCACCGCCGATTGCTGGTTTGCCGTAGCCTTTGACGAAGAAAGTCAGCGTTGGGAACCCTACGGAATTATTCACCGGCAAATCGGTACGGACGGGCGCGGCCATTTGGTGTGGCCTGATCAGTCGATTCACAAACTCAATCCGAATTACTTCGCCTTTTACGCGGTTCCAACCGACAGTATCGAAGTTGCGGAACAGTCACGCGCCGCATTGCTTGCAGGCATGTGTAAGTACAACGCCAGTTATGAAAAGTGGACGCCATTTGCTGGTTTGCAGCGTGGCCGTCTGGTGCCTTTTGTACAGGCGCCCACTGACCACGTAAACAAAATGGAAATCAACGAATGATCATCGGCAAATACGTGCTGAATGTAACCGACCGCCAAGTGTTGGAAATTCCGGCACCGGCACAAATTCTTTCTGTGATCGAACAGCGTGGCGAAGTTGTGCTGTACGCGCTGATCGACTACGGCACTGAATCGACCGTCACGAAAGTTATCGACATTTACGGCACCGGTCACAAAGTTCCGAAAGATCGCAGCACCTACGAAGGTGAACCGCAAACCGAACCGGGCAAATTCATCGGCACTGTCAGCACCGAAAACGGCGGTCTGATTTGGCACGTGTTTGACGCCACCGACGCCAAATGAAAAAAGTCAAAATAAATGAACCTTACAACTGCACGTGGTGCAAAGAAGCCGGGCAAAAAGTTGCAGCCTGCTTTCGCAAAAGCGGACTCGGTGGACTGAGCAAAGCAGCGTGTGAAAACCATGTCGAAGATTTGCGCACATACGAAAAGAAAATGCGTGATGATTCGCACATGACCGAAGCCGATTACCAAACGTGGGGCCGACTGTGATCCGTAAACTGAATTGCAAGGTGTATCTGCTTTCGCAATCGTGCGTGGGCATTTTCAAAGAGCCGGGTGTACCATCCAACTACGGCAATTATTTCAGCGTCATTTTGCAGGATGACTTCGACGAACTGGATGGTCAGCCGATGGGCGTCAAAATCCGGAAAATCGACGAAGGCCGTCTGGCTTACAACGTAGTGAACATGTGGGCGGAAAATTACAAGGAAGCCGCAAAAGACCTCGGCCCATTGGACGTGATCGCGATCCAGTGTCCAACGTCCGGCGCACGCGTCATTCTGATTGTCGATGAACGCATTCCGGCGTCGTACAAAATGACAAACCTTTTCCGTTCATACAACACGCCATGGAGTCCTGAATTTGTGGCGCTTGTGGAATCCGCATCTGATCTGAAATTTTTCCGAAAAGAAGACGGGAGTATTTGATGTACAGTCGAGTGCTTTACAAAGACGGGAGTTATATCCCGCAAATGCGTCCGATGTTGTGGCCTACATGGTTCAACATTTCCGACACGATTTTCGAAGAAGAGTCCGAAAAACTGGACTGCTACAACAACGAACTTGATCCACGCAGCGTCGCAGAAGATTGTGCAAAACGCTACGTCGGAAACTATCGTGATTATCAGGGCATTGTTACGTGGATGCCACTGCTTGCGCGCTGGTTGAAAATCTTTCAAGGGCCACCGGGGATGCAGGGCGCTATGGGCTGCGTCGGTATGTCGGGGCGCGACGGTGTGAGCCGTGGCCCACTGGATTTGCAATGTCCGAATTGCAAAAAGTTTCTGACTGACGAACCTGCACAGGATTTGTTGTTGGAAGTTTTGGGCGACCACAAATTCAAGCACAAGTGCCCACGCTGCGAAAGCAGTTCCGAGTGGACAAACTTCAGCGGCCTGCTGGTTCCAACCGGAAATGTTGTACATCCGGAACGTAAATAATTGATCGTCGTAATTTAGTCATAGAAACCAACCGAAAGGAAAAGTCACTATGACTAATGCACGACGTGAGATTACCGGCGATATCGCTGGTAAATATGAATCCGGTGGCCGTGGCGTAAAAACCGTCAGCACTGGCAAAGGTGACGCGGGCGGTGTGAGCTACGGCAAGCACCAACTGGCTTCGAAAAATGGTTCCATGGCGAAATACCTCGCTTCGCAATTCGGTGCGCCTTACCGCGCAGCGTTTGGCAGTCTGGAACCGGGCACCAAAGCGTTTACCGAGGTCTACAACAAAATCGCAGCAGAAAAACCGCTCGAATTTGCGACCAACCAATTTCTGTACATCGCATCGACGCACTACGAACCGCAGGCCGCGAAACTGAAGGCCAGCTACATCGACATTTACGACCGCCATGTTGCGGTGCGCGAATGTGTGCTGAGCGTTTCGATTCAGTACGGGCCGAACACCAGCCTGACCATCAAGGCACTCGGCCCGAACTTCAAAGGGACTGACAAAGAGTTCATCGAGAAAGTCCAAAACTATCGCGGCTCTTCGGTTGCGATCTATTTCAAATCCAGCAGCAAAAAAGTTCAGGACAGCGTTGCTCAACGTTCCAAAGACGAACTGAAAGATTTGCTGGCTTTGCTCAAAACATAAGGAAATACCATGCAGGGCACGACCTTCGAATTTAGCACGCGCCTCGGTTTGCGTGTGATCGAATTCAACCGCGAAGACATTGTTGCGTTTCACGCTTCCGACAAATACGTCGAAGTTATTTTGCGCAATAACAAGGATCGTCCGATCTGGACTGAATCGCTGCGTCAGTTGATTGCGGACGAACGTTTCAAAGAGGATTTTATTCCAGTCCATCGCGGTACTTTGGTTCGTTTGAATTCGATCATTGAAGTAGGTCGCGCCCCTGCATCCTCCGATTATTTCGTGTCGTTGAAGGGCGGATTTAACTTCCCTGTCTCGCGCCGCTATTACAGCCCGGTCAAGCGCATGTGGCTGGACAGCCTAGCCTTGACGCCAGCGCTCTAGAAGTGCATACTGTGCAGCGTGGCACCCCTGTGCCCGACGTAACTACACTCACGAAATAAGGGAAGTTTTCCATGAGCGATTCACTGGCCTCTATGGGTTTGAAACTGGGCGCAATGATGATCAGTGGTTTCTCTGCCGCCGTGCTTCGTAGAATGCCGGACGGAAACGTTAACGAAGTGATTATCGCAACAGATGATGATCTGGACGTTTGCCGCCAAACCCGTGACGAATATGTTTTGCAGGACGACGATATTACCGTCTACGTGAAACAATAATTGGAGTGACGCTATGAGCGAACAATCATTGAGCGAACACAAACGCGACAACATTCTGCTTTGTTACGAGCAGATTCCGGAAGAAATTGCGTTCTTCTACATTCCATCGCTTTCCGACGTGCCGTTGCCGCTGCTGCATGCAATCGTTCGGCTCGAAGACGTGTACGTCAACCACCTGACGAAAAGCCCGGACAGCGAACGCGCAGACAAAGACGTTGCCTATCTACAGGCGGCGGTTTGTGACGACGTTAAATATCTGGACGAAACCGACCAGTACCAGCAGAACCGCTTTTTCAATCTGCTGAATAAATACCGCATCAATCAGAAATCTTTCAGCTTCGATCCGGGCGGGTTTGTACACCTGATCCGCACAGGCATTTTGCTGTGATCGAAAAACTGTAAATACTACAGAGCAACAAACACTAGGCGCTGGCTACTGCTGACCGGCATGGCGCCCGGTGCATTCATATAGGTTGGCAAAGGAAACAAAACGATGGCTAAGTACGATCCTGCTGACATTACAAAAGTTGAAACCCAAGTTCTCTCGATGGTGGATGCTGCGAAGGTCGCCAGCAAGACAACGGTTTTCTTCGACATTCGTGCAATGTTCAGCGCGATGAAATTTTCCAAGCTGACCCGTACTCAGTTCGCGGAACAAATCTGCGATCAACTGACGGGTTCCGGTTTCCACAAGAAGTATGGCGACTGGGTTGCGTGCGAATACGAATGTGAGATTTGGGTACTGACTCGTTTGGCCGCGCCGGGCGAACCGCAGTCGGTTAGCGACACTGCCCGCAATCTGTTTTACAACACGACCGTTCGCAACAAAGCAAAGAAACAAATGGTCAGCGTGGAAATTCCTGCTGATGCCGATCCGGTGAAGGCTGCTGCGCTTATGCAGGAACTGTTCGCCAATCACCAGCAGTAAAACCCCGTAACGGAAAAGCCTCGCCCTGTGCGGGGCTTTTTTATGCCCGAATAAAATGGACTTCACGCATGAAACTATCAGGCCGCAAAATTCAAGTCTGGCGCAAACGCCTCGCCATTGGTCAAGCTGACCTTGCCGCATACGTGTGCATTACAAAGGAGCAATTGCAGTTGCTCGAAAATCAGCAGTACGTGCCGCACAAAAACGAATTGCTCGAATTTCTAAGCAAGGCGCTGGCGTATTTCGACCACACGCCAATGAGTGACATTGCGGTTGACGCCGCAAAACGAAACACAAGCACGCACGGATTTATTGCCGGGTTGCAAACGCTGACCGATACCGACACGACGACGGATTTCTATCAGGCGAAAAAAGAACAGGCATTGGCCCATATGCGAATCGCTGACGGTTTGCGTTTTGTCAAAGGCCCGTTGCCCGGTGAAAAACTTTGCACCGTGTATTTCGACCGGGGCCGCAATCTGGAACTGTGGGGCCGTCCGCTTTCGATCATGCGCCACGTCGCCACGTTCTACCCGGATCGGCAGGCGATGCAGCTTGTGCTAAACGAAGCAGCCTAGATGCCCGCCCTGCGCCCGTAGCGCCACGTTCTCTATATAGCAACCACTTAGCCCGCCCTGTGCGGGCTTTGTCGTTTCTGGCCCCCGGTTTGGTTTCCGGGCCGTTTCCGAAACCGTTTGACGTTCTATAGGTGCTTTGATACCTTTGGGGCCTCAACGGACTTTCTGTGTCCGCTAATCTAACACTCACGCAATTAGGGAAGTTTGAAATGGCCGCTAAACACAACGTATGGAAACCGACCGCCGACGAATGCAAACGGATTCGCGACTTCACCAAACGCGAAGTCCGGGGCCTTACTCGAATGGAAGGCGGCACGCGTATCAATCTGCAAGACGGCACAATTGAACAGTCGTTGAACATTGCGCTGGTTGCAAAAACGGAAGACTGGCAGGACACAGACCTGAACGATTTTATTTCGTGGGCTGGTTTCCGTGCTGGCGTTCCATTGACCGAAGACGGTCGCGCCGTGATCGACTTCTATTGCTACAGCCGCGAAGGTCTGGAAACGAATATCGCTGTCTACTATAAAGACGGCGCTATTTTGAAGATGGGCCGCACCGGTTCCAACCGCATGGTTAATTTCTGAGGTCAGTAGCATGGGACACAAAAACGCAATCCCGTATTTCATTACCCACGAAGGCCGCAAGATTCAGAAAGGCACGCGTGTACGAATTAAAAGCCGTCACGGTTCGACCGGTACAGGCACCGTCACCGAAGTTCTGCGTTGGGTAAATGCACCTGACACGATGTGCGTTGATATGGATGCTGACACGGTTTATGCGCCGATGGAAAAGCACCAGCCACGATGGAATCACGACAGCGAACGAATACGCAGCACTGGCGTTTTCGGCGGTGAGATTGTAGAAGTCCTGACAATGCATTAACCAACTACCCCGCCCTGTGCGGGGTTTGTAGGTAGTAGCACATTTCGTGCTTAGGAGAAATTCGAATGACAGACTTCAATAGCAAAATACCTGTGAAGCAACGCGCCGCATTTGAAAAGTGGTTGGCTGAAATGTTCGGCCATCCTGTGACTCACGACGAACGTGCCGCTTATGAACAGTGGCTGACCGAAACCGAATCGCTGCTGGGCCGTGAGGTTTATCGTGGCGGTGAACTGGAAATGATTTTCCTGAAAGATTACATCGCCGGGAAAACTTCTGTGCAGGCCTCCGACGCATACAAAGCGGTTGAAGAGGAAAACAGGAAACCCCGTGCGTTGAAAATCATCAACCGCCACGGTGTTGAAACCGATGTAAATTGGTCGAACGACTGATACAAATAGCCCCCGCCCTGTGCGGGGTTTGTCGGTAGTAAAACAAATCGCCCTTTATCAAGGAATGCAAAAATGACCACGACCACCAAACGCATTACCACTGCCGCCATTATGAAAGCCATCGGCTGCGACCACCTGAATTTGCACAAAGGTGAAGGCTACTATTATTTCTCCTACGACAACCAACCGAAAGGCCTGTACGAAACGCACAGCGTCGTGGTTTGCGCCTTGAACCATTTGGGTTTCGATCAGTGGGTTGCTGAAGGTCGTGAACTGGTTGCGAAAATGGAACCCAAGCCAGAACAGCCGGGTTTCGAAATGATCCGCAAATTGCAGGCCCGCCGCGAAGAGTTGAGCCGCAAGCCAAGCGGTGAATATATCCACAAACACGAAATGCAAGAATTGTGGGATCTGGAAGAAACTATTCGCCGGGGCATGGAAGCAGAACGCCGCGCACAATTTTATCTCGCCACGCATCCGGAAGGTGGGAATTTTGATCGCAGCAAATTCCCCCATGCGTTTTTCGCGGAAGACAAAGCAAACGGTTTTGAGGGCTGAACAATGTGCGACCAACACGATGACGAATATTGCCCGGCGTGCAGCGATGTAACTGAAGCCGATCCGTACTACGGTGAATGCTTGGCGTGCGGTCGATTAGATCCACGCGGCGCCCCGGCCAAAGCGTTGACCGAAGTTGAAGAGTTGCGGGAATTGCTGCGCGAAACAATTGCGCAGTGCTACACCCGTTCGAAACCAATGCAAGACCCACTCAGAATTCGTATCGAAGCGGTTCTGAATCGTGACCACGGACAAGGAAATTAAAAATGGCGAACAAATTGAAAATGGGTAAATTCGAATTGCGCGTTGATCCGGCCACCGTTGACCAGTCGCTGACGCATTTCATTTTCGCGTGCGATTCCGGTTACTGGGGCAAGGGCGCGAATCTCGACGAAGCAATTGCCGAGTCGGATAAACAGCGTGGTGGCCCTACCCGTTCCAAGAATGTGCAAATCTGGATGTGTACGCCAGAATCGCGCATCAACGAAAACGGTTCGCTGGTTTGCAAGATGGGGCAGAAGCCCGCAGTGCGAATTAATTAAAACCTGAACACTTAGCCCGCCATGTGCGGGCTTTGTCAGTAGTAAACCAAATCGACCTTTATCAAGGAACAAAACCATGACCCCGAACAACATCGCCAAAGTGAACCGCCGCCTGAAACCCAACAACATGAAAATTCGTTGCTACGGCAGCGGGCACGCGTTGTTCGACATTTCTGGAAACGCGCCGGAATTCATGGATTTCCTTTCCGTGGCTGACATGTCGATTTCGACCGTTGAAGAACTGGCGGCGATTTGCAGGTTGAAAGACACGCGGGAAGTTGCGCAGGAAGAGCAGACCTCGAAACCTGCACGCCACGATAAGTCCATGCCGAGAAAAGAGGCGTTGGCAAAAAAGAAAGGCGTTGCAAAAGAGAAAGCACCGTGTGACGTGCGCGGCGTGGAAATCGGCCTCGGTGATTTGGTGGCCTACGGGGATTGCAGCGGATCGACGCTTTATTGCCATTACGTGGTTCGTATCACGCCTGCATTTGTTTGGATGGCAGGCGCTAAAGACAAACGCTGCGTAACCGGTAACGCCCGCCGTGAACACAAACGCGTTGCTGTCGTGGAGAAAGCCAAGTGATTAAAATTCTGCGTTGGCTTCTTGGTCTGTGCGACCACAATTATAAAGTGGTGCATATCAAAAATGTGGCATGGCGTTCTGATCAGTATGGTCGCATTATTGATGTTGATATGGCGCACGCGGGTGTAATCCATCACCGCAGCTTCACGATGCACTGTACGAAGTGCCCGACCGTGAAAGTGAAACGAATTAAACTTTAATCTGAGGATCTGACCATGCAAAATTCCATGCTTTCGCAACTGCCCCAAATTCAAGCGCTGTTCGCACCTAACCCGCACATTGTGCCGGGGCCGCTCGACACTGTGTTCGAATTGAAAACCCGGCAGGAAGCGGATCATCTGGCGATTGATATTTGCCAGTTCATTTTCACCCGCGCCACCATCGTGATTCCACACGAAGGTAATGGCTGCATGCTCGTTACACCGGGCAAGGATGATATAGGCCCGTGCGATCTGCGCACGCTGCGCAATGCCCTGTGGCACGACAGCTATATAAAGTCGCAGCCGGAAAACATGGCGCTGCTTTTCACGCGGGCGAAGAAAACGAAAAACAAATATCCGCGTAAGGGCAAAGTTCGCCGCGCCTAAATAGCTGCACCACTACCCCGCCCTGTGCGGGGTTTGTCGGTAGTGACCTTTATCAAGGAATTGAAACCATGTTTTATATTGCCGTGCTGTCGCCCACGGTTCCCACGAAAGCGGACGTGTGGCCCCTCGTTGGGCAGAATCCAGAACTAGCTGAAAAAGTCAGCGGGCATATGACCGACCCTGACCTTTTCAAAATCAATGTGGACGTGCGCAGTTCTGTGGCGTTCGAACATTTGAAACTGCGCCCGTATATGTACGCCGTGAAATTAATGCGCGGCACTGAGGAACTGGAATACGAACACCTGACAATTGTTGTGCTGCACAACCTCACGAAAGAACAGCACAACGAAGAACACACAAAGCAACGTCTGAAATTCCAGCAGCCGGATATTGAAGCGGCATTGCTCGCCATGCTCGACGACGTGGAATATTCAGAACTCGAACAGCACATCACCAGCACCGGTAACGGCATGCTGATTATGCGCGACGTGCCGCCCGGTGAACTGCGCAATTGTTTTGCGTTGGGCAACCGTGCCAATTTTAAAGTCATAGAAGGAACGAAACCATGACCCCTGCAAAGAAAGCGATTACCAAATTGTTGGCCCAAGCAATTATCGACGTGAACGACGCCGACCACGATGTGCAGGCCGTAATCGACCAACTGAATATCGACCTGCTGCATCAAATCACCGAGCCGGTGAAAAGCGAGCGCCGTTATCTTTCGCCAGAAGACGAATGGGATGCACCGATTCCGATGGCGGTCGAAAAATATATCGACTGCAACGGGCGCTCACATTCGATCCCACGCGGCTACCGCCTGCGCATTGCCTACGTCACGAATTATTCGTGGTGTGAGACTTACAACACCAGCACACAGGAACCGAATTACGTTTTTGCAAAAGGTGGCAACGGCACTCCTTATGTCGATTTGTTTTTCGAACGTGTGGCGCTGCGCAATTATGATGTGGTGGGCGCCATCGCATTCTTCGCCATTCTGAAGGAAGACTGCATGTTGAAGACCGCAGGCCATTTCGGTGACGATACCGCCGTGCCGTGTGAGTACCTGCGCTTCACTATCACGCACTCAGAATTCATCGCCAGTCAGGAAAAAGCAGCGTGAACGAAATAGAACCGATCTGGTGGCTGCGAATTATCATGGGCGCAATTCTGCTGGGCATGGTTATTTTCGCGTGGTGCGAAATTTCCAAGGCCCTGTCGGTCAAGCGCTACTACGACAGTCGCCGTAAAGCATTCGACGCACAATTAGCAGCGGCCTTTCTGACGGTCGCTGTTTTGAAAGCGCTGGATAAACCCAACGAACCAAAAAACCCCGAGGAATAAATAATGGGACGCAAATTAACGCACTTCGTAATTCCAGCCGGGCGCACCGTTCACGAAATGGTTTGCAAGATCCCGCAACCGGACGGCGAAGAACCCGGCCAAACTTCGTGGGGCGATGCAGAATTAAATCACCTGTTCACAACTGTGGAAGGTGACGGCTCGCTGATCGTGGAATTGCTGGATCGTTTTTATATCGTGTCGCCTTTGACCGGTCGCCGTGGTTTCGGAAAAACGATCATGGATGCGAACGACGATCTTTTTGTCGGGCTGCTGGAAACCGATCCGCTTTTTCAAACGGTGTGTACTGCTGACAAATGGCTGTTCACTGTCACCAACGATTTCGAACCGTCGCCTACCGTCGATAACAGTTCCAAGATTCGCCAGCTTTGCAAAATCGGTGTGCGCAAAGTAAAACCGCTGGTTGATTTCCCGGCGCAGTAACCGCGAACCAAAAACGAAGCCGGGGGCAGTTCCCGGCTTTCTGCTTTCTATAGGAGACGCAAACCATGACCCTCGACTTTTGGGGAATGATCCTAGAGCTTGTGCAATACGCCTGTGGTGCGATTCTGGTTGTAGGCGTGTGCGTAGAGCTTTGGCGCCAGTACCACGGGGAAAACCCTTATGAGCGCGCCCAACGCGAGCTAGAACAAAAGCTGAACCCAAAACCAAAACCGGAAACCGAAAACGAAACCAGTTGACACCGGAACCCGGTTTTGAGATTCTTTGGTGGCGGGCAAACTGTGCCTGCGATTTAGACACTCACGCAATTAAGGAAGTTTGACAATGAGCCGGATGCAATTCACCGAAATCGAAAGCTGGGCCGTTCCTAATCACGCAGGCGTTCTTTCGTTCTTCGAAACCATCGCCGTGCAGGATTTGGAAAACAAAGAAATCCGCCTCGACGCAAAAACTCAACGCGCCCTGATCGGTTTTCCCGTTTTCGGTAAACAGGCGTTTCGTGTGAACAGCGACGGCGGAATCACCGTTCGCAAATCGGTTGCCTTTGGGCAGGATTACGAAGAGCGCACATATTCGCCGCGTGAACTGGATTATGCACGTCAGCATGGTCTGCGTTTGGAACCACATACAACTGGCCCCGGTATTTTCGCCGGACTGCCAAAGGAGGCCGAGTGAACGAAATGTTTTTGGCTTTAGGTTATGTGCTGGCGGTTGCCGTTGCCCTGTATTTAATTTTGGGTTTCGTGTTTGCCGCCCTCATGACCTACTACGTGTGCCAGACTCACGCGACGGATAAAAAGAGCGCCAACCTTTATAACGGCATGAAACGTATGCCGTGGCGCTGGAAGTTTTTCGTTGGCTTTTGCGTGTGGCTGTACCTTGTCATTTTGTGGGCGCCTTTGATTCTTGACTGGAACGTGCCCCCGATACCACCACTCGATGGGAGTAAGTGAAATGCCGTTTCCGCAGAAAATCATTCTGACCAAACAGCAGCGCGCCGTAATTCTGCACCGCCTAGAACATTTGTGGGGCCTGCACAATGACGACGTGGTTGAACTCTTCGAAGACGAAGACCGCGAACAGCAGTTAGACCCCCAGCGCCTATATGACGCGATTGAAAAGCTGTACGTGAGTTTCAGCAGCAGCCCCGGCGCACTGCTGGCGGTTTATATCGAAACCGAAGAACAGGGCGAAGTGCTGGCCGAGTGCCTAGAAGGCTCGACGTATTTCGCGACGTGGGAAAAAGGCGACGGCGTTTATCGTCACGCTGCAAATTCTGCCGCTGAACTTCTGGCGACGGTTTTAGATCGTGACGTAGCGGCGCATATTGATCCTGTGCCACCACCGCACATGCGGAAGCCGCACCCGCTTTCTTGATTCAGATAAACCCTCATGCGCATCTAGAACGGTGCGCATGCTGGTTGTACTGAAACCCCAAAATCGAAAGGAGATAAAAACTATGGCTCGCAAATTAGACGCGGCCAGCGAAATCGCGAAACCGGAAAATCTGAATCCTGCACTGACCCACTTTATCGTCGTGGACTTCGGGGATTGGGGTTTCGGTTCCACGGTTAAAGAGGCGCTGGAAAAGATTCCGGGCGGGAAACGTACCCGGCTGCAAAACCATATGCAGGTTTGGCACGTAACCCCGGAAACACGGCTCGACGCCGCAGGAAAGTTTTTCGGCCACGGCCAGAACTACCCGGTACTAAACGAAAGCCACCGCAAAAGCAGTTGACACCTTGGCGCCTGTAATGGCATTCTGAAATCCAATCGGCAATCACGCCGACGCAGTATCACACTCACACTATTTAGGAAGTTTCGAAAATGACTAACACTACTCTGAACACCACTGCTCTGCTGGTTGCTGCTGTTGACGCTCTGACCGCGCAAATCTCCGCCGCTAAAAAAGCGGGCGTGGAAGTGCCCGGCATCGGCACCGAAGTTTCCCCCGGCGTAAAACTGCGTGACCTGAAAAACTGGCGCAAAGAGTTTGCCGCTAAACAGGCCGACGCTTCGAAACCGGCTGCTGCATCTGTTAAGCCTGCCGCTGCAAAAGCCGCTGCTGCACCGAAAGCAACTGCTGCACCGAAAGCAACTGCTGCCGCGAAAACTGCACCGGTTGCCGAAGAACTGAAATCGGGCGCCATTCGTGAAGCGGGCGTGGTGATGATCGGTCGCGCCAAGGAAAACGTTCTGCGCATTTCCAAAATCAACGACGTGCGCACCGTCGTAACCGACAAGGGCAGCAAAATCGCCGTTGCCGATCTGGAATTCAACAATCGCGGCGCGCTGCGTGTGAAACTGGATATGGTGGAAAAATACACCGCCCCTGCTGAAACTTCGGCGCCTGTAAAAGCCGCTGCTGCACCGAAAGCCACCGGCAAAAAACCTGCTGCCGTTGAACAGGAAGATTTGCCAGAAGAAACCCCAGCCGCTGCCGGTGGCCGTGTGTTCCCGATTCGCGTCCTGAACATCAAAACCAGCACCCAGTTGACCGGTGCCGAGTACGACCGCAACACGAAAACCCTGTTCGTGACTCTGAAAGACGCCGCCGTGTGGGCATACGAAGGCGTTGCACTGAGCGAAGTTCGCGCATTCGAACAATCGGCGCAGCCGTGGAAACATTTCTCGTCGCACATCGCCCACGACAAGAAAGGCAAAATGGTTAAAAACCACAAAATGGCCGCTTCGCAAGCTGCACACGCCGCCAGCGAAAAAGCCCCGGTGAAAACCGTTGCGGTTAAACCTGCTGCAAAAACTGCTGCACCGAAAGCCGCTGCGCCGGTTGCTGAAATCAGCACTACCGCATTGCGCGCCGAGGGTTTCATGGACGGTCGTAAACACGAAACCGTACAGAGCATCGTTCGCGTAAAAGAAACTCAGGAACGCGTTGTAGTGACCACCAGCGGCAAGCGTGTTCCTTTGCTGTCGATTGTTTTGGTCAAAGGCAAGTTCCGCGTTGCTGACCTGCATGAAGTTCCGTCGAAGGCTGGCAAAACCGCTGCATCGGCCCCGGCTGCAAAGCCTGCTGAAAACACCCGCAAGACTGTAAACGGCAAGGCTGCAAAACTGAATTTCGAAAAAGCTGAAAAGGCGCCAAAAGCTGCCAAGCAGGTTGTTTCGGAAAAGCCAACCCGCGATCAAGTCAAAACCGTGGGCGTGCGTGTAATCAAAGGCAGCAAGGAAAAAATGGTTAACGTGATTCGCATCGTTACCCGTGACGATCAACTGGTGGCCGTGACCGAGAACAAAGGCGCACTGCCGTACAGCCTGATCATGTCCTTTGATGGTCAACCAACTTTCACCGGCAAAATTACTGCCGATGAATTCCGCGCCCTGTAATAAAAAAGGGCGCTGTACCGAAACACCCCCGGCGCGTAAATGCAAAGGGGGTTATTTTTCGCCTTCTGTTTTCTCACAAATGCTAAGGAGGGTATTTAGCATGGACTATATAGAGTATGTACTGGCTGTATGCGTGCTAGGCATCGTTCTGTGCCTTGTGGTGCTGTATCGTATGACCTTCGGGGCACGCGCCAGCGGAAAGCTAGAAGCTAGCGCCGATCTGCAATTGCCGGATGACGCCTTTTCGGCACCGAAAGAGCCGGGCGGATTTTGGAGTAACGCAACACCTGCTGTTCCTGTACGCGACATTCCTTTTACGCGTGCAGAACGTGAAGAGGCACGGGCCAAGGCAAATGCCGAAGCCATCGAATTGCAAGACGTGCCAAAATCGAATCCCGATACTGTAAATGTGGAAGTGAAACCAAAGTTTGATTATCCGAACTTTGAAGGCTTCCCTTGTGACGGCGATACTTACGACGAATTTACTTTGTCGATGATGAAGCACGGTTTTGTCATTCGCTTTATTATGGCAAGCCACGAAGTGCAGGTAATCTACACGCCGCCTAAATCGCGGAACCCGATGGATGCCCTGCGCCGTTTTTATTCTCCACCGAAAGATATTTTCCCGCTGAATCTGTTGCACGACGAAGGCCGCAAGCGCACAGCGTTGTGGGCCATGCGTAAATTGAAAAATGAAGAACGTCCACCAGAACTGGAAACGTTCGCTTACCTGTGAGGCTTTTATGATTCCTGAAAAGGCTAGCGGCCTGTGGCTACGCACGAAGCCCGGCAAACTTTACCCGATCCGGGTAAACGTAAACCGCCGTGAAGTCGAATTCGATCAGCGCCGTGCTGATCATGACTGCAACGAAGAATTCGACCTGCACATCAATTTGCGCGATGGTGCAAACAACCGTTCGTTCGCCACTGTGATAATTTCCGGTGGCGGACTTATGGCTGCACTAGGCAACCGCGCAGAAATAAAAGCCGCGTTAGTTTTCGAAGACAGCGCCGAATTGATCGGCCTGCTCAAAGAAACGAAACAAGTGTGGATCAAGGAACAGCCGCGCCTTGCCTACGACGCCGAACCGAAGTTGAAAAAGTCTCTGACCGATGAAGGCTGGATTTATTCCGGTGGCTACAAAGATCACCGCCGTTCTGAAAAGCGCGCTGACGGCGATTATTACAAATGCGACCTTGTGCGCTACGTCGAACCGGAGGACGAACAATGACCACTGCATGGAATGAAGCGCACGAATTAAATTTCCAGTCGCTGCAAGACCTGTTCAAGACTACCCGCGAAACGCTCGATTATCTGAAAGCGGCAAAAGAGCGCAACGTTTCGCCGGAAGAATTGCAGCGCCTTATCCAAGTCGAGAAAATTCGGCAGGATAAAATCATGACCCGGCTGTGTGACTACGTGAAGCGCAACGGCGGGCGTGTAACGGTCGGTAAGCTCGAAGATGGTTCAATGGGCCGCACCGCCTACAACTGGACGCTGATTCTGCATTGCGTCGGCGGGCACAAATTGGAATTCCAGTTTGCGCGTTGCTACGAACCAGAAGTTTACGACGTGCCGCTTTCGCACCAATGGTTTTTCCGTCCGAAGGGCCGTCAAGCGTTCCCCATTCAAAACGACCGTGGCTATCACGATTGTGAATCGGTGCCAGAATTAACCCGCTACGTCAAAGAGGCGCTGAAATGGGCGTCTGACGAAATGGGCACCAAAATCGAAATCAAGAAATAAGGAACGACCATGTTTTCGCTGATGTTAAAATTGTGTTTGGCAGGGCAGCCGTGCAAGGAAATTCGAGTCGCGGATTTCTACTCGGCGCAAGCATCCTTTATGTGCAGCTTCAACCGCGACGGAATGATGGAACAGGCAAAGCTTGAAAAGCGCGCCGGTACGTTCGAATGCAAATCTGGTTTGCCTGTGAGCCAGTTCGCATCGCTGGCCGCACTCAAGTTTGAAATCTGCACCCCGGCTACAAAAATGTCTGCTGGCGAATGCGGTACTTTCCCGCTGGCAGATTTCTACGGCAAAGAAAGCGCGGCCCCGATGTGTGCGAAAAACGCAGACTACATGCGTCCGAGTTTGGAAACCGCCGCACGGGATACAGGCACGAAAATAAAAATCGACTGCCATTCGTAAGGGGGCGCCCATGGAACCAGACCTGATTCCCGCTTTTATGATGGCGCTCGGTTTTGCAGGCATGGCAATTCTGGCGCTCAAGCTTTTAGGTTCGACTGCCACACTGCGCCGAAAGTTAATGGCTGCTGAATTGCACGCCGTACATTTGGAAAACGAAAACCGCACGCTTCGTTACCAGATGGAAAAAGACCGGAACATGGATCGCGCCAGCCGGGGCGATTACGGAACGGTGTACGAAGGCAGCTATAAGGAGATTTACCAAAGCAAGAAGACCGGGCAATGGTTTGCATCCCGCATCGTGACAGTAGACCCGTAGCACAACCTCAAGGCTCCCCAGTTCACGCTGGCGGGGCCTTTGTCGTTTCTGGCGTTCGGTTCTTCCTCTATACGCGTGCGCGTGGTTCCTGTGGCGTTATGGGGCCTTTGCAGAAACTTGTTGACGCCTATAGGGGCCTTTGATACCTTTGGCCTCAATCGGGCTTCTGCTGCCCGCAGAAAAGCCACTCACGCAATTAAGGAAGTTTGAATCATGGCCTACGCAACTACTGCACGTCGCAAAACCGAAACCGCTAAACAGCCTTCTTGGAAATGGGACATGCAAATTCGCATGGAACAAGAAGCCCGCGAAAAACAAATCACCGAAGCCGCTCGCCGCTTTCGCAAATCCATCTGAGGTCAGAAAATGAAACGCGCCTACAAATGCATTATCAACGTGACGCTGTTTAATGTGCTGCTGGATACCAAGCTGACCAAAAACATTACGCGCACCGTTGTTGCTGAATCGGAAGAGGCAGCAATTGAAAAGTGCAACGACGGTTCGACGCCGGGCATGGTGGTCAGCACGTTCTACGCCCGCGATGAACAGAAGTACATCGAAGTCACAATCAACTCTGTAAACGTCAACGCATAAGGAACACGGAAATGGAATACGCTACTACCGCAATCGGCCACGTAAAAGAAATCGCTGTCTTGGCTGGTGTACTGGCGATCATGGGCACCTTCGTTTACTTCGAACGCCGCGCCAAACGCAACGCACCGAAACCGCGTGGCGCTACCAAAATCTAAACCGCTGCAAAACATTCTCCTGACAGTAAAGGAATTCAAAAATGAAAATCGTCGCCTCTTTCCCAGCTTTCGACATTATCGACCTCGAACAAGACGTGATTACTCTGACCCGCGAACAGACGGACAACTTCACCGGCCTGAAATTTTGCGTAGCGAAAGAAACACGTATCGACACGCTGTACCCGGAAGTCGCGCCGGGCTGTGCTGCCTACTACGCGCAGCAGTACAACGAATGCCCGGTCGAAGCCGAGGCACGGTGTGACAAGTTCGGTCATGAAAAATACTGGATCAACAATTGCGGCGCGATGATTACATCGTCGAAGCAACCAAAAGGAACGCTCATTCTTTTGGTGCCGGGCCAGAAAATGGAAATGAACGGTGTGCTGCTGGAAGTGTTCCAGAAAGGTAAAAGCGAACACTACGGTTTGAAACCCGTTGCTGAATAACAGCTAGTTGATTCTGCGCATCGGCTTACATGGGTGCGCAGGCGTGACGAAACTGACGCCCCAACGAGGATTTAAAAATGTTCAACTCTGTCTCAACCATAAAAGGTTTTTTCTCTGCCGAGCATCACGTGGCACACGTTAACCAGTTTGCGAACGCTCGGCTGTTCAGCGTGGAAACTGTGTTGGGCGGTAAAAACGTTTTGATCTGCACGTTCACCGTGGACGATGACGATTATTTTATTCTGACCACCGTTCATGGTTCCCGCAAACACGTAGGCATTGGCGAACACGAATTCGCGCAAGTGCTGAAAGCGGAAGGTCTGCTGCATCTGGAACTCAAGGTGGAATAATCGCTGGTGCGCATTTCTTTGGGAGTGCGTAACAGGATGAAACACGGGAGGCAAATAAATGGCTGTAGGTTGGGCGCGTGAGGGCGACACGGAAAAAGAAAGTGAAAACATTATCGCCCTCGAAATTAGGCGGGCACGGATTAACCTCGAAGCGTCAGAAGGGGAACCGCGCACCGATTGCATAGACTGCGACAGACCGATACTTCCTGCACGCTTGGAAATCTTTCCACGCACGCAGCGCTGTACGACCTGTCAATCAATGGTGGAATAAATCATGTTCAATAATTTCTCGGTCGGGCGCCACGGCGATTCGACTTACGTTGCACTGCATTTTGACGAAGACGGTTTTACCCTCGAATACGATTTTGTGTTTCAGGACGATCCTGAAGCGCGTGATTATTTCGGGGAAAATTACTGGGGGCGTGTAACTGCCTACCAAAATCCAACTCGCGCAAATCCTGAACCGGAATACGCGGTCGTTCAACACACTGTGGGGATTAAGACATGATGGAATCATTTTTGGGTTGGTTTCCGCACTGGTACATCGCGGCCTGCTTTATGACGGGCTTTGTGATTTTGCCAGTTATGACTTTTATTGCGGCTCGCCCGTTGCTACGCGGTTTGAGTTACGGCCTGTATGAAACTGTCGTGTTCTACAAATGCGGCATTTCCATGTGGCGTGTGTTCAAGCGTTTCGTGCGTGCGGTGTTCGTGGATTTGTTTGTATGGGGCCTGCTTAATTCGGGCGTCGAGAACACCAGCAACAACGAATCAAGCTGGAGCGGCATTTTCCGCTGGAGTTTCCGCAAGACATTTACCCGCGCTGCTGGCAAGAAGTGGAACGCACAGCAAGCGGCGGCAAAACGTAAAGCAGCTATGGACGCAGATATATGAAAGCACGCGAACCTTTGTGGTCACTTAAAGATTTGGCCGGTCACACTCACGTAACCGAAAGCGCTTTGCGTGAGCGCGCAAAATTGGTTCCTGTTCCTGACTCCGCAAGTCAGACGCAAACAGGCCGCATTGATTCCCGCTTTGGCTCTGTCGTCATTGTGGGGCGTTACCGCCGTTCCGCTCTGCTGGAATGGTTCAACTCGCAGGACGCGGAAACCCCGTTCAAGCGGAAGGCTCTGAGTCATGTACAAAACTGATTATGTGGCCGACGCGGAATTTGTCGAGGCACAAAGTTTTCAAAGTGCTGTTGACTGGGCGCGTTATTCACAGCGTCATTTCTTAAACGCCATGCGTAACGGTTTTCTGATGGCCGCTTACGAATATAAAATTGACCGTGTGGCACACATGCAGCACGCACGGAAATTAAAACCGAAGGAGAAACGCCATGACCCTCAACACGATTAAAAAAGGCACGTTCAAAGGTATGGTGCTGCTGGTCAACGATGTGACCAAAGCGAAATCCATTCTGTGGCCTGACGACGCCGTAAAAGAAATCAACAGCGGCGCCCGCGTGGTCGAGGAAAAAGAATGGGATGCTTTTAAAACGCAATCCATGCTCGACAAAGAAAAGGACGAAGCTTCGGTAGTGGCGACCATTCCCGCCCCGGTTTCGATTCTGGAAACTCCCGGCACGCGTAAAGTTGTGACGGAACGCACCGCTGGAAAATTCTACGCGGAAACGCGGGAATTCGAACGCGGCTGGGGCAACAAGCGCGACGACCTGTTGGAATTCGACACGGCAGAAGAACGTGATGCGTGGTGTGTTGCGTACAACCTGAAATACAACAACGCCGCTTCGGCGCCGGACTGGTACATTAAAGCCATCGTGTTGGACTAATCACTGCTGCACATTCTGAGGCTAGAGTGTGCAACGGGATGAAATCCGATTCACAACTGAGGAAGTAGAAGATGACCACCGAGATTATGTCCACGATCCTAAAAGTTTTGGGCACTGCTGCCCTGCTTTTCGTTTTCATTAAATATGTGCTGCCTGCGTTGCTGGGTTTGGTTGCTGCGCTGTTTGGTTTCCGTGCGCATCTGCGTATTGCGAAATTGTACGGAATCGACACGGCGCCAATTTGGGCCAAAGCGCCCCGGCACATTTTCTGTGCATGGATGGAACATAACGATTACCGCGTGACGCTGCGCAGTCCTGATATGTCATTCCACTATCGCACCGGCACGCACAACACCGTGACACAAAACGAGCCGTGGCTTGATCAATTGGCAACCGCACTTCGCAACGGTCGCACGATTATGCGCCTCGACGTTTTAAAGGATGGCGTAGACCTGCAAGTAAACGAAACGCTGGATTGTTCGATTGCTACGCTGCCCGGCATTTTGGGGCAGGATGGATTTTACCGGGTGATGTTTCTTTATCCAGAATCGCCGGTCATGGAATCCGTTCTCGGCTTCGACCTTCAGCGGATGTTCAAAACTGTAAACTATTACATGCCCGGCCTAGATTATGTCGTGGTGGTAAATCCGCGCCAGTTGATCGACGGCAAATACAACACCATCGAATATCTGTCGGCCACGAACGGCACGTGGATTGGCAGTGACCATCTGGCTTTCAAAATTCCAAAGGAGGCGGCGTGAAATATTATTTCTCGACAATTCACGATTACGCAGTGATTCACGAAATCTCGGCTTACCAGTTGGCGCGCTGCATTGATGACCTGAAACGTTACGGGTACAAATCAGCAGCCGCGACAATGGAACGATTGCGCGCCGATGCAAAGGCCCGCGCAAACGCCGACGTTGTGTTGCGCCCTGACCCGGTGACTGCTGACGAAGCAAAGGCGCTCGCTGTTGCCGCCAGTGCAACCCACGACACAACGGAAGTGCTATCGGGCCTTGGCGAGCGTAAAGGGCTGTTCCTGCAATGGGCGCAAGGTCGAATCGGCCTCAAGCTCAAACGATGCTGTAGCGAGTGCAAGCGGCCCCTGTAGGGGCTGTTTTCGTTTGTTGACCGTTCGTCGGTGCATAGGTACAATGAAATCCAGTCGGGCAAGTTGCGCCCACGATTCACACACTCACGCAATAGAGGAAGTTAAAAATGTTCAACCTGAACCTGTTGGCCGTTCTGCAATTCAATATCGCCACTGGCGCCGAAGCAAACCAACTGCACACGCAATTGCAGGATGGTTTGGTAACGGAAACCGAATACCTCAAAAAGTTGATCGACTTGGCGAGCCGTCACAATGCGTTGCCTGCCGAAACGCTGGCGCAATTTGCAGACGCTGCTTTTCCTTACGGCGTCGTTACCGGCAAGTACGAAAGCGACGGCGAGGAAAGTTGCAAATACAGCGACGACTTTGCATCGCTGCGTGACGCGATTGTGGCGTGGGAAGAATATTCGCCGGGTTCTGCATGGGCGCGCATTCATTACCGCGTTGACAATTTCGTGTACGGCCTCGACCCGTACAAAGTTCTCCGCGCTAAAAAGGTGACGGACGACAAAGGCGAGAAACGCACCCTGTACATGCCGTGCGATATTCGCGGCCAGTTCAGGGAGGATTAATTCCCACCACAAAGACAAGCCCGCCATGTGCGGGTTTTGTCAGTAGTAAATCAAACTGACCTTTATCAAGGAATTCGCACCATGGCTAAGTCGAACAAGAAAGTTTCTGCTGATCAAATGAATCGCATCCGCCGCGTCATTACTGATCACATGGGCATGAAAATCGGGCACCCGATTGATTCGGCAGACACGCTCAGACATTCCCTGAAAATCGACTCAATGGATCTTGGCGAAATCGTCATGGATCTTGAAGAGGAATTCGAAATCGAAATTCCGGGCGGCGGTTCGAGTGGTTGGAAAACAGTCGCGGATATCGAAATGTATATCGCGAATCATGAACCGATGGATTCGGCGCCGCTTGCAGCCCAACCGAAAAAGGTTGTGGTGAAAATGGCAAAGGAAATGGGCGAGCCGGTTAGATTCCAAAACAGCCGTCCGCACAATCTGTCGCTGATCATGGGCGACCTCGAAAAGAAATTGGCGCCCACAAAAGCTACTGCCGGTTTCGTTATGCAGATTCACAGCGATGGCGCAGTACACCTGTGCAACGTGCCGACTTCTACCACGTTCGCCCGCGCTGTCGTGGAAATCAGCGAAGGCTTTAACGGCTTCCGTTTGTACGTCGGTGAAATGCTGGTGATTGATCACAACGTCGGTTCCGAGTCGCATATTCTGGCCCTGTGCGATATGGCGCGGTTGGCTGGCGCTGCAATGCCAAAGCGCCTAGACGAATGGCTGGTTTCTGTAATCGTGCGTTATGTGGCCTGCGTGAAAAAATCGCTGCGGTATATGCAGCACCTGTACAACGGCAAAGACACGACGCAGCAATTGTTCAGTTTGCAAAGCGCGTTCGAATTGAAAATCGCTGATCGGGTTTTCGACATTTACGAAAGTGAAAACGTCGTGGCGCATGCTCAATCTGACGTGCTGCGTGTGTTTCACGAAATGCTCGGATCGGTTCATCCGTGCCGCCGCAGTTGCTACAGCATCGGTTCTTCTTTCCGTGACCCGGAAGACGACGAAGAGGAAGAACCGGACTCATTCGACGACGAAGAAATCTACGCAGAGCCAGACGATGAAACCGTGGATAAGCTGTCGGATCTTTCCACGCCCGGTCTGGTGGCCCTGTTCAATACTGTAGTGGGTACAGGCCGTCACGATTTGGAAGACTCCGCAGTTTACGAATTGTCGGGCCTGAAACGCCGGATCGAAATCATCGACGAACTGGCGGGCCGATTCGGTTTTACCGAACTGGTTAAATTTGCACAGAACACAGATTTGAATCCGAGTGACTTTGCAATTATCACATCGAGGGTTTAATTATGTTCTGGCACGACAACATGCGCCAAGAACAGCGCGACAGGGCCGACCAGCAATTTGCTGAACACTTGCGGGAACAACGCAAGCAGGAACAAATTGAAAAACTGAAACGCGAACCGAAACGGCACGACAGGGTTCGTGACCGCTGGGGCCAAGTGAGGTAGCAATGAAAGTTTTATCCGCACCGCCTTTAATTTTCACCTGCCCCAAATGCGGGGCGACGTGCCAAGGTGACGAAAGCGATTTTCGCGAGCAGCACACAATGCCGCCAACGTGGAAAGTCGATTGCGGTTACTGCAAGCTGACCGTAACCATTAGCCCGCCAGCGCTTATTGCAAAACTGGTCGGCACTCGTTTTTAACTGAGGAAGTGAAAGATGGACAGAAAGGAAAGTATGAAAATGGACAAAGTACAATTCGCAAAATGGATTCGCGCATCAATGGCAGCACGCGAAAATTCATTCGACAAAGCGGCCTCTGACGCTGCTAGCGCCGCGATGGATATCAAGCGCGCCGAATGTGCGGCCCGTGGTGAACCGACGCACTACTGCATCGTTGATCACTCCCGGTTCTACACCATGAACGAGCGCGAAGCCGTGGCAAGCGTGGTGCCTGCTGAATTCGTCGATCCGGTTTATCTGCTGCTGGTGACTGCATGGAACGATATCCAGCACTGGTGTGACGAAGTAGAAGGCACCGCGCCCACGGTCGAAGAAAAGGAAGATGACGGTATCGAATATTCCGACGCACCGACGCCGGAAGGTCGTGATTTCAATTTCGCCGTCACGTTCGATCCCGGCACGCCTGAAGAAAAGGAATGTCAGCTTCAGGTATGGGCGCCGAATATGTTGCACGGCGCGTTTCAGGTCGGCCAAACATTCGCGGAAAAATTCGCGACTGACTTCACCATCGTTCCGCTGGCGCCGGTTCTCCTGAAAATGGTAAAGGTCAGCGAATAATTAACCGGGGGCATCTGAAACGGTGCCCCTTCACCCGGAGGTTTATGTAATGGAATGCACGAACGAAAACCCGTGTGGCCTGTGCAACGTGTGTACGCTCGAAGATGAAATCGAAGCGGTAATGTCGAATGCCCTGTACAAGAATTGCGAAAGCAATAAATGCACAGGCTGTGACCACTGCAATAACTGCCAGCACGGCGAGGAAATCAACGGCTGTGAAATTTGCAGCCCGCCGCCGAAATGCTCGCATGGTTTCCCATACGGCGAAGGCTGTGCAGATTGCGAAGAAGAACACGAACGGCGCATGGATGTAGAATGCGACCAGACGGAATATTGCAAACATGACATTGAGTTTTCTGATTGTCATGAATGCAGCGCCGAAGCAATGGCACAGTGGGAACGCTCGCAGGAACAAGCCGAGTGGAATCACTTTCACCCTGTCGATTAACTTTAATGCGCATCTAGATTGGTGCGCATTGCAGATAAATCAGCAGCCACAATCCTAACCGTAAAGGAATTAAATCATGAAACAGACTGACGCCCGCGCATTGTTCCCTAACCACAAACTGAAATTCTCGCTTGCCAAAGATTTGGAGTTCGGTGAAAAATTCCTCACAGTCTACGCCCCTAATTCTAATGACGTTGTGGCGTCGGTGAATTTACAGGCGACGAAGGTTGTGGTGTGCATTACCCGCAGCCCGAAAAAGAAATCCGACGTTCCGGTTTTTACTGCGTTCGCGGAAATCGGTCAGTACAAAGGCGTCGGTGACTTTCAGTGGGCGTTTAACGTTGACCGTAAAGCGGAAGGCCTTGATCCCGTCGATTGGGAAACCGCTCGCCAGCATTACAACAAATTGAAGGAAAAGGATTTCGATTTCGCAATTGAAATGCTGGCGATTTATTTCGGCGTGTATGCCGGAACGCACAGCGGTTTTACCCGTGAGCATTACAAGGCACTGACCACGAAAGGCAAGCAGCTGTATCGCGTCGCCTGCGCACTCTCTGACGGCTCGGCGCGGTACGATCCTAACGGAGCTAAGGCCCCGGTTCCTGTCGCCGCCAAAATCGGCTTTGGAAGCGGCCCTGTGCGTGAATTGGAAATGACCCCCGACGATCTGGCGAAGGCTTCTGCAAAGTTTGACCACATGACCCGTTTCGTAGAACGCGACAAACGCACCGTGTGGGACGCTGAAGACGATGCAATCTTTGCACTGGTCGAACACGATCACAAAGTGCTGTCGGATCGTCTGGCGGCATTGCACTCGGCCCGTGGTAGCAAAATCTCCATTCCGGAATTCGACCGTCGCCGCAAAGCACAACAGGAAAAACAAAATGGCTGATCAATTCAAAACCGATGTGGAAAATCTTCGGCGCATGGAATGGCTGACGGTTCGCGAACGTTGGGCCAGCGTGCATGTGGATTTTGACCGGGGCGGCGTTTACAGAGAACACCGCGTTGTTTGGCATGATCCACGGGGCGCATGGTTGAACGCCACCGGGCAGAGTTTCGAAGAGGCCGTCGATAATGCGATGCGCACCGAGTACAACCCGAAAACCTGTGAGCATTATTTGGTGGCAAAGTCCTGAATGCTGCTGATTCATTTATTGTTTCGTAACCTAGCAATTTGCTTGTTAGGTTTTTCAATCGGCGCCCCGTCGTTTTCGTATCAAATGCAGTTGGCGGGTGCTGCCATGTTTTTTATTTGCGTCGGAATTTCCGGCCTAGCGAAATGCAGGATCATTTATGTCGAACGTAAGTCTGGTGGTAATCAAGACAACCGAAACCAACGGAATCACTGCGCAGTTTGCGCGTCTGCTGGGTTATGAGCCTTACCGCAACGGACGGTTTGAACCGCTGGGCGAGAACGGCGTAAAAGGCCTGTACCGGCCCATGATCGACGTGGACGGTTACAACGGTGTTTGTCCCATCGACTTTACGCCGTATGACGACGGCACCGACGCAATGATGGTTGCTGCTTATCTGCGTATGAGCATCGACGTTTCCCGCGACGGAAAAACGCTGAAAGCCAGCACGCACGAATTCGAAGCGGAAGCAGAATTGCCGCAGAACAAAGCGTACATGGTTCATCACGCGAAAATCATGCGCCAGACAATTATGGCCGTGGCAGCAATGTACGTGAAAAAACATTACGACATTGACCCGCCAGTAAACACCACCACGCGCACGGTCGTAGAACACCCGGCGCATGCGAACGTAATTACCCGGATCAAGACGGAAAGCGAGGAATAAACAAAATGATGCTGTCATGTGCAAAAGTCGGTCACGATATTGGTTCGTGGACTGCCGAGCAATTTTCGCTGGTGCAGAAATTCGCACCGGCCAATCACCCGCTGATGTTCCCGGTTGATGAAAGGCCGATTTACCTGACGCTGAATAAATGCGTCGATCAGTTGGGCGATATTCACATCCGCATCATTCGTGATTTCGAACATCGCGATCAGTTGTCGGAAAAGGTGCAATTGCATCAAGCTGGTTTGCTGGTAATGATCCTGATTGATTCGCTGACACGCAGCGGCATTTCAGGAACCGAAGTCCTCGAATGGGAACAGGGCGATGCCTAAAATAATTGTGGATCTTTCGTGTGGTGGCTACAAGAAAGACGGCGAAGTTGTCAGCTGGTTAAGTTCGAACATCGCGCACATGTACGACATTAAAAAGAACCTGCTGCTTAAAGCGCCGAATTTCACCGGCTACCCGCACGGCCAGCTGTTCGGTTCTGCGTTCATCGAAGGCACCGCCGAAGAATTGAAAACATTCCTCGATCTGTTCGCCCGCAATTATGAGGATGAACACACGCAGCGCGACGTAGGGAGCATCGTGGAAGCCATCGACCGTGGTGAACAGATAATCCGTTGCTATCGCATTGTGTGGCCCGGTCGCTTTCCTGAAGAGCGTGCAGACTCGCAAATGTTTGCACGAATGGCGCAGGTTATTTTGTTCGAACAACGCGGCTCATACGGCCACCTGATTTCCGAACGTGACACTTTCCGTCTGCATTCGTTGTGGGAAGTCACGAAGGTGATTTTACTCGACACGAATTTGCACGTGCATTACCGCAACGATTTTGCCATGGCATTTTCTTACCACGAACTCGGTTTCGAATTTAACGAAGCTGAAGATCAATCGGCCCGGCCAACCGGCGACGATTATTCCCGCCTTCTGGAATGCGTGAAAAAGATTGCTGATCGTTTCGACGAAAAGCTGGCGTGGTTCGCCGCTGAAATTGAACGTGATCCCCGCTACGGCAAACAGGGGATTCAGTAATGGGAATCGTCGTCGGATTTCACAAGCGCCCGGACAACGTGAGCGAAATGTGCCAGCGCGCTTTGCCTCACAACGTTCTGCCGGGCTTTCGTTTGTACGTGGCCTATGCGCCTGCACCAGACGTTGCAAAGGCATACGTGGCTGAAGTTCTGGTTAAGGACATGCCGCGTGTTGTAGGGCTGTCTGGTGGCCCTGTACCGATGTTCACATATCGTTCGGTGCGTGACGGAAAAGTCAGCGGGTTTGAAGGTCAAATGTCGATGCGTGATTGCGGCATTATCCAGAACACCTACAACATGCACTGCACGTTTCTGACACGTGAAGCAGCCGACGCTTATTTGCGCCGGATGGAAGCGAAACAATTCACGCACTTCGAAAAACGTAAGTGGGACAAACTGAACGCGCCGCGCTCGTTCACCATCAAAAGGAAAAATTAAATGCGCCATCAAATTGGTGAAAAGATTTGGGTACTGTGGGCCGACATTGAAGACGGTTTCATGTATCCGTTCTACACGAAGTTGCGCAAGTTCGCAGAAATGCAACCGAGCGATTTTCCTGCTGTGCAATTTCGTGAACTGACTGTTGCCGAGCATCACATGGTGCGGGGCGAATACGACGACAAAGATGCGGAACCTGCATACGACGGTTATATCCTTACCGATTCGAAAGGCAGCGTGTGGCACAACCAATACCCTTGCGCGGCGTTGGGCGGGCAAACGTCTGGTGGCCTCGACCACATGTTCGAAATCAGCAGCAAATGCGTAGAAGGGCGCACGGTGCTGGACTGGATGAATGAATCGAACGGCAGTCTGCGCGGCACTGCACCGGGGCCGGTTTCGATGGCACGCGTTACGCACGAACTGCGCGAGATTCGCCGGGAACTGCACACGATGGAAACGGGCGAAGGTTATTTCGGCCAGACCTCGGAACCTGATTTGCCACGTGCTGCAAAATTGCGCGCATGGTTCGAATATATCCTCGGTGAATTCGGTAAACAGACCGGCCTGTCGATTATCGAAGAACCTCACATGTACGAAGACAAAAACGGCGCCATGAAACACTTGGGCGGCTGGTACGACTTCACGATTGTCGAGGCACCGAAAGATGAAGCGTGAAATGCAAATCGCAGCTGACACGTGTTACGAACTCTGCAATTACAATCAGGCGCGCTTTCTGGAACTGATGGAAGCGCAGGGCTACAAGCGCGACGATCCCGAATTGGAATGGCTGTTGAAAAACTGGGAATTCGACGACGCACCACCGCAACAAAAGTAGACGGAAGTCGAGGAAGTGAAAGATGGATATTATCCAATGCAATTTGTCGAGCTTTCGAGGGGAAGCTTTGCAGGGCCGTCGCGACGTAATCAGCAGTAGTCGCGATATCATCCTCAACGTGCAGGTATATGACGAACTCGATCTGCTGGCGCGCAAGGTAGAGAAACGTTTCCGCCGCCACTTGAAGAAATTCAGGAAAGAGGCAAAGCGCGCATGATTTACGTGACAGCATTTTGTGTGACGTTCATCGCGATTTTCCTGAAAGGTTTTCAGTTCAAGAATATTCAGCACAACAAGTGGTGGAGCATGTTCGCCACTTCGTATGTGCAGGGCACGTTTGAATTTGTGGCCGCTGGCACCTACGCCACGATCTTTATGCAAGGGACGTGGTGGTACTGCTTTATCAACGGCACGGCTGCTGCGTTTTCAATTGTTAGCGCTACGTGGATTCACCAGCGCTGGTTTCATTCGGAGGCCGCGACAACATGATCAATGCACTAGGGCGATTTGTTTTCCGAGGCTGCGACGACACAGACGGTTTGATAATCGGTGCTGCGTTTCGACGGCACGCGTTTTTCGAACGGAATACTGTTTACGAAATTCGTGAAGTTTTGGGCGAACTGTCGATTCACGCGATTGGCGAATCCATCGTCCGTCATGTGGGCGAGCCGGGTACGAATTCCAACAGCAATTACACGTGGGGTTCCACGGTCGGCCAGCTGCTGGATGAAATGGGGCAGGAATTAATTCTGACCCGCGAAGAATACAAAACAATTCTGTACGGGCGCCGACGCCAAGACCTGATTCGCGAGTACGGTGAAGACCGCGTGAACGAATGGGAACTCGAAGGCAAAGACCTCAACGAAATCACCTACTGATCAACTGGTGAAGGGCATCTAGAATGGTGCCCTTTGCAGTGAACTCAGATACTGTAAATAATACGAGGGGCTGATTATGCCAGCTGTCATTGATTCGTTTAGCCGTACCTACGACTATCACCGCCTGATGATCCGCAAGGGTTTCGAAAACGGCGGTGAAACGTTGGAAAACTTCCTGCATTATTTTCGGCAGGATTACACGGCGCAGGAAGTGTTGTTCGTTGATCCGGGTTTGGGTTGGCAGCAGAACCAATACGACGGCGCTGTGTGCGTTGGCATTTTCTGGATTTACACGCTGACCGATGACGGATACAAATCCAGTCGCGTCGGAATTATCAGCACCAACACGCACCACATGGAACACGCGGCGTTGAAATGGTTGAACGCACACCGTCAACGCAACCCGGACAGTTCTGGTTTGTGGCCTTCGATCAAATTGGTCGGCACGCACGGCGATGCGGAAGTTTGCCCGGTGCTGATTCCTGAAGAGGAAATGCTTTAATGGGCGGATCATTTGGCGGCATGATGATGCGTGTTGCAAATTCGCTGGGCATGGGCGGGCACAGCTACGAACGCACGTACCGAACCCCAGTGAAAGAATCGGTTTTGGACTCAACAGCAAACACGTTGGGGACAATTAAAAAGCGTCACGAACAGGCGCGTGAAAAAGCTGTGTACCGTTTCGAAAAAGCATTGCTGGATAGTCAGGATGTGCTGCACGCTGCTGGCCTCCTGAAAGAAGGCGATACGCTGTACAAAATTCTGTGCCGGGCTGCTGGCAAGAAATATAGAAAACCAAGAATGAGGAAGTCGAGCTAATGTATTACGGCGGAAGCAAACCACGGAACGAATATCCAACACTGACCGAAGCAGAATTCATGCTGCATGCGAAGTGGATGCGTACCAGTCTGGATGTGAAATCCACGAAGGGCGCGTATCTGGTTCTGGTCAATGGCCTGACTCAAAAGGAAGCCGTAGAACAAACCGGCTCTAGTGCTGCCAACGTAAACGAATCGGTGCAGCGTGTGACTGTGCGACACAACGAAATCATGGAAATCTACGGCCCGCGTCTGAAAGAAAAGGCCAGCGATCACATCAACGAAATTCTGGAAATGATTGGCGCCCCGTCGCCTGCACAGGAAGAGCAAAATGCAGCATCCTAAACCGCGTGTGGAATTCAGTAAGCAGTTCCACAAATTCGCTGACGATTTGATCGGTCGTGTTGGTGGTTCAGATAATCCAAAGGTGCGCATTCCACGCCGCACCGTAAACGCATTGGCAGCGGACTACGGCTTCACTCCGCTGACCAATCCTAATCAGCGCGCTCTGCGTGAACTGATGGGCGAACGCGGTTACAAAATTCAAATCGGCGCCGATGCCTGTTTTATTTCCCGGTTGCCGGTTACGAATGTGGAGCCGGATCAGTGGCCCGCGATTATCGAAAACATCTGCAAGCGGCTGGAACAGCTTTACGTTGAAACGAACGAAAAGTTGCTGCGCCTTTCCCCGGCGAAATTCCGGAACGTTGCAACCATCTGGCCCAACGACAACCCGGCGTTTAATCAGGCCTGCGTTGAGGAAATGCAGGAACTCGGTTACACGATGGTTTTCCGCGTGAACTACATCGACGTTTGCAAAATCGGTGATGAATCGAAACCGGGTAAACGCAAACCTAGTGCAAAGCAGGCTGAACCGCTGGTGGAAGTCGCCAACGGTCGCCGGTTGCTGGAAGCCGCGTTGCATCCGCGTCGTGTGGGCTGGCGTAAAGGGTTTTCGCATGCACTGGTAATCAACGTTAAGTCGCATGGCGATTGGGCCTCTACGGCGCTCTCACGGGCCTTGCTGCATATGCCTAGCGCGGTGTTGGATATCAACGGCGAATCGCTGCACACAATCGCCCTCAATCACGGTGACGTTTTGCTGGTGAACGAAGCGGCTTACGAACTGGTCAAAGGGTGCCGGGTGAAATGCATTGATTCGGGTTCGACGTATGACCCGGATATTCTCGCAAGGGCCTTGCACAAGGAATCTGTAAATGTCTGAAGAACAGAAACCGAAAAGCGGATTCGTTACTCGGTTGTGCGAAATGAAATTGCGCAACCTGCGTCAGGTTTACGGCCACATGGAATTCGACGAAGTTGTCATGCTGGCACAGCAAGCGGACGATTACCTGTCGGCCATGACCGTGTTCGATCCTGCGTGGAAAAAGTTCAAGCAGGATAGCCGCGTATGGTGGGAATATGCGTGGCTGATTAATTGCGAAAGTGGTGGCGGTTTCAGTCCATCCGATCCGCACGTGAAGTATCACAATTTCATCGTGGCGCATCCGTGGCAGCAGCCGAACCTCGATAACTGTGAATACAAAGACTGGCTACGCGAACGCAAAGAAGACGTTTGCGTTGAGTGGGGCCACTGGTTGCCCATTTATTTGCGACCGGACGAAGTGCAGAATTTCGCACTGAAAATTTTCCATCACCACCACGGGCTGGTTGGTTTCGGTTGGTTGCAGAATATCGAAATCGTGGAACTGGCGCAGGAGGAAGACGTATGTCAACGCCCGATCAAACCCCAGTCAACGTAAGTTATTCGTGTACAACGTTCATCGACTACAAGCAAGCCCGTGCAGATTACACCTACGCTCTCGGCGTGCTGGAAGCGATGCGAGAATTAGCGCACCGCCGCATGCAAGAAACCGGGCAGAATTATTTGCTCAATCGTGAAGAATCTTTGGTCGCTTCGCAGCTGGAACATTTGCGCGATCAGGCCTACAACACATTGCAGAAGGAACCGAAATAATGGCGGTTGAAATCGTAAAGCGTGAAGGTGCTGTTTACCACTTCGAAGGCATTGGCGGGTACACCATCCGCGAAAGCATCGAAGATGCGCTAAAAATCCTCAAGCAGAAAGAGGACGCCGGGCAGCAAGTCAAAGGCGTGCTGAAGTGCAACGGCGTCACGCTGAATCTGGTGTATACCGATGATCCTGAATTGGCTTATCTGGTATACAAAAAAGTTTCGGATGATAACGCCGAAGCTTACCGTCAATCCGACGAATACAAACAGGCAGAAGAAAGCCGCCGTTTGCAAACGCTGGACAATCAGGAAAAGATGAACAGTTACGTGGCAGAAATCAAAAAGATTCTGACGGACTGGGCAGCGACTCACGGCGGTTCTGGCATTCAACCGAACGACTGGGTTGCCTGCCGCCTGATGCTTCTGCTGAAGGAATATATTGAGTTGGCAGATAATGTAAATATCAAGCACTACGGCGCAGAGCTTCTGCCGTTGCTTGAAGCTGCCGGGTACAAGGAAAACGAATTCACGATTGCAGGCGACGGCAAAAAGCCTCACAAGCAATACGAAACCCGTGCGTGGTTCGTTGGGCAAATGATCAACATGATGAAAGGTTCCATTGGCTGTGCCCATCCGGGTCTGGCTCACATGGTCGAGAAATACCAACTGCATCTGAATCCGTGAGCGAATTGCTGCACTGAGGAAGGCGAGGAAATACAAAATGGAAAATCGTTCTTATGAAATCGTCGATGATCGGTACGAACCGAAAGTCGGCGTAAACATGGCCGAGGCAATTACTCACGCTGTTGAGGATGTGCCAGCCGATACCGTAGCGAGCTTTGGCCTCGACGCCGACCGTTGCGTACCGTTCACCCGCAATGACCGCCCGCGTGACGTGTGGGATGCTTTGATGGAAAAAATGAGGAATATGTAATGCCGTTGAAATTCGTAAAATGCAAACGCCGTTTCGATGTAACCGTAAAAATCCAAGCGTATCAGAAACACGAATGGCAGTCGGTTTACGAAGGCTCTATGTGCGTCTGGTCGTATGGCCCTTCACTTCGCCAACTGACCGATCCGATCATGGAAGAAGTGAATATCGACAAAGGCGGCGCCCGCATTTCCATCCTGTATGTTCGCGAACATGAGTTCGAAGAATACAGCCCGGCGCAAATGGGCAAGATGATGGCTCAGGAAGGTTTCGGCGGCAAAGATAATCCTTACGTCGATATCAACAACGACCACGCCGATATCTGGAGCGAGGCATTCCGCAAGGAACAATCGTTCATCGGCAAAAAGCGGAGTTAAAATGTTCGACTATTTCTGGTTTTGGATTTCCAAGACGCTCGCAGAAATGGCGGTGGGAATGACCATCCTACTGGTGCTGATTGTCGTAGTCGTCGTGCTGGCGTTCCTCGACAAGATCAAGCAGTGGCGGTGCCCGCACAAAGCCTACCGCGAAAACAGGGCCTGTCACGGCATTTGTTTGGGCTGTAAAAAAGACCTCGGATTCGTTGGCGAATTACGCAAAGACAAAAGCAAACGCGAAATGTAATTGCGTGCCAAGCGATCCCAAAAAATATACCAACATGAAGGAAGTGTAAGTACATGAGTGATTTTTCGAAATTCGGTCAGGCTGTAACCGCAAACTACAATTCGATGCTGCAAAAAGACGAAGGGAAAAAGAACAGCGTTTTCCTCGTTGATATCAACGGTGACGAATTGTGGGCGCATTACCTTGCGTCGTTCCCTGAAGGCACCAACCCGATGTTCCGTGAACGTCGCGAATACGAATGCAATACCTGCCACAATTTCGTGCGCAACCTCGGTGCTGTCGTGTACGCCGAGAAAGGTAAACTGCTGACCGTGTGGGATGTGCAGGTCGAAGATCCAACGCATCAAGCGGTGGCCGACGCAATGGCTGCAAAGGTGCGTTCGCTGAAAATCAAAAACCGTTTCATTGCGGAAATGCCGCAATACGGTTGCGCGAAAACCACCAGCCAAGAAACGGGCGAAGTGTGGCACCACTTCCACGGTCTGGTGCCTGCGATTTTCCGTTGGGATAAAAACCCAACTGACTACATCGGTGAATCCAGCGTAGACAAAAATCTGCTGGAACGTTCGATCAATGAAATCGCGGATTTCGCGATTGATATCGTGATGGATCTGATCGACACCGACTCGCTGTACAAAGGCGACGAAAAGCGCAAGAAAGTTGTAGCGCTGCGTAAACTGAAAGCGGATTACGCCAAGCTGAAAACCGAACGCGGTCGTGAAATTTTCCTGTGGAAGAATTCGACGCCGCACACCCGCATCCTCAACGACGTTGTGGGCACGCTGCTGTCGGATATCACCCAAGGCATGGAACTCGAAAACGCCGTGAAGGCTTTCGAATTCAAAACCGCTGGCCCGAACTACAAACGTTCGAAAGCTTTGGTCACTCAGAAAATGATCGACGAAGCTGAAAAGCTGGTCGATAAACTGGGCCTCGGTGATTCGCTGGCGCGTCGTTACGCAACCCGTGAAGACATTTCGGTTAACGACGTTCTGTTCGTTGACGGCACGGTGAAAAAGCAACTGCTGGGCGGCGCGTTCGGTGGCATCAAACCGACCAAGAAAAACGTTCCGGTTCTGAACGACGTTGAAGACATTTCGATCAAAGATTTCATCAAGAAAGTTTTGCCGAAAGCCGACACCCTCGAAGTGCTGGTGAAGCACGAACACACCGCCAGTTTCGTTTCCCTGATCGCCCCGGTTAATCCGGACGCGAAACCGCTGCTGAAATGGGACAACCCATTTTCGTGGTCGTACATTGGTGAAGTTACTTCGTCGTCGATTCGCGAACGTGTGAAAAAAGCAGGCGGTAAAATCGACGGCGATATTCGCGTTTCGCTTTCGTGGCAGAACGGCGACGACCTCGACCTAAGCGTAAACAATGGCCGGGATCGTTGCGACTTCCGTACCCGTAAAGTTTTCAATGCCACGCTCGATGTGGACATGAACGCCGGTCACGCCGCGAACAGCGTCGATCCAGTGGAAAACATTTTCTGGACTGACAAAGGCGATATCAAAAAAGGCCGCTACGAAATTCAGGTTCACAACTGGTCGCAGCGAACTACCAATAACGTCGGCTTCGAAGTGGAAGTGGAAGTGCTGGGCAAAATCTACAGCTTCTCGCATCCAAAAGAACTGGGCAATGATCGCCGCGTTACCGCTGGTTACATCGTCGTCGATGCAGCTGGCAATATCAGCGTCGAAGGCCAAGGCATGGTCGGTGGTGCTGGTTCCTCGGTTGAAAACTGGGGCATCAAAACCGAAGAATGGACACCGGTTGATTTGATCTGCCGTTCCCCGAATTTCTGGAACGATCAGGCCGTGGGCCATGAGCATGTTTTCTTTATGCTCAAGGGCTGCGTAAACGAAGAGGGCACCCGTGGTTTCTACAACGAATACCTGCGCGATGAACTGAGCAAACATCGCAAAGCTTTCGAAGCGGTTTCCGCGCAAATGAAAGTGCCTGCCAGCGCTGACCAACTGAGCGGCCTCGGCTTCTCGGTCAATGATCGTGCTGAAATGCAAGTCCGTGTGAAGGGCGCAATCAATCGCATCCTGAACGTAAAATTCTAATCCCGCAAAACCTGAAAAAAGAGAACTGAAAAATGACTACTGAAAACGCAAACATCTTCGAACAAGCTACCCGCCAGAAACTGCGCTTCGATACCCCTATCGGTAAGCTGTCGGTCGAAGACCTGTGGGATCTGCCGTTGACTGCACGCGGCAACAACAAAGCGAGCCTCGATGCGCTGGCAATCGACCTCGACGAACAACTGGAAAAAGGTAAAAACAAAAGCTTCGTTTCCGGCGCGAAAAAAGATCCGGTTATTCAGCTGCGTTTCGACGTTGTGAAAAGCATCATCGACACCCGTGTCGCTGAAAACAAAGCGAAGACCGACCAGAAAGCACGCGAAACCGAAATCGCGAAAATCACCGATACTCTCGCCAAGAAGAAAGACGCGGCGCTGGAAAACCTGTCGGTCGAAGAACTGGAAGCGCAACTGCTTCGTCTGAAAGGCGGCGTAGCGCAGTAAGGCCTAACAGTTTGCACGTTCTGTTCAAAAACGTGCGCCATTAATTCCGAGGTCGGTTTTTTATGAACATCGGTATCAACACAGAAGTCGTATGCACTCAAATGCAAGATGAATTGCTAGGTGTGTACGATGTGATTTTCTGCAACATCGAACCACAAGACGGCGCGTGTGTAATTGACGCGGTGATTCCTAGAACGGATGCTGAATTTTCCATCCGGGTTAACGCCGCCAAAACCTTCGAAGTTGTGCGGGTCAATCCTGACGCAGAATCGCGGGCCGTCCTGTCTTGGGCTATCAGTTACTTGCAGCATCGTGGCTTTGTAGCAATCGAAAAGGTGTAGGCCATGCGATTTAATTGGGAACCGGGCAGACAGGGAACCGGTTATGAAAAACTGAAACTCCTAAATCGCTGGAAGTTTTTCAGTCGCTTCAAATGGGATTTGTACCTGCTGCGTTATCCGGTGGGATCTGGAATTCCAAAGCATCGCGATCCCGTGCCAGACCACAAGCATTATCGGCTGAACGTTTATTTGTGGAACGCAAAGGATGGTGGTGTACCGGAACACGCTGGTGCAATTTTCAGTAATCGTTTTTTCACTTTCTTCCGGCCTGATCTGCATCTGCACAGCGTGACGCCTGTTGTCCACGGCACGCGCTACGTGTTGAGCTTTGGATTTGTGCGACGGAATTCTGAGGTGCAACAGTGAATATTGATTGGGATGCTGTAATGGCACGTATGCCGATTTACGCATACGAGTACGAAGAAACCGGCCTCAACATTATGAATCCGAGTATCGACTACTGGTATCCGCATCTGAATCCACCGGGTGCCGTGCCGCCGAAGGGCCACACCGGCATCGACTACGACCTGAGCTATGAAGGCGTGGTAAAGGCAATCGAAGCGTGGGTAAAAGAAGAACTCAAGCCGAATGAAAAAGCGGTTTGGCTCGATATCAATACCGGGCATTTTTCCAACACGTTCAAGTACGGCGAATTACTGGATTCCACGCTGAAGGCGTTGGATGAACGTAAGGCAGGTACAGGAAAAGAATTGGAAGAGATTTCACGCGGCTGGAAGCTGATTATCTACCGCTGTGATACCGATGAAAATTTCGAATTCTCCGACATGATGAAAATCGTGACGAAGACAAAAGAAGAGCGGAGGCGCAAGTGACCACACGCGGAACATCTGTTACGTTGGCCCAAGCCAAAAAGTTGTTGGTCGGTCGGGAAACCGAGCCTGACTTGTGTCGGGTTTTCGAAGCCACGTTCAAAGACAATTTCATCATTGTGTTTTTCGTCAAAGACCAGACGCGCACGTTGGTGGACAAAAACGGATTGCGCCTTAGCTACACGCTCGCAGAAGCCTACGACGTGTTGTGCGGAATTGGTCTGCGTTCGTTTAATGTGGTGCGCCAGCCAGAACCGTTACCTGTACGGCCATTCCACCGGCAGGACGACGAACCGATCAAAAAAGAATTGTCGGCGGATTATGTGATGGATGCACTAATTCGTGTGGCTGCCAAGTTGGGAATGGGCCACTGCGATATCTGCACAACCATCGGCACGTCTTCACCGCGTATTCGTAGTGCGATGGGGCTTTCCCCGTCAGAAACCAAAACGCGGGAAAAGAAGCCGAAAACTTACGCGGGTCAGGACACATATGATTCGCTGAATGCAGACTGTGAAGCCCCGGAAAAAACGGCTGGGTTCTGGCGAGAAAAACCCGGTGTATTCGGCAGGGGAACGCAGCTTCCTTTCCCGGTCGCGTTGAAACTGAAATCGTTTGACGCACAAGCGTTTTTGGTAAAGCTGGCTTCGGTCGAAAGCAAGGCAACTTCGGCACCTTACAAAGGCTGGAGTACGCATCGGTGGGACGGTTCCCGCAACGGATCGTCGGATTTCAAATACAAAGGCTGGAAATGGCCGTCTGGTTATTCCACGTACATCAAACAGGGCGTGCTGCCGTCTGCATCGTTCTTTAAATTCATCATGGGTTACGAGCTTGAAGGCTTGCCTCCATTCTGAGATAAATAAATGATTCATCCTGAGAAAGGTAATCACGCAAATCATCCGGGCCACGGGAATTCCGATTGTCCGTTGCGTACACAAATCAACGCTCATATCTACGGCACCAGCAGCAACGGTTATGGTTGTTCGTGGACTGGTGGGCATTGCATCAAAACTGAAACGTGTGCCGACCGTGTGAAGCAACACGAAGAGGAAGCACCGCTGCGCGCACAGATGGAAGAAATCGTGCGTCAAAAAGAAATGTGGCGCCATGAACAGGAACCACCACAATGGTAGAAATAATCACATCGTGGCCCGGTGCATTTTGCGTGGTCGGCGTAGCGTTTGCAATCGCGTGGTTTCTTCGCGGAATTTAAAAACAAAGTGAGGTAGTCGATGGAAGGCGAGAACGATATTCCATTTGCACCAGCGGTTCCGTTGACGCCTGAGCAGCTTGAACGATTGGCCTCAATTAAATGCATGACCTGCGGCGACCACGGAATGATCGGTGGTTTAGTGCCGTGGGGTGATGGTCAAGTCGATAGTGTTTGTGATCCGTGCCCTGACTGCAATCTGGAAGAAAACGAAAATGAAGAACCTGTCGTTAGTGAAAATTCCGGCGAAAACAACCGGTAGCGGTCGCCGCCATTGGGTAGCGATCAACATCACGCAGCAAGATATCAAGCGTGGTGCAAACGCCCGCCAGCCCGGTCTGCATTTGATGGCCGGGTACTGGTACGGGAAAGGCCAAGGGCATAAAACCCGCAAGGCCTACGGAAAGCTAATTGAGCTACCGAAGAATTCAAAAGTAATCGGTTATGCTCGCACGTCGTTTCTCATTCGTAAGCTGGTGAATTAATCATGAGCCTGACCAAACAGGAACGCCAACGCGCATACGAATTGGTGTGCGCCACCGATTACAAACTCGCTGCAAAATTGCGCGAACTTTTCGAGGACACTGATCGCCTCGATTATCTGGAACGCCGCACGGCCCTGTCGAATAGCGGCCTGTCGATCAACCCGAATATGTTTCAGCGCACACCGGCCAAAGAATTCAATTTGATGTGGCGCTTTGAGCGGACGGAACCAAAGCCGTCGCTGCGCGCTGCACTCGACGACGCGGCCAAGAATTACCCGCTGCCGAACACCGTGCCATTTGACGAAGTAGAGGAAATTATGCCGAGTGAAATGGCACCAGAACTGAAAGCCACGATTCTCGAAATGGTGGCCGGTAGTTTTGGTTATCGCGCAGACCACATCAAGGCCAGCACGCCATTCAGCGAAATGGAATTCAACGAGATTTCCATGTTCGACCTGACGTTGTGTGTCGAGGAACATTTCAGCCTCGAAATTCCCGACGAAGACATGACGTGGCAAACCACGAACGAACTTATCAACTACGTGCAACAGCGCATCGCCCAACGGGAGCAATAAAATGAACGACAAAAATATGCAAGCTGCTAAAACCCTGTCCGCGCTGTTCATGCCGAACGGCCAGCTGAAACAGAATTCGGTGAAGGTCAACGACAAGCCGTTGATTGCGCCGGGGCTGTTCGACGAAAACGGTTTTGTCAGTCCTGAAATGGCGAGCGCAATTCGCAGCCGCATGATGAACAAAACGCCGGTAGCGCACACCGATCTGGCCCGCCTGTTCTATTCGGTGATGGCGCAGGAAACTTACAACGTTCCGGCAGAGAAAATGTTCAAGTGAACTTTCTGCGTTCCATTTGGGCAAGGCACGGTGATTCCATTGCGTTAAGCTTTGTGTCGTGCCTTATGCCAGTAATTGATTGGTATAACGGTCGCTTCAAGATTGTATTTTTCGATAGCCCGGTGATTACGTTTGCCGGGTTCCTGATTGTCTTGATCGTGATCAGTTTTCTTACCTGTAAATTTTCCCGCTGGACAAGAAGGCGTAGAACATGAAAAGCAGCCTCGAAGATATTTTGGGCACTCCCGAAGAGTACCAAGCGGCACAGAAAAAAGCTGCTGATGAATGGGCTGCAACTTGCGCCCGTTATCGCGGAAAACTTCTGCGAGAATCCCGCCTGAAATTTGAAAGCCAGATTCTGGATAAATCCAAGCTGAACCCAAAAGGCTCTGACGATCCTGCTATCGCCATGCAGTGGAACGGCTGGCAAGCGTGTATGGATTTCACTCCGCGCCTGAAATTCGGCAACATGGAAATCGTGCTGCCACAAGACGCGATGAAACGTCAGGATGCGTTGGACGATTTCAACAACATGATCCGGGCCTACATGAATGCCATGTGCCGCACGTGGGGAACGAATCATGTCCGCATGGAAAGTATTTTTACCGATGTTGAAAAAGCGTTGGCGCATGCAAAAGTGATTCTGGATGCAATGGATTACAGCACTTTGAAAATGGGCATCGTTGATCATGGTGGCCGCGCCGAACATCGTCGTTACAAGGAAGAGAAAAATGGCTGAGAAAAATCAATCGCCAATCGACAAAGCTTTCGAGGCCGGTGAATTCGAACTCGTTAGTTTCATGAAAGGCGAGAACGACAACGGCGGCAAAGGCAGCTGGTTCAATTTCGTGCTGCTGGATGCTGTACCACGTGAAACGCTTTCGCGTATCGTTGACGATCCCCTGTGGGATTCGGAACGCATGAAAGTTTCGATCTACCTGAATAGCGAACGCGTGGTCTACGCAGACTTCAACAAAATCATGTCGTATTTCGCGAATCGTCTGGCTCAACAGAAACTGAGTGCTGCGCATTTTGACGATTTCGAAAAAGCTGTGCAGGTAGCGGCAAAGGCTCTGATTACCCGCACGGCTGACGGTGTACAGGAAAAGTTTTACGAACTGCAAACGCAACTGTCGCAGCTGACCGATCTGACTGCCGGAATGGTTGAACGTGAATACGCCGTGCCGTTCAAATACCAGACCACGGAAAAAATGATCAAAGCCGGTATGACGGCACTCGGTCGTTTCTTCGATACCGAGCCGGAAGTAAATTTCGACGGTAAGCGTGAGGAAGGCGAAGAGAACGCAGAAGCGCACGGCAAAAACGCGGTCGAGGCCATTTACAAAGCGATGGTTACGGCCCGCGACGAACCAGAATATAAAGTGAAACTTCCACGCAGTTATCAGACGGGTGATGAATACACCACGCACGAAATTGCAACCCGGCGCAAAATGCTGGACGAAGTTGAAGAAAGCCTGCGTCAGCAAGGTATCGTTTTCGAACCTATGCAGACGCGCTTCGAGAAAATGGGTGACGTATGAACCTGCAAGATTTGAAAGATAAAATCCGTGAGGATATGCCGGAGTACGACGCGGCTATCGAAAAGATCACGAAGGCCGCAGTCGAGGATAAAGAATCCTACGTGGATTTCACCGACGAAGAACTGCCGCGTGCAGTGCGTGAACGTCTGAGTGAAGACGGCTACAACTGGTATTACAACAAATTCATGACCGAGTGCTTCCGCGTGTACGGCTGGGCCGGTGACGTGGAGCATAACTAATGGCCGTCGCTAACTGGAAGACCGAATATACCCCGAGTAAAACCGGGGATTACATCGCAACCGTTCGTGGTCGAATGACTACGGATGTTGTGCGATTTAATAAAGGTGTTTGCGTCGATGGTGGTCGCTGGGTCGAAGACGTTTTCGGTTTCTGGCAGGAAGTTGACGTAGTGGCTTGGGATGATTTGCCGGAGGCATACCGTCATGACGTTTGATGCGAGCGAATTTATCGTGGGCGAAACCCTGCGCGAACGCTGCACTTCTTTGCTGCGGGGCCTCGGCTTCGGAGAGCATTTCACTGACGTGCTTTCCTATCAGGATAACGGCGAAATTTTCGATCATGACTTGGATCGTGTTATCGGCACGTACAAAATCGTGGACGACAATCTGCCGGTGATTGGTTTCCACTCTCACATGCGCACCGGCTACACCATGAGCCAACGTGTGGTCGATGGCGTGCCGCGTTTCTTCCCGACCATGTGCCAGCGCTACGATATCGGCATTCAAGTTCTGGAGCATCACGCCACGCCAGAATTGCATGAATTCCTGATGGGTGAATTGTTCACTACGTGGATCGACAAACCCGGTTATCAAATCCGTCGAAATTCGTCACCGTTCTTTCAGGGCGGTGCGCACGAACCAAATGGCAAATGGTTTTACATCGAGTTTCTTGGGCGTAAAGACATTTACAAAACCGTGCGCTGGATCAACGAAAACTTCCGTCAACCGGGGGCGCCAAATGCAAATGGATAAATACATGCCGTTCGATCCAAACCGTATGCCCAACGGCGAAAAACGTCTGGTCACGTTCGAGGATGAAATCTGCATTGCTTACGCGCTCTACGACGCCGGGTTTGCCCCGTACTGGTCGCACGACTACGCGGACAATCTGATTTGCGGCTACGGCGATGCGGCAGGCGGGTTTAAATACAATCTGGTTCCTGTCGATGATCAGGACATTTCCAAGGGCATCATGGCGTGGCCTGAAGTCAAAAGGAATTTGGAGATTTACCAATGATTTTTGCGTATCTCTTCGCAGCCCTTTTGGTTGCGGCCTATTGGCACCACCGGGAACATGACTGGCTGGCGTCGGGCGCGTGCTTTGTTGTCGGTGTGGTCGTATCGTGCGCAGTGTACTACGGGCCGATGTATTGGCAGGCGTCCGACCTGCAATTGTTGAGCGGTTCTGTCGCGGAGAAAAAACGTGTTTATGATCCAGAAACTGAAAGCTACGATTGCGGCAAAGACTCCCAAGGCCACACGAAAACCTGCACCCGCGAAATTCCACGCTGGCGCTGGGACGTTGTGTCGGATATCGACGGTGACAAATTCAGCGAATACACGCATCAATCCATTCGTGCGCCGGAGATTTACACCAACACGCAAATAGGCGATCCGTTCACCACCAGCAAACGCTTTCTGAATTTCCAGAACGTGAGCGAACAAACGGTGATGATCGACCGCGAAGCCGCTGAAGAGTACAAAGGTTGGTTGCCGGAATATCCGCATGTTTACGCGGGCTTCAAAGTGCAGCGCGGATTCTCCAACACGCCGCAAGTTGACCAACGCGAATTGTCGCGCCAGTTGAACGTGGCACAAAAGCGCTGGGGGCCGATGCACGGCGTCAACGTGATCGTCATTGCATTGCGTGAAGAAACCGACTTCAAAGGTTTTTATTACGCGCTGAAAAGCAAGTGGAAAGGTGGCAAGAAAAACGATGCTGTGGTGATCATGCGTCTGGACAAAGAAGGCCGGGTTATCAACGCGAATTCGTTTACCCGGTCGGCTGATAACCTGACCGATCCGCAAGGCTTCAACTTTTCCAATCTGATGCACGTCAACGCGGTGAAGCTGAATCGTTACGACACAGCCCGATATATCGAATCGCTGGATAGTGCGTTTCAGTATTTCCAACGCGAAGACCTCGGACGTTACGACTTCCTGAAAGACGAATACGATCCGCCTTATTGGTTGATTGCGTTGTCGCTGCTGGCAATCGTGGTGATCCCGTCATTAACTGTAAACTATATACTGGACAGACGTAACGCCTACGGTCGGCGCCATCGCAAGTTCGGTTTTTTCTAACGGGAACCAATATGAAATCTCCAAAGAAATCTAAGGGCTTCACGCTGATCGAACTTCTGATCGTTGTGCTGATTGTCGGTGTTGCGTTGTTTGCCCTCAAAAGCTGTACCAACTAAGGAAAATGGAAATAATGAAATCGAAACAAGGCGGTTTTATCTCGGTCGGCGCTATGGTAGCTATCGGCCTCGTTATTGCGTTGGGCCTGTGGGTCGTCAGCATCAATAACACGGTCGTGCGTCAGGAAGCCGGTATCGTCGGTGCGAACAAAAGCCGTCAGGCCGTTCTGTCGAACCTGAGCCAGAAGGTGCAAGAAGCCATCGGCGTGCAAGACATGAACGTCGAAAACATCCGCAAAACTGTGAACGAACAAATCAAGTTGCGTTCCGGTGCCGAAGGTATGAAAGCGACTGTGCTTTTCCTGCGTGAAAACAATATCCCGGCTTCGCAAGAACTGGCGATGAAAATCGTGAACCTGATCGACCAAGGTCGTGACAAGTACACGCACGAAGAAAAGATGATGACTGATCGCAAAACCGCTGCGTGTACCTATCGTTCGGTGTTCCCGAATAATATCGTGATCGGTATTACTGGCGCCGCCAAACTGGAAATCGGTTGTAACGATGGCCCGGACAAATACGCGCCGTTGATGAACGAGCGTACCGCGACTTCGTTCGAAACCGGCAAAGATCAAGGCCTGTACGACATGAGCAAAAAGCCAGCGCAATAATCTGGTCGGGGGAGTCCTACGGGATTCCCCTTTTTGAGGAAGTGTAAGATGAAAAAACCAAAGGTTGTTCAAGAAGATTTCGAGCCTGAATATTTGTACGATGATTTCGATATCATTCGAGGCATCGTGAACCTCACGCGGCAGTATCCTAAATCGTCCGGTAAATTTATCAGGACGGAACTGCGCGAGCAAAACCCCGGCGTCACCGATGGTCAAATTGCCCGGTGCTGCGAACAAATCACAGAGCGGTGGGAACCGGAACGGAAACCACTTCGTAAAGGTACAAGGAAAAGCACATGACTGATTTCCAGATTGGCATCAAACGTCTGACTGACGTAACCCGCTGCCCGTTGTGCGGTTGTGGCACTGTGAAAGAAACCCGGAAGTGGGCACAGCATTGCAACGGCCACTGGAACGAATCTGTAGAATTTGATTGCGGACAAAAATACGAATTCTCCCCGAACTTTATGTGCGTTGGCCTTGTGTACGATTGCAAACGTAACCCCGAATTCAAAGCCCGTGTGAAACTGGTCGAAACCGTCAAAGCGGAACTGATTGCACACGGTAAAAAGCGCGGCCTGTCTGAAGCTGATCAAAAGCAGCTGGAAGACAAACTGCAATACTTCGCCGTATCCACTTGGCACTAAGGAACTACACCATGTCAAATGTTCGTTTGCATTACGGCAACATGCTGGACGAAGCTGTTGCGAAGTGGGCCGACACCCTGACCACAAACAACGACGATTATGTTTACGTCGATGGCGAGGAAGGCGACTTCGGTGTTGTTCGTTTTTTCGGTACGGATATTGACGGTAACGAAAACGTTCACATGGCTACGCAGTACATTCACGGCGGCGATATCGAACACGATTACTACACGTTGGCCGGTGCCGACATGGTTCAGAAAATCATGCGCGAGAATTTCGAAACCGCATTGCGCCGTTCGCTGGAAGAATCCCTCGATCCGGGCCGTTCTGGTCACATGGTGGTTGGCTTCGTAAAAGACTACGATGCAGCACAAGAAAAAGTAAAAGAACTCGGCGGCAAAGTCGAAGCCGAACTGCACCGGCGCTGGGGCGATCTGTTCCCCGACTACATTGAAGACCGTATGATTTTCAAATACGGTTTCAAATACTTTCAGGCCCACGTGATCCAGCCTGAAATGCGCCCGGCGCAAATCGCGTTCGTCAACGTGATTAACCCGCGTGAATTTATCGCGATCAAACTGCGCGGAAAACTCGAAGGTAAAATCTGCTGCATGATCGGCCACGATGGTTGGCACCGTTCTTTCGTGGATCAAATGATTTGCGTGGTGCAGGTTGAGGAAACGCCGAAGCCATACGAAATGCCGGTAACGCTGGATCTGGAAATGGTTAAGGTGGTTGGGTAATGAATCCGGAATTGTTGAAACAGGTGTACACGTTTATCTGGATGTTTCTTCCGCTCATTTTCACCTACCTGTTTGTTTGGGCCATGTGGTGGCCGCGACCGAATATTCCTCACGGGCGCATCGCCGCAATGTCTGCCCTGATCTATTGCTGGTGCATGCTGTACGCTGCCATCGGCAGTGATGTTTTCGACTGGATTCAAAGACTGTGAAACGTCTACTGAATTATCTCAAAAGCACTCCGCGTAAAGCGTGGTGGTTGATCATTCTCGCAACGCTTTACGCAGTCCCGGCCTCATATTGGTTTGTCTGCGATGCGCTGGCCGGTACGCTGGGTAAAAGCGGAATGATTTTCTCCTACCTGATGCTGTGGCAAATGGTGTGGATCTTGATTATGGCCCTGCCTCTTTTCTACCGCCCACTAGGCGACTGGGTTTTCCGGAGAAATGGAAAATGAAATACGAAATCTTCCAAGTCACGAAAGGTGACATGCAATTCGAAATCGGTCTGATGCACCATGAGCAGCTGACTCACGCCGACGTTGCGGAACATATGCAGGTCTGCATTTCCATGACGTTCGAAACGGGCTTCGACGACGTGAAAGTGGTAGGTGCCGGTTTCTGTTCTTCTGGCGTTCCGGTGAAGTGCTGGGGCCATTCAGAATCGCTCAACATTCACACCCGTGGTCAGGCCGACGAACTGGTGCTGATGGCGTCGATGTTGAATTTCGATTCGGTGCCAACTGACGACGCGGAAATGATTCGCAACGTGCTGCAAAACTTTTCGCATAGTTGCGGTGTGATGGTTTCCAAAGCACACAATCAATTGTGCATCGTTGGTCACGAAATTGTCGGCTTCGATTTGGCGACCGGTGAATCGGCAGATTTCGAAGAGGGAATGCTGCTGCGTTATCGCGGGCCTACCCTCAACGCTGACGGACGCGTAGCGCATTTGTTCATCGTGGATTCTTCCTCGAAATACTACGGCGATTACGACGGCGTTTATTCGTTCAGCGCCAGCAATCTTTTCGGCATCCACAAAGACCATCCGATGCTTCGCAAACTGGCAAAAGTTCAGTGCGCGGTGATCAACGTTGACGGCGTGGCAAAAGCTGTAAATATTCACGGTGTTATCGACCTGTGGCCTATGGGCGAACCCCACGACCAGATGATGGCCTATTACGTTCTGCTGGGCGGTGGCGAGAAACAAAAATTCCACGGTTCTTTGGAGCAGATGTTGGAGTTCTTCAACCTCGACGGTGAATAAATGTTTTTCTCCTACGAAAGTGCTGTGCGTGAAATGCAACGCAACAACGCGGCGGGCGGCACGGCCACCATTTCCAAACGGTGGTTCGGCTGGATCGTCGTCGATGAACCATATCGAAAAGTTGAAGAGGTAATTGTGATGAATACTTACGTTCTGTTGTACCCGGTTCCTGCATGTCTGCGCGTGGTTGCAGAACAGGCCGCGAAGAATTCACCGGCTGTAATTATCACGCAGGCACAAATCGACCAGTACATTGCGCATCTGGCGAAAAGTGCGTTCAAGGTAAACGGCTGGACTTGCCTGAAAGTGATCTGCGACAATTTGCCGAAAGCTTATCAGGAACCCGCCGAATCCATTTTCATCAAAGACGACGCCGGTAATCTGACCAGCATCAAAAATCGCTTTGGTGCCCGCGTCAACAAAGAACAGCACGAAACGGCCTACATCGCTTTGCATGAGGCGTATCCGAAACTCACGCTGACCGCCGCGAAGCCGAAAGAGGAATAAATGAAAACACGTTTAAATTCCGAAGAGCGTTATCAGCTTCTGGATACCTTGCGCGGCCTCGGTTTGCATCTGGTTTTTGTTGCTGAAACTGGCAGCAAAGCGTGGGGCACCGATACCGAAAATTCCGACCACGATTTCACGGTCGTGGCCCACGATATCAACTACGATATCTACCAGTACCCGCGTGATTCTTTCACACAGAAAATCACGTTCAAAGGTCAGGAATGTGACGTGCGCGTTTTCAGCATTGCGAAGTTTCTGCGCAAGCTGCAAAAGTCTGTGCTGGTCGGGTACGAAGCGATCAATTCGCCGTTCGTTTATTACGGCAGTGACAAAACCCGTGAAATTTTCCAACTGGTCAGTCAGCGCTGCTTCGATCCGCGTGAAATGTTCCGTTCCACCATCGGCAGCATGAGTTCGGTTAAGCACACCGACGAAGCGAAACGCCGTCGTCAAACATTCCGTTATTTGTTCGTCGGTTTGCAGTTGAAAGACTACAACGATCAGCGCGGGCCGATGCTGCCTACTGTGAACATCGACCAGTACATGACGCTGCAACTTCCGGCAATGTCGGAACAGGGCGTGATTCGTGATTTGTTTGCATGGGCCACGGCAGACGAACCAACCGAAAAACAAAATGCATTCGCGCAGTGGTGTATCGACCTTCTGTACTCGCTGGATTATCCGAAGCTGGTTACACACAAGCAGGATGAACATCGCGGCGTTTTGAACATGGCTTTCTCTGACCTTATGCGGAATACCAAACCATGATTGATTACAAGAATCACCCGGACGCCAATAAACCTGTCGTCACTGACACCGGTTACAAAGGCAAGCGTCATTCCATCAAAGCAATTGTGAAACGTGCGAATTATATCGGCGTTCCGGTTCCGGATTTCATGTGGACGGCGTTGAACAATCGCTATGTGCGCATGGTGCGCGTGTGGAAAGAACGTTACGCCCGCCAGCGCCAGCACGCTTTGCAATTGCAGAACACGCTGACTGAAAAGAACGCCTACATTCGGGAACTGCAAGATGAAATCGAAACTCTCAAGGCCCCGGACTTTTTCGCTAAGTGAATACCAGTTCGAGCGTCTGGAATTATTTCTGACCTCGGAACCGGGTTGGTGCTGTGGCGAAGGCGAACCGACAAATCACAAAATCGTTGCCGAGGCATTGCAGGTTTTGCAGTACCTTCGCGACCGTGGTGTAAATCGTCCGAGTCTGGTTATGGGCACCGGGGGCGATATTGCAATTGTGAGCCAAACCAAAGACCGTTTTATTTACACCGCAATCGAAGTAGTTGGGGATGGTCAATGTGTTAGCCTGAGTGCATTAGGTGATGACATTAAAAGTTATCCAATTCATGCGCCGGACGATATTCCCGCTGACCTGATTCTGTTCATGCGTAAAACTGAGGAAGTGAAAGATGGCAAAAGTGAAGATGCCGCCAAAGTCACGGCAGACGAAACAAGACGTAGACATTATTTTCAACCAGATTCGTAACGCGCAGCAATTGGCAAAGCAGCGCGGTTATATTTCGTCCGTGGTTGAAATCGAATGCGGATGGTCGTTAAGCATTTGGGCAAATGGTTTGCGCCTTGCGTTGATCGAACTGGCAAAGGCAGGCAACAGCGTTACCCGGTACTACGACAAGAAGGGCGCAACCGTCCGTGTAACCACCGATGGCCCGGTGCCCGCCGTTCGGCAGTGCTACGCGCTCTAGGGCCTCACAACCTTGACCCATGGGCCGACGAATGGTAGTGTGGCGGCTGGCCCATTGTGTGCCCGAAACAAAAGCACTCACGCATTAGAGGAAGTTTGAGCATGGGACGTAAGTCTATGGATTTAGCAGAGAGCGTATTAGCTAACGTGGTTTCCACGTTGGGGCCTTCCCGGTTTGCGAAGGCATTGCATAACGTTACGCGGAACGGCGTGCTGTACGATTGCAAAAACGTCGATATGGACGGGCACGACGAAGACGCGCAAGAAATCTGGCTGGATCAAATTGACCGTCTGCGTCAGGTCGGTTTGTGGTTGGAAGAACAACAAGACATTCCGGATTTTGCAAAAACGGCTGCTGAAAAAATCAGCCGTAGCGACCAGCGTAGTTTGGCTGAATTGAAAGTTGACGATCATTCAATTCAGCAAATCGTCGTAATCGAAAGTCTGGTGTTCGAGGCGACCGGCTTCAAAATTCAAATCCTGCGCAAATCCAGTTCGAAGAAAACGCTTGTCCTGCGTGGCAGTCTGTTGTGGTTCGCTGGCGCCATGATCAATTTGGCGGAAGAGGACAACGACCTTCTTGATGTGCTGGCATTTGTAGCGCGCTGCATTCCTGAGCAAGGCGTAAAGGTCTGCTACGACGAACACGAATACGCCTGCGCCCCGGATTACGACCGGGTGAAATACCGCAAGCTGCACGAACAGGAAAAAGAGGATTCCGACGTTTCCGTATCCGGCGTTTCCATCAAAGTGTTGGAACTGGAAGATTTGATCTGCCGTGCGACGGGTTGCCCTGTACGCGTGGGTCGCGTGAGTAACGAAGAAGCATTTCCAGCGGAAGACGACGACCTGATCCACATCAAAGGTATTACGCGCAGCTTTCTTGCGCGTTCCTTGGAAAACATGGTGGTCAAACGCCGCACCGTTGGGTTCATGACGGAATACGTCAGTGACCTTATCGGTGATGCTGTTGAATCCCGCTGCAATTCGCGTTTTATTTTGATGGGCGACGAAATGCCTATTTCTGCAAAACGTGCGGCAGGCCGTAGCGCATCGCTGACTTAATTTCCACAAGGGCCATTCTTTTCGAGTGGCCCACTTACTTTAGGGACAATGAAAGATGGAAACAGTAAATTGGATGGCTGTTGGCTGGGCATGTGTGTTGCTCGCTTTGGCGTGTGGGCAGTTCTACATTCTCCGACTGCTGCGCAAAATTAAATTGCGTGACCAGCATCTGGCCCGCACCGTGCAGGAAATTTTCCGTGCGGTGAATCAGGTCGATTACTACGGCTCGATTCCGCCCGTAGCCGTGGAACGTTTCATGGGTTACATCACGCATCCCGATCCGTCGTTTAATGCTGCTGCAATTATTCAGCAGGAATTGAACAATCAGCGTGGCGGGCCGCGTGGTGGTGCAACACTTCCCGAAGGTACATCCATGTACCCGGACGGCGCTGTAAAGTTGAGCGCAAAATCGCCCTACAAAAAATAATCCGTAATACCGGCCCTTGAACAAGGAATACAAAAATGTACAAACCTAAATTGCTGCATCGTGTTGGCTTCCGCTACTCCGAACTCCATCGCGGTCAAAGCGTCGAGGAAATTGTCAGCTATGAGGATATGGCGGCACCGGAGTTTTTCGGCGCATATCCACAAAGCGAATACCGCGTGCGCCGTGAACTGCTTGAGGGTGTTCCTTACTCGCTCGTTATCCTTTCCTGCCGTCCTACAACGCGTTTGTCGCAAGTAGGCGAGCAACCCGAATATCAAACGCTGTTCGTACAGGGAAAACGCCTGTACGCGCTTGTAGCGACCGATAGGCTCGAACGCCTCGGTGGCCCTGAAGGAATTAGCGCCGGACTTCAGGATGTATTCGACGGCAAAACGTCGTTGATCCGGCCAATGGAAGAACACCGTTCGCTTTGCATGTGGCACGACGTGCAGAACGATATTTATTTCAGTCCGAACGCCACGTTCCTGAAACTGTTATTTTCGATTCTCTGTCGGCAACCGCATTTCTCAACAGAAATCGACAACGAACTGCACATTGGTGATCCCGTAGAACTGGCGATCATCATTAACGGGCGTTCGTGCAAAAGTGTTTTCGGTATGAATATTCGTCAGGGTTTTGTCAGCAGCCTTTTACCGAATCAAGTTTCGATCCGCACGCACGGCAAGACGTACCGCATGCCATACGTGTACATGATTACGCACCCGATTCCTGTATCGAATGAATCGCCAGCGAGGGCACAGCAATGATGGATCAAGGATTGCGCAACGCGCTAATGAGTGACCGCAACGAAAACCCGACCGTGTTCGACCGACTGACTGGAAATACCGGTACGCTGTTTCTCACGCCGGGTAAACCGCATCCGGGTTATCTGAGCCGCGCAACCGATCCAATCTGGCCGCACGAAATCGCAGCCGCGAAGAAAAAGAAAGCCAAGCGTAAGACCGAAAAGAAAATGCGTAAGCAGTCGCGAGCCAAAAAGAAATGATGCCAGACCGATATTTCGTCGATGACATGATTGCGCGCAGCATTCGCCTCGGTACACAACTAGGGCCGATCCTGCGCAGCAATCCGAAAGACCGGAAAGAAGATCCACGCAAAGTGTGCGTGCCTTCCAAAAAGAAACGTGCAGCGTTGCGTGCGCAGCGTAAGGGCCGCAAATGAAATTGGCTTGTCATTCGTACACTGGTGAAACTGCGTTAAAAGAAATCGCCGGGATCATGGCAATGGAACGCATGTTCGAAGAAAGCGGCCAACTGCAAGATTCATGGGAACGTGTCGCACGCACTGGTAAAGACGGACGCCGGGAAGTGTTGATCATTGTTGCATGGGGCGGGCCGAAACTAAGCTGGCCTGTGGGCTGCATTCTGTTCGAACCCAAGCGCTGCTATGCACAGTTCTACGTGACGCCTACAAAGCGCCGTAAGGGCGTTGCAGGGGCCATGCTGAAACGACTGCGTGAACTGGAGAACTTCGGCAACCGTGTTATTCAGGGTGAGCAGGGTTATCCGGGTTCCTTGGATTTCTTCGAACGGCATTTTGTGTATGTGCCGGACAATACTTTTGGCGAAGCTGAAATTCAGCTGGCCGCGCAGGAAATCCGCGAAAAGACCGGCGAGCTTTTTATCGACCGCTGGCGAGCAATACGAATTATACAGACGCGCCGTAAACAGGCATTCCGAAAACAATTCTTGGCCGCGAAAAAGGCAGGTAAGTTATGAAAGCGAAAAAAGATAATGCTGGCCCCACCATGGACGCAATCGCGGAATGGCTAACTAAGCAACTCGACGCACAGCTTCCACGTTCGGAAGAATTTAAATGTTCGCAGTTCCGTATTTATTTGCGGGCCGGGCGTCGTCTGGAACCGGAAGGCCGCACGTTCATTCCTGCAATCACCGTGGCGTCGATTGACGTAGCGGCCCGTCTGCGCGGACAAGGCTTTTTCCGCACGCTGCTTTCGTGGCTGGAGAATCGCGCAGCGGCCCTCGGATACTTCGCGGTATTCGTCGATCAAGTGCATTCGGAAATCCTGCAAGAATCTTTGCCGCGCAATGGTTATATTCGTGTCGCTTCTACCGATGCGCTGGAATACATTTACTGGAAGCCTATTACGCCAGTGGGTGCGGTGCCTCCTGCAACAACAGACCTGAACATGTACGCGATCAGCGACAACCACACGAACCGTTACATTACGGCGTTGGTTGGCCCTGACATTCGCAGTAGTACCAACATTCAAAAAGCGATGCTGATTACGGGCCGTAAACTGGCGGAAGAGGTTCGCGATTCTTTGCGTGGCCCTCAATCGACGCGCTACGGTGTGGTTGTGGTTGTGATGTTTGACGCAGAAAGGAACCGGAAATAATGGCCTATTTAATCCGCAACAAAAAAACTGGCAGCTTTGTCGGTATGATTTATCCGGATGGCAAGGTGGGAATGCTGCCACTCGAACGGGAGGCCCTGAGCTTTCCCAACAAAGAAAGCGCAGAAGCCTTTGCAAAGTTGTGGTCGGATGCGCCCGCCAGTCCCGGTTTCGAAACTGTTGAACGTGGTGCGCTTCTGGAAGGTTCCGATTATCTCTACATGATCCGCGAAAATCGTTCGATGGAATATGTGGCGGTGATTGCGCTGGATTCTGTAGCGACAACCAAAGTCGGCAGTCGTGCGATTCACTACCGCGACGAAGTAATTGCGAACGAACAGGTTAAGGCCCTGATGGCCGACCAATCGACGCGCACATACACCGTAATCGTTTCTCAAACTTCTGTCGGAATTCGCTAAATGCAAAATGAAATTCAAGACGACGTACCGGTAAGCAAATTTCCGGACGGTATCGAAATTATCAGCACCACTACCAGCGGCGCGCGTGGTGGTCATTTGCGTATGCTGGCTGCTGCAATGGCAACCGCCGCTGCAATGCACCCGACGCCCCCACGCACCGAAGACACGGAACCGCGTACCCATTTGCCATTCGGTGGCCTGAGCTATTCTGGCGGTTGGCAGTACGGGCAAAAGCGCACTTCTGGTCAAGGCGTACACGGTGCGGCCAAAGCTCGCAAACTGCGCAAGGTCAAAAAGAAAATGCGTCAGCAGTCGAGGAAGAAATAATGTTGCAGTCGGTTATGCAGAAAGTTGGCCCGGTTGATTTCCCGGCGTTCACAGCAGAACGAATTTACATGCGTGAATTTCGTTTGGAAACTGGTCTGCCTGAAGACCTGAAACGCTGGCAACAAACCGTCGATCAAATGTTGGTCGGCGTTGATACTGACGGCCCGATTTATTTGATGGTCGATCAGAAATTTGTTTCTGCCACCACAACGCATCGTCGCCCCGGTCTGCATGTTGATGGTTATTGGAATCCTGCGGGCGCGTGGAACGATGGACAAAAACCGTGGAACGCAATTTCTGCACACGGCGGCGTTAGTCCTCCCTCTCATGGGCCACGTGGTAGCCATTCGGGTGTTGGTCGCCGTCGCGATGGGCACGGGTATATTTCCGAGGAAGAATATCAGCGCCGCCAGCGTGAGGAACAAAAGCGCAACGAAGAACGTGCCGACCTCGGAAAACCCCACAAGACCAAACGCGAAAATTACGACACACGCAAACCGACGAAAAAAGCTGGTGCAGAAAATTGGGTGTTCGATTTGAACGACCGACCGGAAGCAATTATTTTGGCTTCTGACATTTCGGCCAGTCGTGCATTGCTTGGCGAATGGGAAGGTTTGGTGTTGCCCGGTGGTGATGTTTCGCATCTGGATTTCAGCCATATGCAGGAAGTCATTCTGGACGCCCACACGGCCTACGCAGGCAACGTTACGTTCGTGCATGAGTCGTTGCCAGTGCTGCGCGATTGCACGCGTACTGTGGTGCGCCTGAACGTTCCTAATCACCACATTCATTGAGGTCTGTATGAACGATAAAATTCGCTACGAAGACCAATACGCGGCAGAAGTAAATGTCTCGGGGCCACGCGCTGGCGGCGGCATGAAAAGCGTTGATATCGAACTGGCAAATACGCTGACGATGTTCGACGCAGCAGGAACCTATATTCCTGACCCGCTGCCGGAAGTAATTCGCCGGGGCGCCGAAGTGCTGGAAGACAAACTGGCAAACGGTGAATTCAGCGCGAACGATATTTTCTGCTTCACTGTTCGCAAAACTGCCATCCGTAGCCTGTCGCAGGAAGACATTGCGCAGGCCGAAGAACGGGCCGGTATTCCACGCAGCCTGTAACCCAAAACTGAGAAAAGGATTTCTGAAAAATGTTGTGGTCAAAAATTGTATCGGATTTGCGCGCTGCACTGCCTGAGTACAAAGTGGTGCAATCGCGTGGCGAGGGAACGCTCGAATTTTCTTTCAAGGCACGCGGTGCTGATCAGCGCCCGATTTATTACGTGCTGATTGAATATCGTAAAAGCTTCGTTTTGCGTAATTTGAATACAGGACTTGCAAAAAGCTACAGCGAGTCCAAGAAGGAGGATCTGCTGTGCATGCTACGCACAATCCAGCGGCGTCAGAGCGTACAAAAATGCAAGGCATCTGGCCTTGGCTCCGAAAATCTGAATTCCTCAAAGTGGCGCGGATTGTTCAACACAATGATCAACCGCGTGAAGCGTCATACTCCCTTTATCGCTTGAGTCGTGGCGAGTACCAGCACGAAATCTTTATCAGCGATTCAGAGAAAAATATCAAAGTCTCCGAGAACGTGAAAGGCAAACGCCGGAAATTCACCGTAGACTTTTATCAACATGGCATGGTGTGCAGGCGGCGTATTTTCCACGACGTACACGATGCGGAATATTTCTTGAACGTGGAGTTAATCCAACGTGATAACAATTCACCTGCACCTGCCCGGATCGCAAGACGAAGCGGAATACGCAGTGTACGCACTTTCGGATGGCGAGGCACTTTCGCTCCCGTCGCGTTACTTTGCGCCCGACGCGCATGAGACGATCCACATCGCCAACGAAATTGCATTCGATGCTTTCCGGCTGGCGATTACGCAAGAAAAAATCAGTCACACAAATATTCGTTGGCGCATGCACGATGCGAACGGAATTCAAAAAGGCGTCTTCAGCGAATACGGTGTGCCGCTGACCCGTGACGGTAAGCAGCATGCACAATACCATTCGCCGGGTAATCGCGTGGTCGAAGAAATCCTGATGACCACATCGCAAAGACTGCGAGCCATCAAGCTGAATAAAATCCGCGAACTCGAAGCGCAACGACCAAAAATATCTGAGCCTGACGATAACTGTAAAGGTAAAGAACATGAAGATGAAACCCCTCCATCCGTTGGTTGAACAGCTGGTTAAACTCGGCGTAGAAATCACCCTCGGATACGACAAAGAAAAATCCCGTTTTACTTACGACCTCAACACCGGCGCAAAAGCCAACATGAACGCCTACACCACCAAGGGCGGAACTCTGTACATCGAAACTCGTTACGGAAATCACGAAGTAGAAACCTTCGAGGAATTGTGCGAAGTTTTTGATGGGTGCGTTTACAAATTCTGCCACTATCAATGGGTAGATGCGATGGTGGAGTGTGGGCATTGGCCGGATAAAGACTACCGACCACATTAATAGGTTTCCCATGCATGTAAATCTTGATCACTTGGCGGGCACGTACACCACTCGCCAAACCGTTGACTGGCAAGCGAGCCAAAGCGTCGATTTCGTTATGTTCACTGTTAACGGATTGATGCCTACGCTTTCCGAATACGTTGCCTACGACACACTGTCGCCGCCGAATCCGTTTATTGCGGTGACGCAGGACGGGCGCGGCAACGTTGTTTACGACGGCGGTTTTCCGAAGTTTTACAACATCTATGCGCCAGCGGCCAACGTCGGATTCGCCGGGCTGTCTGGTGCGTTTAAATATTTGCACAACGCGCTGAATTTCGTGAGCAACAAAGTGAAGGTCAACGCGGGCAATCGCAACGTGCTGATTTTGGGCGATGCAATTGCAGCCGAGAACTACCCGGTTAAATCGGGGGCACCTACGGGCTTCTACACGTCGTTTGTAAACCTGTTTGCAATCGCTGGCTACAATCCGGTTTTCAAAGATCGTGCGGACTACAGCGGCACGCTGAACCCGACGTTCGCAGAACTCGACCAGTATTGCGCAGTGCTGCATATGTCGTCGGATTACACGACGGCAACCGGGCGTTTCACACCGCAAGGCGTGGCGGCAATGGTGGCGTATCGTGAGGCCGGTAACGGCGTGATTCTGATCACCGACCACGGGCCGGATATTCCCGATGTGAACACCGCTGCAAATGGGCAATACGGCGCGTTCTTCCGTTCGGCAAACCAACTGGTGGCAGAATACGGCGCGTACTTCAGCGGCAACTTTGACCGGTCGCCGGTTAACGTTGGATTCCTGCGCGCAAACTACGGGGATCATTTCCTGTACAGCGGAATGTCGAACGACGAATACATTCACGCGGGGGCGTCGGAGTCGCGAGTAATCATCGCGAATTATCCGCGCTACAAACCGAGTGAATTGCCAAAACTCGAATTGGAAAATGGGTGCTACAACATCCAGATTCTGACTCGTTTGAAAACTGGCGTAGTTGAGATTCAACGCCAGATGATTTGCATCGACCGTACCGGTGCTGATCGCTTGAAAGTCCGTAAATTGTACGTGCGCGCTACCAGCACATCGCCATGGGTTGTGAACTTTGCCAAAGGCGGCTGGGGCGTATACAAAAACATGAACCTCATTCGCATGACTCCCGCCAATACAAAAATGTGGGATGCGAAACTTAAAGACTGGGTATGGGTGAAATAATGGCTGGCAAGAAAAAAGTAGAAGAGAAAAAAGCAAAGGCTTCCCTGAAAAAGAACCCTCCTAAACCGCGTGTCCGCAAACCGAAGCTGGAAGACAAGCGCATCGGTTATCGTGAAATCACCAGCCATGAAATTTTCAGTCCGATGGAATTCAAAGTTCCGGTTGTTCTGGCTGGCCTGTCGGGTGATTCGCTGGCGAAGCAAATCGTGGCACAAATGAACCCGGTGGAAGTATTCACCGATTCCGTGCGCAAGTGCCTTGCACCGCTGCTGCACGACCTCAACGAAATCCGCACGCACGAATGCATTGCGGAACTCGAATTGAACGTTGTGTACGAAGCGAACCACGACGGCGACACGCTGGAATTGCAATTGCACGCGAAGGTCGATCCAAAAGGTCAGCCAGACTTGCCGTACATGACTGGCAAGATGGCAAAGCAATTGCTGGAAACTGCTTTCAACCGTTTCGATGTTTCCATTAATCTGGAAAGTATCGAACCACAATACGTGCAGCAAACGCAGTTCTTCTATGAGGCGCCGGGTGGTCAGACTGTGGTCATGGATTCCGTGCTGCCAACCAAAGACGTGCGCGAGCTTTACGTCAATGTGGTTCACCAGCTTTATCTGCAAATGCTCGAAGGTAATGTGCTGGAATTTTCCACTACGCACGACGTTCATGTAACGCCGGAAGCCCTCGAAGTAATGACCGCTCAAATCCTGAAAGAACATCACAGGGATTAACCATGGAATTCACAGGCATTTCTTACGGTAATCACATCACAGTTGAGCAGATGCAAAAGGGCAAGGCTGAGATTGATGATTACCAGTGCCTGTTGAGAATTCCGGGCAACATGCGTAGCGACTCACTTGATCGCAAAACGAAAGCAGCAGAGGCGAAAGTTTCTGCATTTCGTGCGCATGTTGGCGACCTGCGTTTTTCTCACTGGGCTGTGATTCACACGTGGGCACCGAACGGAAGTAAACCGACGTACATTCTGCCGATGTACTGCCCTCCGATTTTCAAGAAACCCGAAATGCTGCCTGTGCTTTATCAGACTGTTAAACAGCACTTGGCGGGCGACGAATTCATTTACGATATCGAGATTTTTTAATGAATGCCACGAAAGCGAAAAGTCCGTTCGCACATCTGACGACAGAGCATCGCACACGGATCGGCTACACGCTGTATCTCGACAGTTACAAAAAGGAATTTCAGTTTGCGCGTGAATTGCTCACGAACGAAGCCGACATGGAAATCCGTATGGCGTTGTTTTGGGCAATCAACGAACGTTATGTGGACATGAACAATCTGAAAGACGCCGAATTCGTTTTCGGGCCGGTCGCAGATTCGCTGCTAAAAGAAGTGAAGGAATGGGCGCAGGAACACATGCTGGAAACTGCGCGCAAACTCATGCCGTTCATTGACGAAGAAACCATTCGTTTGATGGCTGCTATGCTGCGACAAGAAAAGCCTGTGGCCCTGCAATGGCGTGATGTGCGCGCAGAGCAACGTAAAGAACAGGAACGCGCAAAGCGTGGCGCAGAACAGCAGCGTGCGGCCTTCAACAGCCAGCACCAACCTGCGCCCGAAGGTACAGTGAAAGAACTGGCGGCGAAGTACGGAAAATCCCTCAGTGAAATTCGCCGGTTGAAAGCCGAAGGTTTGCTGCACACCCTCAACCAACAAAGCGAGGCACAAGCATGATTCCGATTCCTACAATTCCTGAAGGTCACGGTCGTTTGATTCTCGGCTTCAGCAATAAAACCGCACTTGACCAGTGCATCAAGGCATTCGACTTGAAAGCTGACGACGCAGATATTGAAGCGTTTGTTTTGCGCATGAATATCGGCACCGATTGCTACTACCTTCTGCGCGCCGAACGTAAAATGGCGCCGCACGATGTGCTGGGCGATTTGTTGTACACGATGGTGCCCGGTATCTGGCGGCAGAATGCGCGGTTTATTTATCGCGAAAATGCGGACGGTGATTTGATTCAGGTCAAACACTCCTGCGATTGCGATCCGGAAGAAACGGTGAAAGTTCTGAATGCGCTTGTCACTCTGAACATGCCGATTTTCAAAGGCCGTATGGGACTGAGGACTCACGTTCATGACCGAGCCACTGCCAGCTAAAAAGAAACCGCGCAACGGTTCGCGTGCGAATGCCACGGGTGAAAGGCATTACGCGGCGGGCCATGAACAAACCGTGCAGAAAATGAATTCCGATTTCTGCAAAAAAGCCAACGGCCTACACCGGCTAGAAGTGGCGATCATTAAATATCTGGATGGCGTGGATCACGAAACGATCCGTGCCGCACTTAACCAAACAAGGGCCGCGCAAGAAGACACGGATTTTCATGCGCTGTGGAAGTTGTTCGACGATAAGGCGAGTGCAGTAAATGCGGGAAGTGATAAAGTTTAAGGCGCCGTTTGCACGCACTTCAATTGCGTACCATGTTCACTTTGTTATTTTTCCAAAGAAACCAGACCCGCCAAAAATCCTGCATGACTACCGGCACGCGTTGCTGGTCGTGGTGTTGGCTGCGCGGTTGGTGGGCACAGCACTTGGTGTGCGGAAAGCTGCGTGGGAAATGCTGCAAAAAGTTGATCAAGTTCAATACGTCGAAGGTGAAGGTGGCGACGTACAAAAAGTTTGGACTTCGAACTTCGATCTGATGATGACCATTATGTGGCACCCTGCGCCCGTAAAATTGGTCGAAATGATTCTTGCCGAAACGGAAACCAAAAAAGATGAACCAGTCGAATCAGAATTTGAGCCGGAACGTAAGTCACGTCGTGCCCGATCCAACAGCAAAAAGCGCAAGCAATCTGCCTAACGGTCTGGCCAACGATCCAATCTTTCTGGCGTTCAGCGATGCAGGTTACACGTGGCGCGATATGCGTCCCTTCGAAACCGGCGACTATTCGCACGCGCTGCACAAACGCATCTATCAGGAAATGTACGGCGAAAAAGTTCGTGCGTATTCCATCGTGGTAAGCGTGTCGAATATGTTCCGCATTCCGAACTATCCGCGTGATGGTTCCATGCCGCGTTTTCTTTTCCACGCGACCGTCAGCTACCAGAACGTCAACGCCGGTATCGAACTGGGTACGATGGAAACCAGCTGGCAAGTTCGTTCTGTGGAACAAGCTGAAAAACCTGCATACTTTTTGTGGACTGCGCTGGGGCACCCGACCAATGACTGAAGAGCGTGACGAAAATGGGATGCTGCTTACACAGGCCGAGCGCATCAAAAATCTTTTGCTGAAGGCCGAAGGTTTTGAACGCTTCCTGAACAGTGACCGCGCACAGGTTGTCGATATTATCGCACCTGAAGAATACGAAGCTTTCCGCATGCCGGGTACGATCTACAGCAGGCCCAAGCCACGCATTAACATCGGCGGGCAACCAATCGAACACCACCATTGGGAATTGCGCGAACTGATCAAGGAACTGCGCATCGAATTAGATACTGTAAATAAAATGAGTAACATTACGGTGGAGCAAGCGCGCCGCCAACTACTCATTGATTTACGGGGAACGAAATGCCCAAGCCAAACCTCGACCGAGGCCAAATCGCTGTAGACGATATCCGCGATCAGGCGGTTGCTGCAATTCAAGCAAAACTTTCGAAGCTCGGAATGAAAGCGCCCGAACTTTGCAAGACGTATAAAATTTCCGAAATTGATTTGCACGGGATCATCACGGGCCGGGGCCAAGTGCCGCTCGCCCGTATCCTGATGTTCTGCGCGAATCTTGGCTATGACCTTCAGCTGGTAGTGAGCGAATAGTGAAAACGTTGTTTATCCTTTTCATGGTGTTCATGAATTGCCTGCCGCTGGCCGTTACGGTGTATGCGATATGCAAAACGAAATACCGGACGTACAAACCGAAACGCAACTGGAAAAAACGGACTGCCTTGTAACTAAGTGCAGGGAACTTGCGGCTACTGGACACAGCAGAACGCACGCTGCCGAAATCCTCGGATACGACCGGCGTAAATTTTATGAGGCGTGTAAATTCCTCGATGTTCAGTGGCCGCTTTTAAACCAATCTCGGCGTGACCGTGCAGGGCAATCGAAAAGAGCCGCACGCATGCAACAGGGAAAACCCGTATGAACTTTTTGGGACTTTCAATCACCCGTGTAAAAGACACGGACAGCACACCTTCTGCATCGACCGCGATGGCGCACATTTCGCAACAGTCTTCCCGTCAGGAAGCGCCGAGCATCCGCGTTTTCCGTAAGCAGAAAATCACAGACCTGATCGTATTTCCTGAACCGGAAAATATGGATGACGTTTGGCAAATGCAGGCGCTGACGAATCTGGTTGCCAAAGTGGACACCATGTTCAACAAGGGCTGGATTGATATTTGCGAAATTGATTCTGCAATCACCCGGTTCAAGATTTCGCAGAACGCCCGTAGCCGTGACGCCTACAACAAATTGCGTGTGCTGCACTGCGTGGACTTCACCAAATATTTGCCGGGCATTATGGAAGAGGTTCCCGACCTGCTGACCTGCGTGTTTACCGGTGGTGTTCTGCCAAAAGAAAACTTCGCGCAAAGGGACGTTTAAAATGAAAGCAATCGACAGCATTCGCATCGGCACCGAACGACCCGGTGGTTTGACTATGCAGGAGCTTCGCGATTTCGTGGATAAGCACAAAGGCGCCGATTGCGCGTTGCGTTTCAACTACGAACAATCCAAGTCCGGCGTTGCGGTTTACGATCTGGTTTTGCACAGTGACATGCACGACGCGCCAGAACTGAAAATTGATCCTGATTTCCGTTGGGAATTGGCCGAGCGTGTTCCGCATCTGAAGCGCGTTAAAAACGAAGCGCTGAAGGATTGGCATCTGCGGGTTGACGCAGCGATTCAAGAAGCCGGTTATATCGTGGATAACGCGGGCGAAGTTCAGTGGGCAATCTCGCTGCATCACAAGGGCGCGAAATACCAGACCGATAAAAAATCGGTGCGCACGCATTACCTTGCGCCGAACGATCAGTGGATCAAAATTCACCAGTTGCCCAAACTGTAAATTGGAGTAGGGACAATGAAAAAGCAGTCAGGCTTCGAGCCTATTCCGGAATACAAAGAACCGTGTTTCAACCTGTCGCACCGACCACCAACCGGCATGGTAATTCCGCGTGGTATGCAGTACCGCCACGTGTGCCCCGGTTGCGGACATGAAACCCTTATCACACCGCCACGGATTACCTGTTAATGGATGACAACGCACTGGAACTTTTCAAAGCCGTGGCCCGGCGCGTGCGTCGGATTACCGGTGTTCAGTTGGCGAATGCGCAGGAACATCTTTCGAAAGCACTGCGCTACCAAAACTTCCATGAGGCACGTAAACGCCTTTTGGATCAGCGGGATAATCAGGTTCGAGCCGAACTGGAATCTGCTGAAAAGTTTTTGATTCATCAATTCAAGCGTGCCGGTGAACTTGACGGTTCTGCGCACCGCACATGAATTGCCGACGATGTAGCCGAGGCCTGCTTTGCTCGCCGGAAATGCTGGCGTTGTTTCTGACCTCGGAATTAAAATTGCGCTGCGTTTATTGTAGCGCGCTTACCAAAGTGGAAGCGAAACCGAATGACCCACGAAAATCTACAGTGCCCGTACTGCAACCAGCCGTTGCAGAACTATACAACCCCAGTTTTTACGAGCGAGTGTTGCGGGAAGCTCGTTGGTGTAAAAGTTAAAATGACGCAGGATGTGAACGTTTTTATTCCTGTGAATGATTGGCTCAAACATAACAACATTGTAGGCGACAACACACCGATCAAGGGTGTGACTGTACGCGGCGAACGCAATCGAGAAAGTCAGTGGACGAAAGTTTATTGGGATGGCGATTGGTACGTGCGTTTGGTTGGCGGTTTCGATTTGGAAAAAGCCCGGTTGCCGCACGGGTTGTCGCTGGGCACGAAATTCTCGACGGTGAAAGAAGCGTGCGACCACGCAGATTCCGTGGATCGTATTCTCGACATGATCAAAGCTCAAATTCTGGATGGGGTTAATTAATGCGACACGACTACCGAAACCTTTCGCTGATTTCCGCAATGATCGTCACGGCGCTGACGCTGAACTTCGTGAACTCTCCGCGTGCCGAAGCAGAAACCAAAACCAATCAGTATATTGAACAGTCGCCGTTCATGATTGAGTTTTTCAACCATGGGCCGGGCGCAGCGGACATGACCCGCTTTTACGATTCGGATGCGAATGTGGTTTGCTACGCCAGCAGCGCTTCACAGGGCCGCATGTCGTGTCTGAAACCGGGCAACGATAATCTGGCGCACAAGTACCGGACGTATCGCGATTCCATCGAACAGCGGAAAGCACTCGAAGCGCAGCTGGGGAACAAGTAATGCTCGATAAAAATGATCGGCTGATGAAAATGCTGACCAAGCATGAACATGCGGTGATTTTCAGGTTCCCTTCGCATTTCATTCACGAACGTTTCAACAAGATCCGGGCGAAGGATCAGCAAGTACAGGAACTGCGTGAATTCTTCCGCCAAGAAGTTTTCCTGCCTGCTGCCCGGTTCTGCCACCGCGCTTCGCAAGCCGAGTATATAGGTGACGGAAATGCACCGCGTGAATTCTGGAAAAAATCGAAGCGGATGTGCATGCATGCGTGTTCGAAACTCAGCGCCTATCTGGATGATGGTTTTGTTTCGGTACACTTCGACATGGTGGCACGGGGGCTGCTGGAAGAGCGCGAATTGCGCACGCTGCTGGACATGATCGACAATCTGGTGGCGCATGAATTGTTCGAGTACGACGAACAAGAAAAACGCCGTCTGCAATTTCACCCTGATTCCAAACCTGATAGTTACACAGCATGGCGGGCTGGTGTGTACCACGATTTACAACGCGCAATTTTAAACGCAACATTCATCGGCTCGACCGGTGAAGGCTCCTACTCAATCCAATCGAAAATGATCTAAGGAAGAACAATGGAAAACAAGCGTAATATATTTCCGGTGCGCAACCGCTCGGATATCCCGCGTCTTGTCAGGGCCTATAGTGATTTGGGCGCAGATTGCCCATTCGAGTTTACCGGCAATTACCCGGAAGAAACCGGTGACGATGTTCAATGGTGGATGCAGATTTGCGAAAGCCCGAAAGGCCCGCTCGTTTACGATCTGAAATTCTTCACCGACCAACAAATGATCGACGCTGTGCAGCAAATGCAGCCGCACAAAAATAGTGTTTCAATCGAATTCGACAGTCCCGACCACGACCAATACGAACACCTGCATAAAAACTTGTGGCTGGTTCGTTCTATGCCGGGGCTGTACACCGCTGCGCGCAAAGTCGCACGCATTCCCGGCAAGTGCCGCATTCGTCTTGATTGGCCGATTGCCGTCACGATTGATTCTTCGAAATTCCCGGCCTTGGTTGTGCTGGAAAAAGGCAGTGGCGATATGGTGAAAGTTTGCAGCATTATCACCGACACCACCATGCGTTTCGCACTTGAGAAAATGGGGGCAACATCGTAGTGGATTGGCACATGGCGACAACTGTATTGTCCATGAGTGGTGTTTTGTTCGTCACCACTCTTTTACGTGGGATGCAGAGCAAGGCAGCTTCAGGCGGTCACAAGATCATGGCATTTTGTGGCGGGTCTGCAATGAGCGCCTGCGAATTGATTATTATGCTGACGATTGGCGTTGCTGCACTCAAGATGGAAAATCCGTATTACTCGCTTTTCAGTTGCGTAGGCGCTGGGGCCGGTTGGGTTGCTGGAATGGTGCTGCATGATCGGCTGATGAAAAAACGCCATGAACGAATGAAACTGGCGAAGAAAGGCCGACGCGCAAAACAAATTGACCGGGTTGCACGTGAAGCAATCGAAGACTACTTGATTGAAAAGGGGCTGCTGTGATGTTTCTCAAATGTGCTATCCCGAAATTCAGTTTGACGTTCGACAGGGCTGCGTGCATTACGCCAGATGCGAAAATTAATCACGCGATGATTTATTGCGCGGCCAAGCCCCAGCAGTATTCACATTTTATTGTGAAGACGCTGGTCGAAGACTGGCTGCACAATTCGCGTGATCCAATAGGGCGGACGCATCCAAAAATAAACATGAGGTTTGAGCATCTGCCAGCAGCAGACCGTGACCGGATTTTTCACAATGGTTATTCGATCCTGCACTTACAGCCGGGGTTCGGCCCTGTGCTGCATTGGGGCATTCCCGGTGGCGTGGCGCTGTCTGACCTTATCGGCATGGCGACCGTTATTAAAACGTTTATCCATGAATACGAAACGGAATTGAAATTCACCATTGCGAAAACGTTGCAAAGCGCACACCCTGTCGATGATCAGTTTGAAATTCAGCGCTGTCGCGTTTTGGTTCACGAACTGTTTCGGCAGGTCACGCATGCTGCGTATGCACAGCGCGTTGTGTATGGCCGTGGTGAACTTTATGTGCCGCCTGAAAATACCTGTGAGGACGAATATTTTCACATGGTGTGGCACCACATGACGGCACGCGCCTACAAGATCCGCGTCGATTTCGATAACTTCGATCTGAAGTTCACGGTTGATCCGCATTTGATGGATTTGTTCGGTTCTGTATTCGGTTCCGACATGACTTACCTTATGGTTCCACGGGAGGAAAATTGATGCGTACCAAATTCAAAGATATGACGCAGTTGGCAGGCGCTGCACAAATGTATGGCTTCCGTGCCCCGCTCGAAAACGAATCCGAGGAATCGTATCGCTCTGATCTTTCTGACCACGTGTGCAAAACTGACGTGGTGGCCGGGATGGAAATTCACAACGGCAAGGGCTGGCAAGGTTTCGACGATCTGGAAAACCTTGTGATGCTGGCGCAGGCCGCTCGCCAAAACTCTGCACGTTATTAATTCGCTGACCATTTAAGGAATACGCATGTTCGTTCAAAAATCTGAAAACCTGAATTACACCCGTACCACTTCCGGCGCCGTGATGCTGGATAACACCCTTTCGAAAGTGATGCTGGTCACGTCTTTGAAATTCCCCGGCCTGTGGGTTTTGCCGAAAGGTGGCGTCGAGGAAGGTTTGACGCCTGAAGAAAACGCCAAGAAGGAATATGCTGAAGAGGCAGGCGTCGGCATTCAACTGCACGAAAAGATTTACGACGAAGTTTTGCATTACCCGGCAACTGATACCCACGACGAAAAGATTCAGCGTGAGATTTTCTATCGCGCCTCTTTCCTGTCGTATGTGAGTTGGGAAGAGTTCGAACTGCGCAAACGTCAGTGGTTCGATATCGACGCCGGGTTGGCCTCGATCATGTCGCCCGAGCAGCACGAAGCCGTGAAGCTGGCAAAGGTCGCGGCCCTGCTTGCCGAGGCTACCGACGCCTAACGCCATACAGCAGCTTCAGAGCCTAAACCCTTGATCCGTGTGGAGAACTTGACACCGGACGCCTAGCGATGCCAGTATGGCGGCTGGGCATTCGCTGCCCGGTCTTACAACCCTCACGGATTAAGGGAAGTTTCGATGGGTACAATGAAAGCTAGGCATGCTGTATGGATGCGCCCCCACTATGGTTTTGTGGGGCTGCTTATAGTGCTGTTTGGAACTGCGTTACGCATTCCAACGGCGCACGCTGTGATAGGTATCATCGGTTTTCTGGTTTGTGTGGTTGCGCTGTTCTTTGTTGGACGCGCCACCGATCCAAGCACAACCAAAGTCGAACGCGCCAATATGGTGATGTTCGGTCTGCTGTTTCTTCTTTTGTGTTTCTACTAGCCCCTACGAGGTTTCATCAATGGCTGCAAATGCACGTACCACTAGCTCGCTTTATTCGTTCCACTACATTTTCACCGTGTTGGATACCGTGGTGAAGAAAATGGAAGCGCACGTAATTGCGTTGTCCCGTGAGGAAGCCGACCTGCTTTTTAATCAGGCGTGCCCGAATGTTTGGACAATGCTCGACGTTCGCCAGTTGGGCGTTGCCAAGCAATGGCTGATCCGTGGAAAGAAAACCCGCGTTGAACGTTCGCACGTTTATCAGGTTGGCGAGTATTTCGACGAAGCGGAAACCGCGACACCGTTCACCGACTTTGTGAACCTGTACATGGAAACGTTTAAATCGTTGCCGCTTCCAAATCTGCGCGAACAATTGTTCCGCCACAACGGCACGTTTGTTCCTACTGCCGAGCAAATGGCAATCATCGCTGACGAAACTGGCGAGCGCATTGAATATGTGCAGGCCCTTGTTGATCAGGAATTCCGTGCGCGCTGGTTTGAAAACACCGTGACCCGTTTCGGCAACGTGCATGTGTTGACTGTTGTAAGCAAAAACGAATTCGAATTGCTCATGCTTGGGCGTGGTTCGGATGCAGCGTGGAAACGTCTGCAAGAGCGTGTGCCAAATTACGGCCACACTCGTTATTACAAAATGACGGTTGGCGAACTCCTGTTCTTCCACGACATGAACAGCGGTCAATCGTCGTCGCATGAAATCTACAGCGGTGCGGTTTCGGTTCTGAATTTCCCGAAACGTATCTTGAAATATCTCTGCACGATTGATTCGCGCTTTGCCGAACTGGCAGCGCAAGAAGTCAAAAACTAAAATACCGAACAGGGGGCATGCCAACGCGGCCCCCGCCTTTAGGAGAAACACCCAATGGCTGCAAAATCTAACCCAGTGACCAAATCGCCAACTGAAAAGAAAGCGGTTGTTAAAAAGCCAGCGGCTGCAAAACCTGTCGTCGAGAAAAAACCTGTAAAGACAAAGCCTGTCGCAAAAGGTCGTCTGGTGCGCCCGACTGAATCCTTTGCGTCGGCCCCGATCAAAAAGGCAAAGCCTCTGCAATTCCGCAAACTGTGGAATGAGCAACACTCGGCGCTGAAAAATTACGCGGGTGCTTTCGATGACATGGATTCGGCGCGTCTGTATATCGACTATGCCGAAGGTGAAAAACCGGACGCAATCCGCCACATCACCAACGATATGCTTATTGCAATGAGCAGTTGCAGCAGGCAGGACGTGAACCGCGCATATCGCCGTGCGTTGATTAGCTACAACCTCAGTCAGTTGTCGGCGGATCAAATCGCATTGGTGCAAAAGCTGTACAGCGCGCAGTCGATTAAAAACTGGCGTGACGAAGTGGCAACTCCTAGCGACGAAACGTTAGAGGAACTGGAGAGCCAAGGCATTTACCTGTGCGAAGGTTCGCCGCTGGAAATCGACGAATTCCAACAGCCACCGAAAAAGAAAGTGCTTCCTGCATATTCTGCCGGTGATGAAGTTTACGACCTGTTCACCGAGCGCGATTTGAATCGGGTGCATTACCTGACCGACGATTACGAACGCAATGTGCAGCACGTCGATTTTCAAGATTACGAAAGTCTGTCGCAACTCAAAGCGTTCCGGGCAATGTTGGAATTGTGGCCGACCACGTTCCGTCATTATGCAAATAACGCCGCTGACGTTCGCGATCTTTCGTGGACTTTCATCACCAGCGTATTCCGCGCCGTGGTGCGCAAGGATCGCGTAGAAGTGATCGTAGGCGAGGACAAGCAAGGCTATTCGTTCTTCGCCACTACAGCGAGCCTACAGGACGCCGTAGAGCGTGTTTTCCATTACTTCGATACCCTGAGCGGTGATCAACTGGAAACCGTTCTGAAAGGCGTAGGCTTCGACCGCAAGGCCGTTGCCGGGATGGAATTCGAAATCATCCAAGACATTCCGCAAAACCCGTCTGCGTTCATGTCGTCGTTGCCGGGTAAGTCGATTCGTCTGACGGACAACGGCGCGCATTTTACAGCAGCAGAATTTTTGTTGCTGGCGGCTGGCGCACCACGCGGCGTTTTGTTCGAACGTGAGGATTCGGCGGGCGCGTTCGACGAATACAGAATGTCTGTTCATGAAATGAATTTCCGCGTTTATTATCTGGACAACAAAGTTTATGACAACGGCCCACATCGCGGCGTTGCCAGTCTGCGTGAACACCAAGGCAATTTGAATGCTGGTCGTGCGATTCTGAATATCCACGGCATTTATGTCGATGAACATAACGTGATGCATCTGCCGATCAGCGCGGAAGCCGAATCGAATTTCCATCCGGAAACAGGTATCAGCCCTGATGACGATTCGTTCTTTATGAACAGCGTGACTTTCGTCTGACGCGCCGGGCCATGCTTGGATAGGTGGCCCATTTATTTTTTACACGGCAGTAAATTTTTTAAGAAACCAAATCGGGATCAGAGGGTTTTTCATGATGTTTTATTCGTCGATTGGTGCTATGGCAGGCAATCGTTCTATCGTCGATCCTTTCGCTGCCAAAATGGATTGGTCTGTTGAGCGTGCAACTGCAACGCTGCACGCATACGGCACGGGAATGTATTTGCCGCCGTTGGAAGAGGTTAAAGCGCTTAGCGTTCTAGACGACTTCGAAAATGAATGGCGGTTGGCCCTGTACGCTTACCACATTCTCGAACTGCAACGGCAGGGTGTGAACCTCGACCTTGTATGCAAACCCGAGACGCGTTCTAAATGGGTGCGTGGGGCGTCTGTAGTCTCGCCTAAGTTCCGCCGTAAGTTTATTGATGTGTTGGGCGTGGATCTTGACCACGTGCCCGAGGCGCGTCGTTACGCCTACGTTGGTGACGGTGCAGGAAAGAAAATCTGGATCGACACGCGGCGCAATCATTTGCGCACCGACCGTTATTGCTGGACGCTGTGCCCGGTGCGTGAAAATGCATTCGTGGTGCAGATGGAGAATCGCCAACAAATCGAAGAGCTTGAAGAAGAATTCAGGCGCCTCGACGTTTTCACTTCGCCCACGGGTGATTTTATGAGTGCCGTTATTCCGGCCCACGAAGCGAGTGTATATTATGCCAAACCATGAAAAAGATTTATCGTAACGCCATTCAAACCGGATGGTATATCCCCGAGCGCTTTGGAACCCAGCGCACAAAGTTTTTAGATATTGATTTCGGTAGCCGTGAGCAGTCGTATGCCGCTGCTGTGCGCGAAATCGAACCTGAAGACGCACCACCGCGTAAACTCGAAACAAAAGCTCGCTCAAATAAAACGAGTGAGCTTCCCGTGGGCATCACGCATTACACGGTGAAAGACGGCAACCAGATTAAGCATCGCTTTGCGGTGTGCAATCCAGTTACCGGGAAACCCCAAATGATTCACATAGGTAACGAAAATACCTATCTGCGAAATTGGGATCAAAAATTAGCCGAGGCCACCGGGCTTCGCGAATCCTTCGAAGACGAATATAAGGAACAATCTGCATGAACCTGTCTCCGCATCAAGTTTTGGAAATGGCTACCGACCATCGCGGGTTTCACGAAATGTACGACGTGGTGTTCGAGGACAATATGCATAAGCCCGCGAATTTCTGCGTTGAGGTGTTCGATAAATTCGGGCGCAAGAACCGCACCATTTTCGGCAACGTGTTTCCGAAAGTCGGTGAGCCTTTCGATATCTACAATCCGACCGCTGTTGCGCACGGCCTCATGAACCACCTGTACGACATGGCACAAGTTCACCGGCAACACACAATGCAAGCCGTCGTATTTCCGTGGGCCGGTCTGCACGTTCGTAACCTCATGAAATTTGTGCGTGGGGAATTGCCGATGCTCAGCGTGGCAAACGGCGTGGTGGTCGATGACACTGTGCGTCCTGTGCGTGTGCCGGTGGCTGCAAAACATTTGCTGCTGGCAAACGCCGTGATGGAATTGCGCAGCCTGTTTAAAGACGGATACCGCGCACAAAAAATGGCGCAGTTTCTGGAACGCTGGAAATCGTTTATCGCAGATTTTGGCGGCATACCGAAAAACGAAGACGAGTTATCGCGTGCGCTGGAACATTGCGCGGCGTTGCATGATCGTGAATTCGAATACTGGCCCGAAGGCGTCGGCACCGTCTGGACAATCGGTGGCAACGTAACGATCAAATACCGCAAGTCGAGTAAAAGCGTGCTGATCGAAACGGCGCATGGCGACGTGAGTCAATTCGATTTGCCAACCCGAGGTCAAGACATTGTGGGTTTCGTTCTGCAAGCGATTACAGGCGCACCGCACAACGGACTGATGGGAATTCACGACGGCGTTGGTTACGCGGCCATAGAAGGCCTTAAAGAGCGCCTGACGTACTGCCCTGATGATCGTTTGGTCGCGTTCGTTCGCAGCACCAACGAATTCGAAGTGGTGCGCCATGATTGCCCTAACCACAAGGGCGTTCTGGTCACGGCAATGGATCATCACAATCAGGCCTATCTGATTTTCGTGATGGAAAAGAACGGCGCGTTTGTTCGTAAAGAACTGCACACGGCGAACCGAATCGAAATCAGCGATTTCTACAACGTGATCGCCAAACTTATGGACGTGAACAATGGATAAGGATAAACAATTTCAGCAGCACTTTATTGACCTGCTGGATGGTCGCACGGTGCCGTTTGCGGATTCTGAAAATGAAGTCGCGACCGATGGGCTGTCTGTCACGTTCACCGCAACCGAATACGTGATTCGAGCCTACGCGTATTCTGACCACATCGTAAATCTCGCAACGATGGGGCCAATTATTATCGGGAAGTTTCGCTATTCCGATACTGCACTCGAAGCGCTGACAGGCGTTGCGGATATCGCGCAGGAGTTCCGACGCTGGCGCACAATGCCGGGCTTCAATGTTCCGGAAATCGTGTTTGCAGTTGGCGAGCGTTCTTTCCTGAAGGGCCGCAAGTATTGGGACGATGCAGATTATATAAGCATCTATGCCCTGTACCGCGTGCGTGGCCTGAACACCAATCACGAAGCTTACCGGCGCGTGATCAGTGACTCAGGAACAAAGGCGAAATTCGTCGGCGTGAAAAAGCCTTTCTTGCGCAAGCAAAAAGACTTCACGAAATTGAATCAGGGGCCGTTCCAAGTATTTGCAGAAAGTGCCTACAAGCCTTTCGATTATTTGCCGGTCGATACGAACATGGTGCTGGCGTGGTTTGAGCGTCGTCAGAAAATGGTCGTGAACAACAAAGAAGAATGCGAAGCCGTAGGCATTCAAATCGTAGAGGGCCGCGTAATGCAGGATAATTTCCTCGTACTCGTTCCACGCGATCAAATGCCGCTGCCGCTTATTTTTCCTCATGAATGGGACGTATGAGAATGACTGCACCACATCCGCTACAAAAACACATTAATTTCGTGCTGGAATATTTCACGGCGCGTGCAGTTCCGTTCGAGAATGAACCGTCGCGCTGGGGCTGTCTGATTCAGGCGGAAGGCGTCCGCATCAAGTTCAACAAAAACACGATCAACGTGTACCGCAAGAAAGTGGAAACCCACGGCGATGGTATTGATTGGGATTGGCACGAACAGTTGCACGTGCCGACCACCGACGAAGAAACGAAAGCGGTCGAAGATTACCTGCGTCTGGCGTGCTGCTGTGCGCTGTACGCCAACTTCGTTCGGGATATCACCAAAGCCCCGGAGTGGATCGAATTCACGATCTACACACGCGAGGCGCAGGGCCACGACAACGCAATTCGTATCGGTATTCAGGCGTGGGTGAAATTGAATCGCTTGGGTCAGAATACGTTCTACAAATTTCTGGCCGGTCACGATTATTTCGTGGTGGACAATTGCTACAACACTCACGAAAGCGAACGTGTGGCGCACCACCATTTCAACAACATGACGCTTTCCCTCGGTTCGCCTGTCGGGCAGGTTTACGTCGATGGGCACGCACCTGAAGCACACGGCAATTTCATCGAAGGTGGCCCATTCACTTTCGTTCCGGCGCTTGAGCATTATTCGATTACCAGCAATTACGTTTTGCCGGAAATCAAAGTCGAGCCGACGAAGGTGTGGGTTCTGGTTCGTACACACGACGTGAAAATGAATGTGGAGAACGGCAAGTGAATCACGAAAAGTTGATTGACGATTTGCTGGCGCATTTCGACCTGAAGAATTACCAAAATCCAACGGCTGAAGAAATCAGTTTCTTTACCCGGTTGGGCGACCTGCGCCTGTCGATGAAAAACGGCAACACTGAAATTCGCACGCTGGGCACGTGGTGGGTTCACTGGCGCAGCAAGAATTCGCAGATGGATTCTGTGGAAGCCTTCGACGAACGTGATGCACTGATTCGCCTCGGTTATGGCAACGGCGCGGTGGCTGCAATTGATTTCATTGCGTCGGCACCTGAGCGCTGGCGTCTAGTGTTGCCTGTGACACTGGGTGATTACGACCGTGACCACGACACCGAAATAATGGTGGAATGGTACAGAAAAGGTTTGCACAAATTGCTGTGTGAATTCATCGAAGAAAATAAACCGCAGGATCTGGTGAGGTTGTGGCGTGGCCTGCGTGACCAGCGCGACCGTCAGCTGTTCCTGTATAAAGAGCGTGCCTTCACCAAACGGTTTCTCGAAATGACCGCTGCACTGATGGCGAACATTAGCGAACACATGTCCCGGCACCACGCCGATTTGTTAGGGACACTGGAAGAAGAGGAAGCCGAAGAATGAACGATTTCGATCCGATGAAAAAAGAACGGTTCTTCCAAAACGTGATGGACGTTATCGAAGAAAACCCGGAATGGATGGGGCCGCTTATTCTCGCAATGCAGACAGCGGTTATGAACCGACTGAACCGTGTCAACGACATGCGTACCGAAGCGGAATTCGCACTGGCCGCAGTTATTGATTTGGTGCCGAAAAAGAAACTGGATGATCATCCGGCAATTTCGGTAAAAGCCAAGCGCGTTCTGAGTCAAAGCGGTTCGTTCGACGGCACCGAATACGCCAAGCAACTCGAACAGGAAATCACGGCGGGCACGCTGCGCATTTCTGCTGAGAAAGAACAACGCCGGGAAGACGACGCGAAAGAAGAAAAAATGCGTCGTCAGCGTCTGCGTGAAAATCGCGAGCGTGAACGTTACAAAAAACACCCTGTGTGCCTGATTACCGGTGACACATTCGCCAAGTCTGTCGCGCAGGGCGAAAGCAAATTGACGCCGTACAAAATCACAGGCGGGAAAGACGAATGGAATTTCCATGCGTGGGTGCTGGTGGTCAACGAAGTAGATCCGCAAAAGGCGCAAGAAAATTCGATGCTGTATGTGGGTGATAAACCTGCCGGTCGTTGGACGTATGCATCTGAGGAAGAGGCATACGAAGCAATCGAGGCAATCTATGGGCACGGTCTGACTCTTTTGGAGAAACCAGAATGAAAACCTACAACGTGATTACCGGCACCGACCGTTCACAATCGACGTTTCTGTTGGGCCACACCATCGGCAAGCGTCTGGAGCGTTTCGAGTCGCTTATCGTGGTTGTTGCCGATCAGGATTTGTTGCCGCAACAACTGCGCGTCATGGGCGAGTTCCAGAAGCCAAGCAAAGCGGTTGCAGTTTGCCACGGTGTTGGCCGGGTAGACGAATGCATCGAGTATTACAAAAACCTGCCGGGTGATTTGGCGCCGAATATCCATATCGTTTATTGGATGCCCGACCAAATCAAATACAAGCAAGACGCAGGCGATTGGTTGCCGGTGGAAATCACCAGCGACACAATCAAACGTCAGATGGCACGTGACGACGTTGCAACAATCACACTGTTCGTGGAGTAAAAAATGCTGCCTAAACTTTTGACATTTGCAATGACCGGCTGTGGAAGTTCTTCTGCTGCGTTCTCGCATCTGCGTCACCATTTCGACCGCTACCGCGACGGGCGTCAATTCCTGTATTTCTCGGCAGAAGAAAATGGTTTGTCGTTGCTGAAAAAGCTGCAAGAAAAAGAAGGCGCCGGTCGTATTGCTGACATGATCGACACGGTGAAAGTTTTCACAGTGCATCACGTGTCGTACATCATGGGCCAGATGAAAGCGGTTGCGCAGCAGCACCCGGATAAACCGCTGCATGTTTACATGGATCTGAAACACGATATGTCGGTGCGTGTTTCCGGCACACTGCCCCACGTTTATTTTATCGACGCGGACGTGGACGCAGATTTCCAAAATTTCCTTTTCGATAATCCGAATGTCGAAATTGAAATCGTAACGCTGGCGATGGACGCACCGAGTTTGGTTCGTTTCGCTGGTTCCGTAGATCGTCGCGTAGGACGCCCACAATGAAATACGTTTTTCCCGAAATGATCGCTGCACAATCGCGCCCCGGTGCGGGTGTAACCAACACCGTCATGGGTGGCCTATACACCGACATGATGATAGAACGTCACCGATCGGAACCGCGCCCGATTTCGTTTCTGTATCTGGAAGACGAAATGAATCCGGCGTCGTTGTGGTTGCGCTTCACGCAGTATTTCGGCAACGACGAACATTATCGTAAATTCGTTACGGATTTCGAAGGCCGCTTCGAATTGGTTTCTGTTTCTCCTGCTGCGACCATCGGGGATCATTCCGAAAAGATCAAAGAGATTCAGAAGTTTGCTGCAAAACGCCCGGACGATGAAATTTGGGTGTACGCCGATTTGCACGGCACGTTCCGCCTGTCCTGCACGAACGCTTCTGGTATGGTCGTTCCGTTCACGGTTGAAACCGGTGACGCGTTTGCCGATGTATTCGCAGGGCCTGACGTTCGTTTGCGCTATGCGGGCCTGTCGCTGAAGCTTGGCGGTCGTTCCTGATTAAACTGTAAATACTAGGGGTAGGATGCTTGTCCAATCCGGGCAGGCCCTACCTTTAGAGGAACACCGTTTTGAAATATCCAGAATCTATCGTGGCAATTCGCCGCAAAGTTTTGCAAGACATTCCGCAACTCGGTTTGGGTGGCAAAGGTTTTGTGAAAGTTGATTTTCAACAATTCCTGAACCTGACCAAACGCGGTCTGATTATCGGCCAGCGTGAAGACCTCGACGAATCCCTGCACTGGGGCGAGTCGTACAAAGGCAACCGCGATTATGCGCAGTGGCTGAATTACTTCACGGTCGAAGAACACGGCACGCCAGCATTTCAGCCGGTAGTGAATCCGTACATGCGTGCGCGGGAAGGTAACGGCGAATCGGATTTGCAGGGCCGTGGCTCGCTGTGCCCCGGTGGACATACCGATTTCCTCGACGTAAAAACCGTAATCAATGCGGGCGGTATTCCGACCAGCGTTATCGACGCATACGCCACGCTGCTTTACAACGTGATGCGTGAAGCGTTCGAAGAAATGACGTGGTTCGTCAACGGCGAGAAATTCGTCGCGTGGGAAAACGAAGGCACACCCGCAGAACGTTTGATCGCCACTGTTCACAGTCTGGCGCATCTGGCTTCGCTGCACTTCGAAGGTTTGATTTTCGATGCAACTGATAACGTCGGTCGTTTGCATGTGGCGGTCGCACTGCGTCTGCGTCTGCGCAAAGGCGTTACTGTTGGATCGCGTGAAAAAGGCGTCGATTTTATTCCGCCTGTTGCACTGCGTGATTTCGCCTCGGTTTATCCGGGCGTTGAACTGGAAAACTGGTCGAAACTTTTCGCTGAACACCTGAACAGTTTGGACGCCGATTATGAAATCGGTGAAGACTTGTTCGCTAACCTCGGATGGAACGCACAATGAGCGTATTCGTAAAATCGTTTTGCTGGTACGACGTACTGTTCAACACGCAGGCATGGAAAGCGTTCGTTGCGCGCCAAAAAGAAATGCAAAAAGATCGCGTGACGTTGGAAAACGAAGTGCATCAATTGCAGGCTGCAAATCGCGACTACGTGCGCAAACTTGCAGAGCGGGATCAGAAGCTGGACGAATGCCGCAATCGCATTGCTGTTTTGTCTGGCGCTGCACACGCTGACAATTTGCCGTACCAAGTGAAAGGCACGCACGGACACGGGCAAACCCAAGGCCCAAAGTCCGACGTGCGTTCTGGTGATATGGCGAGCGATTTGAATCGCCGTCGCCGTAATGATCGCGAACCGCTGGAAAGTTCCCAACCAGACAACAGCGCTCTGCTTACGGCTACCGCTTTTGCAGTAGTCGATTCGGATTTCCGGGCGCACGTGGTGGAAGTTCCGCAAGTACAGGCAACCGAAGGTTATCCCGGTTCGCCTAGCCACACTGCACAGCAATGCAGCCCGGTTTATTCTGCGCCTGAGCCTGCACCGAGCCGCAGCGAATCCTATTCGTCGCCTAGCCGTTCTGAGAGCTATGATTCGCCGTCGAACAACAACGACAGCAGCCCCGGTGGTTGCGACTAAAAGCACGGGGTGCCCTTCGGGGCATCCCACTTAGGGACAATGAAAGATGCGTTATTTCACAAACATTAAAGCGCGGTATGTCTGGCGCATTTTGCAGGATACCCAAAGAGGTGAACGTCTGGTTGATCCGGATAAAATGGTCATTATCGACCGTGATAAAAATCACATCAATCCGGAACCGTTGAATCAAAACCATTTGGGCCAACCGTTTTTCACTGATCGCGATTTGGCTTACCAGAAACTCGACCACTGGATGACTACGCATGAAGGCGATGCGCAGTTCGTGCTGATTGAAATTGTCGAAAGGAAAACGCGATGATTAAAATTCGTGAGGAAGGCCCTGATCCTTGCACGTGGCCCGGCGCTACAACTGTAATTCGAATTCGGCCACGCGAAGCCACCGAATACATGGATGAAAACGGAATCAAATACGTTTCCGCTGACCAAGCCCGCGCAATGCTCAAACGCGTTCACTTACCTTGCCCATACGGTTCTAAAAAAGATGGCGAAGAAAGCAGTAAAGACCACACCGTTTAACTCGTATGAAAATCCGATGTGGAGCGCCATGTGGCCTTCACCGTTCTACTACAAGAAACGCCTGTTCAAATCCATCGAACAGATGTACCAGTTTTATTCGCTGGACGTTTCTGAAAAAGAATTGCGGACAAAGATCCTCGACGCCTACTGTCCGTACAAAGCGAAATACCACGCTTCGAAAAAGGCCGGTGGCAAAAAGCGCGAAGACCACCAGACCAAACGCATCGACACAATGCGCATTGCGATCCGTGAAGCGTATTTGCAAAACCCCGGACGCCTGCACGCACTTATGCAAACCACCGGGCGCCTGTCGCACGTGATGGAAGGTAATTCGGACTGGGCAGTAAACAGCAAAGGTCAAGGCTCGGATATGTACGGCCTGATGACCACCGAATTCCGTGACTCAATGCGCGACCAAGATATTTGGAAATTGAGTCGTGAACACATCAAAAAACGTACCCGTGAATACAACGAAAAGTGAGAACCGTATGATTCCTGTGCAAACCCTGTTGAAATTCCCCGGCCAGTTTTTCATGAGTATTGTGCCGACGTTGCTGCATGCTACGTTCCCCTGCACCGAAGAAGAATATCTGGCGTACAACACGAAAAACGGCACCTACCATTTCTTCTTCGACGGCAAGGAACACAAAAGCGATTCGATTGAAGAACTGATCGAAATCGCAATTCGTGAAATCGAAAAAGCGATTTCTTTCAAGATCAGTTCCAGCCATGATCAGTGCCCGTACATTACGCTGCCTCTGTCCTGTGACGAAGACGGCCCGGCTATCGACTTCTACGACGCCTTCACGGTGCTAGAACGTCCTTACCGCATCGAGTTTTACACCGACACTTTCCGCCGTGGTGTGAGCCGCCTGCGTCAATTGCGGGCCTGAAAATGCGTACAGAAATCGACGTAGCCGTAGACCTCATGCTGGTGCGGCTCGCCAAAGGAATGTCGGCGGATCAAATCGTTAAAAGTTTGAACGAAGAGTACCGCCATTTAAAACCAAAAAGCAGAGCGAAATTAGTTTCGGCTGCTGTGCTGGAAATCAAGCGAAGGAAGAGCGATGAACAATCGGCCTGACGACAAACCAACGGATTACATCGGCCTGCTTGGCAAAGATCCGAAGAGCGATGAACAAACCGCCATTGCTTGGCGTGAAATGCGCGACATGGTTGTACACGGCCCGCGTCAATTCGCGTTCGCAGCAAAGCCGCGTCTGTGGCCTTGGCAGTGGAGTAGCATCACCAGCAAGCGCTGGGGAAGCAGCGGCGGTACAATCGGCGCCAACCTTCCAAAGGGCGGCGGAAAAACCGAAGTGATGCGGCGCATGTGGGAAACCGGCGAACAAATGGGAATGCACGGTTACATGAATTATCCGGGCATGTTCGACGATGTGGTTAGCGTTAGCCCCGGTGGTATATTCGAGGCGTTCGAACCAAAGGAACACCAGCGCGAAAGTCTTGCTGAAATGGCGAAGCGTTTTGCGGATAATATTCCGGAGTACAAGGGCCATCGTAAAACCGGCGTTCCAATCCTGACCGGGTTACATTCGCTCAACACAATGTTGAACGGTGGAATTCCTTTGAACAGTTGGTATAACCAGCCGATGCATGTGCCGATGGAAATCCGGGCAAAGACAAATCGCAACTGGCCGATCCAAGCCACGAATTCTGAATTGTGGCTGAAGGCATTTGCTGAAGCACATGAAGGAAAGCTTTATATCGACCTCGAAGCCGATATGGATTTGGAAGGGACGCTCGAACGCATGAAGCGAAACGTTGACTGTTTTGTTATTGATAGGCCAAAGAAACGCAGCGCTAGCCCGTACCATTTCGCCCTCGATTACAAAATGGGCGATATGCAGTACCTGTACAATCCGACCGACCGTCTCACGCAGTTGTACGAAAAGGCCCGGAAAAAGTTCAAGCATAAAGACGCTGTGAACTATCTGGTCAAGCGCGAGAAGAATGGGCGCAAGTGGGTTGCACGGCAGCTGGAAGAAATCGGCGCCGCTTACGAAAAGAAAGAGCGTGCAGAATTGCGTGAAAAAGTGCGTGCCAGAGAAGACGCAGAATGGAAAGCCAAGTACGGGGATTTCATGTGATGCGTCAGCGAATTATCGCGTGGTCAATTATCGTCGGTGCCGCGTTGTTGGGTTGGGGCAGCGTCGAGCTTTACAAGGTCGGCCAGCACCGTGAAGAAAAGGTTATGCGTAGTGCGCGCATGATCGACACCAACGCGCAACACTCGCAGGTCAAAGCACAGCACTATTACAACACCTACGGGTATTTTGTAGATAAAGAAACTGGCCTGAAATTCAGTGACAGCATCGGTGACAGCCTGTACCGCCAATTCGAGCGCGAAGGAAATAAACCGATTGAGGTTTTGTGGCCGTACAGCATCGACAAGCGTGAACAAACGTCGATAGGGTTTTTCTACAAGTTGTTCGGCAGCGTCGGGCTGGTGATTGCGTTCATCGTCGGTTGCTGGATGGTGGGCGGCGAAATTTATTTTATCAGGAAGAAATTCAATGGCGGGAATTGAAAAGGTTTGCGAGTTTTCGGGTGTGTCGCCTGACCATCCGATTTACGGCAGTTGGATAATGCGGCGGTGGAAGCGCAACCACATCCAAATCAATCCGAAATATCGCCCGCTGTTTCGCGATTGTGATGCAGTGCTGCGCATCGAAGGTTTCGAAATTCAGGAATGGGATCGTGGCGGTTATTCCACACCGTGCGCGTGGGAAGCGGGCAATTACAACAGCGCCCGGCACTACATCGACGAACAGAAAAAGCGTGGTCGTCGCATGCGTATCCAGTGGCAATATGTTCTGGAAGTTCGCGATCCGGAATTGTTGGGTGAAGTCGATGGCATGTATCGGGAATGGTCGTTTGACCTGAAGGCCGTAGTTCGCAAAATGCGGCGTATGGTTGGGCCGGGCCTGATCGTGGTAAATGATCTGGAAGGTTCGCGTGGCAAGATCATGAAAAAGTGGCGGGCAGAATTCCAGAAAAAGCGTGACGAAATTCTGGAACGTGAACTCGCTGAAGAACGCGCAGCAGAAGACCGGATCGAACAGCGGCTGGAAGAACAGAATGCTTCCTAACGTCAGCGTCAAGACCGTGAAGTGGGTTGTGCTTGCCGGGCTGATCGTCATGATGATCACCGACATTTACAAACATAAATATCAGGATGCATTTACGCGATTCTGTTTCATCGCGTTTATTGTCTATCTGGATATCACGGTCAAGGTGGAGATTAAAAAATGACTGAGGTTGAAAAGCAGTTGGCAGAAACGCTGCACAAAATCCTGAGCATTAATCTCGGTGTTTATCCGCAGGCGTTTGACGATGTGCCGCGTAAGGAATGGCAGGAAGGCTGGAACAAAGCACGCCGGGCCTACTCGACGGAAATCATCAAGATCCTCGACGGCAATGCCTGCGCACGAATCGCAGTCGATATTGTTGATAGTACGTCACCGAATCCTTTCGAAAGTGTCGATCCGAAAGTTTTGAATACAGGGAACGAAAAATGATTGCACGAAATACAGAGCGTGGTTTGGCCCGGATGGAATTTGACGACCGCTACGGCGTTAAATGTTCGTTGCAGGAAAGCAGTCTCGCAACCGAGGGCGCTATCTGGTTCGGCGTTAACGAATCGAACACGCGCCATTGTGTGGCGGGCAAAGGTTGGGTGCCTTTCGAGTTTCCTGAAGGCCTCGACCTGCACAGCGACACGCGCATGCATCTGACCCAAGGGCAGGTTAAGCGCATGCTTCCACTGTTGCAGCACTTCACGAAAACCGGTTGCCTGCCAGACGTAGAAGACGGGTTTTTCATGACGCAGGAATACCGCTGGAAATTGGCGCTGCAAGAAATCCACGGCTGGCGTTCTGTTGGTTACATGGTGCTGGGCGGAACGCTGGGCGGTGTATTTGGTATCCTCACAAATATCGGAGTTTTCCCATGAGCCTCATTCCGAATATGCAACTCGACATTGCCGCGATGTATCGGCTGTCGATGTTCGAAGCGCTGGTCGAAGAATACGGTCTGTCCACGATTTATCGTTATGTGCAGGAACCGCAATTCGAAACCGGCAATGCGTACCACAACCCCGATCACTGCATCCGTGTAGCGTGGCGTTTCGTGGAACTGATGACGGCCAGCGGCTGGCGCCTGAAGGCTGATTACGCACGCGGAATTGTCGCTGCACTGTTTCACGATTTCGGCCACACCGGCAAAGGCCCGGATATCAACAATATCGAAATCGCGGTGAAAGGTTTGCGTGGCGCTGAATGCGTGCATGATTATTTCGGCCCGGCTGGAATCGGAATTATCGAACGTGCAATTCGCTGCACGGAATTCCGCGACATGGCGTTCCCGATTGAACCGGCGAGCATTTTGGAATGCTGCCTGCGCGATGCTGACCTGATGGAAAGTTTGGAACCGCACTGCATTCAATATGTGATGTTTGACCTGTGCGAAGAAATGGGCGTCATTCCGGTTGATGCTATCCCGAATCAAATCGCTTTTCTGAAAGGCGCAGTGATGCACACGCAGGCCGGGGAATACGTTTGGCAGCGCACACTTGACGCACGTATCACATGCATCGAGGCGCTGAAGAATGGTTGATTTAAATCGCGAACTCAAGCGGCGCGAAAAGGAACGTCAGGGCAAAGCGAGGGCCATCTGGTCTAACCGTCTGGCAATTGCGATCATGGTTGTGTGCTTGGGCCTGTGCAATTTCTTTTTCGGCAAGGCCTACGATCTGTCGATTGCAGGTTCAACGCAGCGTGTGCTGGTCGTGCTGATTCAGATTATTTCAGTGGCCGGTCAAGTGGCGTTGCTGGGGCTGTTGTTGTGGGCACATAAGGTGCGCAAAGATGGACAACAAAAACTGTAAATATGTAGCGAGGCTTTCAGAAGGCTCCTACATTTTCAAGATTACCGAAGACAAGGTTTACACATGCAAAAGCAGACTACGCGCCCGACAATTCACCTTGGCGGAAAGCCGAATACTGGCGCGCAACTTCAAAGTGCAGCTGATCGAAGCCGATTGGCAGCAGGAACCGTAAAACAACGCGCCGCTGTGCCCATGGGCAACCACAACGGTGAAATGGATCGGCTGTTCGCGCAGTGGGATCAGCTGTAAAAACGGGGCAATAAAAATGAGTGGGCAAGAAATGGAATTAACGTCGGTAAATCTGTCGTTGGATCTTGATCCGCGTGTGGTACGTTCGCTTCACGAATGTGCGGAAAGTTCCGGGCGTTCTTTGGAACATGTTGTCGAGTGCATTTTGCGTCAGCACCTGAGCGTATGTTGCGAAGAGGAACGCCAGCCGGTTGATACTGCCAGCCTGACGTGGGACGTGCTGGTTCCGTATGCACGCAAACTGAAAATCGGTATACGGTTTAACCTGTACGATTTGATGATCCGTCTGCATTCGCACAAAGGCCTATCGTCTCTGAAAATTTCCAGTGCTTGGCATTCTGCGTTTGCGCAGTGGGTACGCGACCACAACGAATTTATTTGTGAGCGCACGGCCAAGGGGAATTTGTACACCCGGATCAGCGACACGCACGCGCCGTTGCCTAAAATCAAAAAAGCGAAAGCCAAGTAACACAACATTCGGCACGGGCCATTCACCGAGCCACAACAAAGGGGAAATTATGACACGATCTAGTTTGGAGAAACTGCTATGTCCCTTCGGGTTTATGCCTCACGAAACAAAGACAGCTTTGTTGCTGTCCGCGCCACCGATATCCACCGCTACGGCGACTTCTATGTTGCAGCAGTTCCACGCGAACTTTCCGGCGATTTCGAAATTGTCGCAACGGTTAGCGAAGGCTCATTCAACATCGAGCAAAACAAAGCACTGATCAGTTACGACGACATTACTGATCTTCTGGAAAACGCAGTTCATCACTGAGTAAAAAATCATGAAATATGTAATCGTAAAAATCAACGAATCCGAAGTACCGATGATTTTCGGTAACGACGTGGATCTGAATCAGGTTCAATTCCCGTGGCCGATTGTTAGTGCTGGTGTGGGCGTGGTGCAGAATATGTTTCTGTCGTGCCAACTGACCCAAACCATCAACGGTCGCGAATACGGTAGCCGTGGCCTGAAGGATGAAATCCTGATGCGCGCCGCTGATTACATCGGTGAAGAAAATCCGCAAATCGGTTTCATCAATCTGAGCGTGCCGCAGGATATCGCACCGGAAGAACTGGAAAAGATCGCAGAAACTTTTGCCAGTGTTCCAGTCGGTGAACCCGTTGCCGCAGAGCCTGTATCGGAACAGGAACAGAAAGAGGAATAATCCGATGCTGACCCGCAAACAGCAACAGCAGCGAAAACAAAAGCAAGCGCGGGAACAGGCAGAATTGGCGAAGCTTGCAAAACAAGTGGGCCGTCTGCCTGATGGTTCGTTGCCAAAAGAGAAAAAGAAAAAGGATGATGGATCATCCCTTTTGGTGAACTACCGAACCAGCGATGTAAAACATATCCCGAGCGCGCCGTCGATCACCGTGACCGAGGAAGGAATTTTTCTCGAAGAGGGGCACGACTGGGAGGCGCGTGAACGGATCGCACAAGAAGAAACCGAGAAAAAGAAAAAACGTATTGCGCCTCATTATTCGAAAGGGCCTTATCAGTATTTGACTGATGACGTAGACCCGACGACTGTGGGCCGCAAAATATAATCAAGGGTACAAGGAAAATCCCGATGTTTGATACCACCGAAGGCGCACTGAAATTTACCGTAGAGCTTAACGGTTTACGTGAGCAGAAAAAGATCGCAACGGTCTGTGCGCGCAAAGGGGAAATCTATGCTTCCACAAGCATGATACTGAAACAGTTGGTCGATGGGGCTACCTTCGGTCGTGATAGGGCAGTGGTGGAATACACACTGAAACTTCGCAAGAAAATTCTTGTGTTGAAACAAAAATGGCTGACGCAAAAAGTCTTCTTGGAACAGCCCGCGAATTTGTTTTGGGTTGAGGGAAGCAGCTTAGCGATCCTGCACAATTATATTCCACGCGGTCAGCGAAATGTTTACCACGTGGCGTACACGCAGCCGCTGATGAATTTGACGCGGGTGCGCATGATGTTGAACTGGGCACGCTCCACTGAAGTGCTGGCGACCAATCGCTGTCAGTTTGTTTGTGATAAGACCCACGTTTTTACGGATACTGATTTGGTGCATACTCACGATCCGTTTCTGTCGTCAAAACACAAAGCAAAGATTGAATTCTTTGCGGACAAGTATTAAGGAACGGACGTGAACACTCATTCTACTGGGGAAGAAATAGACATGACTCAACTGAACGAAAACCTGAATGCGGAAGCAGCCGAGCGCGCAGAGCAAGCGCTTGACGAAATCATCCAGAATGATCGCGAAGACAAAGCGAAATACGACCGCAAAGCGCGTTGGTCGAAATGGGTTTTCCGCCTGTATTTTCTGCTGGCGTTGCTTGGGTTAATTGGTCTGGCCGGGGCCGTGGGTTGGACGTACCGGGCGAACATTGTGCAGGATTGGGATCGCTACGGTTCGCACCAGTCGCAATGCATTTTCAAAGTCGGTGAACGGACGGTGAAAGGCACCCGCGATTATTCGTATCGCTACTACACGGTTCTCGGTTGGAAGTTTTACGATACTAAGCAACAAACAGAAGAAACGCGTATCGACCCTGCTGATTCCGATATCACCATTCTGGCTCACATGCCGGATGGCACCAGCAAGAAACAAGAAATGTCGGACGGCAAGCGCTGGAATCCGCGTATCGAAATTGCAGAATCGTATTCGTTCTTTATGGATAACGGCAAAAACGCCGCTACCGTTTCCTACAAAACCATGTGCAAGTGAGTGCAAGAAAAATGGCTAAGAAATTGAAACCTATCCGTCGTCCTGCGCTCACTGCGTGCCTGAAGAAAAACAAGTTCGTCCGCGCCGAATGGTCTGACGATGACGACATGCTTTATGAACTGAAAACCGACGACAACGCGTGCGTGCGAATTGCAGCCGACGAAATCACGGTTGATATCGTGACGTACAAAAACTTTTCGATGGTGCCACAAGAAACGCCAGCCGAAGAAATCGTGGCCTATATCGAATCAGAAATGGCGTTGCGTGCTTCGTCCGTGGTGGCCTACGATGCGCTGCGTGCCGACGTCCTGCACCGGGCAAAACAAATGGGCGTAATCGGTTTCTGGAAGCGTGACGACGTTGATACGCACGTGTGCAAGTTCTACACGAATGCGTACAAGGCCGAACCGCTGTTTGATCTGGCGTATGCCGGGGCCAGAAACAAAACCGTGATGAACATTCAGTTCGAAGATTACGACGTAGAAACAGCGGACGAAGTATTCGAAATTCTGCTGGGTTCCAAGACGCAATACTGGCCGGGCACCGACGAACGCATTGTGTTCAAAGGCAAATCCATTATCACGTTCAAATCTCACGAAGATTTCGTGCCGTTCATGTTCACCCATGGCGTGACCAGCGTTATCGACCGCGTGGCAAACGTGCAACGGTTCTCGACGGAAAACGCCGACCTGCACGAACTGGTGAAGGATTACCCGGAACCTATGCATTACACGGAAATCAAGTTGCGCCGTGCGATTACCACCGAAGAATTCTTCGAGTACATCAAAAAGAAAACTGCTGCTTTGGAAGTGTCGGGCCAAGGGGATTTTGCATGAGTCAGGAAGAAAAACGCGCAGGTCTGATCGCGCAGCTGCTTGAGTACGGCTTTCACCGCCAGCGTGGGGATCGCTTGGCGTTCCATCACATCGACGTATCGTTGCTGACTTTCGATGGCCGGGTGCGTGTCGTCTGCAACGACAAAGAACACACGTACACGTCGCGCACAATGGACGCCACAATCCTCAAACAGGTTCTGATTTACGCAGACAAAATCAAAGCTGATCTTGCTGCGTTTAGCGCTCTGTGTGACGCCATTGAAATTCGTTTGTACGAAATGGGCGTACATACGGTGCAGCCTGCAAAGAGGCCTCCGCGTAAAAATCGCCGACCGGTCAAAAAGCGTTTCTTCGACAGCCCATGGCATGCAGCGTTTTCGCTGAAGTTGAACGGGGATCGTCTGTTCAGTTTGCATTATGAGGACGAAGGCATAATCGAAATGGATTATCTGCATGAATACAAGCAGGTAAAAACCGTTGACGACGTGATCAAAGTTCTGCAAGAAACGTGGCCGGAAAAACGTGTGCCGGGCACCGTTTGCAAGAAAGCGATTTGCACCTTCGGCCCGTACAAACTTTTCCTGCCGTACATTTTCAAATACGGAATCACCACCATCAAAGAAGTGGAATGCGTCGTGCAACAAACTTCGAGTGATCCGGTGGCGCGGGAACTGGCGAGCCTTGAGCAACTGACTCGCAAATATTTCAAGATCAATCTGCGCAATAAACCGTCGCTGGATGATCAGCTGGCAATGGCTTTGGTGGGGAAATAATCGTGAGTGCAAAAACATACAGCAGCCGTACCGCCGATAAATTCGTGTTGCGTCTTTTGGACGGCATGCGTGAAGAAATCAAATCCATCGCGGACAGCCAGCACCGCAGCATGAACAGTGAAATCATTTCGTGGATTGAAATGATGCTGGAAATTCATAAACAAACCGGCACCATTCCTAGCCTAGATTCGCTGCGCAGCAGTGCAGAACTGGAAGCACAGAACCGGGTAATGCGTGCGCTGTTCGTGCGTTTGCTTGAAGTCGGTGACTGGTTCCATAGCGCGGTCGAATTCGATTCTCACGCTCACGATGTTGACGGCACGAAACTCGAAGCAGAAATCAAAGAAGTTCTGGCGATGCCGAAACCGGTAAACGTGCAGGGACTTCCTAAGCTCGAAGTTTCGGATATCAACTGTATGACCTTCGAAAAACTGGAAGCCGCTATCAAGTCGCTGCCCCGCGCATACGGCCCGGATTATTTGCCACCGAAGCCACAATTTATTGCGCAGGAAGGCATGCCGGTTTACGTCAGCACTGCACGGCGTAACGGCATCGTGCGCCACATGTGGATCGGCGGAAGTCTCACACAGCAAAGGGTGATGGCCCGCGTGGAAATGCAAGGCGGCGGTTGCGTAGAAGTTTTGGCGACGGATTTGGAAGCACCAAAACCATGACCAAACACAAAGGCGTTGAACTTCCGCCACACCAACAGGAAATAATCGACTACATGCGGTCGCCTCACGGGAAAGCAGCAGTCGAGGAAATGATGGCGCGTCGTCCTCAAATTCGTTCGCAGAATGAAAAACATTTCCTGATCGTTCCCAATTATGTGATCAGTAAAAACGACGGCCAGCAGCATTACATTAGCGAACACCAGTTGATGCGTCTGTACGGTGTGGAAATGCGCGAATGCGTTATCAAATGCTGCCCGCAAGGCCACCGGGAAGAAGAGGGCCTGCTATGGCTCGAACCGAATTACGACGGCGATTATTCGCTGCCTGACGTGTGGGATGATCCGTGCTTGCCTTACCAGTCGGACGATTCGATTGTGCAGGCTTTGGTCGCACGAACAATTCAATCATTTACTGAGGTGTTTTATGTCGTTGGTTAAAGGTGAAGTCGTCGTAGTTTTCAACGGTACGCAGCGTGATGTTTTGTGGGATGTGGAACTGCCGCCGTTCGACGGTGAAGCACTCGGCATTTCTTTCGATTCCATCGCCGGGCCGACCAGCATCGTGCCCTTCCGCTACAAAGACGGCAAAAACTTTTTCATCGAAGGAAAAGGCGAGCCGACCACGCAATGTCTGACTTTCGTTTTCTGTCTGTCGGGCACCGCTGATCAGCAAGAAGAACAAATGAAATTGATCGGTGCTTTTACGCATGCGCTCAAATACGACTGGGACGAATTCCACACCGCGTTCCGTGTGTTGAAGAACGAAGAAACCGGCAACATCCGCACCGTTGTTTTCCGCGTGTACAAAAACAACGGCGAGTGTATCGAACATCCGGAAATGTGGTGTGGTGCGCCGATGGGTATGTACCATTGCCCGCAGTGCATGGAAATGGTTGTCGCGGGTATTCCACATCCTGATAAAGCGATGTACGAAGAAATGCACGCACGCGAAGTTGAGGAAGCAAACGATCCTGATGCCCCGGCGTGGTCTGAAGGCGATTACGAACAGCAGCAAGGGCGCATCGACCGCACCGAATAATGTAAATACAAAGGGTCAGGATTTTTCTGACCCATTCATCCCATTAAGGAAACAAATGAAGTGAACAAAAAAGTCATTGCTTTGGCAGCAGCAAGTTTGGTAATTCTCGCTGGCTGTGACGATAGCCCGGACTACGCTGAAGAACAGGCCTACGTTGACGAAGAGGCCGGTCAAGCAACCCGCGCACAACTCGCAGAAGACGAAAAAGATTTGCAAGCCACGATCAAGGAATTGCAAACGAAAGATCCATCGGTAAAAGATGCGTATTACGGCGTCGGCCCGAATGGCGAAAAGCAATTGCATATCGTGCGTGAAGAAGCGAACGGCCAGAGCAGCGATTCTGTATGGCCCTTAGTGGCCGGTGCTGGCGCTGCTGCCCTCGGTGGTTACGCGTTGGCGAAAATGATGAACCAAAACGGCGGTATGCAACAATATCAGCAGCAGCACCAGCCGTTGCAAACCACGCAATGCAACGAACAAGATCGCCGCAAATGCCGTAACAGCGGCTCGGCTGCGTATACCTCAATGCTGATGAATAATAATCGCGCTGCCGTCACGTCTAGCCCGTCGTATCGTTCGAACATGAACAACCGCGTTTCGCAGTGGCGTGCAAGCCCGTCGAGTGCCCCGGCCACGTATAAAGCGGCGGCTGCATCGCGTGCGTCTGGCGTAATGTCCGGTGGTGGCGGTGCCCGTGCAGCATCCCACGGTTCCGGCTCGTAATCTTTTCGCATTTTTCCAAGGAAGTTATTCATGCATTGCACGTATCACAATATCGGCTTCGACCTGAACAAACTGATGGTCGAGGAATTGCCGTGGACTCAAGCCTTCTACCGCGAAATGCCGAAGCCAGAATCCGAAGCAGACGCGGAATTCTACTCGGACGTAAAAGAATATTTTGCGTTCCCCCTCGAACACAGTTCCCACATGCCGGTTTACAATCTGCATCTGAGTTCCTGCGCGAAAATCGAAGTCACTTTCGAACGTGCATACGCAATGCTGGTTGAGGCTGTCGGGAAACTCTTCAACGAATCGAATGAAACGCTCATGTATTTTATGGGCTGTGATTTCCTCCGCAAACATCCGTATTTCATCGACTACGCGAAGTTCTCCTATCGTGACCATGGGTCTGCCCGTCAGGCTATCTACGGTCGCTTCGACGCTGCGTTCGATCCTGTGACTGAGGAAGTGACCGGGATCTACGAATTCAACGGCGACACGCCGACCATGCTTTTCGAATCTGTTTCGTTCCAGAATCAGGTTTGCGAAACCGTGACCGGTGACAACGAATTGCAGCTGAATAGTTTTTACCCGCTGCTGCAAACCATGATTGGCGACATGGGCGAGATTCCGGGCAACGCTGCCGTGATTCACGAAAGCAATTCGTTTGAGGACACTGCGACCTCCGAAGTTATCGCGCAAATTCTTGGCGAAAACAACGTGTGCCTTTTCGCAGACGTTACGGAAATCGACTACGACTTCAACAACAAAACCAACCCGTTCCACATCGGTGAAAATCCGCTGACGGTTATTTTCGCGTTGGTGCCGTGGGAAGAAATGGTCGCGGCATTCCCGCAGGCGTACAAGGAATGGCAGAACTGGGCATCCTATACCACCATGCTCGAACCGGCGTGGCGCTGGTTTACCAGCAACAAAGGTATTTGGGCCTACATCTGGCGCCTGCTGGAAACCGACGCAGCGTTCGCAGAGCGTTACGGCGATTTGCCAGTGATTCCGACCTACGTGAACGAGCGTAAATTCGAAACCGATAAAGTTTCTTACGTGAAAAAACCACGTGTTGGTCGCATGAGTAGCAACGTCGAAATCTTTGACGCCCAAGGTGCAACAACTCACGTCACCGATGGCCCGTACAAAGGCGACGACTGCGTTTATCAGGCGTACCATGCACCGCACAAAGTCGAAGGCCGGAACAATTTCATCATCGGAATGTTCATGGTTCCTGACGTTGCATCCGATTACAATTCCATGCGTGAATCGACAGCGGCCACAATGTGCATTCGTGAATTCGATGCCCCAACGTTGTCGTGGAAGAACGAGCGGTTTATTCCGCACGTGTTGATCAACGACATGCCCGAAAAACACGAAGAAGAGGAAGACGAATAATGCCACTGGTTTATTTCATTTTTCTGGTGTGGATCGGTTACGCGGTCTGGTTCTCTTACGATATCAGCAAAGACGACAAAGACAACGCCCGTTGGTGGACGCCGCTCTTCTATTTCGTGGTCGGACTGTGGGCTGCGCTGCTAATCGTGTGGGATTTCCTGCGTGATTCGTTTTTCGCGGCGCACCGCATGATCAAAAAACGCAGCGTCAAATAATCTGAAAACGGCGTCTGCCACAATCGGTGGGCGCCTTTGGAGCAAGGGACAATGAAATATTTAGTGCTGTTGGTGGTTCTGGTTTTCTTGGTTTATGGCGTCATGTTTGCCGTGAACAATAAGCGCGAAGATCAGTCGTGGGAAAGCGAATCCCGTGTGTTGGATTTTGTGGCACGTGTTGTATGTGGATTCTACATTCTGGCTTCGCACATTCGTGATGGTGCTGTGGCGTCATTCAAAGCCGCCCGTGACGATTTGAAACCATGAAATATCTAATCGTTTTATTCGCGGTGTTTCTGGCGGGTTGTGCCACCGAATCCCCGAAAGAAAAACAGGCGCGTGAAATTGCAGAAGGTCGTGTGCTGCTGTGTACCATGAACGACCTGACGTTCGTGTCGGAATATCACGAAGCTGTTCGCTGGCCTTCACGCAGCCACCGAATCATTTACGGTTCCGTATGCCGCGACTTAAACGGAAAACGAATCGTGATCAAAAGTAATGGACGGCCCTATGGACAATAGCAGTCAAATTCCGTTTCGCGTTTTCTGTCGCGTACCGGCGCCGGGTATCAAACTCAGTGAGCTTTATATCCCGCAGTATTATATGCAGGGCGCATGGGCCAGTTGGGCCACGGCGGCTAAGCCTATGGTGTCGTTTGCCACCGAACGTGAAGCGCAGTTGTGGTTGATTGATTTCGTGAAAAACAAAGTCGAAAAAACCAAACAACGCGTGGCCCTCCTGAACACCGAACTCGGCGTACTGGAAAAAAGTCTGGTACAACTCAATCGCGAAACGATCAGCATCGTGGCAAGGAATCCGGAACAATGAGCGAAGCATTCAAATATATCGTGCTGGAAACCACCGACGAAGACGGCGCGACGCACAACATTCCGGTGATGTTTCCGAAGTCAATCAACCACGACAAAATGTACGAAACAACCTACATGGCGATTCGCAAATCGGGTAACGGCCACCGCCCCGGTAAAGCGATCAGCGCCGGGTTCTGCAACTACGGCGACAACGGCAAAGTTTACTGCCGTGGGCGTTCGGAAACTCTGCGCCTTGAGTCGCGTAAAGAAATCGACGAAGCGCTTTTCCAACAGGTTAGCACTTACGGCACGACGCGTGTAGCGGTGAAACCAGATGCCAAAGTTTAATCCGGTTGATGCGAAAGATTTTACCGACCAATTGCTGGCCGCTGGTTTTGTGGCGGACGGTGTGCTGCGTTTCCATGAACGTGACGACGAAGCCGCCGCCATTCTTCTGGAAAAAGACGGGATAAAAGTTGTCCTGACCAAAAACGTTCCCGGCAAAAAATACACCGCGCAATACAGCGGCATTACTCACGAACGCTTCCCCCGTCCGATACGCCAGCAACAGGAATGCATCGACCACCTGATCAAGGGGGCGGCATACAACAAAGATTTCCGGAATAAAACCAAGGGAGCAATTGATTTAATTCTCGAATCGTTTCGGGCAACGGGCACGCCGTTAGAAGCTCGCACCACCGATCTGCCGAGAATGCATCTGGCATATTTCTTTCTTGGCAAACACATCGTTGCCTATCTGGCAAAGACCAGTGGTGCGCACAGGCACCAAGGCATTTTCAAATTCGTTGCAACGGAAATGTTCCAACTGCCCGGATACGACGATGAACTAGAAGACGGTGACGAACCAGAAGGGCCACGGAACTATTTCTATTTTTCCAACACGTCGCAATTCCTTTGCCGAATTGAAGAAATGTTCACGCAGGAAATGCCGAAGCGGAAATACGAAGTGGTCGGCAACGAAGTCGCTACCTTGCTCAATCCCGGTGCGTTCCTCGACGTGGCGTTTGAATATGGTTTGTCGTGGGTTTCTGAGAAATGTGTAGGCACATTCCGCACCGCACATTGCGCAACCACTGACCGACTGTTGGACGGTGACAAGAAGTCCGTAACGCTGTACGCACTAGGCTTTAAAGCGGCCCCCGCAAAACTGTAAATATACAGTGAGCAGTAATTTAATAGGGATGGGGTTATTCCCCCGTTCCATTAACTAACAAGGGGCTGTATGCAAATGCAGGTAGAACTCCAAATCGCAGTAGCCAAATCCAAAAAACCGGAAAAGAAAAAGAAAATGAAAGTCCGTGAACAATCGGGCTGCATTCCTTACCGGGACAAGGATGGTATCCGTCAAGTTTGTCTGGTCAAGAAATTGAAGAAAGGCGCTTGGTGGGGCTTTACCAAAGGCGGTCAGGAAAAGCATTTGGACGCTCGCGAAAACGCAGCGAAAGAATGTTGGGAAGAGGCGGGAGTTTCCGGCACCGTTACCAAAAAGATCGGCAAGTTCCAATACGAAAAAGACGGCATGAAACAAAACGTCGTGATGTACGCGATGGAGTTTCACACGCAGCTGGACGACTGGCAGGAAAAGCACATGCGGAAACGCAAGTGGTTCACCCTTCCGGAAGCTCGCGATAAGCTGAGCCGGGAACACCACAAGTTCCTTGACGAAATCAAGAAGCTGCCGAAGAAAGACAAAGAGGCGATCAAGAAATTGAAGCCTGCAAAATTGAAGAAAGCCGCGTAAAAGCAAATGGCGTCCTCCGGGGCGCCATCGCTCTTTCTAGGGTAGGAAATTATGACCGATCAGAAAGAAGAACTTCAGGACATTTTTCGTCTGCATCTGAATGACATTTGTGGCTGTCACAATGACCGCGACTTCACCGGCTGGATGATCACGGTGTGTGGCGTGAGCCTCGGAATTATTAAGGTGTGGGAAAACCCGCACGAAGTGGAAGCAACCGGCGTTGTGTTCGAAGAGAACGACCGGTTAATCCAGATGGTTAAAAATATCTGCCGACCACGGCTAAGGATCGTTTGATGAATCTCGAAACGTTTGTTCTGAAATGTCAGGAACACATTAACGGTGAATTCGACCGGCTGCAATGCGGCGATGATTTTGTCGAAACTGACCGTGGCAAACTGCGTATCGAATATCTCATGTACGGCGAGCGCAGCGTGGAAAAAGTCACGTTCACCGCGCCGGGCATCGACCTCGAAATGCGTCCGATGCGTGGGGCCGAGGGTGAAATTGATTACGACCATGTGTTGATGCATCTGGCGTTCGCAATCATCACCCGTTACGAAGCGCGCAAAAAAGAAATCCTGCGCATCGAGCAGCTGATTCAAGAACTGGAAAAGATCCGTAAAGCCGAAGTGTTTTACAAATGGGAATACAACCTGCGCCCGCGTGTGGACGTTATCCTCGAAGGTTCTGATTTAGTGCTGTTCAACGTGTACGGTTCCGGTATCAAATACCAGCCATCGCGCACGGCCCTTGGCGGTGTGTTCAAACGATCCGGCCACGTACTGACGGCACAGAGCGCAGAAGAAATTGCAGCCGTTCCAATCACCGAATACGACAAGATTTCCGAGCGGCGTTGCGGCAGTCGCCAAATGGATATGTTCGTGTCTGAAAACGTTCGCTATGAACTCGAAGACGAATCGGATTTGGGTTGGATTGTAATCGGTGATGCCGACTACGTTTGTCCAATCAAACGCATCCGTCCGGAAAAGACTCTGTGCGACCTGACGCTGGCCATTGACGATAACCCGGACTTCGCAGACCTTGACCTTTTCGTCGTGGGCAGCGTTCGGGCCGAAGTGCATAAGACCGGGCCACTGAAAGGCCTGATTGAATCGGCGGGTGTTACGCTGCATTCCAAAACGGATAAAGATTTCAAATTGTGGTTCCGCGTATACGACAATGCACGTGTGACCTGCACTTGCAGTATGCACGATATCAGCCGCAAGGCCGTCGCAATCATCGAAGATCGCATGCGGCCCCTTCAGTTGGCCGAGTGATTTAAAAACTGTAAATATAAAGGGCAACACCAACGCTGTACCAACCGCAACATCCCCACCAAAGGAAGATGACGATGCAATCTATGCATGACCAATTACGTGCAATCGTAAACCAAGCTTTCCCTGCTGGTTTGCCACTCTCGAAGAAATCCGTTGGCACCATCGCAAGCGGTGGCACTAACGGGCCTGCTGTCGAGGGCCTTGCATTCGAAGTCTACAACCGCTGCACTGATAAGTATTTCTCGCTGGATGTAACGCTTAATTCCGACGACGAACTGGCTGTCAATTGCAGCATCCCTGCCGGTGACGATTACGATAAAGAAATGCTGCTTAGCGTTTCGCATCGTCTTCAAGCTGCTAAGGAAAAACCTTGCGATCCGGAAATCTCGATTCAAACTCATGATTTCCTGAATCGTTTGGCAGCTGCCATCGGTTCCAACGGCTTTATCGAAAAGGAAGCCAGCGAAAAACGTCCGTACTTCGTGTATGCCTCCACCTGTCCCGGTGGTCGCATCGTGATTACGTGCGATACGAAAAAGTGGGAGTACCGGATCAATTACCGCTCCGGCCCAACCAAACGTGACGATGTAATCAACATGGTCGATTTCGAGCATGCGGAAAAATACATCAACACTGTCGAGAAAGCAGCCGCTGTTTCGAAGGTTTGGCATCGTGGCGGTATGGCAATCGTTCAGGATTATCTGAACCTTGTCCCGGTTCGTTCGTTCCGCCATCAAGTACAGGAGCGTCCGTCGTATCAGTATGATTTCCCGTTCTGCGATATCGTGCTGAAGGATTTCCCTGACGTTTGTTTGCTGCGCGTAACGCACGAAGGTTTCAAAATGTGGCGTGATGGGGTTTACGTGACCATCACCAATCCTGCTGAAATCGAAACCACGCCGATTCTGGAATCCATCGAAGGTTTCCCGCAATCCATGTGGCGCCTCGGCGCTGGCATCTTGCATACCACTGGTACTTTCGAGAAATTGCCGAACGGTAAAATGAAGTTCACTCCGACCAATCGCGGGTAAATCCAAATGGAACTCCAAGAATTTATTCCAGCAGTTGAAGAACTCGTAGGTAAGAAATTTATCCGCGAAGACGCATTTGCCTTGTCAATCATCACCGACCGTTTCGAGGTGGCGATTCACGAGAAATTCTTGGGGGCGCCGGATGTTTGGGTAAACCATGCGGGAGGGGAGAGAATCCAGCCTACTGGTGAGAATCTGGCGGACTCGTTCCGCCGGGTTCAACAGGCATTTGAGCGTGCCCATGCTGATTGGCCGTTGTACGAAGAATATGCGGCCACTGCATTAAAAGAATTTTACACCTATGCAAAAATGCCTTTGGAAGCGAAGAAAAGTTCCCGTCAATGTAGACCGGGTTACATCATTCAGCCAAAAGGCATCGACGTAGAACTGTTCTGGATCACCTGTGACGCACGGGGGCACTCTATGAACGGTCATTCGGATTTGCGTAGGCATCTGACTGGAAAAGCTGCTGATCCCGGTGTTTATGCGCTGCAAATCGGTCACTATGATAACCGCATGCAAATCATGGGCGGTGGCGGTCGGCGCGATTTGTTGGCGTCTATTGTGAAGAACGAAAATGTGATGGCTTCCATGCGTGAATTTGAAATCATGCCTGAGATTCTGGATCACCGCACCACTTCGGAAAATATCGAACTGCCGGATATCGAAGTGTATACGCGGATCACCCGGCGACAAGAATATACGTTCCTTGAACTTGAGGTCATGTGATGGATAACAATCTGCTGAAAGATCGTCTGCGCAAATGGTGCAAAGCCGCTTCGAAAAACCTGCCGGTCGATACCGCTGAAGGTGGACGCGCTGTTACGTGGGAAGCCAACGGCCCTACGTGGTGGAGCAGTCACGAAAATAAGAAATGCATCGGCACCACGGTTCGCGGTTACGTGCAAAAGTGGTCGGGCACTCTGCGCATTAACCTGATGATCGACCTCGACGGCAATTATTTCGTGGTGCCAAAATCGGGCGATTACGGATACCTGCGGGACGAAGCAGTTCGCGCTTTCCGTGAAGTAATTCCGACCGAATCCAATCCGCTGATCACGCATCTGGAAAAGTGGAAGGCTGCACTGATCGCGGATATCCAGAAGTTGGAATTTTCCGATGTGCATATGATGCAGGACACGGAAGAAAAAGCGTTCTTCACCATTCGCCATCCAGAACTTCCGAAGCTGGCCGTCACTGTCGATCTGGACAACGATTCGTTTGACGTGTCCTACGGCCCCGGTTGCAAAGCGCACCCGATGGCAAAAATGCTGGCGGAATCTCTGCGCCGTGTCGAGCGGGAAGTAGTCTGCAAATCCGAGGAATAAATGGCGGGTTTGTTTGGTTCTACAGGCACCGTGATTGTGGGGCGGGTCAACGATCCGCCTAAACCCGGTTACAGTGATGTGCGCGTGGATCGCAAAACGATATTCGGGAACAAATACCCGATTAGCGAAACCGGCTCACGAAAGAAAAGCTGTGCGCTTTATGATGCCTACGCAGAAAGACGTATGCAGAAGAAAGGGAAATATTGGAAGCGAATTATGGAATTGCGCACCAGATATTTGCGCGGTGAAAACCTGCGACTGACCTGCCATTGCTGGCCCAAACAATGCCACGCGCAGACAGTCCGACGAATGATCATGAGGGCCGATTAATGGATAAGTATCTTGAGTGGCACCAGCTGACCGAAAATGGTTTGTACTGGAAAGTTCTCAAAAGCGACACGCAGATTTATTCCGTGGTCGAGTACGACGGTGGCACCATCGGCGTTATCGGTGCCGAAGTGTGGGAAGATTTGGTACACAACAATTTCCAAGACGAATATTTCTTCGTGAAGGTTGAAGTGCCAAACTTCAATGTCGCGGCACCTGAACCTGCAACTGAAGCCGAGGAATTCGACGCTGAAATCCACTGCAAAATGCTGACCGATGCAATCGAAGCGTCCGGCATTTTGAACAGTCCCGGCATTTCGTTGAAAACTCCCGCGAATGAAGCCGAACGGTTTCCGGGTTTTATGTACCATCTGCCACGGTTCGTAAACTGCCTGCTGGAAATCTACACGGGGCTGGCCGGTGAAGGCGCGTTGATCGTGCGTCTGGCTGGAAATGGCGGTTGGAGTTTTGTTTGGGTTGGTGCCCGTTACCACGATTCCGACACTGAGGATTTCCGTCACGTTATCGAACGCAAAATCCTGAACGCAGCATTCAAGCAGGCCACGGCATGAGCGAACCCTACGAAGGTCGTTTGCTCACGAAATTTATCACGGACTGGCGCCAGCTTGAGGTTGGCGTTTCGTACTGGATGATTGACCGTGCTGATCCGGATGATCGGAACATCATCGAAATTCGCATGAAACACAAAGGCGAAGAATCCGTATACACCTGCGTGCAAATGAATGACTCAGTGCTTTGGCGTTTCCGCGAAAATACCCACGTGTTTGTGGCGATTGATTTGCCGCCGCAGCTTCCGAAAGAACTCGAATATTTTTCAGGGTAGTGACAATGAAAGTTTTGGATTGGTGGGAAATTAAAGATAAGGGCCTGTACTGGGTTTACCTGCCCAACGGCGATATCGAAATCATCAACGTCGCGGTCAACGGTGTTTTCACCTACATCGGAATCGACGATGAATTCGTGTTCAGTTCCGAAGAACATGCCGGTTATAAATTCGTGAAGGCTGAACCGCCAAAGCTGCCTGTGCCTAGCCAATATCAGGAAGGCTTTTTGAATCACCAACGCAACAACGGCGATTCGCGTTTTCCTTTCCACGTCGAGGGCTACTGGCGCCAACGGGAACTGATGGTTGAACACGTAGGCCCCGGTCGTCACACCGCCGCATTTCTCGACCGCCAAGACGCCGAATTGCCGTGGCCGTACATCTGGCAAATTCCTGAATTTGATGTGCAACACTTCATCAATAAATTGGCCGACATTGAAGACGTGGCAGACGAAGCGCGCTATCGTGGTTTCAGCATTTGCCGCATCACTGGCGAGAATCGCGGAAACTGTGAATACAAGTACAAGGGCTGGAAATGGCCGGGCGGGTTGATCGAATATATCCGCTTGGGCGTTCCCCCTTCGCGTGCTTTCTACGCGTTCATCATGGATGTACCACAAAACGAATGTGAGTGGCTACCGACCTACAACCGGACAGAAGACGAATAAAAGTATGGCGATTTCTGAAGCAAGGCAGCAGCAGTTATTGGCAGGATGCAACAGCCTCGAAGCGAAGCTGTTCGAATTTGTACCGATACAAGAAGTCTGGTCAGCAGAACAAATCAACCGCCAAATGCAAACGGCGGGGAAATCTGGCGCCGAACACAAGCGGGTACGTGCCGCGCTTGGCGGTCTAAAAGATCGCGGCCTGATCAAAGAAGTGAAGCGTGATTGTTTCCAGCGCGAGGCTGTGAAAATTCGCGAATTGCGTGAAGCTGTTTCCGATATCGTGACGCCGCCGAAGCTTGGCGATTTCATGGACGCGAAAGCTTTGCGTAAAATCGCAGTGCCGTATGTGCCACCGAAGCCCGTTTTGGAAATTGCAGAAAGCATTGCCGGAATCAGTGATGAATCCATGAGCATTCTGCGTGACTCCGCTATGGGCCGTCCGGTGAGTGTGGAAGCCGTAGAAAAAGCCGTCGCGGAAAAATCTACAAAAGCAGCACAAATCAAACCAGAAACCGTTGTTAAGGAAACCGTTGAAATGAATGCCATCGCCAAAACCGTACCTGCCCAACAATCCGCCGCCGACTTGGCGCTCGAAGTTGTCAGCAGCCTTTCGCTGGAAATGGATACCCTCAACGATGAATTCGGTTCGCGCATGAACAAGCTGACGGAAGAATTCGGCGCACGCATGAACACCCTACGCGACAAGCTGGAAACGTCGATGCTCGAAGTCGAAGAACTTCGCGATCACGAAAACAAAGCGCTGGAAAAATTCCGTGCGTTCAAAGCACTGATGACAACCCTGAGCGACGACTGATATGGAAGATCCGTTCGGTCAACTCGAAGACATGACGCTGGAAATGCGTATCGGTTTCGAACTCGGTATGGTTTGGGCCGATCTGGTAGCGGGCGGGCAAGGCCCTTGGATTGTTCGTGATGGTTATCGCGAAGTCTATGAAAAGTCGGTGAAGAATTTCGGCTATCGACCAGTGTTCGAAGACTACGACGATCAAGAAAACTGCCCGGTTCCATTGGTGGTAATCAGCGCCGAGAAAATCGGCTTGAGGCTGGTATGAGCCAGAAATTAAATCTGTTATTTCCGCGTGAAGGCCAGCCCGGCAAACATTACTGGGTTGTGTCGAAGGAAGACGATTTGGTTGACGAACCTTTCACGGTGCTGGCGTCGGAAACCCTGTCGGAATCTGGCGTGAAATTTACAAGGCGAGAAGGCGCAATGTCTTCGATCTACATTCCTGAGAAAATGCAGGATTTCATGTTGATAGAAATCGTGATGCCTGACCGCGAATCGGTTCTGAAGGAATTGCGCAAGCGGCGCATTATCAAGAAAGTGAAACCCAAGGAGGTGTCAAAAAGTGGCCTTGATTTTATCTAAAGAGCAATTAAACCGATTGCTGAAAGAAGACGGAATTTTGCAACTGTATCCGAGCCATACCGAAGAAGGGTCGCCGCGTTATACGCACGCCTGCGTCGGTGAACCATTCGCCCGCATCCATGTCGGTCAGGATGGCAAAAGCGGTGACGTTGAATATTACGGCCACGTTCTGCCATCGGTGCGCATCGCCCCGTACATCAAAAAGATTGACGCAATGGAACCGGTGGATTTTTATCCATCGTATTTCTATTCCGATATTGACCAAATGATGTTCGGAAAACTTGATCGCTTCTACATGACTTTGCTCAAGGCAATTCATCGTGGCGTGATTATGTCGCCACTGACCAAACAGCAGCAGTTCATGTTGCCCGGCGAAGGCACCAGCGAAGATATCGACGAACGTTTTTACAGCCAACTCATGGCGGGCAATATCACAGTCGTCGCCAACATGATTCAGCAAACCGGCTTCAACATCGACAAGCTGAAAACGTACATGATCACGCATCGTCACAGCACGCAATCGCTGTTTGATTGGCTGTGCAGAAAGTGGGTTGATTAAAGGCCCAAACGAAAAAGCCCCCGTTTCCTTAATTGGATTCGGGGGCTTTTTTTGCTTCAAATTAACCGACTGCAACAGCGCGGTCGTGGCCGTTGTAATGCGTCTCAAAGAACACACGCGGCACCATGGCGGTAGGCTCACACAGGCGCCCGAAGAACGCCACGATGCCAGCCGGTGGCTCGCCGTACATAAGCACCTTGCCCGGCTCTACAAACACCGTGGAGCCGACGAACGCCACAAGGTCATAGTCCGATGCGCGGAGGTGCTGCGCGGTCGCCTCACGCGGCACCATGGGCAGGTGGTCGATGTGTGCCCCGGACTGGTACAGGTCAGCGTCCGACATGAACGCATGCAGGTTGTTCGGCTCGCCCACCAACAGGATGCGTTGGCGCAGTTCCGCGCTCATTTTCACCAGTTGCTGCATTGCCAATGTTTTACCTGCGCGTTGAGGCCCCATGAAAAACAGCGTGCGTTTTGGAACGGTCATTTCAAACATGGACATTTTGTGATTCCTCTTATGCGGGAAGTTTTATTAGGCCAGAACCATTTTGCGGTTGGCATTTTCTACATACGAAACGTGAATGTATCCGTCGCGCATTTGCAGCAGGTCAAACGTTTGGTTTTGCAGGTGGTCGAAGATCGCTTGTGCATCGTTGGAAATCAGCGACACAGCAACGCCCAACACATGCTGTTTTTCGTTGAGGTACTTGACCCAATTCGTTTCGTTGAACGGCAGACCATTCGCACGCAACCAATCGTAATAACTGGCCTTGCAATACTCACGTTCCAGCACCGGACTCCTGTACCAACTCACGATGCGAAAATCGAATTCTTTTCGCAGTGGTTCAAGAATGTTTTCCGCAACCTTTTCAGCAGCACGCAGCGCCTCAATTGGCGGCGTGTTGTTGATCCTGTTTTTTACCGCCACAAGATCGAACCCAACATCAAGGTCGGTGTAGTTTTCGCTGATACGCATAATCGTCCCCGGTTTAAAGTGCTAGGCCGATAATTGCTATCGCCTGCCAAAAAATCTTCTCAACAGACCACCAGCGCTTATCGTTTTGGTGGTCGTCAAATTCCTGCACGTAGCGAGCGTAGTTCTCGTTGGCGCGGGCCTCCTGCTGTTTCGCAATATCTACCATCAAATTATATTGATCAATTGTCTGGTTATGCGCGCCAGCCAAAAGATTTAATCCGTCGGTATTTTTCTTGGATTGTTTTGCGTAATCGCTCAACTGATCCAATTGCGTCAGAGTGAAGCCCGCGTATTCAACTCCGTTGGACTGGATCGACAGCGGCGTCGGCCTTTCCGGTAGTGACGCCTGCAACGTAATTCTGTCCAACTTTTTCAATTGCATGTTCGACTGCGGCGGCAGTTGGGTCTGGCTTGAACACGCCGGGAGGAACAATAATGCCGCCAGAATTAGCCATTTCATTTTGTGCGTCCTTCATTTTCGTGAGGGCCACGCGCACATCAAGGGGAAGTGGTGGTTTACCAATCATCGAATCAGCAGCAATACCGATTGCGAAATAGGTTGCTTTGCCAACACCCGGTTCGAGAATCACGGTCGTGAGAAATGCTGCGAATGCGCCAGCAAAAACCAGAACGGTTCCCTTCAAATCGTCAAGCCAGTACGAACTGAGCTTGATCCCTTCGCGTTTGCATTTCCAAATCCAGTTAACAATCACACCCGCCAGTGTGCAGAAGAAAAATCCGCCTGCATCTTCCAACGGAATTTCAATCATCTTTTCGATGCTCTTAACGAGAAATTCCACGATCTAATCTCCTGCTTTTTTCCACGCGTCAATCGCGCTCGCCATGTCCTTGGATTCCGTCTTTGGAACGGGCTTCAGGACTTCTGTTATGTGTTCGTGCGCTTCCTGAATCGGTGCAACTTGCACCTTGTCTTCCAGTCGGTCGCCTTTGAAAGTGTCGGCCTCGGGTTGTGGTTTCTCTTTGCGTTGAAAAACTACGGCTGCAATCGACAGCACGAAGATGATCCCCGCCAGAAAATAACCCCCGTATTTTTTGATTGTTTCCATTTTACAGTCCCTGTTTATTGAATGGAGTTTCCGGCCCGCGTCCCTGACCAGCAGTCAGACCTTCGTCGTCGATGGTGTCTTGACGGTTCAGAACTTTCCGTTTTGTCAGGCGTTTCATTTTGCGTTTCATCGCTTCATTTTTCACAGGTTTTGCATCAATCCAGACCAGCATAAAAAACCTCCCCCGAAACAAAAGAAAAGAAAGGGGGCACATGGCCCCCGATCAGTTTACAGCAATTGCATTACGCAGTTTTCACCCAGCTGATCGAAGCGCGCAGAGTCGCGGCCACGCTCAAGGTTACAACCAGTTCGTTCACAGTGGTGAATTCCACACTGTCAGCGGTGATGATCTGATTGGTGGTCGGATCAACAAGCTGAACAATCGGCCAACGGAAATTCAGGTTGTGAGTGATGGTGTGAGTGGTGGCCGAAGTGGCTCCCGAATCGAACGCAAAGAAACTGGCGCCCAATTGAGTTTCCAAAGCGGTCACGTCGTCAGCAACGGCGGTCAATTCGGTATCGGTTGCGTAATCCGCAAGCGCGGTGGAAATCGCAGTAGTTTGCGCAGCCGGGGTCACATAAGTGGCCGACAAATCACCAACCGAAATACCACCAGCAGCGACCACGATAGAAGCGTTGGAAGCTTTAACCGAAACGGTGCCTTCCACATCTTCCAAACCGTTGCCAGCGGTGAAGCCCGACAGACCACCGAACACGGCCCAGTTGGTGCCGTTCCAGCGATACCATGCGCCGCCGTTGGCTGCTGCACGATTCCAAACCAGAGCGCCGGGGCCAGCAACCGAAACGTCGTAAGCAAGCACGGTGGCTTCACCGCCTGCGGTTACTTCGACGATATCGTTTGCGTTACCCACGGTCGGAGTAATGCCAGACAGGCCATCGACCAGAATGTAACGACCGGCAACGCCAGCAAAATCGGTTTCAAAACCAAGAATATCTTCTTGGAAATCCAGACCAGCCAGTGCGTTGTCGATTGCGCTCTGCATTTCGGTGCCATTTACCAAATCGGCAACGGCGGTCGAAATTGCAGTGTTTACATCGGTGGTTTCTGCATACGGCAGAAGGGCGGTTTCGAGGTCTTCTTGCGAAATACCGCCAGCAGACAAATCAACGACGCCCGTGCCGTTGTAAAACTTGAATGCTTTCGAAACAGTGTTGTACCAAAGACGCGATTCAACCAGACCGCCACCCGTTGGGTCAGCGGCGAGGTTTTCCGGTTTCAGGTTCAGAACCTGACCGGCTACGCGCAAGCTACCATTGATATTTGCAGCCATTTTAAAATCCTCTTTCCTTATGCTGGATTTCGCGGCGTCTCTACATCAATAATATCGACGTATTCTGCACACCGCTTCAAAAGGGTTGCCAGCGGTTCGTCCCCTTCGATTACACCGGAGTAACTGAGGTTACAGGTGGAATGATTTTTTACGAGGGTTGGTAATCGACGACATGCAATTGTATTGTAGTATCGAATCCTTTCTTCACACATAAACACGCCCGTTTTGTAAAAATAATCTAGGGCGAAATTGTCCACATAAATCACCATTCGGTTGCTATTCGAACGGTTGGTACTGCAACGGTCTTCAACAAAATCGCCGCCGAGCAAACAATCAATTTCGTAAAGTTCGTACATGCAGTTTTGCAGATTCGATCCGAGTGCCGCCATGATAATGGGGTAGGCCTCAAGATGCGATTGTCCTTCTGCGCTGCGAATGAGCGTGTGGAAAGCTTTGCGAGTGTGGGCGTTTACGCTGTACCAAATCTCGATGAACTTCGGCAAAAACAAATGCGTATTTTCTTCGAAGATTTGACGGTGGCGTGCCTGTAATTCTGCTTCGGCGTCCAAGGTCGCTTCAATTTCTTGTCGTGTCAGCGTCGGGCGGTTCAGGAATATCTGTTCGATATCCGTGGCCCACTTGCTGTACGAATTGAAAAGCAAAAGCAGCGTTTCTTTCGCTGCTTCGCTGAATTGGTTTTGCTCGTTAATCACCACGTCGAGCATGTAGGCTTTCGTGCTATAGAAATGCTCAAGAGTGTATGCGGCGACAGAACGAAAACGGATATTGTTAGGAGTGAAAGGTGCCATATGAGCCTCAAACGCCGCGAGGCGGGTTGCCGCGCTGCATGCCTAATCCGAGCATTAAGCCCGTAACTTGACTTTGTTTATCGCTTACATCAGAAACCGTGCGCAGAATGCGTTCCGAATTACGTTCAAGAGATTCAAGCAAATTCAAAAGCTCGGCACGTTCCCTCGGGTCTTCCTTACCTAAATTGTTGCGAATGTCATTTACCTGTGACATTAAAGCATCGCAAACAACTGCCAAAGACGTTAAGGCCTGTGTGTCCGGGTGTTTTACCACACCAAGAATTTCGTCCAAATCGTCCTGCATTTTTTTAATTGCATCAACACTCTGAATGTAGCTGTTGTCGAAATTTTCAGCCCGCTTACGAAGGGATTTTACTTCCTCATGCAAAGGCAGAACAAACAACCAGCCGACAGCCAGCAATATCAGATTGAATCCAATCGCCAATGATACCGGGATCGGACTGGAGTAAAGAACGTCAATCGCTCCCATCGGCGCACCTATCTGTGGTTGGGGTGAATTGCACCGTCACAGCGCCTTCAAATTCGCTGATTATTATTTTAGTTATTTTCGGTTTTTGCACCAAGCAAGCGTCCCCAGCCCCCGGAAGATCACTGCATATTTTTACAATGCATTCGTAACTCTCTCGCACCGTGGGTTTGTTTGGTCGGTTCCAATTGAATGAAGCCAGTGACCAAACCATTACGACCACGATGCTCAAGATTATTACTTTGCTAATCGTCGAACGCGTGAGAATTGACACGGTAGAATTTCCCTGCCGACTGCGAATATAGATCCAATCTATCCAGTAGACGCAGACGGTCAAGGTTTGCACACAAGCTTCCGGATTTACCGGAGGCCAAGACCGTTTTTACGTCTATGGGATCGGCTGTAGGGCCAACCGCAAGCGCCGTTTTAAATCCGGCGTAACACACACCGACCTCAACGTGACCAGTCCTGTGCAGAATTACAGTTTCTTCAATTGTCTGATAGTTGCGTTTGTCGCCCCACGAATCCGCCATCGAGAATACGTTGATCACGATAAAACCTTTCGGCTTTTTCTGGATGGCGACAAGTGCTTTCCGTAGGTCGTAATCAGTTTTGACTTCGAACTCTTCGGGCTTCAAACTCTCAAACATTTTCTTTCTGTCTTGCGCGAGACGGCCCGTCCCTTGCAGCAGATAGACTGGCGATCCGGTTAGGATTGCTGGCACTTCGAATTGCGTCAGGATCGGAAAGTATTCGCCTTCCAAATCCTGCTTTTGTCCGAGTACCACTATCTTGTCGAACTTGTGAACCAAGGCGTATTGCGTTACGGCATGTTTGACCTCGGAAGGTTTCGCTTGCCGCTCCAGAAATATCACGTTTTTTGCGTCTCGTTTATCGAGAAAAACTGAGCCGTAAAGGTCGGTGATAGTCTGAGATTGCACGTACAGTTCTTGGCACCAAAGCATCGAACTATATAGATAAATTACGGTGGCGAGAATAAAACGCATTGGAACCCCTCGAATTAAATCCATTTAATGATTAGGCTGGCCCAATCAATTCCAATACCGGACGCCACATGAATGTATAGCCACTAACGTCTGTATAATTGCCGTCTGTTGCACCGAAACCAGCCGGGCCAGAAATGCCCCGATGCACACGGGCCGGGCCGCTGTATGGGTGCGATTCTTGGCACCACGTTAAATGCGTTCCGTTATTGGAACCCAGTTCTTCAATGGTGAAGTTATCCCATGGCGCACCGTTTGGATCTTGTGCCCAGCAACGCTGAACCAATTTCGTGTATTCGGATTCGAGCGCATTCAGCGGGTTGCTAACGTTGAATTCGCCGCTTGGGTACGGATCGGAATTGCCGCCCGTAAGCAAACGAACTTTGTAAACGTTTCCGTTAATTGTTACGCGTTTGGTTTGCTGCACAGTTGCACCGGTTGGCAACGGCGACAGCCCGATACCAGAATCCAAACCGTAAACCAAACCGGCTGCATAAAGTTGGGGCCAGCTGATAAACGAACGGATTGGCAATTTCGGAACGAACAAAGTTTTCCCGTTCGATGCGAATTTCAACCACGCGGTATCAGTGTTGACCGAAACGCCAGCAGTAAGGCCAACAGCGGACGCCAGTGCATCGCCAGAAATAAGCGCGGTGCTGGTCACGGTGCCGTAATAACCCAATGCTGCATCACCAACAATCGGGGAACCTGCGCCCGGTACACCATTCGATGGCAGGGCCGGTGTGGTAGAAAGAGTTTCCGGATAAAAATCATGCGTATATTTCGCATAATTCAGAATCTGGAATCCGTTAATGTTGCCGCCCAGTTGGTAGGCCAGCGGGCCGGTTGCGAAGTTTGTTGAGCGCAAATGCCCAAGCTGAATACCACGCCCGGCGTGTGCAAACAGAGAACCAGCGACAGTAAATTTCGCCTGCAATTTTCCATTCTGGAAACAACGCCACACGTTTCCTTTCCGTGTGATTGCAATGTGCGTCCACACGTCAAATTCAAACGATCCCCAATTCGTGGTGCCGACCTGATATGCAGAACCGTTAAACGATGCGGAAAATGTGAAAGTTTTCGAAGCGTTTGCAAGCAAGGCGTAGGCCGATGCATCAACGTTTGCGGTTGCACCTTTGTTGAAAATAGCAGATGCACCAACAGCAGCAATCGAAGAGATTTTCACGAACAATTCGATTGTGAAATCGTTACCTGCCAATTGAATATTCGCACTGTCGTTTGTAACCAGCGCAGACGTGGTGCCGTTGAAATTTAAACTCTTCCCGGTAGCGCCGTAGGGTGAATCCGTAACCGAAGTTACGGCAGCAGCTGTAACGGCCAAACCATTCTTCAAATCGAAATTGGCTGAAGCAAAACCGGAACCCGGCGCCATCAAAAGCAGGTTGGCGAAATCGGTATTCTGGTCTGCGGGTGCCGTCCATTTAAACGGGCGAACCCGTTCAGGAAATGCCAGCGGTTTGGAATGACTTAGCGCCCAATCATTTTTCATATCGGTACAAAGAATCTGGTCGCCCACGTCACGGAAACCTTGGGCCGGGGCGTTGAACGTTTTAGCCGCTGCGCCGTCGTAGCTGAAAGTATTGTCCGAATAAAACACAACGAATTTTCCGTTGTGATCATGCGTCACGTAAACGATTTCTTTTGCGGAGGCTACAGGCGTCAACACCAAATCAGAATATTGAGCGGTGATGGTTCGTGCGCGGTTGTAAACCATGTAGCGGCCTTTCGCACACACCACGCGGTCGTCGTCGGTTACGGCTACAGTCAGGTTTGTTACCGACGAATCAATAACCTGCACGGCGCCGGACGCCAGCGCGATCATCACAATGTGGCCCGTGTCAGCAATGCCGAAAGCGCCCACGTTATTGTCGAAAGATTCCTGCACACCGTTGCGAATGCGCACGGTTTTGGTGTCGCTTTGCACACCGATATATTCACCGCTCGGACTGATTCGGACGGCCCGCGCATTTGGCACAGCGGTCGTCGGCCCGGTAGCCGTGAGTTTAGAATTTACTTTGTCTTTCAGGTAGGTAGAAACTGCACCATTTTGGTAAATGGCAACGTGGTTAATTCCCTGTGCCGCCAATTGATTTGGCAACACGATGGTATTCAGTAACTTCATAGCCACTCCTTAGAAAAATGCCCCGATTTCTCAGGGCATTTTGGTGCATCAAGTGTAGATTGTTTCCGGATTGAAGTTGCCTGCGAACGCCACACCAGAACGAACGCGATAACGCTCAATGATCAGACGCGAAGCCGTGTCCTGTCTCCAGTAAGCACGGTGCGCCAAACCAAAGGTCGGAGCAAACGCCAGAATCGTCCACGTAATTGTCCCGAGCAACACGCCGTCAATATAAATCGAAACGGTTGTGCCGTCATACGTGACCGCGTAATGCCGCCATGTGGTGCTGGATTTGAAAGTGTCCCACGCAGAAATAAACCGCGCAGTCGCATTGTTGTTCCACAACGCCATTTTCGTCGTCTGCGTATCGTGCGTGTGCAGTTCCATAAACGACGCGGTGTTTGTGGTGTTGGTGTAAATGCCAAGCAGTGCGGAAATTGCGTTATCCACCGATTCTTTAAACCAGAAATCAATGGTGTGTGGTTGCGCCAGCGTGGTGCCTGTCAGCGGCGTGAATAGCGCGCCGTTAACGTTGAGGTCGATGCCCTGCCCATACTGGAACGCCTCGTTAGCCTTGAACGGATAATTGTTTGCAGTCGGCAACGTGCCCGACGCAGCCACAATTGTTTTCCCGGTAAAGTCCGAGAAGTTCCCGGTGCCACCAAGTCGGCTAGAGTCAAACGCGATAAGATCGTTCGCGTTCCACCATTGCGAATTGGAGGTATTTTCCGGGCCGTACACTTCGGTATTTTGTCGATCAACTGCGTAAACTTTATTTAGTTCTTTGTAGTCGTGTTCGTAACCGAAATTGAAGGCGTTGAAGTTTTGATCAGCTGCAATTGGAAGCGGCACGTGAAACATTTTCCACGTCGAAGACGGCAACACCTTATCCCCGTAAACTTTGGTTCCAGCAATTGTCACATACGGGTGAACCGACATTCCGTCAGCTGCCGGAAATAAACGTTTTACCTGAATATTCATTGCAGACGCATACGGTTTCTTTGCGGCTGTCCGTGTGCCACCAAAATCATTTCGCACGTAGGGCAAAGGCGAAACCAAACTACCAATCATGTTCACGTCGGATTCGTTTGTTGGCCCCGATGCAAACTGGCGGATGATCGACAGCGGAATATAACCGGACGCAGGAATCAACGAGGATTCAATTGTCGGCGTGGTTTGAATCTGTTCAGTCTTCGCTCGCTTGCGCCCGATACGCTGGCCGAATCCCGGCGTGTTGTCGGCAATAATTACGCTGTGAATCCACAAACAGAAATTCACACCAGAAGTCTTTACCAATTTCCCGGCAGTTAATCCGAACTCTTTCAATTTTATGTTGGTGCGCGCTTGTGTCGCGGCCAGCACGTCATTAATCCAGAGTTCCATAGTCGTCGGCGTGAACACCAAGTCGATATAGCACAGCACGGTCGCAGGTTTGTAATACGCAGGCACGGTTGTGGAAACGCCGTTGAATGTGAAAAAACCATCCGCGTCAATTCCCACACCGTAAAGATACGCACCGACCTGATCGGAACCTGTGAACACCACGCTATCAGGGCTGCTTCCGAAGATCAGAAAGTCGCCATTGAATTGGCTGGTGACGCCGCCGAATTCAATCGTAGTTCCGAAATAAAGCGTGTCACCTTCGTAATCGAATTTTCGACGCAATCCCGAGGCCGATGCAGATTGTCCATCGGCTGGGGAACGCGGCTGCACGGCACACAATGCGCCGCGCTGCGTATCGAAATAAAGCGAATACAGAATCGAGTTAGCGCCGCCGTACCCTTGCGCATAAGACGGCACATAAATACCGAGGCCCTGCATTTCACTCAGGTAGCCCGGAACGTTTTGGCCCAAGTATTGCGGATATAAACCAGCGGCCTTTATGTTGGTACTGGCCGCTGTTGCCCACTGCTGATAATCGTCAGCATAAATAAGTGCCATATGTTTCCCCTAATTAATCAGGGCTTCGGCAAAATGCGCTGACCGAAACGAACGTTCTGTGCTTCCGTCGGAGTCCAAGGCAAAGAGGTTGCAGGACTGGTTTCGAAAATATGCGCAGCACTGGTGTACGTCGCAGCTTTCAATTTCATCCGATAGCCAACAGCCTCAGTTCCGGCCACGTTAATAACGGCAGTAACCGACAGCGAATCCGGTTCCAGCATACGCGCAGACGGGGCAATCGAAACCGCACGAATTGCAGCGTCGTCGATTGTTGGAATTGCGGAAACGTTGGTGTACAAATCCGTCGCGCCAGCAACAGCAGAACTGACGTAAGTGGAATCGTTATCCGGTGTCGCTTGGTTAACCTGCGGGAAGTTCGTGGTGCCCGACAGTGGCGTCATCTGTACAGAAAAATCTGCGGTCGGATAACGGGTCAAAGTCGTGCATTTACCGATCCGCGCATTGTTGTACGGGCCAGTGCCGTCCAGCAAATAATGGTCGTCAACGTGCAGATAAATGCTGGTGTTACCGCCGCTAGTGAATTGCGAACGAATCTCCCAAAAATCGAGGGTGTATCCGGTGATCGCTTTTTCGACGATCTTCACTTCGCTCATCCACAACTCGAATTTGTTGTTTTCGATATCTACAACCAATTCAACGAAGTTCCAGATGTTCAGTTCGATTTGGTAATTGGTGTTCACGCCATCGACGTAAATGTACCAATCGGAACCAACCGAAACGTTCACGCCTGCGATTCGTGCAAATTGCAGGTTGCCCGTTGGCTGAATAACGAAACGTGCGGCAAAACCTTTTACGACGCGAATGGTCGGAGTGTATGCGGCACCGGTCGAGAAAAAAGATTCCGGTTTAATTGGACGTTTAATCCAAGTCTGATCGGTGGTCGAACCACTCAAACCAATACCAAGCGAACCGCTGTTTTTACCGTAGGCGGTCGAGCAGGAACATGCAGCGGTAGGCTGCACATAACCGCGACTCAACCATTGAATATTTGCCACGGTGCCCACGCCATTCAGTGTGGTCGTGCCGTAGTTATCAAATCCATCGTGTTGCAAAAGCGACATAGGAAATTCTCCAAAAAGAAAAGGGGGCACAAGGCCCCCTTTCGAGGGAAACATATTCCCTGTATTAAGTCAGCGAAATACCGCCGCCTTCCTTGAGTGTCACAATACGCATGCCGGTGTTATTCGCACCGTTCGCCAGAAGCGAAACGTATTTACGCGGCGTTGCTTCGCCGTAAACAGTCAGAGGAATTTCGGTGTTTTCCGAAACCACGTCAGCCGAGGTATAACCGACCATATCCAGTTCGTGGGTGTACGCGTAACGGGTGGTGTTGAGACGCGACATGAACGAAACGACGTATTTATTACCCTCGGAAATTGCTACTTGTTCCAGAGAATTGAGAAATGCGTTGTTGTAATCCGTGTCTTTGGTTGCGTCCACGGAATCCGAAGGGCGCAGCACGTCCTGTTCTCGCACGATGAAACGGTTAATGGTTCCGTTCGTGCTGTATACGCAGAAGACCGGCGCTTTACCCGTGATAACGATTTCGCCGTTTTCACGATTTACCGGGCGCTGAATTACAACCCACGAAACGGCGGTTGCGCCGCTGTCAGAAACGTAGTCTTCCCAAATGCACAACGACACGCCGCGTGGAGTGATCGAAAGCGAATAAGTCATCGGGAAACTATCGGACAAATCCAACGCGTTCAAAACAACGCGGGAAGTGCGGTTGATAAAACCTTCTGCCGGTTTGGTTGGGTCTGGTGCAAACGTCGCCAGATCAGCCGGGTTTTTGGTGTAGTAACCGCCGACAGCACCGAGCGGGCCTTTCAGGGTTTTCGTGGTGGTGCCTTGGGTGCCGTAGCTGGCCGAACCATCGGTGCGCAAAGACTGCTGCGAACCAACGGTGAAACCTGCGGTGTGTTTGTCGAAAACTTGAACCTGAATGCGCCACGGTTGTTTATTTTGCAGAGCGGTGGCGTTGAGTGGGTCAACGGTTTCGCTTGCTTCGAGCGTCACTTTAAAAGCGGCGCGGCCAGCAGGGTCAACCGGTGGAACCCACGCAGCAGGAAAGCGCACGGTGAAACCGTTAGTGGAAAGGTCGTTGATTACTGCGAGCATCAATTCGCCCACATGCGTATAACCGCTGCGGCGAACATAAAATCCAGAAACTGCCATTATTTATTTCTCCTTACGCAATGCCAGCGCCGAGTTTCAGGGCGACAATGCGCATGCCGTTGTTTGCCGGAAGGTTGGAATGCATGCCGAGGTAGGTACGCGGCTGCGCTTCACCGTACAGGGTTTGCGGAACTTCCGTGGTGCCGGAAATAACGGTGGCCGATGCGAAACCGATCATGTCCAGTTCGTAGGTGTATGCGTAGCGCGGAGTATTCAGGCGCGACGGATAGTTAACGATGTACTGGTTATTTTCGGAAACACCAACCTGTTTTTTGTCGTTGATAATGGCGGTGCCGTCTTTGGTATCGACCACGGCGCTGATAATTGCGCTGGCGTCGGTTACGTCAGATTCACGAACCACGAAACGGTTGATTTGGTTGCCTACGCTGTTCACGCAGAAAACCGGGGCCTTGCCTTCGGTGACAACCAGACCGGTATCACGTTTAACCGGACGCTGAACCAGCAGCCACGAAAAATCTTGGCCCTGCATGTCGGTAACGGAACCCTGCCAGATCGACAGGAAAACACCGCGATCAGTAATTGCGAGGTAGTACGAAAGCGGGTAGGTGTTGGAGATATCTTTTTCTGGTTCGGTTGGATAAACCGGAAGAACTTCAGCAGCAACGTTGCCGCCGATACCCGGTGGAGTGGTGGAAATGATATCCAGCCAAACTTTATTCCGACGGTTGATAAAACCTTCGGTTGGGTTGTTCCAGTGCGGAGCGAATTCGCTCTGATCGGTGAAGAAATCTTTATCGACTTGCGAAGACGCAGATTTCGCTTTGCGTGGCGGCGTGTAATCAGCACCGACAATACCTTTCGCGCCCACCAGACGGGTGTTTTTAGTGGCGCCGGTTACGGTGGTAGTGGTCACGGTATCCGAGGTATACGGAATCGAACCGTCAGCCGGAAGCGCGTTGGAACTACCGACAAAAACGCCCAACGTTGCGTTATCGGTTACGCTGAAGTTAATGCGCCAAGGTTGTTTTGGCGTCACGCCTACTTTGTTGAGTGGATCAACGTCGGGGCCAGCTTCGAGAGTTACCACGAATTCTTCAAGCGCCGCGCCAACCGGTTTTTGATAAACACCGGAACCATCAACAGGGAAAACGGCGGTGAAACCGTTTGCCAACATGGTGTCGATCACATCGAGCGTAACTTTGCCCGCTGTGACAAAACCTTCTTTCAGAATTGCGATACCCATTTTTAATCCTCGACGGTCAGGTACATAAGTTTAATTGTGATGCTGGCTGCGACTGGCTGCGAGTTCGTGATTTGACCGTACACCTGCGGACGGATCGGGTTTTCCAAATTCACAAAAATCGAATATTGTCGCGATTTAATTACGGTTCCATCCCGAAGGGTTGTTGAGCCATCATCCACAAGATGGCCAGCGACGGCGACAAACTTATACGGGGTTTTATCAATGATCGGATTGTGTGTTTCTGTCCCGAAAACTTCAACCACGCACGGCCCACTAACTTCTAGTCTTTGGACGATAGCGGACGAACCGCTATCAATCACAAAGGATTCAGAAGCGTTGGGGGCGAGTAGCAAGGTTTTCAATTCGAAATACTTGCGTACCCGGTTGCCGACTTCACTTAGCTTTTTTACTGGTGTCAGCGCCATGTGAGTTCTCCAACGTTTCTATTAAATTAACCTCCTTGAATAAGACCGGAAATAGGCCCGTTGAAATAGATTTCGCAAACAAACGATTTATCTACCTCAAGGTTGTAAACGTAGCCGTTATACATTTGCAACGTCGTTACGCCGGAATACTGTTCGGTGTAATCCTGAACATCCTGCAACGAATCGAAGCCCATATACAAACTGGCCTGATTACTGCGCCCACTCACTGCCTCGGCTGGTCGGTACGCACTCAATGGAGCCATTGCCGAGTTCTGTTTCACATGAACGCTGCCCAATCCGAATACGCTGGAATAAACCTTCGTAATAATGCCGAATTTCTCAAACGTTCCGAACCCAACTTTGTGCATAATTGGACTGGTTGTGAAATAGCCCTGTTCGTGCGCGTGATGCACATAAACTTCACGATCCGCCAATTCCGGATGCGCATTTGCTTTTTCCGTTCCAGTAAATGCAAACGAACCGAAGCCATTGCGACCCACGTAAGCATCGCCCGTAGGCAACAACCACGTGCCGGTTCCTGCTGGTGCCGATTTGGTATAATCAGTTGCAACCAAAACAGAATATGCAATCGTTCCAATGAAACTCATGAAGAACGGAATGCCGACGCCGCTGTTTGGAATAGCAGTGAAAATTTGTTCAGAAGAATACGATTTACCAACCGCGTTATATTCGTAATCTTTGTGAACCAATGCCGATCCCACGGGGCCAATCATTTTGTATTCGAGGGCGAGCGTGAGGCCGAAACCTTTCGCGGTATTGCCTTCGAAATTTGTGTTTTCGTATTGGTCAATGTGCTGCTGATACTGTTCAAAATCGAACAAGTCTTCAGGTTTCAGACCGAGGTAAGATTGCTCAAAACCAAACACATCTTCCAAATGAACATTCGGAGGATTATCGTTCGCTGCATTATTCGACGCAGTGTTTGTTTCCTGCGCTTTAGTAATGATTGCGTCCGGGCCACGGAACTCAGTGGTCAACGCTTGCGTGAAGTCTGCGTCGGGGCCTTCAAATGTGGAATGGTTTTTCTGATCAGCAATTGCATCCGGGCCACGGAACATAGAGGCCAATGCTTTTGTAAACGTGCTGGTCAAATTTGCCAACGCGGAACGTCCGGAAACATAGAACGATTCGAGTGTGGCGCCGAGCATTGTCCGGGCCTGCGTCCAAACAGACACGATATTTGCCAGACTGAAATAGTTGTGCGTTTTAATCCAACTGGTGTTCGTGTACGGCACGCTATATTTGCGACTAACTGTCGGCGTCAGCGGCTCACGTGTGAATTTCCATTGACCTACCAATTCGCGGGCGATTGTCCCGTTCTTCGTGTAGTAGGTATAGACGTTCATTTCCGTTTGGAAAAAGTTGGTAATACCACCACGAATGAATACCTGATCGTTATTCGCAACTGGCGAACTCAATCCCACTTCCACGCCGTTTACAACCAGCGTCGTGCCTTCCATGTGGGGCGATTCCAATTGAATATACGCGCCCGGTTGAACCGAGGTTGCACGGCCAATTTGCGAATCGTAGGATTGACGAATCATCGGGTATTGAATGGTGCCGAAATTCAACCAGAAAACAGACGGTAATTCAGCGGCGAAAACCAATTCCACGGTGTTGCTAATGCGGAACGGTAGAGTGCCTACCTTCATAAACACTTGTTCAGCCGAAACCGAAATGTTGGTCGAGGCAGGGCCGCTGCGGTACAGAATGTTTTCGGAGTTCTGCGAAACCGTTGTGGCAGGATCGTCAGCATCAACAACAAACGCAATATGCGCATGCGAAACTTGCAGGTTGTTCGCGCTGTCGGATTCCTTGTACAGAATGTTTTCCGACGTTTGCGAAATGTTCGAACCGGCGTCAGTCTGTTTGATCAAAACCTGTTCGGCAGTTTGCGTTGTTGCGGTTGCAGCAATTCCGCTTTGAAACAGAATTTCTTCTGCCAATTGCGTAATGAAAGGGCCGTAATCAGTTTCCGATTCGTAGATGAAAATTGCACCAGCGCCTGCCGATGTTCCGGTGTTACCGATCAACAAATCCAGTGTGCGACTTTCGTTGAATTGCGCGCTAGAAATTGCGACTAATCCGTAACCGCCACAACCGCCGCCAGCAATGTTCAAATAACTCGACTGTCCACCACTACCAAAACTACCGGCAATTACAGATTGGTTTGTATCAGAAGCGCCAGAGCCTTGCCCTGTCGTACCTTTTGCACCGAACAAAACGTTATCGGCTGGCAGCATATTGCCGCCGATGCCACCGTTACCGGTAGAGCCACCATAAGTTTTACCCGTCCAACCAGATTCCGCCGTATTTACAATCGAACCAGACGTTAACACGGTAGGCAGCGATTGATCCGGTTCCAAGGCAACGTTAGTACCGCGCCACTGACCACCGGGGCCGGTCATCACTGCCAACACAAATTTCGTGCGTGGTCGAAGTTTATGCGTAAATGCGGTTTGCGATCCCCAGCCCAAACCAGCTGTTACAGAAGCAGTGCCGGTATAATTCGTGCGGTACGCCGCCAGAACTTCGTTGGTTAGCGATTGGTTGTAGGTGGGGAAAAGTGGCGTTGGTGCTTTTTCCAGAGGTAATGGGCTTTTGTATTCGTAAATAACGATTACGCCATCGCCGCCGTTACCACCACCGCCACCGCCACCAGAACCGCGTGTACCGTGATGCGAAGCTGTTATGGCTTGCCCACCGGGTTGACCAATACCACCTTTACCGACCGTATAATCAAATGGGCCGTCAGGTAAGAAAAAGAATGTAGCAGCACGACCGGATGCACCGGATTGCGCACCGGCCTGACCAACACCGGTCATCGTCATGTTCGTCAGACGGCAGATCGGAGGGGAGCCTGTAGTTGCGGTAATAATCAGTTCGAATTTAATGGTTTGAGTGCCATCAACTTCGGGTGTGAAAACTACAGGAAATGCGGTGCCGGTTGAGGCAACGAGTGTTCCTTTTGCAACACCGTTCAAATAATACGTGAGCGTACAGGTTCCGGCTGGAGTAACCGCAACGGCGTTAACGGTAATCGCCTGTCCCGCATAAGCTTTGAACGAATATTCAATGGAACCGGTTGTTGGATTTCCAGCGGACGGCGCCAAACCGTTCGTTGTCACAAGGCCCAAACTGGAATTTCGGTTTGCGTTTACATACGTCGGCGTAAATGGAAGTGCAGCAGTTCCTGTAAATGTCGTGGTCGCAGTAACCGGGCCGTTTGTATTCTGCGTAGCAAGACCGCCCGTAATTACGGTGCCCGCCGTACCACCCATAAACGACGCACCACCTGCCACACTGGTGTTCGATCCGATGGCAGTTGTTCCGCCTGCGCGGCCACTTCCATCAGTTGCGCGAATCCAATCACAAAGCGTTCCGAGGCTACCCGGAAATTTCGGCAAAAATGGAGTAGCGTTTCCAATGCCACCGGGGGCCACCGCAATTTGCCCACTCGCATTAGAAATAAAAGTGTCGCCGCCATTTAATGTGGAATCATTAGGCGTAGTTAAACCAGTTGTCGATACGTTGACTCGACCACCAGCACCAGCGCCCTGCAAACCAACTGCAATCAGCGTGGTATCGACACCCGGTGTGAATGTCCCGCTGCCATTTACTGCAATTTCAGTCCGTGTCCAACCACCGGGAGTTGTGGCGAACGGGATGGCTGGCGAGCCGGATGGAGGTTTCGGGTTTGGCCCGGATGGAACAGCAGGAACAATCACGTCATCTTTGTAGAAATTCAATTCCATGATGCGTGCGCGGTCGAGGCCACCGCCGTTAAATCCGAGAATACCCGGCCCTACGTCGTTGGTGTAAATGCCCCAATAAGTACCGGCCACGTCGCCCGGTAAAATAATCGTGTTTTTCGTAAGCCGCGCCCACGGCACACCGAGGTCGTCATTCGGTTGCGTGCGAATGTCAATTGTTCTGACAACGGTAAAACTTGCTTTCGAAGTCGGTGCAGCATTCGCGTAGCCGATTACAATCGTGTTGCCCCACGAATAGAAATAGGCGTCTACTTGTTTTGCTTTTTCTGCGCCTGCAAATAGAATCGCGGCCCAGTCAGCCGTAGAACTAACGCCACCACCAGACCAACCGGTTGCGTTGTTGCCGTCGTTGATCGCGGCAATAGTTCCGAAATCGTTCCACTGTGAAGAGGCGAGCGCCGTGCCATTTAGTTTAATCAATGCCATAAAAAACTCCAAAAAAGGGGCCAAAAAATAGGCCCCTTTTCGTCATCAGAATGTACCGGTGCCGATGGCATTCGTCACGTTGGCATTTCGTGCATTCGACAGGCGAACCATGACGTTAACCGGATCAGGCGTAGGAGGCCCGGCACCGTTAATGGTGATCGGAATTTCCACGCTGAGATTTCCCGGTTCAACCGCGACCGAACCGAAGGCCGTCACGTAGTCAGGATTTGCAGGCTGCGTAAACACGATATCGTCGAAGAACGCGAAAGCTTGCGATTGTGCAACGAAACCAAACCGGCAGAAATCTTTGAAGATTGCCAAATCTGGATCGCTGTTCAGATCAACGGTGATCGGTGTTGCATCGACCGTTGCGCTGTTCCAATCACTGGCGTAAGCGCTGACCAAATCACCAGCACGCACAATTCGAACTTTCGATGTTTTCCCACTCCAACCTGCGGCAGTCGTACCGATATCAACCGAAGCCAAATTCTTAACGACCGTGTTATTGCGCACGTAAACCAGCATGAAGTTTTTCAGCGGAGGAAGACCGCCAGCACCGCCCTGATTTCGCAGAGCCATGATCGCGTGGTTCATGCCGTCTTTGCGCACATACGCAACCACCATGCCGACCGCATCGTTATCCGCATCGGTCGAACCCACAACGGATTCAATCGTGAAATTCTTGTACGAAACTGGCGAAAGCGACATGACGTAGCTAACGGTATTTCGTTGAACTTCAATGCGGTCATTATCGAACACCAAAGCAGCGCCGTCGTTCGAATTCGGAATGGTCGTGGAAGGTGGGAAATAATCCCCGCCCGCCGCCGTGTGCCACAACGCGAAAATCTGAGGGATATTCGGTGCGTCAATCATGGTGCCGACCGCATCGTCAGAAATGGTTTCGTAATCAACCAAAACATTTTCTTCCGAATCCTGATTAAGCGAAACGGTGTAAATGATTTCCGAAGTTTGACCAGCTTCCGGACGCGTACCTTCGAGGCCAGTGTCTGCAATGCTCATATTTGGCGTGATGCTGGTCGCCATCAATTTCACATTCCAGTTAAAATCGAGACTGGCAAAAGGTTGCGCACCGTTGAAATTGATCGTGCAAGTCAAATCGCCGTCCACCGTATTCGAAGTGCTGACCGTGTAGTTACCGGTCGCGCCACGCAATTCAGCGGGGAATTTATTAAAGCTGATATACGGAATAACACGCCGCGCACCAGCCCCGTTAAAATTCAGAACAAGCGAAACATCCTGAGTCGAAGAACTCGCAACAAAACGTCCGTTCAATTCCAAAGTTTTGTCGTCCACTTCAACCGAATAATAACGGCCAATTCGTGGATCGGAATGAACGAAAGAATCGTTTGTATAAATCGGTGCTGCACCGGGCGGGCCGGGCATACCAATTCCGATTGGCCCCGGTGGGCCTACAGGGCCTTGCGTCGAAGGGCCGGTAGGGCCTGTTTCACCTTGTGGCCCCGTTGGGCCTGTTGCGCCCGTTTCACCTTTCGCACCATTCGGGCCAGTTGCACCGGTTAAACCGATTGTTCCCTGTGGCCCCGTTGGGCCTGCCTGACCTGCCAAACCTTGCGGGCCTGTTGCGCCTTGTGGCCCCGTTACACCAATGTCGCCTTTTTCACCGGGCAAACCTTGGGCGCCTTGCGGGCCTGTTGGGCCTACAGGGCCACGGGGGCCGATACCACCATAACCGCCAGCAGGGCCAGCAGGGCCAACGTCACCCTTCGGGCCGATACAACCTTGCGCACCGTCGCGCCCATCTTTTCCGTCACGACCATTTACGCCTTTATCGCCTTGTGGGCCGGTTGGCCCCGTTGCACCAATACCGATATTTGCAGCAGTCAAAAGACCGGGAACAAGAATCACAGAATTGTCAGAGTTTGTGATTCTCAACAAACCCGTTTCGCGATCAAATTCTGCGGCCTTTACGGTGCCGGTTGCGTTTTTGCGTTCTTCGCTCGGCTCGAAACTTTGACCGGTGTCACGCAGAATTTTACCGATGCCGGAATTCTGCGTGCTGATCATCGTAGACGGCAAGCGTGTTAACTTATTTGCCATTTATTTTCACCTTAGCTCAATCCAGAGAAATCCAGATCCGTCCACTTGCCTTTCCAACCGGCTGCGCTGCTGTCATAGACAACTTGACCTGCCGAGTTGTAAAGCGTGAACCAGAAATAGTTCGGGTTTCCAGATTTATAGTTGTAGCAACGGATTTGCATTTTCTGTGCGCCAGCTTTCAACTGGAACCGCTCGCCACCAATGCCACGACCTTGGCAACCGATGTAAACGCCCAACGCATCATCAGCACCGCCGACAATGTAATAATCGCCGTCAGCCGGAATAACGATATCGCGTTCAGCACTCCACCACGCATAGTTAGTACCACCGGAACCGATGGAGCGCGAAATATGCGTCATCAAACGACCACGATAAACCGTGTTGTACAGTGGAACGCCAACAGTTGCGGCAACCACGTCACCGACTGCCGATGCTTCACCCGGAAGGCCCGGACGCGAAACAGAAACGGCTTGCCCGGCACTGTTCAGAATTGCCCAGTTCACCCACGCTACGTTGCCGCCTGTGTTGCGATAAATAACCGTCAACGGAACCGCACCGCCCGGATGCGCAAACTGGAACGAATCAATTGTGCGCCAGTTCGAATTTTTATCACGCACGTGAACGCAGTTCACATAAAAACTCGAAACGTCATCCGCCGTCCAAAGCATGGTGTAAACACCAGCCGGAAGATTCGGTGAATATTGCAGCGAATAGTTAATGCCGTTCGGTTGGTGTCCGTTGCCGTGCAAAGAAGTTCGCACCTGCACAGATCCGTATCCTACGGTGTAACCAGTCGATCCACCGCCGCCCGATTGTTGTTCCTGAATCGAGTTACCAGAAATGAGGCAGCTGGTCGCGAATTGATTGCAGCTTGGCGGAGTACCAGCGTTCAAAACTTTACCGCGCCAGTGATCAGGATGCGATGCGTAAACAACGCGGTTTTGCGTATCCATAATCACAAGTGCAGCGTAGCCGGGACGCGCACTATTCGAAGCGCTCATTGCGTAAGTGATTGCGAATTTACGGAAGCCTTTATTTGCAGGCGCCCATGCACGAACACCACCGCCAGCACCACTAACCGCCGCGATTTGTTGGCAATCCATTGTCAGAACTGCATGATCCATTCCGTGGAAGAAAAACGTATAAAGTCCGGACGCCGGAATGTTGATATCGGCTTCCATGATTTTCTGACCCGAGCCATACGTCAGCAGGTCGCCCGTGTACATGTTGTATGCGCCACGGTTGATATAAGTGTTCAGGCCGTAACCAGAAACTGCGTCCAAAGGATTTTGGCTGCAATTAAATTGGTTGTTGTTTTTAATGGTGCCGATTGCAGACATTTTCCCCGGCTCTGCGGTCGTCAAATCTTTCAACGACAGCAAAAAGGTTACGTCTGGCCCCATCAAATCAGTGCCGCAAACTGGAACACAAATACGGGTAGAAAGTTGGCAAGCTTCGATTGCACCGCTGCCCAAAACTTTGTTGTAATCCGCGCCGTAAGTGATGCTCAACGGCGGAGGATTTGCAGTGATGCCACCGACCTTAGAACGCCACAAATGCGTATAAGGACTGGTCGCAAAAACAACCTGACCCGCGCTATTCAGGATTACCAGTTTCGCCCAACCCGGTGTGCAGTTCGGGACGTTCTGATACATGATGGAAAGCGTCTGCCATCCAGCGTTTGCCGTGATTTGCGCAGATGCTGCCCATTCCCACGAAGGCGCCGACATTTTCGGAACACAGTCCAAATAAACGACCATGTTATCGTCCGCACAACCGACGATTGTGTACGTGCCGGAATAAGGCAATTCGATTTCTGTTTCGACAACGTAATACTGACCGCCAACCGCGCAGTTCGGACTGTGCAAACTCGAACGAATTCGGTAGCACGAATAACCAATCCACGTATCGTTCGAAGAACCTGCTTCGACGCCGGAACCAGTCGCCAAGATATTGCAGAATGGCGAGTTCGGAACGGTTTCTGTAACGGTGCAAGATCCGTCATTCGAAACAATTGCGGTGAGTGGCGTTGTGTCCCAATTGAACGTGGTACGGCGCGGAGTTTTATTCTCCAAAACTACGTCAAAACACAGATACGAAGTTTGGCCTTTCGATCCACGAACAATTTCCGCGTCTGCAATATTCAACACAGGCGGCGGAACCGGGCAACTCATGGTGAATGCCCAATCCGGGCAGCACGGGCCAATAACGCGCACGTGAACAACCGATCCGTTTTGTGGTTCAAAACGGAAGTAAAAACGGTTGTGTCCGCTGATTGTGGAAACCGTACCGGCCAGCAGAGTTTCGTTCGGATAACTGCCTTGGTAAAACAGCAATTGCACAGCATCCGTCGCGAAATATTCCACCACGATATCGCCGCGAGCTTTACCCGCGTAGTCGTAATAAATATCTGCGGTGTGGGCGCCACGGCTGACGATTGCGTGGTACGGGTCAAGCGATTCATTCAGGGGCCGACAGAGAACGTCGTAAGGCACGGGATCAGGCACACCCATGCATTCCATCATGTTGATTCGCGAGCCGCGCATACCGGGGCAGAAAATCGAATAATGCCAATCGTTGTATTGTCGCGGGGCCGTGTAACGAATAATCACGAAGTTATCGCCGCCAACCACGTTATGGTTGAACGTCAGGGTTGCAGCAACCTGCGTTAATTGCGGCGTGTTATTCGTAACTAAATCACCGATCAGGCCACCGTTGTAAAACACTTGGAAATGAACCGGATCAATGCCGTTCACAGTCAGGTCAATATCGACGCGGCCAGTGGTTGGCAAATAATGCACATTTTCGTAAACCGCTTCACCCGGCAACAAATAGTTTTCATCGTTGACGAAGCAGGGCAGGTTCGGGCCAAACGTACCGAAGCACGGGGCAGGCCGTTGGAAACTTGTGATTTGATCGACGTTTACATCGCCAAGTTTTACACGCCAGCGCGAACCGGCTGGAGCGTCAACGCGAACTGTGAGGAAATTGTTTGCAGGAATTGGATCGCCACAATCGTCCTCGTTTGTTTCCGGTGGTTCGGTGTTGAAAAAGACGTTGAAATAATCGCCGCTTACGTCGGAATCTCCGAGCAAAATGCAATCGTTGTAAACGCGAACGCGAACACCTGTATCAAGTTCGAGTGCAGACACTTCGATATGGCCGCTGCGTGTACCGGCGTAAACCAAAACCTCAGTGATTTCTGCTTCCGAACCAAACAGGGTAGTCGGCAACGATTGTGCAATTGTTTTCTCAACGACAGGACTGGTCGAAATAAACCGACCGCCTTTTACGTTATAACTCGGTGTGTGGCCGGTGTACGTTTTGCAATTGAGTCCGTCGCAATCGCAAACCAAATAACCAGTTGGGCCACCGGGTTTGAATTCGGAACTGTCGAAATTGCCGCTGTAACCGGGCCAGCAATCAGCCAATTGTTCCGGCGGGCAATAAGCCGCGTCCTGATCACAATTGATTTGCAGCCAATAATCATTCGAACCGTGACGAACGCGCAAATCATTCACGGGATCAATTTCTTTCCACGTACCGTCTTCTTGCAGAACTTTCCATTCGCTGGCGCAAATGTCAACCCACGCGCCATTTGGCGACCTGATGGTTAATTCGCTCATAGTAACAGTTCCACCATCAATTTTAGTTTCTGTATTTAAATTACTTAGAAACAATAAAGGCCCCATTAAAGGAGCCTTTTTACTGCATATTTCCGATTACGGTTTCACCCAAAGTGCGCCAGCTTTCACAGTCGTACCTTCCATTGCCGAGGGATCGGCTGATTGGATAAACACTTGAACAAAACCGTCAGAGCCGCGTGGCCCCGGTTCACCTTTTGGCCCCGGTGGGCCTTGAATACCTTGTGGGCCGCGAGGGCCTTCCGGGCCAGTATCACCGCGTGGGCCAGCTGGCCCTTGGCAACCTGTTGCACCTTGTTCCCCATCGCGACCGTTCGTTCCGTCACGACCGTTTTCACCAGCGAAACCACGCGGGCCAGCAGGGCCTTGAATGATTGAATTCGCTGTATAAAAACCATCAACTTCGACGTAGGTTCCGTCCGACATTCTCAAGCGCAACAAACCGTTCTGATTCAGCGTACCCGCCACAAGGGAAGGAACCGCATTTTCAGCTTCTGTTGCGACTTGAACTTTCGTGCCCGTGTTTTTGAGATTGCCGCCAGTTTTTCCACGGGCGTGCAACATCGAAACGGGCATCCGCGTAAGCTCGGTCATAAATCACCCTGAATATTTTTACAAAGTAGGGCCGCTGATTTTGTACGACCACCAATCGGAATTCGAATCGCTGTGCGACATTTCCACCGTGATGAATTCGTTACCATTCGACGGCTCGTATGCAAATTCGAAAGCTTTCGGTTGATCACGGAAAACAATTTCATCTGCACCGTTGGTAGCAACCACAATTCCGCGATGGCGAACATCAATCCGATTGCCGACATAACCACCAGCTGGATCACCCGGCGCATCTGCGTTTGCAGTTGCATACGTGATTTTCACAACGCCCGCCGTAGGGCCGAGATAATGCACGTTGCTGGATTTTCCGATAGTCGCATTCAGTTGGAAAGTTTGCTCTTTAAATGCGAGCGGCGGGCACGGTTCTGGTTCCGGACAAACCGGAGGATTATAAACACCGCACAAATAATCAATTGCAGGATTCACCCACAACAAACCATCGACGCGATCTTTTTCTTCCGGTTCCGAAGTGGAAACCACAATGTGCATAAAACCTTCAGGGCCTTTCGGGCCGGGGCGACCTTGCGGGCCTTGTTCACCGCGTGGGCCTTGTGGCCCCTGTGGGCCTTGTGGGCCGGTGGGGCCTAATGGGCCTTGCAATCCCTGTGGGCCTTGGGGGCCTGTTGGGCCAGCGGGGCCGGGTTGACCAGTGCGACCGGTTTCACCTTTTGGCCCCGTTTGACCAATTACACCTTGAGGCCCCGCACAACCTGCGCTGCCTACTGCACCATCGCGCCCATCTTTTCCGTTTTTTCCGTCAATGCCTGCGAGTCCCTGCGGCCCCGTAGGGCCTGCTGGAATTTTCGAAGGAACCGGGAAACCCGGAACACGCATTTCCTGTCCGTTATAAAAACGAAAAGTAAGCGTGCCCTGAGTTTCATCGTAAATCGCGGATTCGATTTCTGTTACGTCGGCATCGGACGGCGCTGTTGCAGAAAGGCGTTCGTTTTTTACTTCGAGAATACTGGAATCTTTCTCGCCCTTCGCACGGATCATGTACGTCGGGATTCTTGTTAATCCTGTCATGAGAATTCCTACGGCACGTATTGAATGGAATAGCTATCAGTCCGTGGGCTGAATTCAGGCAGCGTCGTGGTTTCCTGCCGAACAATGATCCAGTCGCGAACACCTGTACCGTCGTCGTATTGCACGGTCAAATAGATCGGAAGATTTGGATTATATCCGGGCAATCCTTCGTAGTTACCCAAAAGATCGTTACGCCACAAAATGCCCTCAAACACCACCTCGAAATTGTTGCCGAGGTTAATGATTTTCAGCTGCGTACCAGCGCGCTTATCCCACATCACGTAAACGAAATCGTCCACGGAAATTGTCGGCGTGATAATCCCCGGAGATTCCGGAGTAATCGCGAACGTGTTGGTCATCACCTGATCAGCGAATTGTTGAATGCCAGTCCAATGCGTGTAATTGCGCCCGCTAGGACTTGGGTTTGCGACCACACCATACGATTGTTCTTCGCTGGTGATTTCTGCGGCGATAGGGCCACCGGTAAACAAACGGTTTGCAAACATCGCCACACCCCAGCGCGGGGCACGAATTGGAACTGCTGTTGCTGGCATACACACACCGTCATAAGTTTTGGTCGTTGTCACAACCGAACCGTCTGAATAAGTGATTACTTTCCACGTTGCGGTCACGAACGTATTACCGCCCGGAACACCACCGGCAGTCTCGCCCGGTTGGCAATCAACTTGCTCTGTTTTCGTTTCTTCACTGACGATATAAATCGGAACCGCACACTTCACGAAAAGTTTGAATTGTCCGGTGCCGCTGCTAACAACACGAAGGCCGTTTGCAGTGTTCCAGATATTCGTAAACGTTTCGGTTTGCGTACTGGTGTGAACGTCATTCGAACCGAGACGGAAAACCGCGCTCACGTTACCCGTGATTTCAATCGACACATCAACATGCCCACGAATAAGCGGCGTATTAAATGCGAGGTCGATAATGTCGCCAGCGTTGAACTGCACGAACTGATCACCGCATGGCAGGGTTTTCACCGCTGGACACGTTGCGGAAATCGTCAGGTATTCGTCGAGAACATCACACTTAACGAGAACCGTACCAGTGCCCGGATAAAAGAACGTGACGTCACGCCCAAATCCGACCAAAACATTATCGCGGTAAACGCTCACGTCTTGGCTGGTGGTAATCGTGGTATTGCCTGCGGTCGATCCGTAACGAACAGTGATATTCGAATAGGAATCGAAGTTGCGAATTACGCCGCAATCAATGGTGCCTGTTACAGGCGTGCGAACCGGGCAACTCAAGCGCATTTGGAAATCGTTTCCGCGCCCTTTGATAATCAGGGGAACCGAACGGTCATACTGCATCGGATAGCTGCCGGATTCTGTGATGAATCGCGAAGTACCGGTGTGGATAACTTCAATCGTTGTTTCCGTCAGGATTAAATCAAGAATTGTTTGGCCGCTGATTGCGTCCATATCCATCGTGATATTCGAATAGCCGGGATACGTGTTCAGCGTGGTTCCGCAATCTGCGTCGATATCAACCGGGTCAGGATCGGGTGCGTTGTAGGGGCATTTCGCAAACATCGCGATTTCCCCGTAGCCCTCGGCGTTAACCGTGACTTTGCCTTTATCCGGATTGTAATCGTAGGAGAAATTCACTTCCCCCGTGTGCCCGCTCACAACATAAAACGGAACGTTGTTTTGCGAGAACGTCAGCTGCGCCGTTTCCACCAACTGCACACGAAAATCAATGGTGCCGATCAAGACAGGCAGCATCAATTCGGTTAATTGCGGTGCGTTGAAAACATAATCCTCAGTCGCATCACAAACGAATTCGAAGCTCGGAATTTCTGGTGTTTCTTCTTTGAAAGGGCACGTGAAAATGTAATCCACGGCGCCCGTTCCTTGGGTCAACACATAAACGTCACCGAGTTCAGGATCGTATTCGAAACTGGTCAGAGCTTCGCGATCCGGCGTCATGGTCAGCAGCAAAGTTTTGTCTTGGAAAACCTGCACCAATCCATTACCTACAACCGACCAAATAATATCGACGCGGCCCGGTTTGTCACCGAGCAAAATTGTGTTCTTTTTCACATAGCCCGCTTGGTGCCACGACTTGCCACAAATCAGCGTAGTTTCAACCGGGTTCGGTTCGGCCACAACTGGTGGCAAGCATGGATCAACAGGGCACAGAAAATGGATATGCGCACGGGCGCCAACTGTCGCACCTTCGTGGGTCAGAATGATTTCATCGTTACCCGGCTTTTCGTCGAGTGGCGAATAATCAAACGTAAACGAACCGCTTTCGGTTTTCAGTGGCGCCGCTGCAATGATTTCCCCGTTCTGATAAACGTAGATTTCATCCTCGATACTTTCGCGTTGGAACCAAATGGTTACAGGCCCTTGCAGCAATCCGAGGAAATAGGAAATCTGGTGTTTTCCTTTACCGCAAAGCGTAATCCATTCGCCGCACTGTGCGATGATTTTTCGCACGGGAACCGACTGGGGCGCAATGACCGGTAACGAACTGCAATCTTTCATTTTTTATCCCTTCAATTCGTTACACATACGACACTGGTCGGGTGCCTACGTCGGTCAGGTCAAAGGTTGCGGGGCAACGTGGTTCCATGCAGTCTTCAGCAGCGGCCCAAATCAAATCGTTATTTTTCGGATAAGGGCCGGTCTGAACATAACCGTTCATGGTTTTACCTTGAGGGCCGCACGGGCCACGCGAAGTAGTTGGACAACTGAATCCACACAATCCGCGTTTACCTTCGAAACCGGGCACACCCATTGCGCCAATATCACCGCGTGGGCCTGTGGGGCCTAATGCACCATACGGCCCGGCGCTGCCCACTTCGCCCTCTTTCCCCGGATCACCGACAGGGCCGGGACGCCCTTCAATTCCCTGCAATCCGGCGCATCCCGTTTCACCGTCTTTTCCATCAATTCCGTCGTCGCCCATGGTTCCGTCTTTACCCGGATCACCACGCGTGCCAGCTGGCCCAACACCGAAATCAATTTGACGCAGAAAAGAAGTTACTTCGAAATGCGATCCGTTTTTGCGATAAAAAGTCAGCACACCAGTTTTGTCATCGAAGACAATTTCCGCAATGCGCAGCGCGTCACGGTCTACCGGCGTATCGAAATAAACCACATCGGCATCGGTTCGGTATGCCTGTTCGCCGTCATAACCGGGTGCGTCGATAGCCGTGTAATTCGGGGCCACAACTTCAGTGCCGGTCATTGCACTTTGAACTTTCAGCGAGTTCTGACGTTTGATGTTCGTCAGGACTGTTCTACCAATTGGAACCGATACCGATTTATTATCCAGTACCGCAATCGTTAAGTCATTCGACATATCAGATACCCATCCACCTCTTCAGGCGTTTTAGCAGTTTGGATGCCCGAACGCCGCATGGTGTAATCACGATTTCTTTCCGTCACCTTTTTAATCATCTGTTCCTTTGTGAGTAGGCAAGGGCCACCGCTGCGCAGGAAATAATCCCCACTCAAATACGGAAGTTCATCGTCGAAATATTTCCTGTTGTCCACGACGATGTAATTCACGTTTTCAAGTCTCGCAAGAGCGGCCCGCCGATACGCAACCATATCAACACGGGTGCGCACCTTGCCGTCTACGACTTCGATTGTGAGAAGCTCATAATTGTCGAGGAAATAACGATATTGTTCTTCGCTGATTTCCACGCCACCTTCTACACAATCACCTTTTCGCAAAGCGCCGTTGACGACCCAGTGCCTCATATTGGAATCTCGATAATATTCAGGTTGATCGAAAGCAGCACACCAAATTGTGCAGTGTTCGCATTGTTCACGCGCATTTTTGCAACGAGGTCGATTGTTTCTGCGCTGTGATTCGCCGGGTCAATTTTAAAGATTTGCGTAAAGCTGGCGTTAGCATAAGCCGTGCCGCCCTTCGCATTGTTGGCAATCACACCGGCTGTGCCTGTACCGCGAATCTGACGACCGAAATCAGGTTCAACAGATTGCGTAGAACGAACACCGACAACAAACTCGATATTTTCCGTTCCTTCTGCCGACTGATAACCGGGGCCGAGTTTCGCAATGAAATCCACATGCACAACATACATCGACGCTTGGCCCTGCGTCAGGGTAATGGTTTGAGCCGCTGCACCACTCGCCACTTTAAACGATTGTTCAACCGACCACGAACGCGATTTGCGCAGCGACGGAAATGCATCTTCGTTCAAAGAAATCATTGCAGTGCCTGTCGAATTGTCGATGGTCAGGCCATCACCAACCGCGATTTTCGGCGCTGGAATTGGAAGCTCTACAGGCGGCGCATTGTGACGCAACAGCGTGAGGTTTTTGTGCGAAACATATCCGTCAATCACAATGCCGTTCAAACCGGTTTGTTCCGATCCTTGGCTTTGGATATTTTCGAATACCATCACTTCAACTTCTACGTCTGGTTCGAGTGTTGCGGTGAACACCAACGCGTCGTCGATCAGGCTGAAGTTTTTCTCATGAATGTGCGCACCGGACTGGCTTACAAAAACCTGTTCGATGGATTGCGGACTGGTCGGCAATTTCAGGAAATAAGTCTCGCCCTGAATGCTGTAAGTCTTCGTGACGATCCGCGTGCTGTAGCCGGTTTCCTGAATGTACGAAAGCAGTTTGAATTCAATATCCAAACCGGCTTCAACCGGGGCCACCATGCGCAGCTTATTGGTCGTTTGATCAATGCTGTAGGTGGTGATCGGTTGCAGCGTGGATTGCACGAAACAGAACACGTGCGAATTGCTTTCTACCGACTGGCCCAAATCATATTCGACTTGCAGGCCGTCACCGACGAATTCCAACGTGGTGAAAACTGCACGCGTACCGGTCGAAGGTGATTTAGTAAACACACGCAAATCAATTGGAACACTCGACGGAATATTCTCTGCGAATTCCAGTTCACTGGCCGACAATTGGAAGGCCGAACGGTGCTGCGTGGTCAAACCAACAGCCGGGTAAATGTAGTTCGCGTTTTCTGCGACCAATTCACCAGTGGTGTAACGCGCAATGTCGCCAGTGCCCATAAAGTTCAGGGCGTTAACATCGAGCTTGGAAGGCCCGGTGTAAAGCGTGGAAATAATACGCGAAGCAGCTTTCGGCGGTTGCCAAACCAGCGTGCCGTCAGAACCGGGAGTGAGTACCCAATCTTGCGGAATTTCCGTGGTTGGCGGAATAACCAGATTGCCGTCACCGGGGCCAGAACCTGTACCGGTCGAACTGGTAATGAGTTTCCAAATACCAATCGTGGAATTCGCCAAATTCGGCAACGCTTGTGCATCGGGATCGCGGAATTCTTGGGCGCCTGCGTTCCAGCGATAACGCCGGGTTTGTCCTTCACCACTGCCAGCCACAACGTGAACAATTACCTGTTCGTCAGCGGCCCATTGCAGCGAGCTACTGATTTTAAACGTGGTGCTGGTGGCAGAAGTTGGCTTGCCATTAAATACCCGATTGTGATCGGTGAAACCCCACTGAAACGAACCTGCCCCGTACCGCGTTGCGATTACAGGGCTGGATGTGCCGTCAGGATTTCGTTTGCCATTCAATACAGAAATAGCGGCGAAATCCGTTTGCGCAGGGGATGGTAAGCGGTAAAGAAATGCAGTGCTTGGAATCGACTCATATTCGCCCACGCTCACATTGATTGTGGTCAGGTCTGCGCGGCTGGTTGCCAGCACAACAGAAAGGCGAGTCGGTTCGTTTGGATTCAGGATATACGCTTCGGCAAAAACAGCACGGCCAAAAGCGACATTTCCTTCGAAGAAAACAACAACTTCTTTTACTTCAGTCGGCTCGGTCAGCAGCCGGGTATCAATGGTCAGAACGAAACGGCAAACGCGGGCACTCAAAGTTTCTACGTGGTGAATTGTTCCACCACAAATGAAGTTGCCGACGATATCAGTGTGTTGGGTACTGGTGGCGTACAAATCCGAATCGCCCATACGGAACGATGCAGGTTTAATCAGAATGCCACCGGCGCTAGCGTTATTTAGCGCCTGCTCCCCGGCGTCGAGTAAAACCAGCTTATCAGTCATTTAATTCATTCCATCGGCTGCGAAACGCGATCAACATCACAGTAGTAAACACGGGTACGATCAAACAAAAAACCGAACCCCATGCTACGACCGCATTTAGGGCACATCGACGGATCAACGTTCGTCAACGCGCTGGCCGTAGCCAATTCCTGCGCTTCCATTTCTGCGGCAGAAGCGACGGCGATTTGTTGTGCTTTGGCTTCTTTCTGCTGACGCAATACGGTCAGCGGATTGATGAATTCAGTCATTTGTTTCCCCGCTTTATAAAGAGTTTGGGCATCCGTTTAAGAATGCCCTTTCCCTTTAAATTATGGAGTCGCAACCACAATCTGCCAATCGAATGTCGAATTCAATACGAGATTTCCTTCGTACACTGGAGAGAATTGATTCGAGGTTTCCCAAAACAGGCCAGTAAGCAGCGTTTCTTGGGTATCTTCTGGTTGGACAACTTCGTTATTTGCAACGTCTTCTGCCGTAATGAATTTCCCGGTTACAGTCTTGGAATACGGGATAGGCATCGTCGGCAACTGCGTTTGCGGATTGTATTTGTTGAATTGAACGCCGAACGACATGGTGACAGAAACGTCACGCTCTTCGAACACCGGGTTTTCCCACAACATATCGAGGTTAATTCCGGTATCAGAAATCCAATCGTCGTTGTAAATCCATTCGGCAGTTCCGGCCCCGCCGTTATCCAGTTCAATCAACGGATCGGCCACACTGACTGGCAGGCTTTCAATTGGAATCGGTTTATTGCTGGCGATTTTCACCGACAACAAATCCGTATCCATGTAACGCAGTTTAATCGGCAGTTCTTCACCGTCGAATTCCGTCATTACAGAGACGCGTGTGGCGTTTGCAAACCCGTAATCCTCTGCGTTCCCGATAAAGGTAACAGTGAATCCTTGTTGCGTTTCTGCAATGATTTCGAACGTGCCCGGATCGAAGTATTCTTCAGGCTCAAACCAATCGCCGTTTTCATCCGCGCCCTGAATAACGAAATGGTATTCGCGGGGGCCGTTGCCATCCTTGTTCGGCAATTGAATTCCGCCGCCTGTAGGAATATCCGCGTAGATTTGATAGGCACCATTAGGAACAATATCCTTTAGGTTTCCGTCAACCTGCACAGGACTACTCACAGACGACAAACAGGCTAGGCGCATGGTCGGAATATAATTCGGGTCACGCACGCGAATATCAATGCAACGGAAATCGGACAATTGCCCAAGATCCGTTTTAATTGCGTAGGTAATCGAATCGCGGCCATACATCCCGTAATACGGGCAATAAAGCAACTGATCATTATCCGGACTGGGGCGCGCAAAGCCTAATGCGCCCTGTGTAATGCATACCGGTTGTGCGTGCGTTGCAATCTGCTGACCTTCGCGGCGATCCGTGCCATATGCGGTGTTTTGTGTGTCATTCGATTGCAAAAGGTTTGGTAGTGGAACGGGCAACCATTTCAGGCCCGTATCCACCAATTCGTCATCATCGACAAATTCGAGACGACCAGCCAAAGGCGGTGTAAAACTAACCACCGCCCCGTTTACGTTATAGCCACTTAGAACGCGCACGCTATCCAAATAAATCTCAAGCGTTTGCGCAGACCACGGCGTGAATGGCAGCGTTACGGAATTCAGGTTAGAACCTGTTACCGAATAGGTTTTTGCGAAGCGCTGGCGCCCAAACATTCGAATGCGCAGCTGCATATATTTCGACAACGGTTTAACAAACCGAAGATTTGGAGTATTTGCAATCATCCGAATGTAATCCTGTAGGACTTCTGGCCGAGGTCGTGACCGATTGTGCGATACACGTACCAGCTGACTTCGACGCCATTGGCTGTTTCTTTGTGAATGGCTGGAATATTCGAACCATCAGGCCCGCCCCATCCGCCTTCGGTATTTGTCACCGCGTCGTAAAACTTCACGGGGCCGAAAACAGTTGGCACCATCATGTAACCGTAACCCACGAAATCATCGCGGAACTGCTGTTCGGAAATCATGATGCTTTTCGAGAACAACGTAGAGAAATCTACGGTTTCTTCTTGGCCTGTGCAATAGATTGGCCCGCTACCCAACACACGCACCGTTTTTGTTCCGGTTACAATCGTGTTTTCGAACTGGAATTCACCGCTGATTGTGAACGTCTGATTCACTACGGCGTTTTGCACCATCACCTGACCATCGTCGAACATGTGAATATTCAGACTGTCCGTAATGATTTGCCATTTCGGCGTGACTGGCACACCTTGGCCCGCAACGATTCCAGAATCAGGCGTGTACGCTTCAGCCGAGTAACGTTCTTTTACCCCGATTTGAATCGTGTCGGGGCCAGTAATTCCAAGGCCGATATATGCAGCATCAACCGGAACAACTGTCACCGCCATGGAATCGGTAACGGTGTATCCGCCACACGACCAAACGGCAGTAATTGTGAACGTCATATCCTGATTCAGTTTGCAGGTAACGAATCCGTTTTCATCAACAACGACGTTCGGATTATCGACAGTCCAATCGGAAGAAACGAGCAATTCATTCGTGCATTGTTTAAACAGAATTGCCTGACTAAACGATGCAATTTGCGTCGAATAAATAACTGCGTTACCGATAATGCGACTGCTGACAGGAACGTCGGGGCCTTTGGTCGCAACGTATTTCACCAGCACCGTATATTCTGCGGTTTCTTGGAAGTACGTCGCACGCACAGTCACCGGCATATCGAAATCAACGTTGCGCCCGGTAACGACGCCGTAACCTGCAATGTCAGCAGCAATGAATTCCGCGTTAACGTCGAGCGTGAAAACTTCCCACTGCGGATGCACCGTTGCAAAAGAACCATCCTCATACATCGCGGTTGCCGTGAGAACAATTCGATCCAGTGCATTTACTTCGTTCGGGCCGGTGATCATCAGGCCTTGAATGCTGTTCGTTGCACCGATGCAAACAATTGTTTTTGTCTGCTGATAAACCCGCGTACCCTCTGCATAAGAAACCTGCATATTGATCAGCGGTTCTTCTGGCGTATCAATCAGCAATTCGCCGTCGATCAACGTCGCCCAATCCATTACAGGGTTCAGAGTCCAAATCGGTTCGATTGGTACAATGTGCCCGTCTGTGTATTGTGCAAAAGCTTCGTAGCGATTGATATTTCCTTCTTTTACCGTGTCGGGGCCAACGATCAGCAATTGTTGCAGCGTGACCGGTGGGCGTTCTACGGTGATCGGAAGAATTTGAGTCATTCCGCCGTATTGTGCGCGCACTTCCATGTTGATTTGATCGTCCACATAACCGGCTGTGAAAACACCGGTAGGACTGATTTGAAATTCCGTTACAAACCATTCAGGAACAACGGTGGTCGAAGTGCCGTCAGACATAATTGCCAGACAGGTATATTGCGCACGTTCCATTTCGCTAACCAGCGTTGGGCCGATGATCGAAAGTGACGCCTGTTGCAGGAATTCAGGATAAACCGTGGCTTCGTGCTGCGCGGTCATTACGATTTGACGGAAACCATATTCAGCGGTGATTTCCACATCGGTTTCGCCGTTTACCAACATCGTCGAAGCCAGCCCGTTATCAATTGCAACGACAGGCGAACTCGAACCCCAGTTAGACAATACATCGGCGCTGCTACCGTCAGAGAAAAACGCAGTCGCATAAAGCTGGCTGGCCGTTCCCTCTTTCAAACGGTTCGCACCGGAAATACTGAGGCCGATCAGATGCACATTCGGATCAACGAAACGCATTTTCACGTGCTTGGAAGCCGCGTAAGAAATGCCATTGATTACGACTTTGCAACTGACCAAAACTTCTTGATCCTCAGTCAGGTTACGACCGTGCAAAGTGCTGCCCACGAAATACGCGTAAGGACTCAAAACTTTCAGGTCAACCGGAATAACGTCGTTGCCCGTCGAGTGATAAACCACCACACGATAATCGCCGGATTGCGTCGAAAGGATTTCATCCGGGCCGTCGATAACCAGCATTCGAATATCTTGCATGCCCATTTTAACCGTCACGTTTTTGGTGACGATTTGGCCGCGAATGGTGGCCTGCAAAGTAATCAAAGTATCCTGTTGAAATCCGGAGAACGTCGCGTGTCCCTGTTTAACCGAAACCAAACCGGGATGCGTGGAAGTCCATTCGTTCGATTCGAATTCTTGGCCCTTGGTGATCAGGCGATAGCTTGCCGATTCCCCGGTGTTCACGGTGTCCGGGCCGTCGATTGCAAACACAGCAGAATCCAACGAATAATCCGCATCACAAATCAGGCGGCGCATTGGCTGGCGATACACCACACCTTGAATCGCGAAATCATCCATGTTTTCGATTTCAATGCTGAAAAAGAATTGGTCGATAACGAGGTTCACGGGCGCCAACGAGAAAAACGCCGAAAGAAAACGATCTTTCAGCGTTGTGCCGGTAGGCAAAGTGATGCGCTGGTCAGCAGGAACTTTCTGCATTTCCAGATTGATGTGCGTTGTTTTGTACCACGTGCCACCGTCGATACGCAGAGCGCCCAACGGTTCCTCATAAAACGAAATGTAATCCTCGGTGTAGAGGTCACGCGAAACCACGCGACGGCCCAAGATGTAGGCAATCATTCGCGTGGCAGATTCGAGGCCGGTGACTTGGTGCAGAAGCGGAATCATGTACATGGAATTGTACAAACGTTCCGGGTCAACAATCATATCGGGCGGCAGGGTAATTCCGAGGTCTTTCAACGCCTGTTTAACAAACACAAGCGGCGTCGTGGCCTTGATATCGCGAATATCCATTACCTGCGACAACGGGTCACGAACTTGCGCCGTCAGGAATTCCTGCACGGCTTCGAGAAAGGCGCCCCACAATGGTTCCGAACGGATGAATTCAACATCCAATTCGGAAAAATCAATCTTATTCATCCACACGCTCCGAAATCACAGGAATCAGCAAAGGCTTTTCAGCCAACACGCAATAGGAAGTCGGATCTTCCAAAACAATCGACCGCTCAATTGGCGACAGAACTTCGATGTAATCCACTTCACCGGTCGGCAGACGGCAGGCCTTTTCAATGTCGGATTTCGACACGCGACGTTTGAGAATTCCGTGACGTTTTTTGAACAGTGCGTAAATCCGTTCTTCGATTTGTTGCATCAAGTTTTCTACGTTCGGTGCAGCCCAACTGAAGAACGCAATTTGCACCTGAACTTTCACCAGCACTTGGCTAGGGTTCCACGCCTGCACTTCGAGCGAGCCATGCAGTTTCGGTTGCAGCCACGTGACGAATTGTTGCCAGCTTGCCGATTTAGGATTTGGATTCGATCCGCCCCAGTTATCGGTGTTTTCCGGAAGCACACAAACGCGGATTGTGTTCATCCACGTTTTATCTTCTGGTGCGATATCACGCTGGCCCAAAACTGCGCAGTCAGCAACGCCCGGATATTTCCGAATACCCGCCGCAATTTCTTCAACGGAAATCCACTTATCTTTTGCCCGGTAAAGAACCGGCGCATAAGTGCGGTAGTACGCTGCGGTTTTTGGATCGGCGCCGCCACTGGTAGTTTCCAGCGTTTCGCCTTGAATCATTGGGCTGGCGATGTAGCTGGTGCGAATGCCCGGCAGTTTCGCATTGTGCTTCGTGCCTTCGTTCACAACGTAGCGAATTGTCAGCGTGGTTTTAGTCGGCAATTTCGCGCCGTATTCACCAGTGCCGAAAATCAACGACACGTCGCCGCTGGCCGTAGTGCTATGGAAATAAACGTAATCGTCAGCCGTGTATTCGTACAGGCCGCGTTCCGTTGGTTCCCACGTGCGTTGGTTGCCGGTGTTTTTATCAGTGGTCGTCACATAAAGATCGGTGCTGACATTGAAACCCGGTTCGCCCAAAAGGAATTCAAACAGGTCGAGATTTGGAATCGCGTCGAGGTCGAACGTTTTGGTTTTGATAACGCCCTGCGTCAGGATGATATCGGTGGTCTGTCCGGAAACAACGTAATATTGCGCCGGATTATAAAACGGCGTGCTGTCCACAACGTGCTGGCTGAAAGGCGGCACAAACATTGTGTTCGGATAACCGTTACGCATGCGCACAGTCACCGACGCACCGGCCCGACGTTCCATGAAAACACCGTGGCCGCGAGTCAATGCGTAGATCGAGGAATCCCGCTGCGCAGTTCCGAAAAACGCGTTACGTGCGGCGGTGTGGATACCGTGTTGGTGGCCGACAGCAGAACCCGCAAAAATACGCTGAATGAATGCACCAACGTTCGTCGGCAGCATGTCATCCCACACGCCGGTTTCACGCAATTTTTCTGCAAAGAAAAGTGCAGATTCGTCGAGGTCAACGACCGATGTAGGAAAAGCGTCACGTTCACTCATAATGTCCGGCCCAAGTTAAAGTTGAAAACGATTTTGGTTTTGTTCAGGTCGGGCGCATCGTATTGGATGGTGACGTAGAACAGCCCATCATCAGGCATCGGCACAACAATGCACCCGGTAACAATCACACGGGTTTCAAAATTGCGCGGCAATACGCTAATGATTTCGTCTTTGATTTTGTCAGCGGTGTATTCGTCCACCGGATCAAAAAGGTATTCAGGAATCAAGCAGCCAATCGACGGGTTAAACCATGCACTGCGAATCGGTGTAGCCAGAATCATCAGGATGTTTTGGTTGACGGAATCTTCGTCAAATACCAAAGCGTTTTGCATTTGTTCGGCGTACAGACTTACGTCCGAGAACCGATATGTTTTATCAACCATGATTTATCCCGAGAAAACGTTAGGGCTACCGTTCTGCGCGAAGTCGCCGCAATCAATAGCGCCGCCCACGGTGTGAACCAATTTGCCGTTGGTGAATGTTTTTGTGGCGCCGGTTAATGCCTTGCCTTGGTGTGCGCCTTTACCGGGGCAAAGGTGAACCATGTACGCATCGCCTACGCGCACTTCAGCCAGCCCATTGCAGAAGACGTTCATTGACGCCTGAATCGGCAACGTAGGAGGCCAGCAGCCGTGACCGCTGGAAAGGTCAGTATTGATACGAACGTTAGGTTGGCCCATGTGTGGTTCCCCCCAGTGCATGGAATACTGTAAATATTGTATATAAGTAAATTACGCACAACAGGCAATTAATGCCTTTTTAAAGGAGTTGTTATGCACATCGGTAAACAGAAACTCTCCGTTGAAGCCTTCGAACAGAAGGGTTACACCGTCGTAGGCAAAGAATATGCGATTGATCTTGGTGATCAGACGCTGGCCGATGGTCGCCCGCGTGAAATCACGCACACCACTATCGAAAAATTGATGTTCGTCGGCGGTGAAAAAGTCAGCTTCGAAGACAACCCGTTCGATCATCAGTACAACGACTGGCTGCGTTTCATTCTGGAAAACGGCGAGCGCCGCGTAGACCGTACCAAAATCGGAACCCTGTCCGCGTTTGGTGACGTGAATATGAAATTCGATTTGCGTCAGAATTTCCCGGCAATTACCGGCAAGCGTTTGATGTTCCTTACGATGAAAAAGGAAACCATTCGCTGGATGCTCGAAGGCAAATGCGACCTGAAATCGCTGAAAGAAATGAACGTAAATATTTGGGACGGCAACGTTAAGCCCGGCACCGAAGTTTACGAAGGCGCCCCGCTCGAACTGTTCGAGCGGCTGACTATGTTGGGCGAAAATCAGCGAAAAGTAATGAACGATTTTATGGAAGAAATCGGCGTCCCTTTCATTCGCCACATGGAAGGCGGGGGCCGTCATTTTCAGTTGAGCGAGCGCACCGAAGATCAGACGTTTGCAATCGAAGCCAAGCTGAATAACTGGGGCATTCCGGAAAATGCTTTGAGTGACGGTTATTTGGGGCCGCTTTATGGCAAGCAATGGTGCGCGTGGGAAGACATTCGTTTTATTCCGGCCAGCGAACTTTACGATAACGCGTGGGAAAAATACGGTTCGCGTGGTTTCTCGCATACCGGTTTTGAAAACGGTCATGGGCACGTAGCGATCCGCCGCGAAATCGACCAGATTAAACTGGTTGAAGAAGCGATCAAAAACGAAGTGCTTTTCCATCAAGGGAAAATCGACAAACACATTGCAGGCCGTCGCATTATCCTGACCGGCTGGAACGTTGCGCAGCTGGACGAAATGCAATTGCCGCCGTGCCACACGCTGGCCCAGTGGAACGTCAGTTCGGTTACTGACCGCGAAGGGAAACATTTCCTCGACTGCAAATTGTTCATGCGTTCGAACGATATTTTCCTCGGCATGCCGTTCAACGTTGCGCAGTACGCAATGCTTACCGAAATGCTGGCGCACGCGCACGGTCTGACCGCTCGTTTCTTCCACGTAACGGAAGGCGATGCGCACATTTACCTGAACCACATGGATGCAGTCGCAAAACAATTGCAGCGTCCGATTATCCACAAGGCGCCGAAACTGAAAATCAATTGTGGCCCCGTCGATTCGATTCGTGATATCAAAGTCGAAGATATCGAACTGGTCGGTTACGAATCCTACGACACGATCAAAGCGCCGATTGCGGGGAACTAATGGAGTTTTCCAAAGACGTGCATTTCTTGAGTCTGCTGATCGGTTTCGGTTCCATCCTTTACCGTCATTTGCCGGATTCTAAAACGAACATCCGTGTGCAGCAGCGACTTGAAAATTGCACGCATGAAAACCTTTGGGAAAACGTGATGCTGGTTGCCGATGAATACGGCATTACCATCACAGGCGTTCCAACCACTTGGGGCGAAGCGTGCCACGACCATACGCCAAGCTTTTCGGTGTGCGATCAGGGCACGGTTCTGGTGACGCTCAAAGGTTGGTTATTCGCCACGCCTGCGGGTCACGGGAAAATGCACACGGATTGCCCGGAATTAAATCCGGTTCCCATGACGCGTTATATCGCAACGAAGAACACCGAGAATTCACAATGATCAACGTATCGAATTTCCCGACAGCAGAAGAACGCGCACAGAAAACACGTGATGAATTCAACGCTGATTTCAAAAAGCGCTGGAAGGCACGCGGCGATTGTGGCGAGTTCACCAACGACATTTGGGCATGGCAGGAAATGCTTGAACAAACGGGTTGGATTGTGCAGTTCCACGACCGTGTAATGCCGGAGTTTGTAGCGTTCGCAAACTTCGATAAAAAGTTGCTGACTGCGCATATACCGAAGGCCCAGCACATGCATCGGACGATGGTGCAAATCCTCGACCAAATGTTTGCAGGGGCCACCGGGCGTTTCCTGTATGAATGGAAAGAAGTTCACGACGACGCGCACCGTCAAATTCGCGATGGCGATGAATGGAAAGACGTTCCAGAATATTACATGTCGGTCTGGTATTCGATGGATTTGTTTGTGCGTGAAATGGCGCCAGACGAAGACATTCCAAAACAGCCAGTGGCCGAGAAAGCACCACTTCAGGATTACGACGGGGAGCCAATCGAATGACAGCGCATGAAAAATACAGGATGCCCGAAGGCGTGCGCGTTATCTGCGGTTTTCCCGGTATCGGAAAATCCATGTTGAATCAGCAAAACCTTTCGTTCGTGGATTTGAATTTACCGTTGCAGGATGAATCCGAAATTGATCGCGTTCGCCAAGCGTTGAAAATTCCCGGCGTTACCGTGATGTTGCCGATATGGTTGACTACGCGCCGTGCGTTGCATGCTGCTGGAATTCCATACGTCGTTTTCTACCCGAGCCGTGACCTGCGGGCGGATTACCACAAGCGCCTAAGTGACAGGGGCGATCCGGAAATCAAAGTCGATCATATTTTTATGAACTGGAACGCGTACATCACTGCATGCGTTGCAGACCCGACGCCACACAAGGTGGAAATGCGCCAGTCACAGGCCCGCCTTTCCGACTATTTTCTGTAAGGGACAAAAACTGTGAATAAAGATGTAGCGGTCGAAGATATTTTCAACCACTGGGATTTGCCGCGTGATGGGCAGACGTTCTTCGCAAAAGACAACCTCGAATCTTTGGCGTTGTTTCTCGACATGTCGTCGAACGCAACCTACGTTCTGCTGCCAGCGCCGTACATGGATTTGCTGGTGAAGTGGGAAAAGGAAACAGCCTGCATTCAGCTGGCACCAATGACCCCGGAAAACCTTGAAGGTGGTTTCATCGGCACCGTTAATTCGGTTGAAATCTTTTCGGATGTTTACGCCGATCCGAAGCGCTCCTATGTGCGCGGTGCGCCTATCATTTTCGGCCAGTGGGGCGGGCAGTTCAGCCGTCAACTGGAATACCAACGCACACCGTATTACCGGGCGAAATATGATCGCACAAGTTACTTCCCGGTGACTGGTGAACAGTGGGATGAAAAGCTTTTCAACATCGTTCATGGTCGTCCGGAACACATCCTGATTCCCGCTCGTTTGGTGCCGAAATTTAACGAAGCGATGAACTCCGAAGTTTGGGAAATGCGCCGGGAACAGGACATTGAAAAACACTTCAATGGGCACCTCGGCTGGTACAAAGGAATTCCGGTTTTTACCGATTCGTTCATGCACCGCCGCATGATCAACCCCAATGACCTGATCGAAATCCACTACCCGTGGAAAATGGGCCAACCTAAACAGGACGTATAAATTGGACGCCGAACTGTTCGACAAAAAGCGTAAAGAATTTCTGCTGCATTATATTTTCTGCCCGCTTGAAGTTGAGCTTTCGGCGGACTACGAAGAAATCCTGTTGAGTCTGAATGTCTGGCCCAAGGGCTGCTTTCAGTTGATTCAGAAAAAGCACATGCTGTCACAGCCCAGTTTTAATCTCGGCAAAACCCGGATCGTTACGGGCTGTGCAAAAACTTCAATCACGTTTCAAAACGAACGCAAAATCACACTGGAGTAAATCATGAAACATTACGCGATGCCGTGCCACATTTCCGACCGTCTCTACGAACACACCAACGGTTGGACACAGACCTACGCACTGCCCGACGCCGAGCAACTGGACAAGCCGGATATGCCGGTGAAGGCAATCGTGATTTGCCGCATTTCTCCGCTGTTCAAGGAAATGCAGAACCACGTTTACTTCGAAGCTGAATCGCTGGAAGAAGGCCACGTCGGTTATTTCAAAGGCATTCCGGTTTTCAATCCGAGCATCGCTTTCAAAACCGGCGCACCGATCCGCCTGATCACCGCCGTGAATCGCCAAGCTCTGAATATCTTGGAGAAATTCCAGTGAAAATTTACCTCGTTTGCGACAAAACCAAACGTGCCTTAGCCATCGGCCACACTGATTGGCTGAATGACGGCCAAAGCGCCAACTGGCAAGAACTGCCGTGCCAGACTGCCGAACTGCATTCGATCATTGAGCAATGCGCGCCGCGTATGCCACAGGCGAAGACTTCGTACACCGAAGAAATCAAACATTTCTGCGGCGATAATCCGATGCGTTTCCTCACTGCTGTAAACGTTCCGGAAGAATACAAAAAGATCAGCAGCTATTGGGAAACCGCATACGTCACGGTGCCGAAGTCCAAGCGCCGTAAGGTTCAGGCTGCGGCATGAGTGACGACCATCACAATCCGTTCAAGAATCCCAAGCAGCCAGTAATCGACGCATCGGTTGCTTTTCTGCGCGCCATGTGTGATTCGAAACACTTCTTGGTCGAGGTTAGCGGTGCGCCCGTAAACGTCGAACATTTCCGGAAGAATATTTCGGATAACTTCGAAGTGCCAAAATCCACACCGGCCAATGTTCAACGCGGCATGTTGCACGTGCGTATAAAGCGCCCGATCAATCAGCATGCCGGTGACATTTTCGTGGGTCAATTCAATCCGGAGATTCTGAAATGAAACTCGGTATTATTTTCGCGTGTGACGAAGAGGGCGGTATCGGCAAAGACGGTAAAATGCCGTGGCACTTTCCGGGGGATTTGCAGCAGTTCAAAGATCAGACGATGGGCCTGCCAATGATCATGGGCCGCAAGACGTGGGAATCTTTCGATGGGCGTATGCTGCCCGGTCGCCCGCATATCGTGGTCACTTCTGCGCCCGGTGAAAGTTTCGTGGTTCCTGAAGGCCGTGCGGATTTCCACGTTGCGCGTTCGCTTGAGGAAGCAATTCAAATCGCGACCGTTTTGTGTGAAGCATCCAATCTGGAATGGGCGTGGGTTATCGGCGGTGTGCGCCTGATTCAAGGCGCGTTGCCACGGGCGCATAAAGTCCGCGTGACGCACATTCACGACGTGTTCGAATGTGATGCGAAAGTACACCCGTCGTTCTTCCATCACATCATGGTCAACCGGCTGGAATGGAAAACGGTTACGGAACATGAACGCTACAACGTCATCGAGTATTTGATGTGAAGAAAATCGACACGTATCAATGCTTTTTCCAGATGGGCGCCATGTGCTTCGACGAAATCGAGGAACTGTTTCGCGGTTATATTGCGCGTATTCCAGATGTGCAGATGCTGGTCAGCGAACGTCTCGACGCACGCGCAGAATTCACGAAGCAATTCGATAATTGCAAAGCATTCGGTGAAGACGATTTCCGTAACTTGGCGACTGGTTCTCACGGCCTGCGTAACAACGACGTGATTATCACCAGCGGCGATAAAAACGGCCAGACCCTGATTGTCAGTTGCTGCGGCAATTACCCGATCTAGGAGGCGTCATGGAATTGTTGCCCACGCATCAAATTCTCGAAGGTGGAAAACTCGGCCCGTCGTTTAAGCATTTGTGGGGCCGGTCGAAGTTGACGTTTCGCAGTACGCCAGAAATGGAAGCTGAATTGAAACGTTTGGTCAGCGAGTGGATTCCCCACGAAGATTTCAGCAATTACATTTTCTTGGGAAATGAACACGGCATTCCGAAACATATGAATGCCCTGCACATGTATATTCATTCGACGGACAGCAGTCGTGGCGTCGAGTGTTATATCCGGCTCGTTGAAAAAGATGCGCTGATTGTCGAGTAGCAGAAAAGAAAAAGCCCCCGTTTCCGCAATGGATTCGGGGGCTTTTTTGTTTGTGGTCAATTACGCGGCGCCCGCTTGTTTCTTCGGACGGCCATGCAGTTTCAAAGTACGCTCACGCGCCTTTTCCATTTCTTTCTGAGCTTTGGCGAGCAACTGTTTCAGATGGGAAACCTGTTCTTTGTCGTCGCGGCCTTCGGCCTTCTTGAGTGCCATTTTGATTTTCACGGCTTTCTGCGTGTAATCGGCGCTCATTTTTGCAAGCAAGGTACTGGCTTTGCTTTTGCCTTCGCGAGTCATTACCCGGTTGTGTTTGCTGTCTTTAACTTCGACCAGTTTATTGCCAGCGGTACGGTGCGTGATACGCCCGTTTTTACCCCACCGACCATAACCGTGCGAGGTCAGGCCCAGCTTACGCGCCCGCGTTGCAACCGCGCTAACTTTTGCTTTTTTGCCAGACTTGGTGCTGGACTTTTTAATTGGCTTCGCTTTCTTGATAGGCATTAGTAGCCGTCTCCAATTCGTCTGTAATGATGCGGAAAAGTTTCAGGCTATCCGGCCTATCCACAGTATAAAGTTTGCGCCGGATAACTTCCCCGACTTTTTTCTCTACCACGTAAACTTCCACGGTGTCTTTGAAATCTACGTGAATAAAGAATTCATTTCCGTACTTGGAAAACTGATACGTTGCGCGGGTGAACATTTTGCCATTCAGGAAGAAACCCCGAAGATCGACAGGCGAATCACAGCGCATGTATTTGGGCGACCAGTCCGGCATGTACTCGATAAGCATCTGCCCCAAATTGTGCAGCGTACTTAATTCAAGCCCGTTCGGATCTTTGAACTCCATTTCAATTTCCACGGCGTTCCTCCCGTAGGCTCGCCACACGCTTGTCAGAGAAACGCATCGACTCACGTTTTTCTGCAATCTTTTTCACCAGCGCTTGGCGACGATCCGACCACGCTTGCACCTTCGTTGGATCTTTCGGGCGTTTGCTGTTTACTGCTGCCAAACGCTTTTGAAGTTCGCGAAGTGCTTGCTGCTTTTTCATCTTGTGGTCTTGTGCCACTTTCGCCGTGCGTGCGAGCTTGCCATCGGCCTTGTGGTCGCCGTGCTGCTGCTTTCCAGTTGGATCGCTAGCGGTTGCCAGTGCGTTGCGCTCTTTGTTGGCCTGCGCGTTCTGAAGGCCTTTGCGCAGCAACGAACGAAACCAGTCTTCACCAATCCCTTTCGGTCGCGGCTTCGACGCTTCCGCAACACGCTGGAAAGTCTGATCAAATCCTTCAGGTGACAGCGGGTTCACTTCTGGATTCAAATCAATTTCGATTTCTTGCCACTGCCGTTGTTTTTTCGCTTCCTGCATTTCGCGAAAGTCTTTAAACGGATCACCGAAAACATCCCGCAAATCGCCGGTAGGTTTATCAGCGGCAAAACCGTCAATGATAATCTCGGTCATCGTTGGCGTCCCCGTTCACGACGGCCCAACCAGTTCGATTTGGACACGTGCATTTTGTCGATGTAATCGTGCGGGAAAGCCATGGCGCCTTGCTGCCCGGAACGCGTGCGATCTTTCAGCAACGAAGCTTTTTTAGCCTTCGGTACATCGTGCATCATTTTGTCGTCGTCTTCCCAACGCAAAATGCGAGCGCCATCGTGTTCTGGTTTTTGCACGCCATCCGATTGTTTGGCACGACCTTTAATTGTTAGCTTTGGCATATCTACCTCACGGGCATCTAACCGTGTCCTGAATATCCATTTGCCGTTTCTCTGCGCCCTTTAGAGGCGTGTCGATCAGTCCGCTTTTCAGGCGTTTTCTGCGGCGCTTTTTTGAGAGTTTGCCGGACGCATTCAGTGAGTGCCCTTCCTTTGCTTTGTCAAAGCGTACTTCCGGAATTGCATCCCACCGTTCCGCCGATCCAGCCCGCGCAAGCGAGAGGATCATTTCCATTATTTGCTCACTCCGATTTCAATAAAGTTCGGTGCCCGGCGTGCGACAGCAGCAGCGATTGCGTAGTCAGCCCCGCGAACCTGCACAACGCGTGGTTCGAGTTTGAATTGCTCGACTTTTTCGTTGTGGATCACGTAGGCCAGCGGCGGGTTTGGAATGTGCAGCACTGGCGCAAGCGTAGGCACCGCGAAAACGAACGTCACAATATCGTGCTGCGCGTTCTCGACCGTAACCCAAACCGGTGCATATTCTTTCGGCATTTCACGAACGATTTTGATATCCGATTTGTGCCGATCCTCAATATCGAAAACCCGCACAAACACATTCGCGAACAGTGAGCTATACGACTTTTTCAGAATGGAACGCACACCATCAGAAATCCGTGCGCTCACATCCTCGGCAGCCAGTGCAATAAACAGTTCCATTTACAAATCCTTTATCGTGAGCCATTCGGGCGGAAGTGCGGCCTTCAATGCCTCTTTCGTTTCGCCTTGGGCAAACATCGCAAACATCTGCGCGGTCTGCTGAACTTGACGCTGATTATCCAGCATGCCGTCCACCATTTCGTTGAAGGCTGGCAGATGTTCCATATCCATTTGAGGCAGAAGTTTTTCCCAGTCTTCGATAGTTCCGCTTACCGGGAAGTTTTCGATAAAACTGTTCACCTTCTGAATTGCCGCAACGTAACGCCCTTGGGCAGCGACTGCGAATTCTGGCGGGGATTTCGCCATCGTTGCAATACCGCTAGGGGCACCGGCATTACTGAGAACGCGATTCTGCCGGGTAGCTGCGCCCGCATACAAACCCATCTGCGCAAAATCGTGCGCTACAGCTTTCAACAGGGTTTGCGTTGCGTCGATATCTTTTTCACGCAGTGAATCAAGGAACTTGTGGCCGTTGTCTTCACCGATCAAATCCAGTGGGAAAATACCGGCACCAACGTAGGTCGAACCGTTCAACAATTCCGGATAATCAGCGAGGTTGATAATGAAGTGTCCGAGGGCACGCATTGCACCACCGAATTTAACCAGAACCCGCATCACGTCCGGATCGACAGCGCCAATTTCCTTGTCTTGTTCTGTCGGATTACCGATCACAACCACGAACGTTTTTGCCACGCGGAAAATGTTTTGTTGGAAATCGTTTTGTGGCACTGCATCAGGATTTTCACGAATGCGTTCACTCAGCATCGAAGGCCGGGCCAACAGGGCCTCAACCATTTCCGCACCGATTTCATTTCCTTCCGAATACCACAGCGATTTAAACAACTGCGGGGCATTACCCAAAATGCTCAGGTAGTTACCGGCAGTCAGGCAGTCAAAACCTGTGCGGCGAATGTGAGCTATCACGTCACGTTGGATACTGGCGGCATCCTGCGCTTCGTGGTTATCCATCAATTCCACGATAGCATTTGTAATCATGCGGCGGGCATTGTCGGAAATGTTTTTCAGGCCGAGAATTCGTTTACGCATCCGACGATCACGTAGCGCCCAACGGAACCGGACTTCCTTGATGAAATCGGCAAGGAAATCAGAAGTCATCCGGTCGTTTGCTGTACTCGAATTGATATACCACGCCATGATTGCGCGATACGTCTGTTTATCACCGGCCAACGTCGCGGCAATATCCTCGATTTCTGCACGCGTGTATTCGCCTTTGTACGGCTCAACAGTAGACAGCACGCGGTGTGCCGATTCCTGATAAGCAGTCGAACCAAACACAGAACTTTCACGAATCAACTCTGCATATTTAAATACGAGTTTGTGTAGTTCTGGAATGGATTCAACATCGTCCGGCAACAGGTCAACGGTGCCGCACGCGTAGCTGATTGCCGCATAGTTGTAATTGTCCGGATTGTCTTTTACTTCACGCACGAAATAACGATGTGCGTTTTTCGGACTCAGGAACGAAAGCGAACGGTAGGTATCCGGCGCCTCTTCTGCTTCGCGTTCAGCACGCAACAGCGCACGGCGGAACTCAGGCGATGCCATGAATTTAGCGATGCTATCCGAATCGGAATCCGAGAATGAAGACGCAGCATGTTCGAGGAATGCAGCAGCGAATTTTGGATTGGCAATTACGCGGGCCGCTGGTTTGACGAAACGTGCGTTGATCGTTTTTGCGTGGTCGATCAGGATGTTGATCACCACACTGGTATCGGTGATTCCTTCCGCGTTTCGTTTCATCAAATAGTTCGCAAAATCTGCAAACATTTCGGGACGTTCTTTCAGCTTCTGCTGATCGTCAACCACTGCCCAGTCAACGGTTGGCCCTTCGGAAGAACCATCGTTTTCTGCACGCGGTACAAGGCCGTCGTTGTAAAGCTTTTCGTTGAGCTTATAAATCCCGGCAGGCACACCGGCATTCAATTTGCGCAGGAAGCGCGCCAACGTTTCAGCCAGACCGGGAACCGGGTTGCCGTAAACATCGGTTTCACGACGATAGAAAATAGAACCCGATCCATCGTCACGCAGGAAAGGTTTCAACAGGCAACGGCCCAATGGTTTCGTGATGTTCGTATCGTCAGAACGCACGGCATAAACAACCAACGTTCCTTCGGCCACGTCATGTTTCAAATAGCTGACGTTGGAACCATCGCTGTAATCGTCGCGATAATCTCCCATGCGCATGCAGCTGGTTTCATCCCAATCACGGCCAGTAGACATACCGATAATGTCGTATGGGTGACAGGAAATAACCATTGTGAATTCGGAGGTAGAACTGTTCTGCAATTGCGGGTCATTGTCGAATGCGGCTTTTGCCACGGCGTCTTTCGAAATAACCTTACCGATATTGAATACGTTTTTCTGATCTTTGTCGTTCAGCTTAACGCAACGCTTTGCCCGGTAATCAGTGATACGGAAACCGGCTTTGCGAACGGCCAAGCGAACTGGCAACGGAATAACCACGTTGTTCGTAACTTGTGCGTGTCCAATGGGAACATAAACGCGAAACCCTTTGGAACCACGCGGCATGAATTTGCGCAGCAATTGAACGGTAGGCCCGTTCTTATCCCAATTGCGGCGGTATTTCAAAGCACTACGCATTGAAACCGCTGCTGTACCGAGGAAAGCCAAGTCAATTAGCATGTTTTTTGATCCATAAAAAAGAAAGCCGGGTCAGCCTAAACCTTCCCGGCGTAACATACTATAAAATTACTGTTTTTATTCGCTGAAACCAGCGTCGTCTTCCATTTCCTGCTGTTCGTTCGGACGGCTTTCACATTCACTTTTCAACTCAGCCCGCAAATCGCGCACGCGGTCTTCATTGTCGGCGTAATCGTCTTCGGAAACGTTCGTCAAATCGGTGGCGAATGTGGCGAGTGGAGCGTCGTCCTCGAAATAGTCAACGTCTTCGTCATAGCCCACGAAGTCTTTGATTTTTTCCAACGCTTCCAACAGCTTACGATTGAGGCGAATGGTTTTGTAATTGTTCTCAATGATTTCGTTTTCAATTGATTCACGAATTTCATTGTACGCAGCGTCTGCCTCTTCGTAGGCGTCTTCGTCCAATACGTCATCGTCGGGCATGAAAATTTCGCGGTCATTCATGCGTCGTTCAACGCCCGCATCCACCTCTTCCAATGGAAGCAAACGCGTTGCGTTGATCAGGTTGTAGAGCGCATCAATTGCAGGCCCCAAATCCATTTCACGCACCAGTTTCAGCATGCTACGCATTTCGCCCGGAAGCTTATCGGTAGGAACCCAACCGAATGCATCGCCGCCCAAATGTTCCATGAGTTCGGTCGAATGTGTAATGTCCGCACGTTCGCCGTTGAAATCCAGCTTATACAGCAATTCAGGGAACGATTTAATACGGGTATACCGATTGGCACTGGCCCGTTGCACGTAGTTGTCCGATACGTCCGTGATATCGCGAATTTCGAATTGATCTTCGTCGATTTTCCGTTCCAGATGCAACGGCTTTTCCAGAAGGTTTCCGGCCTGCACGATAATCTGCAATGCGTTTTCCACATCGGTGGTCAGCGGTTCCAGTTTCGGGCCGTCCCATGCCATCAACGCCGGGATAATTCCCTGCATCGTATCGGCAAGTCCCGAAGTGAAAATGCCATCGCTTTCGGTCAAATGCATTACGGCTGGCAAATGGAGATTCGCCAAGTTTTTCACGTACTGCGGTTCCCATCCATTACCGAGGATTGACGGAATAACTTCCTCGTTATCGTCGAGGTATTTAATGAGCGCCGCTTTGTTGTCTTTGAAAAGTTGTTCCTGCCGTGGATTCAGGATCAGGTATTTAACCTGTTCCATTTTCACATGATCCATCATGAATGCAATTTGGCGATCTTCCTGTTTATCGAGGAAGCGGAACACCCGGCGATTCGCGAGCGCCATTGCAGTTACGGCAGGGTCAGCGGCCCACAACGCATCCGAACTCAGTTTGCCGACGTTATCCATCACGTAACCGAGGAAAAGATTAATGCCGCCAGTTGCGTACATCATGTCTGCTGCATCCGGGCCGAGCCAGATTGCATTTTCCACGTCAATTCCGAGGTCGATAATTGCATATGCACCTTTCTGCATCGAATCATCATTGAGCATCGTCATGTGGCGGGCAGCGTGCGCAGCGGTATTCAAAATGCGTGCGCAATTTGGCAAGGTTTCCAATTCCTCTTTCGAAGGTACTGGAGTTTTGCCAGTGAGGATCATTTTGAAAATGCGCGAGTTATCACGCAGTTCATAATCGCTCAATTCTTCCACGCGGCTAAGCGCTTCGATTACCGGATTGCCGCCACCGTGCGAAAGGTTGTGAACGCGGTCGTCATCCAGACCGGCCAGAATTTCTTTCGTGAAACCTTTCGTTTTATCGAATGAGCCAATGCGGCGCCCGACTTCAGCCAGCACCGTACCCAAAGGCTGATCCTTGTAGGCCAGCAAATGAATGCCGTTAACTGCGGCCTTCACGCCTTTTAGGGTTTCGACGATTTCATCAATTTGCGTTTCTTTCAAACGACTTTGAATTTCGTCGTTGTTCAGATAGGTGATGATATTGTCGATATGTTCGTCGCGCATATCGTGGTCAGGCATGGCCTTGATTTGCTGCTGCACAAATTGCACGGCGTGCGCTGTGTCGGTCGTTACGTCTTCAATCGACAGGTTATCGTCGTGCGATGCTTTGTGATAATGCTCCTGCCCCATGCCATCGTCATACAGGCCACGGCCCATCTTGAACGTGCCTTCCGGAAGGTGCGCATTAATCTTACGCAGAAAACGCGAAAGAATAATATCGAAACCGGGAACCGGATTGCCGTAAATGCGGGTTTCGCGACGATAAAGCACTTCGCCTTTTTCGTTGTAGAAAGGCTTCAGCAAGCAGCGTGCTTTTGGGTGCTGGATATTCGAATCATCGGCGCCGACGACATACGCAACCAACGTGCCTTCCGAAACGTCATTGCGCACGTAATGCGCGTTCGAACCGGGATCGAGACGGTGTTCGCCGTCAGCAAGGCGCATGCACGACATTTTGTCCCATGCACGCCCGGTACTCATACCGATTACGTCATACGGGTGACAGCTGATCACGACCTGCAAAGCACCCTGTTTGGTGTTCTGCAATTGTGGATCATTATCGAACGCCGCTTTTGCGTGTGGATCTTTCGCAATTACTTTGCCGATATTGAAAACGTTCTTCTGTTCTTTGTCACCGATCTTGACGCATTTCTTCGCCAGATAATCGGTTGGCGCGTAGCCTGCTTTTTGCAGAGCCGAACGCACAGCCGGTGGAACCGTGAAGTGCGCTTTATGATTCACGCCGATATCGAAATACAGGCGATAACCTTTCTTGCCCGGCCCGAACGGCATCATGGATTGCAACAGCTTCACAATCGGTGCATTGCGATCCCAATTGCGGCGATATTTCAGTGCCGTTTTCATGGACACGGCGGCCAATGCCATTTCTAATTTCATTTATTTAACTCTGTAGAGACATAATGCGTTGGGCGAAAGTAATCGCTTCGTCGTCGCCTTTCTGCGCGGCCACGTGATGGATAAAATCACGCACGTTTTTACGAACTGCAAACCACGTATAACCGTTGGCAAGCGCATCGCGGTTTTGGCTGTATGCCCAGTAAACCAGTTGGTCGCGAATCGTTTTATTGTGCCGGGCCATTTTAGCCAGAACACCAACCGCCTTTTCGCTAAGGAACCGACGCGATTCGGGAATCCATTCAGGGAACACCGCTGCCCAGTCCGGCGCCACGTTGAGTACGCAGGCTTCACCGTTGATGCTGTTCGACGTGGAGTTGCGGAAATTCGCGTTCCAATTAATCGTTTTAATCAGATCGACAATTTCTTCATCCCAGCTGGCCGGGATTTTAGATTTCTTAACGTAGTCTTTCAGGTTGCGAATGTCTACGCGCTGCGTCAGCCAACCGGTGTCGGCCAGCAAACCGTTTGCAACAAACGCCAGATACAGCCGAATGTGCTTGGCGCCACGCAGTTTCGATACCTGCAATTCAGGCGTCCAGCGGTACGCACCGTAAATGAATTTCTGTGCCAATTGACGCAAAAGATCCGGGCTGATATCGGTCACGGACGACAGCCAGCGCGAATCGTAAAGGCCGTATTTCATCGCGTGTTCGGCGTTGGTTTCTTCGTCGTCAGCCCATTCGAATTGTTCGCGGGCGGCGGCACCAAGGTGTTTACTGGTTTCAAACAATTCCTGCGCATGCGTGCCCAACAGGAATTCCGACAGGTCGTAATTGCGCATGTCGTCGGCTGGAATTACCTGATCGTAAATCGCACCGATTTTATTTGCATGAATTCCGGCCCCACGTGCAGCGTTCACAATTTCTTCCAGATTGTGAGTATCGGTCGTGACGCGCAGCATGTCGGGCAACCAACGTTTGTCGGCGTTCAGCCAGACTTTCGGCCCGCCAGCCGGGTACATATTTTTCAGGATAAACTGGTCTTTATCATCAACCTTTTCGTAGTCCGCGATAATCGCTGTGCGCAAATCATCAGAGCGGTCAATGTGAACGCTTTTATGCAGCTTATAAATACCGGCCTGTGCGCCTTTGTTCACGCGCTTCAACCAGTTCTCGACCGTGCGTTTAAAACCGGGAATCGGTTGGCCGTAAACAGCGGTTTCGACTTTGAAATAAACGAAAGATTGATCGTCAGCTTTCTTGAACGGTTTGATCAACAGGCGCGCATGCGGCTTGTTGATGTTTTTATCTTTGGGGCTGATCACGTAGGCAACCAACGTGCCTTCCGCAACGGTGCCCGGCATGAACTCAACAGCCTTTTCGCCCGCGTCACCTTTGTTCTCAGGCGTTGCTAGGCGCATGCAGGTTGTCTTATCCCAACGGCGCCCGGTAGACATTCCGATCACATCGTAAGGATGCGCAGAAATCACGCAGGTGTATTCGTCTTTGTGTGCCGAACGTTGTGGATCGTTTGCGAATTCTTTAATGGCTTCAGCATCACGCAGAAGTTTGCCGATACGCACGCGGCGTTTACCGTCCGGGGCCACCGCGATTCCGTTGATGTAATCTTCGATGGAATACCCGGCTTCGTGGATTGCGTGGAATACCGCACTCGGCACCACAACGCGGTCGGCCTTCGTTTTCTTGATCGGAATATACAGCCGATAACCTTTGCTATTTTTAGGCAGGAATTTACGGATGGCTTTCACGCCGACTCCGTTTTTATCCCAACCCTTTACGAATGGGCGCGCAACACTAAGTCGTACTGCGGCCACAGCCAATTGCATTTCCATGCGGTTACTCCAAGCCGTGCATTTCTCTTTCTTCTTGAGTCATCCAGCGCTTGCGCACGTAGTCAAGAAAGCCTTTGGTATCCACGCGCAGTTTTCGTTTTACGCGTTTGATCTTTTCGAGGAATTCCAAATCTTCGCCGCCTTTCGCGTACCCAAGCAGCTTGTTGAAATCGTAGACGGCGCGTTTTTCTACGTCGATATAACGCTTCATGTCGTTAATCTGGCGACGTATACGGTCGCGGGCCTTGCGTTCTTCTTTGTGCTTGGCCCCTTTGACAAATTGCGTGCCGAAATCTTCGTTTGGTTTGAAGACGATTTGAGACGCCACGTACCAAGCTTGCAGGTCGCCATCCGGGCCGGGGTCAAAACCTTTCTTCGCACCGAATTTCGGTTTCTTCTTGTCGCTGACTTCCAGCTTGATTTTCTTGCGCTTGTCCAGATTCACGAAGTCTTCAAACTTTTCGTACTGGAAAAGCTCAATGCCGTTACGTTTCGCCAACAGCGCCAGTGTCAGGCTGTCATTCGATTTGTATTTGGCTTCGCGCTCGGCCATGAAATGAATTTCCTTCACGTATTTTACGCAAGGGATATACAGCTTGTCGGCAAACAAACGGTCTTCCATTTCATCGGAGGTCACATGCTTCTGGCTGGCCCAGTAATCAACAGGTTTAATCTGGTAATTCTGGCCCATCTTCTGGCCGTCGAGGACGAACACCACGTGCGTAAAACCGATTTCGCTTTTGAAATAGTGGCTGTGCTTCGAGCGCGCAAGGCTCAAGAAGTATTGCTGCTTTCCGAATTCGGATTCAACGCCTTCGTTGGTTGCAGCGAGTTTGAAGCGGTTGTTTTGCAGGGCTGGGATCGCGTATTCCATCGGGATCAAATGATACAGAACAGAACTACCCGCCAGCGCAATTTCCATTTCCATTAAGTGAAATCCTTCGCCGGTTTATAAACCATCAGCAGGCTACCCCATTCATCTTTGAAAAGCTTTTTCGTCTCTTCCAAAGTTGCATCGAGTTTGAGTGCTGGTCGGAATCCGTTTTTGTAGAACACGTGCAGGCTGGCAATGCTGCTGACCTGACCGCCGATATCCGATTTGTACGTGCGGACAATTCCCTTCAGCAGAAAATCACCGTGGCCCTGTCCGCGAGATTCTTCGTTGACCACGTAATCGGTTACGCTGTGTTTGCACGGCGAGAATTGCCCGCCAGTTTTCACGCAGATGTAACCGTGTTCGGAACGAAATTCTTTACCGAAATGTTCGCCCCGGTCACTGACTTTAATTGAGGCCCCGAGGGCGATCATCACTTCCATTTTATTTCCTCGAACGTGCGGTTGCCATTGCGGCCCGTTTGAACATCGTGAGCTTGCGTTGCAGGGCCATCAGACGGCGCAGCAGGCCGTCGTGTGCAGAGTCCGATTCGTGCAGAGCTTGCAACTGCTTTTTAATCTGTGCGATTTCCTGACGCATGTGGTCAACTTGTGCGCGGTATGCAGCGGCGCCATTCCCATTGGCCGCACCGGTACGGGCACCCGCGTAAATCGAACCCGGATGTTTCTTGAGGTATTTTCTTTTTGCGTTCGAAGCTTTTGCGTGGAACCAATGGGATTTAGCCATGTTTATTTACTCTGTTCTTTACGCAGTTCGGGGAGGTCAGCCGCAACCGCCAAAAAGAATTGAGCGAACTTGCGGATTTCTTGCGGCGTGCGGGATTGGTTGGAACCGGTCGCCATGTAGGAAACGTCGGCCAGCAAACGGTCGCCGTCCATTGCATCGGCTGCGTTCAGGACGAAATACGAATCCACATCAGCCAGCGGGATTGCTTCGTAATATTCGGCAGGCCCCGGATCAAGTGCGGTATCCAGCGCCAATTCGTACAACACTTTCGATTTCGTGAAACGCACAGCCATGATTTTGGCTTTCAGTGCATGTTTCTGTACTTGATCCGGCGTGAAATCGTGAATTGCCGGGTGAAAAAACACAGGCTCGCCAATGGCGTAGCGGCTCGGCAGCAGCGTAGGTTCAGCAGCGGTTGCGATTTCCATTTTCATGCGGCACACACCATTGTTTTTGCAAGCTCAGGATGTTTTGCCTCGAACTCTTTCCAGCGATTCAGAAAGCGTTCGGTGCGTTCTTTGTTTTCCGCGTAACGCTTCGCCTTTTGCTCAGGCGTTTCGTTCGCGTACTGGTCGTGCAGTTTGCTCAGATCGAAAGCGCGTACCATTTATTTCACCGGAATTTCGACGGCTTCGTTGGAATCCCATTCGAAGCGTTTGTGGATTTGCTGTTCGCCGTCTTTGCCTTCGAGGTACAGGATAAAATCAATCTTATCCATCTGTTCGGCGTACTGGTTGATATTGTTGCGGATGGCTTCTTGCTTATCGCCTTTGCCACGACTCAACAGCGGGTTGCCGTGCTTCGTGTCACGAATTTCGTAGCCGATAATCTTGTAACCACGCGGGGCCATGTTTGCAGCCGCTACCGCCAAAATCATTTCCATTAAATTTAGTCCCGTGCGTTATTGGTTTGGTTGGCCGTAAAGTTTGGTCATCAGGGCGTCAATGACTTCAAGTTTATCGTCCACGTTGTGCTGGTGAACGCTAAACCAGTACGCAGTTTTTTGATCAGGCTCGCCAATGTTAATCCGCGCCCGGCCACTGTATTCGACGTTTCCGCCGTCGTCCAAAGACATTTGCAATTCAGCGCGAACCACACCAGCGCTATCTTTGAAAGTTTTGTAGGCCGCGAGGTCTTTGGAATCTGGATCACCGGGCAAGACAACAATCTGACCGTCTTGAATGGTGTCTTTATCTTTGGTGCGAATTTCGTAACCTTGCGCCACAAGCACCGCTTTGAATTTCTCGGTGTCGTTGCGGTCGCCAGCCAAAGCCAATTGCATTTCCATTTAATTCACCCTGTTCTGGCGGCGCGTTTGCCGCATTACGTGAGCGACATACCACGGCATCGCGTGCGCTTCTTTCTTGGAAAGGCCTGCGTTATTGCCGCCGTAGTCGGGGCCGGGAACACCTTGCGGGTGCGGGCCGGGGCCAAGCAGGCCGGGAACCCCAACAGGCCCGCATACGCTCCCACATCCACACTCAGGCCCCTTGCAATTAGGGCCACAGGCACCGCGTGGGCCTTCCGGGCCTTTTTCGCCGCGCTGACCAGTACAAACACCGCTTTCGTATGCGTCCATCGGTTATTCCGTCAGTTCGTCATTGTGCAAATCGAAATAGCCAGTGTTGCCAATGGCGCTTTTGATTTGGTTCGGATAAAACGCAACAATCTGCGTCATAGCGCCGTCACTGTCGTCGATGATTCCGTCGTAACCAGCGTCTTCCAATTCTTGCCGATATTGTTTCGCGGCCTTCGCATTGGCGACACTGAAATTGTCACCCTTCGCTTGGAATTCTTGGCTAATTGCAACGACGCGGGAATAACCCTGCGACTGATCTTGCCAATTGTGTTTGTCGATTATGTACGGATTTTGCAGGCTCAAATAAACGGGGATGATGTGACCACCATCGCCGCCCGTACCGTAGGAACTGGCAATCTTGTGCGAAGCTGTGAAATAAAAGCCTTCGCCCAAATAACCAAAGTCCTGTTTGCCATGGTGCGCCCGGCTGAACTCTTTGAATTCGTGTTTCGTGCCGTGGTAAACCCGCAACGGTTGGTAGTTTTTATCGACGACTTTGCTGTGTTTGAACCACCGGAAAAATGAGGCAGTTTGTTGTTGCTTAGTCGTAGCCAACGCAAGCATCATTTCCATTTGTTAAACCTTCTCAGGGCCGGTGCGTTTCAGGATATAAGTTTCGCGCAGCAAAACCGTGCGGTCGCCGTCTTCTGCGTAAAGCGCAAGATCAGCTTTCATCCCCAGCGACATAAGGCGATCCATTTGTTTTGTCGCCTGTTTGGCGGTAGCGGCACGGCCACGCCCCAAGACGTTGAAGGTGCCTGCGTGATACAGCACAAAATGAGTGACCTTGGAACCTTTCGGCAATTTGTCTACCGAAACCGGGTTTTTATCATTGGCAACTGCCAGTACCATTTCCATATTTATTCTGCACTCTTCGTCGCGAGGTCAATCGCTTTTTGGATTTTGGAGTTCGGGCGCGTGTTCGTTTTTTCGTAGACCGGCAGGAATACCGAAGGGTCGATATAGTTGGCGATTGCCGTGGTGGCCGTCACTTTCTCCCCGGCCAAATGACCGAGTTCCTTACCGATTTTCAAACACTGCGTTTCGATCCATTTATTCACGTCAGCATCGCGAGCGCGGGCACCGAACGGACATTTATCCATCAGCAATTTCGCCATCGCTGTACCACGCAACTTACGGAATTTGTGAATGCTGAAACCTTCAGGAAATCCGAGGTCGCGCAGGTAGCCGTTCACTTGGCTGTTCGATAACGGTTTGCCACGGAAAGTGAAAACATATTCCGTTGGCTTTTTCTCGTACAGGAATTCGTCGAGGGCCGCATGCAGCATTTGCGTCCGCTGATCTTCGAACTTGATCACGTGCTTCTGCGCACCGCCTTTCTTGCCGATGTACTTGAAAATCGCACGTTGATCATTGAACAGAATGTGTTTGCGCAGCAGCGTAGAAATGCCGTAGGTCGTTTCCCCGGCAGTGTTGCCACGGGTCGAACCGATACGCGCCGAGGTCTGGTAAATCGTCTCACAAACGGCAGCAGCAACACCGCGCAACGATCCCGGCCCTTTAGCCAAATCAGGCAACCATTTTTTCACATACTTCGTCACATCGGGCAGCATGTTTTGCACGACGTTAAAGGACTGCACGCGGCCTTCGGTACGGGCTGCAATCGTGTAGACATTCGAAAGATTTGCAGCAAACGGTGCTTTGTACTGGCAGTAGTAAACGGTCGATCCCGGTTTGTAATTCGGGTTCATCGAACCTTCACCAATCGGTTTATTCAGCAGTTGCAAACCGTCAGTGGTGAAGTAATTCCCTTTGTCGTCGATCTTGCCTACGAACCAATCAGGAATATCGTGCTGCACGCCGTTCATTTGTTCGCGGATTACGTCCACGTCCACAATGTGTTCACCGGATGCACGAACGATATTCGCAATCGCTTTATCTGCGATGGCTTTACGCTGGCGGCGCATGTCCAAATAGTCTTGGTGTTCCGTTAGATTGGTGCCCACTTCTTTTGCCTTATCACGCCATTTCTCAAGCGTGGTATTCGGCATCACGTGGCCCTTCACTTTGCCGTGAGTTTTCACGTGCTGTTCGAGGCGATCATACAGCGATTGCTGCACCGAAGTATCAACGTGTTCGCCTTCGTGCAAAAACATTTTGCTGATATGCGAATCTTTGAAGTAGCCAACGTTCTGCATGATGCGATTACCCGCACCCGACGATCCGTTGTAGGCCAGACGCACATCATTCAGGAAACTCAATTGCAGCTTGGACAAACCTTTGTCTTTATCGAACGATTTCTTTTTCTTTTTCAGGGAGTCGAAACAGCCCTTTACGATGATCGAATATTTCTCGTTCGATACGTCTTCGCCATTGACCAACATCGACAAAGTTTTGGCAAAGGTGCGCTTGATCGCGTATTGCTCAAGGAACGGCTGCGCCTGCTCGTTCCACTTCTTCAATTTCGTTTGAAAATTCGTACCATAGTCGAATTCGGGCGCCTTGTAGATCGCGATCAAAAGTTTAATGAACGCATCCGCTGCACCGGGCGGCGATACTGAGGCTGCAATTGTCATTTCCATCATTGGGCCTTTAGATAATCCATCCGGTTGAATTTGTTGGCGTAGCGACGGCTTTTGATATCGTCGGTCGGGATACGCATTCCTACATAACTCGACGTGTTATCCAACCGGCTTTCTTCGGTTTCAACTACGCGGCCCTTGTCGTCCACGCACATCAGCAAAGATTCCATCTGGTCTTTGCCTTCTGCGTTTTTGTACACGCGATAACCGTAATAAAGCGAGAACTTATTCTGCTCTGCAAACTTGATCAGTTGGTCATCGCCTTTCGGCAATTTGGGAACGAAATTCCCACGCGGGATAATGGGCAGACGCAGCAGGCGATTACCGAGGTCGCGAATATCCGGGTAATTCCGGGCCAACCGAATCATCAGCCCGCCCGACAAATACTTTTTACCACTGGCCGCTAATGCGAGCATCATTTTCATTTTTACACCGTTCGGTCGATCAGTGCCAATACTTGGCGCTGTACCTCTTCAAGGGGTTGCTGTGCGTCGATCACAACCCACGAATCATCAATCAGATTGTGGTAGGCCTCACGCACTTCAGCGAAATAAGACAAAGGTTTTTTCTCGAATTCATCGAGAGCGATTCCCTTTGCAACGCGAGATTCGTGCATACGCTGAAAGCTGACTTCTGGCGGCAGATCCAACAGAATTGTCAGATCCGGTTTGATCAAATGTTCCGAACACATTTCGTGAATGGCCCACGTCTGATCACAGGTGCGCGTTTGGTAAGCGAGTGCCGACCAGTAATAGCGCTCACTGAAAACGTGCGCGCCACGTTCCAGCGCCGGACGAATCAAATGTTCGGTGTGTTGAATGCGGGAAGCATACGACAGGAAAGGTTGGCACAACGCGGGAATTTTCCCTTCGTTATCAAGCATTAGGGCGCGGATAGCTTCGGCAAACGGAGTGCCACCCGGTTCACGGGTAAAGATCATTTCCAACCCGCGTTTCTTGGCATGATCACCAACATAAACGGAAGCTGTTCCTTTGCCCGCTGCTTCGATGGATTCCAGTGCGATGAATTTCCCGATCATTTCAAAAACACCCGCTGCGTTCTGGTAATGGTGTGCTTAGCGTCACCCGCGAGCCAAGCCAGTTTGCGATACATGCGATACTTTGCAGTGATTGCGACAGGCCGATGCTTCGCTTTCTGACTGCACGAAATGCGCCCGGTGGTTTCGCTCAGAACCAGAATGCCCACACCCTCTGCTTTCAGTTCTGCGCGAATTTCCGGATAGCACCGCGATTGGGTGATTGACGGTGCGAACAAGAAATACATCTTGTTCACGTGTGGCAAATAATCACGCCATTTTTTATCAGCGCGGAAATCTGCCAAGCAGCTTTTGATTTCAACCCCGTGGAAATTGCCGGGATAGTCGATAACCAATGCATCCAGTCGCGACCGGCCCCACGGCACCACGCCCACTTCTTTGTGAACCGAACAGGTTTTCTTCACGTAGTAATAAGTCAGCGCCTGCATCAATGCGCTGGTGATATCACTGCGTGACATTTTCACTGTTGTTTCCGGAAGGGCTGTTTTCTTTTCGTATGCCTTTTTGGCACGCGATTGTTTCGTGCTGCTTCTACGTCGCTTTGTGTAAGCCACCGTCAATCCCCTTTTATCACGCAATCAGTCGCATAATTTTGGCGTACTCTGCAAGCAGGCCTTTGCGATCATATTTCTTGATGAACGCATGCATGGCGTCCACATATTGTTGGTACGAAAAACGATCCGCATACGCTGCGCGGATATCGTTCAAGATGTTTACCACATCATCGTCGTGGATCGAATCCCGGCCCATGCGACCAATCAAGGTGCTGAACTTCTTGTCGATTTGGGAACTCAAAAGCTTGCCCGGAAACTTCATCCATTTTGCGCGCAACACCATTCGGTCATCGGTGTAGCTACGCATGGAACGGTAGAAGTTTTCCAGCGGCAACGCGTACAGATCCGGCACGTCTTTGTAATCAGGCAATTCCACAGCAATCGACGGACGCAAATAGGTCGTGTACAAAACCTCTGCGTTCTTCAGGTCGATATCGCCTTGGATTTTCTTTTTCAACGTCGAATCGGTAAACGTTTTCGTGCCTTTGATGTGGTTCGCGTGCGTCACGTTCCGATCTTTTGTCTTGATCAGTTTAATCGTGTATTCCGCATGCGGGTTGATTTCCTTCAACTGCCCGGCTAGACGTTCGGTGTCATCGGCGGTAAGTTCTTTCGCCGTGTACCACGCGTTCCACGACAGCACACGCCCACCGGCTGTTTCCTGCGCAACGATTGCGTAGAATTCTTCCGATGCATCACGTTTGAATTCTTCGTGCGTTGCGGCCAGCAGAATGTGGAAACCTTTTGCATTCAGGCGGCGCATTTCGTCTTGGAAATGTGGGCCGTGGTCATCGTGCAAATAATCTTTCGACGAACTTGGATCAATGTCCATCAGTTTGTAACCCTTCGCGAAGTTACGAAGGTGAATCTGTTCGTGCAGAACGGTGTTCGAAAACAACACGCGGTCGATCATTGCACTTTCGTTCACGAAGAACGTGTAGACCGGTTTATTGCGGAGCCATTCCAGCTGCGCCATACCCCACACACTGCTTTTCGTGGTCTTGCGGAATTTCACAACCGGGCATTCGCCGTTGAAATAAGTGCGGTTGAAATAATCGTACAGCAACGGCATCATTTCGAACGACGGTTTGAACAACATGTACGGCGGATTGTCCGGATCGGTTTCGACCGACAAAAGCTCTTCGCTCATGTTATGCAGGTCGTTACCCTGCTTCAATTTCAGTTTGAAAATAACTTCAGGTGCGTCGGAATGCTGAACGATGTAGACCTGCCCGTGGCGGTACATGGTGAACAAATCACCTTGCACAAAATGCAGATCGTATTCGTCGCTGGCGTCCGTGTATTCGAGGTCACGCTCACCCATGTAGCGATAGTTTGCCATTATTTTAAATCCGTATTCTTGACGATGTAGGTAATCCGCACAGAATTCCGAAGAAAACTATTCAGTACCTCTTCCTCAGTTAAGCCGCGTGGCAATCCGTAGGCCGCTGGATCAGTGATATACAAATATGCATTGATCGACAGCGGATAACCGATTGTGATATCCCGAAATTCCACATATTGGTGCAGCTGCTGCGCAATCGCCAAGTCTGGATGATCGAATTCCGATTCATGGGCGAGCAAAAGAAATTGCGGCATTGGAAATCCGTAATGCACGCGCTCATGGGCCACAAGAATATCCTGTGTCAGGCGCTGTGCCAGACTGGAAAGCCCGGTAACGCAAGCCGATTCGCCCACTTCGTTTATTTCTGGTTTCGGTGTGTCTGGTCGTTTGCCCGAGTTAGGAATCTCCGAAGCAACGACCGTAAAAATTGGGCTGGGGCCGTATTCACACCCCATCGCTTTCGTCGCTCTTATCGAGGTCAAGATGCAAACGAATTTCTTCAACCGATTTTTCGATTGCTTTCAGGCGGTCGTCGATTTCGTGGAAGGCTTCGACAAATACACCAGCCAGCGATCCGTAGAACACCGCCAGTTTGCCGTCCGTGGTGTTGGTCACGGCTTCCGGCATAATCTGTTTTACTTCCTGCGCAATCAGGCCCATGAACAGGCGATTACCGGCACCGACTTTCTTGAACGTGTAACCATACAAACGGCGAATCTTTTTCACCGCGCCTTCAATACGCGTGATTTCGGTTTTCAGTGTGCGATCAGACGACAGCGCCACTTCGGTTTTGCAAACCATTTGGCCGATTTCGGTATTGATTTCAACGGTGTTTTCCGTACCGTTGTTGAAGGTCAACATGCCACGCGGTTCCGGATCATCAACGGCCTGCGGGGTCATTCGCGTCATCTGCAAATTCCCGTCAAGCGATTCCATTTTCAACGTGTCATTGAAATTGATCGAACCGAATTCGTTCGCTTTGATTTCGCCTTCCAACGGCCCGCCAGCAATTGGAATATAATCCCCGCCGCCACCGAGACTGGCTTCTACCCAACCGGCGTTGGTAATCGGTTTGCCGTGACCCAGTTCCCAGTTGGTAATTCCTGTTGCTTCAATAACGCGAACCATCATGCCCTGTTTACGGGCTGCGAGTGGAATTGCGTCACGTTCTACGATGCTGCTTACAATCCGGAAACCACCGCGAAGGTCAGTATCCACCAACAGGTAAAAGTCACCCGTTTTTACAAACCGCTGCGAAATATTAGTCGCCACTGTCGCCTCCGACGAACAGCACCCTTACTTCGCCAGATTGAGGTTCAAGGAATTTCACCTCGATATTCTCCCCGACTTCTTGGACACTATCCGGATAAATGATTTGCTTCGTTTGATCGAAACACTGAACAATATAATCAGGAGAACGAACAGGGATATCCACTTGCAATACGTTGGTCAGTGTCGCCTTCGTAATCGTGGCATAGCTCTGAACGTCCACCAGCCGAGCGCCATGGTTTGGCTGCGTTGGCTTTTCCTCAATTGTAATGCCTGCACCAAGCACACGTGGTTCGAATAGTTTTGTCATAAACTTACCATTAAATTAGCGGGAAAACACAAAAACCCACGATTAAGTGGGTTATTTCAAATAGGTTGATGGGTCATCAGAAAGGTAACGCCCAACCTGCCGAGTCATTTTGTGTTTTTGTTGTGCCGGAATAGGTTCTTTAATCCAACGCACGCCATGGGGATCAGAGCGGCGATTACCTGCCAGCAATTCACCAGAAAGAAACGTGCGCGTGTATTCAACGTTTGCCATTACGGGGCCTCCGATGCTTTACGGTCTGCGTATTCGTCCATCGCTCGAATTACTGCGTCACCGAGTGGCACCAACGTTTTCGAAATACAAACCAATGCCGCGTTATCCAGAATTACCGGGAGCGTATTGGCAGCATTGTCGTAAATGAAAGTCGCGTCACCGATGTATTCAGCGGGCGGCGGGAGAATGGTTCCTGCTGCCAGCGAAGCGGTGCCGGTTCCGCAAACGATCTTGAAATAATAGATCGGTTTATTCAGTACGCGATTAGCAGACGGCAGGCCGTTAAACCATTCGCGCACCTTTGCCATTGCGTATTGCTCAAACGTCAGCGGCGTGTATTGTTGCAACGGATCAACCGCCACAACCTGTGCGATTGCGTGGGCCTTACCGCTGAACAACGGGCGTTGTGCCCAGCTTGCATTGGTCAATGCATTCAGCAGCAAATATTCGGTTTTATCCGCAACACAATAAACGGCCATGCCGATACGCCGGGCGCTAAGCGGAATATTGTCGCGTGCTGCAATTGTTGAAACGCTGCGATAACCACCGGCCAGATCGGTATCTTCCAGCAGGTAGGTATCGCCTGTGCGCGTGAATCGCGAAGCAATTGGTGTTGGCATAGTGGGCCTCAGTTCGTATCAGAACGGGAGGATTGAATTTTGTGGTTGCCGCCGACCTTTTCATCACGGTTACGGCCAACAGTTAATTGATCATTGCCGTTCACTTTTACGATGCGATTGCCGCCGATTTCCAGCGTGTAATTGCCGGTAATCTTTTCGAATTTATTGCCTTTGCCTTTGCTCACACCACCAGCCGACTTTTCTTGAATCTCGCTGATTTTGGTATTGCTGGCATTGGTCAAATAACCGGGCACATCGCCTTTCGAACCAGTGATGATTTCGGTGCAGGAACCAACGATTGTTTTGCTGTAATCACCGAGGAAAACAAAGTGAGCATCGCCCGGATTGGTGACGAATACTTCGTTCGTTTTCTTGTCGGCCACAATTGCACAACCGTTCTCCAATTCCATAACCATGCGGAACGGATAGTTGGTATTTGCAATCGAAGAAATCGTCTTTTTATCACCGGGATATGGCGCTAATTCCGGCTTGTGCGGATCGCCTTTAGGAAAGCGAACGCCAACCTTTGCACCGACTGGCGGAACGTTGATAAAACCGGAACGCGTAGGCTTATCGTCGTCGGTGGCGTAGTCCTGATTCATTGGCAACGCCCACGGCAAATGATTGTCGGGGATTGCATCCGGAAAGATACCGGGAATACGCACACGCACGCGGCCATTCTTTCGTGGGTCGAGGTTATCAACCACAACGCCCGCGTGAATGATTTTCGAATCGAGGCCCTGCCGTTGCAAATGCTTTGTCGAGTTAAGCGGTGAACCAGCCATTACGGTTGATTTCCTGTCGCAGCGCACCAAATCATTTTCGCACGCAATTCAACAGCAGCGTGCATCATGTTGAAGTAATACTGAGTCGCGGCGTCCGGGTGTTCAGGATCAATCCGGCGATAGGTGTGATCGGCAATTGTGCCGCTCATATGATCCACGTATTCCCGGCGCTGTTTGGTATTCAATACCGCTTCGCACAGGAAAACCAGTTCGTGATCAATCGTCGGATATCCGCTAGATGTTCCGCACAATTCAATCAGAAAATTCAGTTGTTCTTCGTATGTTAATTCGTCCCACATATTTCGGCTCCAGAAACGAAAAAACCGCGCCGTGCAATTGCTCACAGGGCGCGGTTGGGTTGTACCACCTTTGCCTGAACAAAGGAGAAATTGAGAGAACGTTCCACATATCATTATCGGTCAAGTGGGCAACGACTATCATGTAATGGCCAGCTAAGCCCGTAGCGTCGTTACCCGATCCCCAACCCTTTGGTCTGGCTAGTGTCGAACGTTTCTCAACTCCTTGTACATTATTTACAGTTTTTGGCTGCTATGAATAAATTACAAACGAGTGCGCGAACGCTTTGCACCGACGCCGGTACGAGCATCACGATCCCGAAGGAATTTAACGATCTTTTCGTTCTGACGTTCTTTCGCCAACTTTTGATTGGTCAAATGTTTCTTTTTACCGTCATGCGAATAGCCGTAAGCATCGCCCATTTCACCGAATTGGCGATTCGCCAAACCAACGATTTGACCATTGTTGCGGGCCAATACATCGGAATGCGTATTGTCGAGGTTCTGGTTATAAATGGATTGTGCCTGTGCGCGGAATGCTTCGAACAAACCGGGATTAGTGCGGGCCATGTGCATCAATTGCTGATCGTAGCTGGATGCAGTAGAAGCGAAACCGCCACCGCCCATGCCACCGCCGCCCATATCGCCAGCGTCATCAATACCGTATTTCTTTTTCAAATCTTTGATTTTCTTTTGGTATTGATAAAGCGATTCTTGCGCCAACAAATCGGAATCCTGACCGGCCAACAAACGGTCAAGGTTCAGGCCACCAGCCGCCGCCATAACGCGCAGTGGAACAGGTACGCCTTTATCCGACATGGCTTGCAGCATATCCATGTATTGCTGATCGCCTTCCGGCTGCAAAGTCTTTTCCCAATGGATCGTCGGAATCAAAAGACGGGTGCCGTCGTTGAGTCGTTCGAAGCTGCCCATTGGATCGAGTTTGTCGAGGCTGTTACCGCGAGTAATCAATTTGCCGTCGCGGTTCAGCGTGTAGCCTTTCAACGCGGAAATCATCGGGAAAATGCGGCTGTACAAAGTCTTGCGGGTCAGCCAATCACGTTCAGTACGAATTGCGTCGATAAAGAAACTGGTCGAAGTATCGCCGTTTGCATAAGTCGCGTCACCCGAAAGGAATGCATCGGAAATTCCGAGTGCTTTCATTTTAATCGAGTCGATTGCGTCTTTGTTATCGAAGATTGTCCAACCGCCTTGTGGGTCACGAATTTCCTCAGTGGAAATACCGCCACGCGTTGCAACCACGGCGCCTACCGGGTCAGCATCGGCGTTCATGAACATATCCATCACGGCCTGCATGTCGGCCAGTGTCGGTTCCCATTCGCCAGCGCCGTCAAGCGTTACGTGCAGAATACCTTTTTGACGCATTGCACTTCGTACCAACGTGCCACGGAAAAGGTTTTTCTCCAGCAAATACCACGGCATGATTCGACGATAATAACTGGTGCCGGTTGAACTGGAACCAGAACGGCGCGGAACGTAAACGGTGGATTTCTGGTCGAGTTCCAGCGCTTCGTTCGAAAGCTGTTTCATCACGTCGGCGCCGAGGAATTCACGCAGTGCTTTTACACGCGGACTATCGGAAGCCATGGTCGCCCGGATGTATTCGGGAAACGCTACAGTGATCAGCGGATCGGTGCCGTGGAAAGGCAGCATGTCGATCTTTGTGTTTTCGTAAGCGTGCGGCATGATCCGCGAGAACACTTGCGATTTTTCGTTGTACAAAAGCGATCCGATGAAACCGCCTTTTACGTTGTAGTCGATTGCCACGTCGGGCATCAGGTTGCGGATATCCAGACGATCCACGTTTTCCATAAAATCATCCATCACCCGGCGATCCATGATTCCGGAAATGGTGAAGTCGGAGAACATCAGCTGCGATTTGATATCGACAATGGAACCGCCGATGGAATCGTTGTAATACATGTCCGTGTAAATCCGCATGACCAGTTTTTTCTGTTCAAGGTCTTCGGAAAACACGATATCTTTCAACATCGGATCAATGTCGATTTCGATAGGCATCTGAGACATTTGCGCGTTGCCGCCGCTGCCTGCCGTTGCCAGATAATCGTCGATCTTTTGCTGATTGGTTTTCGGGTAATACTGCTTTGCAGTACCCATCGCTTGCGGGGCGCGATTAGCAGGCGCTTGACCGATTGGAACCCGGTTCGTTTTTCGTAGTTTCATTGATCTTTTGTCCATAGAGGTTTGTTGGATGCGTAGATAACAATAACGTTACCCTGCTTATTGTCGTGCCACATCCCTTCACGCAGTACGGTGCAGGCGTTGCGCATGGCGCGCAAGTGAGTTACCACCTCTGGACAGGATGCATCTTGATTATTCGACCCGTCCGATTTGCGCAGGTCGATATTTACCAACCCTTGGTAGAAAAACACGTCACCGGATTTCCGATAGTCCGTGTAGAATTGCTGCCACATATTGCGGCCTTGCGGTGTGCTTGAAAGATCCGTGCGAATCGAATCATAAAAACGCAGGAAATAATTGCGCATCATGGAGCGTGCAAGGCCCGGCAACGTTGGAGACTGCCGAACCTCAACCTGCACCACGCGATTTCCGAAGTATTGGTTTTCCGCCATTTTGAAATAGCAGGAATAAACACAATCTTCGCCTTTGAACAGGACGACCAACCGACAATTCGACAGGCCCGGAACATAACGATCAGTGCCCACGTAAAGTTTGTATCCGATTCCCATAAAACCAAATGGCTCGGACTCTTCAAGGTCGCCGTCTGCAATCATCTGCAAATAACGGCCTTCGTCTTCTTTGATTGGTTCAACCAGTGCATCGGCTAGGATTGGCATTTTCTTCCTACATAAAATGGAGTGCGGATTTCTTGATCATTTCCATGATCAGTTCACGGTCGTGTTTATAATCCTTCAAACCTTTTTCCGAGAACGGATAGTGGTCGGCAATGGACAGCAACGATTTAGCGGCGGTGTTGAAAGAGCGCTTATCGTAGGAAACCAGCGAATTGTTTTTCAGAGATTTCAGGAGGGAGAACATATCTTCCTCACTTTCAATCTTGCCACTCTTCAGCAGGTTGTAAACGTGTTTGGCCGGAGGTTTGTTATCGACGTGGTGATCTTCGAACGAACCTTCCTCGGAACCCATCCAGTTATCGAGTGCGCCGCGTGGAACTTTCAAAGCTACATGACCCGGTTTTTCAGCCGGTTTTTTCGCAGTCTTCTTAGGTTCCTTTACAGATTTTTCTTCCACCGGTTTATTTTTCTCGGCTGGATTTACAGGCATTACACTCGGACTGGTTTTCTCAACGTCATACGGCGGCTGGTCGAAGTTGTTCCCCAGTTTGTATTGAGGCTTCACGTATTTGATTCGGTAAATAAAGAAACGGCCACGCGATTCAGCGGCTTCCATTTCCTTGTATTCTTTCAGCGAAACATTCTCATAGGCCCACGACGCGCCGTTGTGGAATGCAACGTACAAAACTTTTCGTTTCTTGTCGTAAATAACGGTGTTGAGGTTGGAGCTATCGACTTCCATCCGAACCCAACCGGCAGGCAGTTCGGTTACTGGTTTGTCGAGTCCACCGACGCCCGCTTTCACTTCTTGGCGTTTGATCTTTCCCGACCAGCCTTTGGAGTGCGTAACGATGCGCGTGTATTCCTGATCATTCAGCGAGAACTGAATATCGGGACTGTTTTTGTGTACGACGAAAATGCCATGTGCGCGTTTCTTTACACCGTAGATATTTCCGGGGTGAAGTTCCAGCACGTAGTCTTCGTTGTGGCGATCCTGATCGAAAACCAGTTCCGCCGCTTTTTCGTCATACTGAAACCATTTGAACTGCGTCAGGTTTAGTGACATTAGGGAATTCCTCGAAAATCTTGGGATGCAAAGTTTTCATAATAGTCACCAGCAAAAAGAAAGTAAACAGCGCCCCAAATGGAGCGCCGTATTTAACGACTGCGACCGGAACTCATAATCATGAGTGGTGCGCCGTTTTGTGTGGTCAGGCCCCCGCCACCATTGCCAACCGATCCGCCACCGCCTGCGCCAAGTTTCGAAGCAGCCAACGCGTTAGGACGTGCAAGCGTAAGGTTCATCGGTTCTGCCATAAGCATTCCGACGTATTCCTCTTCCATCAAACCCCACAACAGCAGGGCCATCGCTCGCCAGTTATCATCGGTATATCCATCGCCTTTACCAACACCTTTTAGTTGGTCGCGAATGGTAAACATCTGTTTGTACAAATGCGCTACAGGTTTTTCGTGGTAAAACTCACGATAGTTCGAGTCGATAACGTCGATCAAAGTGTTAACCTTGATTTCGGATTTAGGCAGAATAATCTGGCCCTGTTCCATTCGCGTTCTGACGCCCACCATGTCCACGTATTTCAGACTGTATTGCTTTGCGATAAAGTCCGGCATTGCATCGTCGGCTTCCGGATCGCTCATGTCACCGCGTGCATCGTCCAAAAGTTTAATACTGTTCCAGCGGTCGGCCAGAAGTATCTTGCAATTACGCGCCTGCATGATTGGCAGGATAACGTGATCGTAAATCTTTGAATGATTCAAACGGTAGCCGGGCAGCGGAATAATCTCGCCAACAAGGTCTACACATAAATTAAAATCTTCGTCGAGAGTACCGCCGCAAACAGAAAAGCTGTTGTCCTTTTCCCCGGCGTCGATTGCCAGAATAGACGGCTTGCCGCTCTTCTTGATTTTCTCGATTTCGGCGTACATGTACGACTGGCCGAGTTGCTTGCTGTTTTTGAAACGCGTAACCAGTTTGATCGCATTCTTTTTCGACGTATCCTCGGTGTTCATGATGAACTTGTGGTTCGCGAGGAATGGGTTTGCGATCAGCGGCGGATTTGCACCGAAGTTCTTTTCAGCAGATTCCGGATCTTTGCGGTAAGCATCGACAATAACCTTGGAATTGCGTTTGAAGTTCGGGTTTACTTCCCACGTTGGCCGGTGAATCCCGTAAATGGATTGGGATTCTTTCGCACGATCCAGCAGCACGTGGATCATGTCGTTTTTTGCGGTCGGAGAACTTACGTTCATCGCGTAGGCACTAAGCACGTCATCGAAGCCACGTTGAATTAACTGTTCAGCCGCACCGCGCACGGTAAGCAAGCTGTTCGCCAATGCATCGTAAACTTCGTAGGCGTTGATTTTCACTTTGCCGGAATCTTTTTCAGCGTCGAAGTATGCAATTTCGTCGATTGAGAAAAAGACGCGAGTACGTCCCCGCATTACCCGTTTGTCTGGCCCCATCGGGTGATATTGCAAACCCCGAACACGGTAGTCAACGAAGGTATCCGTCAGTTTGAAAAGACGTTCGCCATAAACGTTTTCGTAATGCTTGAGCATCCCGTGGTATTGCTTGAACCATGCGGACTCAATGAGCGCGCCATAGAACGGCGTCCACAAAGTATCCTTTGCTTGCGTGTAGGTCAGGGCCGCGAACGTGCCTTGCAGCATCGTGGTACGTGACAGGCCATAGAACTGCGCAGGCTTTTGCAGTTTCAGCAATCGGTGCAGGTGATAGGGCGCTAGATACGTGCCCACGGTGTGAGATTTACCGGAGTTGTGCGAAAGAATACCGCCAGTGATGAACTGGTGCGTTTCCGGCAGAGTGAAATCGTAGGTAGGAAGAACGCCGAACTCAGAAATTTCTGTGATTTGATCGGTGAATGTGCCGGAAGTCCAAGCATCTGTTTTCAGATTTTCGAACGTGGCGTTTTCGAGTTGAATTGCTGGGCCGTCAATCGTGTGAGGATAACCAGCATTCAGGAGAAGTGCGCTAACGTCGCGTAGGGCTTCGGTGCCCACAAATACGCGCCGCGCTTCGCGGAAGAGGCCTTGCAGAAATTTGATTACATCCGCTTCGCACGATGTGCGTATTTGCAGCGGAAGAATTGTATTGAAAAAGTTGCTGCCCATTTGGCGAGCATCACGCAACACACCTTGGCCGAAGATCCGTTGGCCGTAGTGAATTTCCAGCTGCGTGTTCGGCACCAGTTCACCAATTTTCACGAAACCAAATTCCGTGTCGATAGGATGGTCAGCTGTGCCAGTAACAGAGAAACCACGTGCAGTATCTACCCGATAAACCATTTCTGGCTCAGCGACGAAATAATGCGACGTGGTTTCAAATTGTTGGCCGTTGTGAATTGGCGTTTCGAATTCAGTAAATCCGATTGGTGCCCCCGGATAAACTTCGTCGATGTGCAGCAGGCCGTGCTGCGATAGAACTGGTGTGCTGCCGATTACGCAACGTTGCCCGGCGTTGATTGCCAGTTCGTTGTAGTACGGCATCAATCCCGCGTTGACGGCTTCAGAGCGCCCACGGTGACAGTGCGGACACACGCCCTCTTCCAGCAGCGCGACTTTCCGTTCGAGTTTCGAATACGTGTCGTCAACTTTGTGGTCGTGCAACAACCACTGCATATCCGAACACGAATAACAAACGTCGTTGAATCCGATCAGGCCCCAAATCAATTGTTCGAGGAACGGACGTTCATCACCGATGGTGCCGAATTTGTCTTGCGTGACCCATTCGTAAAAGTTTTTCGCGACTGGCAAATCGCCGTCGTCGATTTTCATGTCCTTCGGGATTACAACTTTCGAGTCCATCAATTCGCGGATGGTTTTCGAAATATTGATTTCCGAATCCACATCCAGACTTGTAATCATGGATGCGGCGGACTTGCCCATGTGTTCAATGTCATCGTGGGCGGGAACCCGTCCGTGTTCCTTCAAATTCAGAAGGTAATCGAACGGATTATCCTGCGCCACCATGATGCGCTTGTCGGGGACTAATAAGCCCCCTTTCGATTTCTTCATCTTCATTATTTGCGTGTACCTCGGATGCCCCACATCGTTTGCGGATGATCGGCATTCTGCGTAGTTTGCTGTTCTTTCGTAAGTACGCGTGCATACAGTTCCTTAGCATGTTCGAATCCCTTGCGTGCAGCCACACCCGCGTCGTATTTATCGAGAGCGTGGACAGTTTTTTCAGCAAGGAATGCAGTGACTTTTTCGATGTAGGATTCTTGCTGCGTTCCGGTCAAAGAAGTGGAACGCGCCATGGTTGCGATTGCGTCGAGCCGGGACAGCGGGACAAAGGCGTTAAGCAACGCCAAGTCCATGTCGAGTTCGATATCGAGGCCGCTACTCAAAGCAGCCTCAACATATTCCGCCGCATCGTGCAAAGCACTGAGAGACGCGGCGTTTTTATAAAAGAGTTTTTTGTAACGTTCCAGTTCCCGCGATGCTTCCGAATTGAAATCCACTAATTCAGAGTCAGGAACCTCGAACTCGTTCATTGCGAGCGGAGATTCTTTTTCTTCGTAGTAGTGAATATTTTCGTGGCGAGTGCGCGGGGCATCGTAGGGAACGTCCATGGCAATTGCGTCTGCATAACGCCATGGCGGGATGGTCGGGTCAGCACGGAAGACTCCGTTTGGCACCGGTCGATGTTCGACAAGGAAAACATTTTTCGTTGGAAAAACGTCATGGGTTCCTATGCGGGTGTTGCCTGCAACAATGTCGATGTGTTCGCCGCGTGTGAGCTTATCAAGAGAGCGCGGCAGGCCCATCATCATACCCGATGGATTTGGTGCTGGATTTAGATTTTTTCTTTTTGCCGGGGTTGAGTTCTTCTTTGAGTGACTTGGTTCCTTTTTTCTTGAGCTTTTTCGGCTTGTCGTCGGAGTCTTTGAGCTTTTTGCTTGACCCGTCTTTAAGCTTTTTCTTTTTCGGCTTTTTGTCTCCGTCGTCATCTTCGAACTCAAGGTTTCCTCCGCCCGATCCGCCGTTTTGCGTGCCGGGGTTAAATACAGTCATGATATCGAAACGTTCTTCGAGGTCGTAACCGAAGTTTGTTTCACCGTCCCGGTCTTTGGAAACGAACATTGGAATCAGGCGCACTTCGCGACTTTCCGGACGGGTGTAGTTCCACTGGATTACAACGTCGGCGTGTTCCTTCATACCTTTGGAATAACGCATGCTTTCTTTTTCGTCGTCCAACTGTGCAAGCAGGATAACGAGGGCGCCAGTTTCTTGCGTGTAGTTCTTCGCGATACGCGCCGCATCCATCAGAGATTTCCACTGATCTTTGCCGCTGTCTTCGTTCAACAAACCGATGTAGTCGATCACGATGATTTTGTAGCCAAACGGCTTGGCGAGTTGCAGAGTTTCTTCCATGGACAATCCGCCTTTCGGGCAGTGGATCGTCTGGTGGATACCGTGCTTTTCACCATGCTTTGCAAGATCCTTTTCGACCTTGCGGATTTTGCGTTTGTCATCCTCAGTCAACACGGCATGCTTGAACCGCTTGAGCGGAATGCCTGTTAAGTGAGAATACATCCGCTGCGTTTCTTGAATCTCCTGCATTTCGAGGGAGACGCGGAAGACGCTTAACTTTTCATTCAAAAACATGTGCAGCGCAATGTTCATCGCGACTGTCGATTTACCACCGGAAGTTGTCGCGGCCAAAAACACCACGCCAGAATCCGGAAACCCGCCGTTCGCCAAATCGTAAGCGGCCATGCCCGTTTTAATCCGGGGCATGGTTTCGTTACGACAGATACGGTCGGTTACTTCGCGACTGTTTGCATCCTTACCGAAGCGCAGAAAAGAAACGTCTTGATGCTTAGCGGCGGTGGCTTTCGTAATGTTCTGCTGGACGCGGTTCAGAAGGTTTTCAGCATCAACTGCCGTGCCTTCGAGCGATTCATAAATAAGATTCGCAACGTCCCGCATGACTCGAATTTTGCGGAACTCTTCAAGAGTTTCCAGCGTCTCCCGCATTTGCGATTTCTTGACGCAAGGTTTTTCCTTGGTTTCCGCCAGAATATCGCGAATGTCTTCGTCGAGGCTTGGGTCTTCAATCAGACTTTTCCAGCTGACGATTTGGAAACGCTTCCGCGCCAGCGATGTGATTCGCTCGAAAGCTTGTCGCATCACCGGCGTGAAGAAATGATCCTTGTTGAGTTTGCCGAGCCACAGTGTTCGCTGTTCTTCGTTCATCTTTTTGGTCGTTACTGTTAGCAACGCCCGGAGTTCAGCGGTCTGACTGTGAATCTGCATAGTTTACCTACTACGATGCCACGGAAGCGGCCCCAAGTTGTTTTAAGTATTTTCTCCAAAGCGGGACACTGCGGCGTTTCCGGTTGACGTGGAAAACATCGCCTTCTGCCAGTGGTACGGGATGAATCCCGATCACATCGAAGTATTTCAGCGAGGCCAATGCACAGTCAAATTCGACGCGTGTCACGTTGTAGCACGTGCGCTTCAGATCATTAAAAAGGCGCACGTCAGTTTGGTTTGGTTGCAGCCGGATCAGATTGTAAAGCTCTTTCATAATCTGGCGCTTGTAGGTAATCGGAGCATCCACTTTCCACAGGGTCAGCGCGTCTGCTTCCATGTCCTTGAGGTGGACTTTCACATCCATTAAGCAAACTCCTTATGTGCAGTCAGTACACCACCGATGTATTGCACAAAACGCATGAACGCTTCCCGGTAAACGCCGACATATTCAGCGAGTGTATTCAGAAAGGTCTGGTGCGGAACACGACGTTGGTAGTCGGTATGGTCGATGCCCCGGCCAAGTTTATTATTGCGCTTCAGGAACCGCGTGAAACCTTCGTCGATGTGCCCACTCAAAATTTCCAGCACTTTGAGTTTGCGGCCTTTGAACTTGCTGAACAAACGGCTCATTAAAATCGACGATTCAATTGTTGGCGTCGAGTCCTCAACCTGAGTACCCATCAGCATGTCGAATTCCGACTCGCCTTCTGCGCCTTTGTGAGTCTGGTTTTCCGAACGGCAAACAACCTCATAATTCTGACCGCCGTAGCCGTCATCACCGGTTGCCACCAAACGGCCCCGCTTGCCGGTCGTGTGCTTCTTGCACAGGTTCGTCGTCTCATTGGACGCGGAACGGCGCAGGTAATTCACGATGTAGGCTTCAGGCTGCTTTGTCGGGATCAGCGAGTGATAAGCGCGCAGGACTTTGCAAGTCAGGTCGCCGTTGAAATCCTTGTTGCTGGTGTTTTCGGATTTCATCACAAAACTAAGTTTTTTCCGCACACGGGATGTAATGTGGCGGGTCGCTTTATCCAGAAGATCGTCAAACGCTTTTTTGTCCCGACGCATTGCCACAATCGAAACGTCGCGGGCAATCAGACCACGCGCAACAGCGTAGGCCTTGACGTTGGCCTTGAACGAACGGCGCGTAAAGTAGTGACGGAAAAGCGCAATGTCTTCCGCGTTCAAATACGCTTGGAGCTTGTTGTAGGCGTCAGCATTGTTTGGGACAAGCGAGAGGAACAAAGCTGCATATTTCACGTTGACCGTGAGATAGCTTTTTTCCATGAGGCCGAGTCGCACATCTTTTCCGCTCATACCTGTAGGGGTCAGGTCGATGGTTTTGACGTTGCGCTGGAAATCGAAAGCAGAATTTACGCCGGACAAACAGAGAATACATTCCTCGATCAAGCGCTGCCCGTCATGGGACTGAGGATCAATTCCGATTTGAGTGATGTATTTACCCAGCATTATTCTGCACCCCCACGAACGTTACGAACTTTAACCCCGGAACCACGTTTCTTTTTCGGCGCGTCATCATCACCGTCGTCGCCTTTGTCACGCTTAACGTCGCGTTCCACAAAGTTGGCGGCGATGTTGTCCACGTCGTAACCAGCTGCCGCATCGGCCACCAGACTGATAAGATCCGGCAAACCTTTTTTGCGACCTTTCCGAACACCACTTGAGGTAAACACATCGTCAATCGTCGAAACACCGATTCCGTCTTTAGCCATTTTATCGCCAAGATCAGAAATGCCGAGATTGAATTCCTCTTCGTGGCGCCAGCGCCGGGAAATCAAAGTAGTTGCATCAGGGTCGAGCAATGCACCTTTCGCCATCATGCTGTCATACATGGATTTAAATTCGGCTTCGGTGTGAATTACCGGGCGGCAATGCGGCCCGTAAGTCAGGACGCAACGGCCATCGGCGCTCATGAGTTTGTATTGCTGTGAAGTCGCGTACATGACATACGCTTGCATGAAATTGGAAATGTAATTGCGGTTTGCTGCGCCGCGATAACGAACATAAACCTTCTGCATAAAGGTCATGCCTTGATCACGTGTCGCAGGCTCGTTAAACATCAGGACGCCAAGGGCACGCAGGGCCTTAGCGTCAATGCTGCCGATCAGGTCAGCCAGTTCAGCAATTTTGTTATCGCCCAGCGCCCCGACAGGGCGAGTGTTTGGCGAAAACTTTGGACAAATACTAGACGCCTCGGTTTTTGGTTCGCGGTTTTTCGCGGACTCTTTAGCCGAAACATTACCTTTTTCCGTCGCACTTTTCTTGGTCAGATTACCCTTCGGAACCACCCCACATGGAACCGTATTTCCTTCGACCAGTACGTCGTCTTGTAGGCCGCTGCAATCACCACAGGTTGGGCTTACTTCGCGAAGTGCCTTTGTTACCCGTGCTTTGATCCCTGATTGAACGCTCATTATCCAAGTAGCCCCTATTTCTTAAATGATCACTAATTGCTAATATCATCGCTTTCTCTAGCGACGATACGTTGCTGTCCGATTTGAACAGTTGCAGTGCTGTGTGCAACGCAGGGGACGCTTTGAATTGCATGACGTACTGTTTACCCACAACAGCTTCGTCAGACAAAATTGCCTCTACCAGTATTTTTAACCACTGGCCTGCATTGTGTTCCATGGCCGGAGTCGCCCAGTATTTTTTCTGGATTGCTCGGCCTGTTTTAGTTCTAGCGTAAATAGCCAACGCATGTGCATGCAGAAGGTTATGACACTGAGCGCAAAGAGGGATTTGCAGGCTGTTTTTACCGCCAAGCGATTGCGGAATTGTGTGGTGCCAGTGCAAAAGCGACTGGTACTTTTCGCAAATCGTGCAGTCTCCCTCATTGTACTTTTCTGTCACTTCGTCCGTGCTGGCGCAGGGCGTTTGCTAAGACGCGTGGGTTCCATTTGATGGCGCGGAATATCCCACTGAACTTTTGTGTTGGTCAACGTGTTGGCAAGTTTCTTACGAACTTTTTCTTCAATCAACCAGACGAGTGCGATTCGCGGGTTGTTCGGATTGCGCACGATGGTATCGGATGCAACAGCAAACGAAGTGCCGGAGTGGCGAGCCGTTTCGTTAATGTGACCAACGATCTTGTGTACTTCGGTTTCCAACGCACTGTTATTATTTACAGTTTTCATCCGCTGGCCGTCTTTGGTCAAACGGATGCCGTCTTTAATACCGATGCGATCAAGATCAATGCACAGCAGCAGTTGGTTTTCCAGAACGATAAAGTGGTCGCCAATGCGAGTCACCTTGAGGCCAGCGTTTTCCAAACGGGTTGGATTTTTGTAAACGCCAATGTCTTGGAAAATCGGAACAACGGGATAATAGATTGAGGCAAAGGGATGTTTCAGGGTTCGCGGCATACGACGCGACAATTCTTTGTAGGACTCGGAAAGAGTCGCCAAATCATCGTCGTGTTTTTTGACCAGTTCGCGCTTGAGAGCGGCCAGACGGGTTTTGCCTTTTGGGGTTTCCTCGGACGCGGCCAGCACTTCGCTGTACGTGAGGTCATTCCAAACAGAGTCAGGATTTTTGACTGGCTTTCCGCCCGGAGTCAATTCGCCGGATTTGTAAGGCTGGATCGAGCGCAATTGCGAGAGCGTGAAATTCTGATCCAGAAATTGGCGAACATGATTCAGCGCCAATTGCAGATCAACTTTCGTGCCGCCGATGGTCAACGAACCGGGATCGAATGCTTCAATGAGGCGTTCGACTTCGGCTGACGTATCTTCGTCGGAGACGTAGCTTTCGCGGATTTGCGTTTTCTCTTCAGCAGTCAGACCGCCGCCAAGCTGCAAAGTCAATGCAGAGTGAAGCGTGCCCAAATGATCGCGAGAAATACGACGGATCGGCCCCAAGGAACTGAACACGTCGGTGCGCAAACCTTCGGCGGTTTCTTTGACCAGTTTCCGGATCTTCAGAAGCGTCGATTTGCTACCCGTTGGGAGGCTACCCTGATTCAACAGGATAGTGGCTTGGTTCGAAATTTCTTCAAGCCGTTTGATAATGTCGCTTTTACGCGTGAGCGTATTTTCTGCCATACCGGATTCAAAGGCATTGAGCGCTTTGATCAGGTCGTCAAATTTAGAATGAGCCACTATGTAAATCCCCGATTATAGACGTAGCAAGGGCCTAGAAACTGCCCCGGTAATATAAAATTACCATTCGCTCCTACTGCTTTTTACGACGCCAGATGATAGCCGACGCTGCTGTCTTTACGCAGAGCTATTCGTGCTTCGCCTGAGTTGCGACAATTCGGAATGCGTAGGGCAATAGTGAAACCTGCCTTCGCATAACAATTCATTGCCGCTTTATTTTCTTCGCCTGTAAAAAGCATAATCGGGTATTCAGCGCGCTCCTGCCAAATAAGTTTTTCGAGTTCCATCAGCATCTTGGTAGCGATGCCTTTGCGTTGGAACTTATCCAGTACCAAAACGTTATGCACGTAGATACTTTCTTTGTTTGCAGTAGCCATAATGTACCCGGCCACTTCCTTTTCCGCCGCCTCAATATTCTTATGAGACGCCACCACAAGCACGCTATCTTTGCGTGGAATGTGGTCTGCAATATAACCGATTGAATCTGCGCATCCGTTAGACAAAACGAGTAGGCAAGAAAAATCCCCGGACTCGAATGTCTGATAGTCGATATCCATATACCGATCCTTCAAACTGCTGGTTGTATGCATGGCATTCAGGGAAATGAAACTTCCCATATTCCGTTAGTGTGTTGCTCAGCACGACCGCGCTGAACCCGTCAATTCTACCGAAAATCAAGCACTTAGGCAAGCTCACGCGATATCGGAAGTTATGCCCGGAGACGCCCGTACTACGGGGGCCTTGGGGAGGGCTGCGGCCTAGCACACTGGGGCCGTGCCTGTCAACTACCCGACCGCTAGGTTGCCCCGGCATCCGACGAACGCGGCGTGGTCATGCACGCGCATTAAACGACGCCCGATGAAATTCCGTGCGCTGAAATTCTTTGTCGTTTTCCAATTTCATCGCGTAGGAATCCGGCGCGTATTTATTCAGTCGATGGTTGAAACCGATTTCCTTGTAGAATTCGAAAATGCCTTGGAAAGTTGGGTAGGGAATCAGAGCGTTGTGAATACGGATAAAGTTTGGATCGGTGCTGCGTTGCGGAACACTGCCGTCAATAATTGCGCAGGTGCGTTCCCATCCACCTTGAAAAGATTCGTAGTCGCGCAGGTCGTGATGCACGATGTACGAAGCGCAGGATTTTTTGATTGCACGGCGCTTATGTTCGCGGTTGGTGAATCCTTGGCGTGAGCGGATTTCCCGGTAGAAGCCCGGCTCAGAAAAATCAGGCACCATCACCCGGTAGGCCTTCAGGACGAAACCCGAATGGGCGCGTAACAGGATCATGATTTCTTTCGACTTAGGTTTTTGTTCCATTTTGTACCCCACGATTAAATCGGATTGAGAGTATCCAAGTAGTTGAGGAATTTCTGAAAGGCGTAAATGCACAGACCGAAGAAAGTCAAAAACAGCAGCAGGTCGCCAAAACCCATTGCGATCAGCGGCGGTCGGTATGGTCTACGTGTTTCCTCTTCTGGTTTTTTCCAGCGGCGTTCGCGGGCGTTACGTTCCCGTGTTTCTTCGCCGTAGGTTTTATTTTCTGCTTCGATCAATTCCCCGATCCGCGTAACGGTGCCGGGTTTGATTATCGGATTTTCCATATGCAGTTCTAGGCCCAAGAATGGAGAAAGGGGCCAAAAGGCCCCCGTCTCTTTTACCGCATCAGATTTTGATTTTGGCTTCAGTCAGCCAGAAGATGCTTTGTTGCAGGTTGGTAATCGACAACGCGACTTCCCGACCGCCGCCCAATTTATTTGCCTGCAAATATGCCTGCAATTTTAGGAGCGCTTCCAGATTGGTCTTGAGGAATTCCAACGACGCAGCCGTCATACCTGCCGCGTGCGCTGCCGTGTTTTCTGTTACTACGTCGTCGGGTTTCATTCTTCGTCCTCTCCGTCACCTTTGGCTGCGGCTTTCGCTGCCTTTTTGGTGTGGGTTGCTTTGATTTGCTCAAGGTACAAATCGTAACCCTTGCCGGATTCGATTTGCTTGCGGCACCACTCGTAAATACGCAGCGGCTTGACCTTCATTTTTTCGCAGCAAGATTTGATCAATTCTTTTTTGCCATCGACCAATTTCTTCAGATCCATGTACGACAGGGTGTGACCTGCGAACGGTGTACCTTCTGCGAATTTCATTTTGTTGCGCTGGCCGGAAATCTGACCAGTTTCTTTCAAGTACATCCACGTATCCCACACGCGGTCGAAACCGAGGCCTTCGCCGTCTTCGTTCGACACATACAAACGCATGATCATGTTGGATTTTTGCGGGCCACCGAGTTTATTTTTGAATGCGTGGCATTTGATGTAACGGTAGGTATCAACACCGTTACCGCTGATCGACGGCTCTTCTTCCATCATGCCTTTCGCGTGCGGAATCGCAATCGGAGACATACGGAAACGAGCGTCAGAGAAATATTTCAGCGCTTGACCGCAAGGTTCCTGTTCGGTCGGGCCGTACATCGCCATCGGAACAGAACGCAATTGGTTGATGCCGAGAACCAGAACGCGTTTTTCTTTCATGCGGCCTTTAACACGTTTGATCCCGTCAGAGAACATACGCGCTTGCGAGGCCAAACCGTCTTTACCTTCGTCGCTGTCATCTGCACGACGCGAAAGCATTGCCGGGTAGGAGTCCACAAGGAACACAGCCTGCGGCAAACCGTGAGGCGCCGGGACTTTGAACTTGTTGGTCTTCTTGAAATATTTAACGTCGTAGTGACCCTTGGTCAGCTTCTGATTTGCTTTGGTGTTTTCGTAAATGTAGAAGAAATCACCATCGAGTTTCAGAACAGACGGAAGCTTTTTCAGTGTGCTAGCCAGCGCATCGAAAAAGTCTTCGCCAACTGCTGGCGCGTAGTTACGAATACGCGGGCGAATAATCCACTCGCCGTCTTTACCTTGCAGGCCGAAAACCTGCTCAACAGTACCGGCAGAACCGCCACCGTTATATTTCCACATGTTGTTCGCATATTCTGCGGAGAACGAACCTTCGTAGTCGAAGAAAAACGCTTTCCCCAAGAAATCTGCTTTACGAACAATGGAACCCATCACGGTTGTGGCGAGCGTGGTTTTACACGACTGTTCCGCACCGTAGAAGGTGTACCAGCCACCGGCCAGAAGGCCACCAGCCATTTGCAGATCGAGACAGAGACTGCCTGTTCCCAATCGGTCTTCTTTTTCGTTGACAGACATGGAGGTCAGGCCGACCTTTTTTTCCATGTTATCAATTTCGTCTTCGAATGATGCGTAAGGGTTGAAGACAAATTTGTCGGACTTTGCAGACGCGACGGCTACATCCTTGCTCTTAGAGCCTTTCACTGCCGGAGCTTTCGACTTGGAAGTCTTTTTCTCAACGACGGCTGGAACTTTCGACTTGGAAGTCTTCAGAACCTTTTCGGAAAGGTCGAGCTTTTTGGTCTTTACGGCGGTTTTTGCCATGCATTCTCCACAGCAGGTAGATCAGGGAAGTGGGCCTAAGAATCTAGGCCCAGTCGGCAGTTACCGATTAGTCATCCCACGCGTTCTTTTTCTTGCCGCTGCCTTTCTTGTCAGCTTTCTTCACTTTCTTTTTGGCGCCGCCTTTCTCTTCCTTGTCCGAAGATTTTTTCTTTTTCTTCGGAGCTTCTTCTTCCTTGGCTTTCTTTTTCTTCTTCGGCTTTTCGTCTTCGTCATCGTCGTCCGACTTCGACTTCTTTTTCACCTTGGAAGACTTGGCGTCTTTGTCCGAAGACTTTTTCTTTTTCTTCGGCTTTTCGTCTTCGTCATCATCGTCGTCGATGGACTTGGACTTCTTTTTCTTTTTCGGTTTTTCGTCTTCATCATCGTCATCGTCGATGGAAGATTTCTTTTTCTTTTTCTTCGGCTTTTCGTCTTCGTCGTCATCGTCGTCGAGCGAAGTGGATTTGCCTTTCTTTTTCTTCGGCTTTTCGTCTTCGTCTTCATCGTCGTCATCGTCGAGTTCTTCGCCGCCGATGATTTCCATACGCTTGACGTCTTCCTTCGCAGCCTTTTCGGTCATGCGACCGGTGGCGTCCAGAAGTTCTTCAGTGAGGTTCCACGTCAGATAGCCTTGCTCTTCGTCGCTCAGCGGAGTAGGGCCGTCCGCTTTGTCGATGGTATATTTGTCGGTGCCCGCTGCGTCCGGTTTGAATTTCAGTTTGGTATCGAAACCGAACTTCGCATCGGATACGTCGTACTGCGCGGTTTTGCCGGTTTTCTTCGACTTGATTTTGTTTTCTTCCGACAATTCTTGCAGTCGGTTGATCGAAGTCATGGTCAGACGGGCAACGCGAACCGGAGTCCAAGTTTCAGAATTGATATCCTTGAAACCGGAATTCTTTTCTTCCTTGGTTGGCTTCGACGCTTTACGCGGCGGGCCTTCTTCCTGCATGTCACGGTCGATCACGTTGAACAACCAGAAGTCGGATGCACGCACCGGCTTTTCTTTCTGGCCTTTGAACTTGTCGGCCAGCGCCATGTACGGGCACTTCACGCCTTTTTTCGGGGTTTCCGGATCGTTCGGATCGAAGTCGATAGCGTAACGCGGAATGTTCACTTCGCGTTTTTCTTTGCCCTTGCCACCGGCCCACAGTTTGATCCAGACCTGACGCACTTGCAGCGGCATGATCGGCAAAATGCGGAACAGGAAATATTTGTTTTTCGGCCACTGGATGATATCAACAACTTCGTCCAAGCGGAGCGAATCACCCTTGCCACTGTTGGTGCGGATGCTGCCCATGCCTTTAAAAACGGCGGTCGCCATGCGGTTGTTCCTCTAGATTCAAGTCGAATACCCGGAAAGCTTTTCTCTCCTGAGTATTATTTACAGTTTTATTCGTCTACGTTGGGTAGGCCGGTTGCTTTTACTTCTGCAACAAATGCTTGCCCAGCTTCGCGCAATTCTTCCGTGCGTTTCAGAACCTTGTAAAGTTCGCGAACTTCGTCGGCAGTTTTGTAGTCGTCACCAACCACAATACCGGCGCGGATAAAACGTTCGAGGTCTTCACCATGCGGGGCGTAAACCCGAGTCGGCACATACGGAAATTCGATGTAAACCCGGCTCTGATAATTCGTCACGGTCTGGCCGTCTTCACAAACGACAACGCGACCGGTGGAATCGTAAGCCTGCGAATCACCATCACGGAAAATGTGACCACAGCGAGCGTTCTGCAACATCGGTTGCCCGCCGCTGATATTGGCAACGTCAACCCATTCGTCATCGGTGCCAAGGATCGGAGAAAGCGGTTCGAACATTCCAACTTTCTGAACCATCTGGAACAGAAAGTTGATGCTGAAACCGGTGTGCCCCTGACGGGAAACAACTTCCAGAATTTCACGCACGTTTTGATGCATATGTTCCTGCATCGTCAAATCGCTTTCGTCGTTTTCCGGATTGGCCCGCATGTTCCGCATGGTGATTGCGAATTCACGGTCAGCGTGTGCAAGCAAATTGCTCATGGTGTAATCCCTTTATGTCGGATCGCCCGGCCAGTAAACAGAGGCTGCGCGTTCCAGTACGTTTTTAAGTGCCTTTTCGTAGGCCTCTGCTGCAATCTGTTTGGCGCGTTCTTCAGTCGTCAGGAAAAGCACGATGTTGCCCTGTGCGTCACGCGGATTTTGGAAATCGACAACTGCAACGTTGCTTTTTTCTTTCATGAACATCACTCAGTTTATTTACAGTTTTTCTTCGAGCATGTGCTGGCGCATAATTGCCTGTTCTTCTGGCGTAAAATGCTCGCCAATATCCAGACTCAACCGAGCGATGCCCATCGGATCTACTTTTTTCGCAAGCATCTGCACAAGCGAGCGACTTTGTTCGACTTCGATTCCTTTTTCCAGCGTGTGGCCCGGCGCCAGAACAGAATGCAGGGCCATGCTTGAACCTTCGTCGTCATCGTCGCCATAAATCGTGTCGAGGCTCACACTGAAATTGACGTGGTGGCTAGTCCCCTCGAAAAGCTTTTTCTTCTGTGCTTGCGGCACAGTGTAAGCCACGCCATATTCGTGTTCTTTACTGGCCTTCATCGCGTTTTTTGTCCAGAACGTGACGTAGGAAGTTAAGGCACCTTTTCGACTGTCGTATTTATCCATCGCCGTGATTACAGCCTTGATAATCGACTGCACAAGGTCTTTGAAACTCGACCGGCCTTGCGCACCGATCACGTGGGCCTTCGCCCACTTGTTGGCGTTCTTCACGTACAGGTCAACGACGGAATTTCGGTACACGTAAAAACGTTTCAGGTACGCGTTGCAAATTTGCAGGGTGTTGTAGAGTGCCGAGCGCTCACACATCCCGATCAACACCGCGTCCCGATCAAGGGCAATCTTCTTTTCCTTGGTAGGATTCAGCAAGAATTCCTTGTAGCGTTTCACGTAGCCCATGTTTTGCTCAGTGAACGAAATCAGAAACTTGTGGATGAAAAATCTTTCCACGCGAGCCGCACGAATGAACTCGAATTTCTGCTTGCGATCCTGAACACTGAGATAGGCCGCGAGTTTTTCCACAGCTTCCCCACGATCCAACGAACTCAGCTTGCGTTTGCGGTTGGTCGCTACCAGCAGCAACAGATACTCAACTTGCGGATCGAAAATATTCGTGTACAGGACAAGTGGTTCGAGTGCCTTGTACAAAAACATATCCATAATCTGCTGAATTTGTTCGCCGGTCATGTTTTTATCAGCAGACATTTTTTCCTCCGTTAAGATGGTTCATTACCGTCACGCATGGCGCGCTGTTTGTCGCGATGGATTATCTGTGTGCAGAAGTCGTGCCCGTGTGCGCAATCGTCAGGCATTCCCTTTGGAAAAGTACAGCAGCAGTCGGCACAAATCCAACTGCATTCACCGCGTGCCGCCCGGTCTGTCCAGTCACGGGTTTCGGCATTCATTTTTTCAATGTGTGCGTTCAATTCCGAGGCGGCAATGCTGGTGATTTTGAGCATTACAGGACTTCCCAGTCGTCGGCCATCAGATCGCCCATGGACGGAAGCCAACCCGGTTGCAATTTGCCCTGCGCGTTGTGCAGAACGAAACACGGTTCGAAATTCACGCCGAAATCTGCGAAGCGTTCCAGATAAACACACTGGCCTGCACCGTTCCAGCCAGCGCGGCGAGCTTGTGCGCCTTTCTTCAAATCGTTGAGGATTTGGCTGAAGTTTTTCGGAGCCGGACGAATCGCCGCGACGAACACAGCGAGAATGCCGGAGTCAGTAGAGGACAACTGAACGCCGCGAGTGTAGACACGTTCGCCGCGATATTCAGCACTGAACGTAGCCATGGCGCCTTCAATTGCGGAATCTACGTCGGGGCCTTGACCGACGTATTCTTTTTCGAAAAGCTGCACACCGTTGTGGTACGGGACTTGGCCCTGCGCCACGAAAGAAATGTCGGTGATATTTTCGTCTTCCAGAAAGTCGCGCAAGTCTTCATCGGTAATGCTGCGATGTTGCATAGTCTTCACCCTGTGATTTGGTGCAGCCATGGTTTCGAAAGATCCCACAGCCACGGAATGACTTTGAAAATAAAGCCGCCGATCAAAATGCCACCGACGACGCCCAAGCAAATCAGAAAAGTTCCGATGCCACTGAAGTCAATATAGCCGCGCTGATATTTTTTCATATTCTCACGCTAATCAAGTTGTTCGATAGGTATCACGAATGTCGTAATGTCGCGCACCTTTAATTCTTCCATCCGTTGCACTTTTTCGTCGGGAGAAAAACGATTCCAATCCCTGACTTCTGCGATGGTGCGTTTGCACCCCTTGCAAATGGCGTCCCCAACGTTGTGAGAACATTTGCCAATGCAAGGCGTGCTACGCGGACGGGTTACGCTCACTTGTCCAAAGCAATTTCTTTGACAGTGGCGAATTCAAACGTGCTGATTCGCTCGGAAGCGTATTTGAAAGTCACATCGCGTTCAGCGGCGCGGCCTTCGGAAGCATCACGTTTCTGCACAGCGTCGAAAAACTTCAGGTCAGAGAAAATAACCTGACGAATTGCTTCGCCTTTTTGGTTGTACTGCTGAAGAATCAGCTGGCCCATGTCGGCGTTGAAGGCTTCGTGGGCATCCAGATATTCCTGATCACCTTGAATATCATGGAACGTCAGGGTCAACGTGCTGCGCTCGCACCCAGCGGCTTTACGCCAGTGGGCACGAATGCAGGTACGATGCAGATGCAAAAACGCTTTGCTGTTATCCAGAAAGAATTCCGGCAGCGAAACTTGCGCATCCGGGCAGCCGCCGATTGAATGCAGATCGAAATTGTCGTTCAGCATTGGATCGGGCAGCGACATAACTTCGGCAAGCGTTGGCATGCCCATTACGCACCTGCCTTTTCTTTTTGCACGGCGTTGAAAACGCGAGTGGCGACAGCGCCTTCAGTGCGACCGGCGAAATTGTCTTTCAGGAATTTGTGGAACTGGCCGAGCGCGGCGAAAGTGTTGTTCGCGATAATTTCGCGATACTGCGTTTCGGTCAGCAGATCCGGATTGTCTTCCGATACTTTCTCGACTTTTGCCGGGATGTATTTCGACAGCAGACGGCTTTGATTTTCCAGACGCAGGATTTCAGCCGAGTGTTCGCTTTCGCCGCCCTGCGATTTTTTCAGCAGGCCGATGGTTTCGGTGTTGCCTGCGATCAGGCCTTTCAGGATCAGCAGCAAAGCGTCGTCGCCAGTGCGCGGCTTTTTGGACTTGGCGCCGAGTTCGTAATCGCCCAGTACGCGAGTCAGAATCGGGTAAGTTTCTTTCGGGCTTTGCAGGCGGGCGGTGTCACGGTCTGCCGTGAGTTGCGCCAGAATTGTTTGCGTCATTTCTGTTTCCTTTTTCAGAGTTTCACATAACCGATAACGGCCATTGGTTTGTTGCCCTGTTTCACGCACGCGAAAACATTCGGTACGATATCAGGATGCGTGAAAACGTCCATGCCGAACAGGGTGCCGACAAAGCCGGATTCACGGCCCGATGCAGAAAACGAAACGTCGAAGAAAGGATATAGCGCGCCTTCCTTGCCATCGTTCTCGGTGAAATAGGCTTCGCTGTTGGTGTAGCGAATGTGGTCAGCAACTTCAACGCCGATCAGAAACAAATCGCCGTGGGTTTTGTTGCGCAATTCGTTGACCAATTCAAACGAAAGCGCCTGCGTGTCGATGATGGGCCACTGCACACCGCCGTCGCGACCGAACACACTGCGAATCATTGCAGGAAGTGCCGCGACTTTTGCGTCGATTTCTTTTTGAAGTTCGCTCATGGAATTTTCCTTACATGTCGTGGAGGATTTCCAGTTTATGAATAAGCGCCGCGCTGCCTTCCGTGTCGAGGGTCAGTTCGGTCGGGTCTTCCTGATTGTAAACCCCTGCCTTGAAATACAGGCCCTGCTTGGCCCAGCTTTGGCCGAGGTTTAGAGTCAGATTTCCGGAATAACGCAGGCCGTTGGAATCCGTAGCGCCTGCCGAGAACAACACGGCGCCGGATGCTGTCACGTGAATGTTGAACGTGAATCGCGAACCGAGCGGTATGTTATCCAGCAGTTTGAAATCTACCGGATTTACCTGATCGAAAGTTTCACGAAATCCAACAGTCAGTTGACCGATGCCATCAGCGGCTTTGTCGAACGAAAGTTTTACAGGCGGGCGCGTATTGTCGTACACGTGAATTTGCCCGATAACGGTTTCGCCTTTCTTCGGGACTTGCAGCACGGTCATTGCAACTTTCAACCAGTGGTGATTGAACGTAGGGAAACGCCAGTTGTAGACAATGCCCTGCTCGTTGCACTCACGCAATTCGGTGCGCGTGCGGCTGGTAGATTTCGACGAAATTCCTTTCGTAGGCGCCCACAGTTTCAGGTCGCCATTCGGCTGCACAGAAAAGAATTCGTTATCCGGAAAAGATCCGGGCGGGTAAATGATGCTGACGCTGCTGCCCGGATATTTTGGTTCCGGCGTAGTCAGGTTCAACAGGTCGAGATTGATCACAGGTTTTCCTCAATGACAATTTTCGACAGGGCCACAAGATGTTTGCACAGGCCTACCGACATGCCGGGGTTTGTCCACACGGGCGGTTCACCGTTGGAATAAATCAGGTACGCCGCACCGCAACGGGCGTTCGCATATTCCCACCAGTACACGTAGTTTTCACACGTGCATTGCACAAGCACTCGCTTGTGTTTCATCAGTGGTTTATTTTCACCATTTTTATCCAGACCCACGATGTACGTTTCGTGGTATCGACGCACGCGGTCAGGGCGGAACGGGTCATTCGTCCACATGATCCCTTTGACTGCTTTGCGTCCGGCTTTCGTCGTGGTGCTTTGGTAACGATGCGCCTCAACGTCCACGGCATTGTTGATGCAAATGCGGAACGTATTTCGGATTAGATCCTTGAGACTTTTGCCCTGTCGTGTGAAGAACGTTTCAGGCATCGGGCGAGCGCCCAAGTTTTCGAATTTACGCAGCTTGTACGGGATGCCCGCCACTTTAATTCGACCAGCAGAACGCACCGGGGCCGCTGTCGATTTACGCTTTCGCTCTTTGGTCTTTTCTGCTTCGCGTGTGGCCTGTGTCTTTTTCGGTTTGGTGATGATTTTCGATTTCTTAACCGACTGTACCTTCACCTTTTTAGACTTGACTGCCATTAGGCGTCCTCTAGACGCGCCGTCACTTTATCAAAGTGGTACGGGTGTCCTGCTAGAACCAGTAATTTGTTTTTCCTTTTCCGTTTCAAAACGTAGGATAGTTTCAGCCCGCTAAGATCCAGAATGCGGCTACCCGATTTTGGGATTTTATCCCGGTATTCGTTGTACACGATTAGATGCACTTTGGCATCTGCGACCGAGTAGGCCAGCGTCGAAGATGGGGAAGCGTCGAAGCGGTCAAGAATGCAACCGCGCACGTCGATTTTCATTTTCAATTTGCTGACTTGATAGGTCACTGTATGCAGCACACTTGGATCAACGACAAAGGAAATGTAGCCGCCCGGTTTTAAAATGCGTTTCAGGTGGCGCATCATTTCCATATCCGCATTCCGCCAAGCTTCGGGCCGTAGAAAATTCATGGGGCCGAGCGCGTTGAGTTCCGGGTATGCGAAAATGTAGGAAAAACATTCGTCTTTGATTTTGCGGAGATTGTGCAGCAGTGTTCCCTGCCACACGTTGAGGTCTTGTGCCTCATTACTCCAGCGGCGTGCAGGCACATTCTGATTGTGGAAGGCGACAATGCAACCGCCATGCTCTTCGCACCGTGTAATCGAGGGGATATCCCCGACCACTACGCAGCCACAATTAAAATGGTTAATCATCGTGTCTAAGTGACTCATGCATTTCACCGCCGTTTTCCCAATGTTGAACGCGGCTGATAAAAATTCCGTAGTCCGCTAACACCGTGGGCGGCAATTCGGCCAGCAAGCGGACAGGTTCGTTATTCAGGGTCACGTCATAAATGAGACGCACCGAATTGTTCGAGGTATCGAGGCTGGCAACAAACGTAAAAATCTGTTCGTCATACCCGAGAGTTTGGTACGTCACTATTGAGTCTTTTACAGTCTGCAATTGGCTCAAGAGTTCGGATGCCTTCCGGAAGACTTCCGAGAAAAGCGGGATCGTTGTTGGCATCGGTCAGCGCTTCCATGTAGGAATTTACGAGCGGCGATTTTTCGATTTGTTGCAATGCCGTGACGTAGAAAAATTCGAGGTCACGCAGCGTCAGCGATTTGTGGTCGCCTGTGTTGAAATGGAACAGGAAGTTATCGCGAGTTTCGATTCCATCGAATTTGGGCAGAGTGAGGCCACGTCCGAGAATTTCCGAGCGGGTATCGAAATTGATTTGGCCGTTGTAGGATCGCATTTCGACAAATGCTTTCCAGTAGAGCGCGAGGGTGTTTTCTGTGCGCTGAACGGCGATGAAATCGTAGGGGATGTTTGCCACATCTGGTTCAACGAGACTCAGGATATATTCGATTGCCATGAGTTCGATTTGTGCGGCAACGAAAGCCGGGCGAGCGATCAACGAGCGTGCGCCGTCTTCCATAATCGTAGCTTGAGCGCGCAGCCTGTTTGCCTTCGTTTCTTCTTTGTCATCCAACGACAAGTTAGCCGTGGTTTGACGGAAGGCGCTGCGATGGGATTCTGCAAAGGCGATTGCCATGGCATGCTTACGGTCTTCGCGAAGTTCGTATAGTACGCGTGCGAATTCCGTTTGTGTGAAGCATGCGGCCCCTAAGCGATAAACGATGTGGTCTAACGAGTGCAGCCAGTGCATACGAGAAAAGGGGCCAATGGCCCCCCTTCTGTTAGCCTAGACGGCGATTCGAATTAGTCTTCGAATTCGTCGAAGTCTTTGCTCTTCTTTTTCTTGTCGCCTTTTTTCACTTTCTTGGCGTCAGCGTCTTTCGACTTTTTCTTTTTCTTCGGAGCGTCGGTTTCAACGTCCTTGGATTTTTTCTTTTTCTTCGGCGCTTCTACTTCTTTCGAAGCCTTTTTGGACTTCTTGGCCGGAGCTTCGTCTTTGTCGGCTTTCTTGGATTTCTTGGCCGGGGCCGCGTCTTCCTTGTCAGCTTTCTTCGACTTCTTGGCAGGCTTCACGTCTTCAGCTTTGGCTTTCTTGCCGCCTTTGGCCGGTTTTTCTTCGGCGTCTTTTTTGGATTTCTTGGCAGGCTTTTCTTCGGCCTTGGCTTTCTTGCCGCCTTTGGCTGGCTTGTCGTCGGCCTTGGCTTTCTTACCGCCCTTGGCAGCTTTGACCGGCTCGCCGCTCAGTTGAGCTTCGAGGGTAGCGATTTGCTCAGCAACTTCGGTTGCTTGGCCGTTGGTTACTTCCAGTGCTTTTTCTTGCGCTTTGCTGGATTGTTCCAGAGCGCGCTGCTGCTTACGCAGACGACCGATTTCGGATTTGCCGTTAATGGTCAGATCGTTCTTAGCCATGATGTTCGTGTTCCCTTAAATTTTCAGAATGCCGATTTTAGGCGAAAAGAAACCCGGCGATTTTACCGGGTTTCTTGAATTCTCAGATCGAAAGAAGTCGGAGAATTTCGAAGCGGTTCAGATCAGAAGATCAGAGACGATTATTCGTCGTCGTCTTCTTCCTCTTCCTCTTCTTCCTCTTCCTCTTCCTCTTCCTCTTCCTCTTCCTCTTCTTCCTCTTCCTCTTCCTCTTCCTCTTCTTCCTCTTCCTCTTCCTCTTCCTCTTCCTCTTCCTCTTCCTCTTCCTCTTCCTCTTCCTCTTCTTCCTCTTCTTCCTCTTCCTCTTCTTCCTCTTCCTCTTCCTCTTCCTCTTCCTCTTCCTCTTCCTCTTCCTCTTCCTCTTCTTCCTCTTCCTCTTCCTCTTCCTCTTCCTCTTCCTCTTCCTCTTCCTCTTCCTCTTCCTCTTCCTCTTCCTCTTCCTCTTCCTCTTCGCTTTCGATCAGTTGCTGGATGGCGCCGATCACGTCTTCGATGGTTTCGAAGCCTTTGTCTTGGAACGCGATCAGGATTTGCGACAGCACATCCATGTTGATCAGGTTCAGGTCGTCAGCGGAGATTTCCGGCACTGCCTTTTTCTTGCTCTTCGGTGCTGGCTTGGATTTGGCGGCGGATTTTTTTGCTGGCTTAGCCATGAATAACTCCAGATATATTGATTGATGTTGCTGAAAGAGATTTACAGTTTTCTGCACTGCACATCTTGTACAGTGTATTTACAGTTTACTGCGAGGTGGTCACGGGCGCACTCAGTCGAGGTCGCCCATGTACCGGGTGTCAGTTACTTTTTTGCTTTTTTCTTGCCGCCTTCTTTGATATCGACGACTTTCTTTTTCTTCTTGCCTTCGTCGGAAGACGATTTCACGCCACGACCGGAAGTTTGCGAACCTTCGGTGTCAGCGGCTTTGATTTCGTAATCGCCAGCGGCCAGATCGAATACGGCAACGCCGCCGTCAGCGTCGGTAACGATTACCGAAGTGCCGTCGAATTTCAGGGTGCCGGTTGCGCTGGTGAAAGCGGAACGACGGCGAACGGTAACGCTACCGCCTTCCTTGCCGCCCAGCAGTTGCAGAACGTCGGAGTTTGCGAACACGGACACAACCATTTTCTTCGAGGCGCTGGTAGCCTTGTGGCGATAGATGGTGTGGGTCGCGGTGCGGTCGATCAGGTAGCCCGGAACTTCGGCAGGAACAACGCTGAAACCGGTCACGGTGAACACGCCGGTTTTCATGCTGAACGGGGTTTTGGCGCTGGTGCCGGTCAGCTTGCGCAGGGCTTTGTCGAGACGGGAAACTTTGGTGCGTGCTTTTGCTTTAACGGTTTTTTCTGGCTTTGCCATGAGATTTAACTACCTTTGCGTTTTGCCGGTGCCACACCCTTTTTCGGGGCAGTCTTCACCTTGGCGTTTGGGTTTGTCAGCGCGACGGAAACAATTACGTTTGCGTCGATATGATCGTCTTTGTTTACAGCGTCCGCTTGTGCGCCCGGTTCTGCGCAAAGCGCGGTGAACAGAGTCAGAAGGTTAGGCCGTACAGTGAAATTAGAAACATCAAATGCAACTGCAATCTGAGTTTTGATCTTGGTTGCAGTCGCGAAGTTTTTGATCACTTGCCGGTATGGCGCACCGAATGCGCTGTTAATAGCTTCGACAGGATCGTCAGGGGTATTCGTCAAGCTGGCCGCGTGAATGTACACACGAATCACCAGATGAATATTATTTACAGTTTTCTCTTCCACCGTGTACTGCGTGACGCTGGTAGAGAAATAATCACTGCGGGCCACGGAAAAATCGAGGCCGTGTTGTTCGAAGGCCGGGCCACCGAACGTATCCTGCAATTGCGAATGCAGGGTGTCGATCAGACCTTGAATGCGCTGCTGCAATACCGAGTCTTCGCAGACAATCAAATATTGCTCAAGCTCAAGGGCTGCAAGGAATTCGTAAAGCGATTCCAGCGGCTGCAATGCTGCGCCGTTGTATTTGCGCGAAAGCGGACTGTAGAGGGAAACCGAATTGTCTTCCTCTTCCACTACGCCGTTGTCGTGGCCGATCAAAGGCGTCAGCGTTTTGTGCTGTTCTATTACTTCATTTACAGTATTCAGCACGGCGCCGAATACCACTTCAACACGCGGCACAATCCGCACCGGGAATTCACCGGCAACTTTAACCGGAATATTTTCTTTGTTGCGTGTAACGTTTTCCGGTTCGGTAGCGATGCCCAATTGGCGCTCGCTCGATTTCAATTGTTGCTCATGTGCTTCGTTGTACGAAATGTCATTGCTCACAGATCAATCCTCGTAACGTCTACAAACCGAACCGTCGATTCGGGGCCGGGTTGAATGATTAAGGCAGATACCTTTGCGTCCATAGCCTTCTCGAATTTATTTACAGTTTCACGCACGTCGGTTGTGTCTGCGACATGACCAACGAATTCGAGGGCTGGATGCGTGAGGCTGTGAAACCCTAACGATTGCATTTGCTGGTGCTGCTGGCGTCCCATTGGAACGGTTTTAAGTCCGTCCCGGTTCCAGCGGTACATTTCAGTCGCAACGAAGCGCAGACGGGCTTCAGGGCGCGATTTGAGATAGGCTTGATACTCGGCTTCCGGGTTGGCGTTCTTAACCTGCGCCGTAAGCTGATCCACTCGTTTGTTTGCCTTCTGCAATTGTTGCAGCGACTCCAAAGGAATGGCCTTACCTTGTTCCGCCAATCGGCTCTGTGACCGTGTAATAGTATTTACAGTTTTCTGCGCCTCTTCCAGCATGGCAACAGTGTCGTCAACGCTGAAGTGTTGCGGTGTCAGCTGCGGCGTTTCATCCGTCAGGAATTCTTTGAACACTTTGCTAATCTTGTCGCCATTCCGTTTCGATTCGGGAATGTAAACGGTGCCAGCAATTACATACATCGCATTGTGGCCGAACGGTGTGTATTCCGGAATCGTTACGCGGCCCCGGAGTTCACCGAAATAGCGCGGCGCACCCAACGCAACCAGTTTATCCAGCGCAAGGAAATAATTCTCCTTGTCGTGATAAAAGCCTGCGTACAGATGCGGCGTTACGCCGGGCTGCGTGCGATAAATCAAATACACGCGCACGCCTTTAAAGCGCGGCAGAACCGAACAGCCTTTGCGAATGGTGCCAGTGTTTTTATGATCGTGAATTTTACGCACGATATCCAGACACGGATAAATCAGCGAGTCCGGATAGGAAACGTCCGGCGCTTCCTCTGCGCATTTAATCGCGTACTCACATTCGGCGTCGAACTGGCTCGATGGGTTCACCAACGAATATTGCATCCACGCTACTGCGCGATCACGATCAAACGGCAGGCCAAAGCCTACGTTGTAAAGCATGGCAACCGTCGCCATGTCTTCGAGGTTTCCATCGCACGCACTGCGCACGATATTCAACAGGTCTGATTTTTTCATACGCGTACCAACCGTAACGGGCTGCTTAACCAGTCGGCCCATGTACTCATACGAATATGACTCGAAATCATGCGTTGGTTCGCACGTTTTGAGAATTCCTTTTTCGTACAGGTGATGGAGAGTGCTAGTCAGTAGCTGCATTGTTCGGGCGCTCGCAAATTTGTTTGATTTCTTCAGCGTGTCGTTTATCGCAACCGAATTCAATGGCTTCGCGATATTCAGGAATGGCCGACACGCGCACGATAATAATTGTGTCGCCAGTGGTGCCGAAAACTTTTACGGCTTCACCACCGGGCACAAGGGCCAACGCGCTGTTGAGGGCGATAGCAGCCTCGAAAGGATGCATATCAAGGGGATGGTTCGTAATTGCAATTTCGTCATGTTCTGCAAATTGCAAAACGTGCGAAACAAATTCTGCCAGTTCCATCTTTATCCCTCGGTTGATCAGCCGAAAACGGCGGCAATGTCGTCGTGCGGCATTACCATCATTTGGTTGTTGTAACGCACTTCGAACTGGCCGTCTTTTTCAACGCACAGGTAGCGCACGCCGTTGCGCTCAAACGCCACTGAGTTGCCCAAGCGGGTGCCATCGGTCATTACAGCAGCAAGGGCAAGGGTAGCCGGGCGGGCAGGCTCCAAAGAGCGCAGGAAGAATTCGAGGAACGCGGCGTAATCAGCGAAGCGCTGCTTAGCCCCGTCGATTTCGAGAATGACAATCTGCCCTTCGAACGGAACGGTGATAATCGCTTCGTAGTGCGAAGTTTTCAACGTGATGTTCGGGCCGATTAGGGAAGTGAGGGTCATGTCCATTTCGAATTTTTCACGGCGCGGATCTTTTTCCAGCATGCCCAACGCCATGTAAATGTTTTCGATTTTTTCGCTGCGTTTGCGGTGAATCATATGCACAGGCTCCAGAAATGAAAAAAGGAAGGGCCACAGGGTAGCCCTTCCATTCTGATTTACAGTTTCGCGTTACGCGTTCAGGTTATCCAAGTGCTGGATAATGCTCTGTACGCTCGACGTGCGGTGCAGCACTTTACCCGCTTCGTCTTCGACATAGAAAACGTCCACGTAACGAATGTTTTGGAAGTTTTCATTTACAAGGCGAATGTTGCGGATGTAATCCACGTTTTCGCCGTTCACGTCACGACTGTACATCAGGGACAGCACGCCGGTATTTTCATCAACTTCAGACATGGTGTCAGACGGTAACATGCCCATCAGTTGCTGCATTTTTTCCGCGTGAATTGCCGCAATGATTTCCGGCGATTCTTTTACCGGGCCGGTATCAACAACGTCGTCGATTGGCGCCGGTTCTGCTGCTGGTTGCTGCTGGTCGGAACGTTCGGCAATGACTGCCACGGTTTCCGATTCGGTCAGCGGTTCCTGTGCGTGTACAGGTTCACCGTTCAATGCGTTCGCCAGTGCATCGGCTTGCGCGTTGGTTTCGGTTGGTGCTGGCGCGGCCTGTGCTTCGTTTACAGGCGTTTCCTCGGGCAAAGGCTCTTCCTCTACCAGATCGGCGTCTTCGATTTGCTCAGGCGCGGTTTGCGCGGCTACCGGGGCCTGTTCGGTTGGTTCTGGTTCCTCGGGGAAATCTTCCTCGGGGAAATCCGCTTCGACTTCAACGGCTGGCGCAGCCGGGGCCGGGGCCGATTGGTCGATGCGTGGAACCATCGAAAGAACGCGACCGCTTTCCGGTTGTTGCTGAAGTTCGGAACCGTCGAGTTCTTCGAGTTCTTCCTCTTCCTCTTCCAGTTCTTCGAGGTCGTCGAAAGCCAAACGCAAAGCGTCGAGTTCGATTTCTTCGTTGGTGATGTAAACGATGAATTCGCCGTCGCCGGTGTAACTGCACAAATGCATATCGTGCTTGGATTCGAGTTCCAGCATCATGTCACTGGCAATTTCCGCCGCATGATCAGGATTTACCAAATCCCAAATCGGCAGCGAAATACGTTTGGCGTAAATTTCTGCGCCGTCTTCCAGATCGACTTCGGTCGGATCGAGTTTGTACCAGTCTGCCAATTCATCGGCGGAGGTACTGAGAGCTTGCGAAAACAGGCTCTGATAAAAGGCAGCGATTGCAACGTGTGCAGATCCTACCAAGCGGCTGAAAAATTCGTTCATGATCTTTTACCTCGGAATTAAATTTGCGGGGGATTCTTATTGCTCCCCCGCGTGGGAACAGGCGCGATTAGATTTCGATGCCGTTGGCTTCGCAAATCTCAACGAATTTTTCGAAGTCCACCGAACGAACGGTTTCGCTCGCAACGTTGATCAGGCCGACAACATCATTGCGCAGGCCGATGAACAGGTAGGTTTGACCTGCATCTTCGACAGTCGAACCCGGTTCAATGGCATAACCGAAATTGGTGTACGCATCTTGCGATTCATACCATGCCAAAGCGGCTTTACGCATTGCGCCTTGATATTTGGCAGTAGGAACGATTTTCGCCATACGGGCCGAAGCATCACCGACCAGTTCCGAGGTGTCGATAGGGAACGAAGTTTCAGCAGGTGCGAAAGTCTGGCTGTCGGGGAAATCTTCTTGCTCTTCCTCTTCCAGTTCTTCCTCTTCCAGTTCTTCTTCCTCTTCCTGTTCCTCTTCCTCTTCCTGTTCCTCTTCCTCTTCCTGTTCTTCTTCCTCTTCCTGCTCTTCCTCTTCTTCCTGTTCCTCTTCCTCTTCCTGCTCTTCTTCCTCTTCAGGAATGTCGTCGGCATTCGGAGTCAGCTGGTGCGCGTCGGTATCGCTGTTTTCATCATCAGCGAAGTTTTCAGCGCGTTGACGTGCAACCATTTCCTGAATGCGCGCCGGGTCAGCGTCGGCAATCGCGAAGCTGAATGCAACGGTGCAGAATTCGGTGCCGCGACCGGCGAACGACGAAACCAGTTGAACGTCGTATTCGCCCGCCATGATTTTGCGCACGTTTTCTTCGAGCAAATCGCAAATGTCTTGCGCGGTGTCGTCGTCGAATTCAGAAACGCGAACGATCTTTTTCTCGAACGGCGGAACTTCGCGGGTTTTCGGAAGTGCGCCACCGGCTTTCTGGTTGGTCGATGCAGCACCGCCGTAAACCAGTTTTGCGCCTTGCTGTTCAATGTCAGCGATTGCAATGCGCAACCCGGAATCCATGACGACAACGCCAGTGGTCAGAACGCGTGCAACGGTTTGCATTTTCTTGCCGACCAGAACTTGAGTCACGTTCTTTTTGAAGCTGCGCGACGTTACAGGCTTCGGCGTGTCTTTGGCCTTTTGAATTGCCTTCGCACGGGTGTTGGCTTGTTCGTGCAGTTCTTTCAGTTCGTCGATGTATTCATCGGAGTACACGCAGAAACGGCCATCATGACGTTTGCGAATTTCGTCGGCTTGGAATTCGTCGCCGCTTTCCAGAACGCAACGACCGGACGAAAAGGTTTTAACCACTTTCACGTCGTCGCCGTTGAAGTCGATCACCTTGCCGCGAACGTCGGAAGTTTCGTATTGACCAGCCGGGCCATACAGCGCGCCTTCGTCGAATGCGTTGTCGTCAGCCGGGGCCGCTTTGACTTTCTTCACTGCGCCGCCAGTTTTTGCCGGGGCAGCAGTTTTTGCAGCTGGCTTAACGCCGGAAGTTTTCACAGGGGCTTTTTCGGTTGCAGCTTTAACAGCGGCGGTTTTCTTGCCAGCTTTCGGCGCAGGGGTCACAACGTCGGCACCGTAACCTTTGCCCTTGCGGGAAATGTCACCGATTGCAACGGTCGAACCGTCAGCCAGAACCACGGTGCCTTCTTTGCGCTTCAGGCTTTCGATTTCGATGCCGTTGATTTTGCGCGCTTTCTCTTCCAGTTCTTTGAAAGTGATGGTCGGCGGTGCAGGACGTTCGGCTTTTGCAGCAGGTGCAGCGGCAGCGGTGGTTTTCTTCACGACGCCGCCTTTCAGGTCAACGAATTTGCCTTTGCCTTTGTTGTACATGTCGGCGGTGTTGAACTCGGAACCTTCCTCGGTGCGAACGGTGCCATTACGCAGAACGGTTTTCACCGTCTCTTTGAATACGCCTTTCTTGCCGTGGTTAACGTTTACGGTCTGGCCTTTAAGAATAGTCATTTCCAAATCTCCAACTTTCCAAATTTCGTTAGTGTCGTTTATCGACTGTGCATTTTTGCCGAGGGCGGCGAACTACCAACGGCAAACGCACATCGCAGAACAGGCGGTGGCGCATGCCTATATAAGGCAGCAACTACAAACTTCCCTTATTCCGTGAGCGCTAATGCATCAGGCACAAAACGTTACGGAAGGCCTTTAAGGTATCAAAGGGCCTTCATAGGGTCAAGCGGGATTAGCGCCTTGCCCCTTTGGTTCGTTATGAATGCTGCCCATACCCGCCTGAATGGCCTTTGCATTGCGTTTGCGCGTGTCCAGCAAGGTACGCAGCATGCAGCCCTGTTCATAGGTAAGGGTGTTCGGCTGTTGATAGTCGGCGCGCAATGCATTCAACGCCGCTTCAGCCTCGGCCATTGCTTTAACCGGGTCATGGCTGTGATTCAGTTGCGCGGCGCACGCTTGAATGCGTTTGCGTGCGTGATGGCCGACGATGGTGCAGGCGCCACCATTCAAGAAGGCCGCAGAACCTTTCATGAAACTGAAAAGCGACATGCGCGCAAGTTTGACCTTGCCGTCATTCAACGACATGACAGGGAAGCAAACCATTTGCGATGGAACGCGGCGACCTTGCGCGGCGAACGTGTTTTGCATGTTCAACGTTTCGCGATAGGCGATTACCAACAGCGATTCAGTTTTGCCGGGCAGCATAACTTCGACGCGTGCATAAAGATCCTGCCAGTTTGGCAGCAACACGAACGGTTCGGATTTGATGAATGGAAGATCATTCCCAGCCGCACGCATGTGATTCGGGGTAGTAACGGTAACGCTGGCATCAAAAGGAACGGTGATAAGTTTTTCACCGTCGAGAGAAAGACGGCAACCGAGAGCGGCCAGCATGTTGACAATGTAATCTGCACCGATGGCGTTGGAACTCATTTGCTGCACAGTGGCGATATCGCGCAGCAATTCAGAATAGGTGACGCTGCCACTCAGAATGTTTTGAACAATTCCGCTAGCGTTGAACATGTTTTTCTCCCGCAGAAATGAAAAAAGCGACCTATTTCTAGGCCGCTTTCGGTTTTGCTACAGACCCGCGATGGATCTAAGGCTTATGCCTTTGCAGCTTTCGCAGCTTTGGCTTTCGGCGCAGCAACAACAGCGGCAGCTTTCGGCGCCTTGGCAGCTTTCGGAGCTTTGGCAACCGGGGCAGCGGCTTTTGCAGCTTTCGGAGCTTTGGCAGCAGCCGGGGCAGCAACAGCTTTTGCTTTCGGAGCTTTCACGACCGGTGCGGCAACGACAGCGGCGGCAGCAGGCTTGGCATTGGCTGCTTTGGTTTTGGCAGCGGCTGCTTTGTCGGCTTCGCGTTGTTTGGCTTTGGCGTCTTTTGCTTTCTGCGCGGCTTCTGCTTTTTCGGTCGAACGAACGTTGGTCAGCGCGGCTTTCGCGTCGTTCAGTTCGGTGGTCGCGGCCAGTACGGCCTGTTGCAGAGTTTCAACGACGGAACCGACGTTCTTTTGCAGATTGCTCACGACTTTCGGCGCGGTGGTCAGAGCCAGCTTGGCGTTCGAGCGAACAACGTTCTGCGCGGTTTTCAGGTCGGCTTTCAGGCCGTCCAGAGTTTTGGCAGCAGCGGCAACGGCTTTGACAGCGGCGGTTTCGTTTTTCGACAGTTTTACTACGGCTACTTCGGTCATGATTTTCTCTCTTTACTTTCCAGCATGGTCGGCGTTATTGCCGGGTGATTTGCAGGTATGGTTCCCGCGTTTACTTCAGGACGGACTTTTTCAACGAGTCCAATCCATATTTATCGCAAATGCGCGTGAATGCTTTCACGTTCACTTTAGAAATTGATAAATCCAATTCCTTGTTCGCATCGTACAGGTCGTGCCGTATGGTTACAAGCTGTCGATTGAGTTTCAGAATCTTCTTTGTATTTACAGTTTCTCGCGCCTTCTTTGGAAACCGGTCATGGGGGATGTTTTCCGCCTTTCCGAATTCCTCAATCAGCTTGATTGCGGTTTTGCCGCCAACGCCGGGAATACCCGGAATGCAATCGACCTTATCCCCATCCAGCATTAGGAAGTCGATCATTCGTTTTGCTTCAACCCCGTATATTTCTTTACAGTTTTTACGGCTAATGGTCACTTGCTTGTTCGGATTGATCAGGCGAACGTGTTTGTGAATCAGTTCCTGCGCAAAATCTTTGTCGCTGGAAAGGATATAGGCCAGACCGCCCGTGTAATTCGCAGCGGTCGAACCAATCACGTCGTCAGCTTCTACGCCGACACGACCGAATATCGCAAACCCCATCGCGTCCAGCAGTTCCACAATCACCGGCAACTGTTTTGCAATGGATTTACTTTTCTCTTCGTCTTTTGGACGGTCGCCTTTGTAGTTCTCCAGCAATTCGTGCCGGAAGTTTTTACCGGGGCGGTCAAACGAGTTCAGGCAGAATTTCGCACCCGTGATTTTCAGATTAGAACGCAGGATCGAAAAATACCCGCTAATCACGTGCGTGGGAAATCCCCTGTAACTCAACGGGCGAATAGCGTGATACGCCCGGTGCATTGTGTTCGTACCATCCACTGATAAAAGAGTCATGGTTAATCCTTGAAGCGGGGATCGCTTGGCAATTCCGCGTGTGAATTCAGCAAGTCGCCAACGTTGTCGATTATCCGTACAGGCTTGCGCACCATACGGAAGGCGCGGGCGCTGCGAATTAACGCAGTAACCAACCGTTCTTTTGCGTAGGGCACCACAACAAACGTGTGCGTTCCGACAGAACCGACAGCGGCTTTCCCTTTCGGTACGCGGTCGGCAACCTCGGGCATTACTTCGAGTAGTTCTGAATTATGAAAAACAGTTTTCCCTTTGTGGTGGGTGATCAGCATGTGGCCGCGATCCTGAAACAGCTGGATCAACAAAGGCTGTGCGCCGGGGCCTTCCATGTTCACCGATTCCAAAAAGGTTTCCCCTTTACGAATTCGATTAACCGTCGCCAGAATGATTTTCATACGAGGCCCGCGTAAAACGGATTCGGATTAAACAATCGACGCGCCCCACGCAAACACGCAGCCGGGTCGGTGGCCTGCATAAACATTTCTGCATAAGCAAACGTTTCGCGTGGGATATGGCCGTTCACAATGGAACACTTCGCGGCGTGTCGCATTTTATCCGCGATAACCTCTTCGGATTCGCCGTAAGCTTTTCCCATTTCCATGGCGAGTTCTACTTGAACCAGCAATCGACGCAAGCTGTATGTATTCACCGCACACCTCACGGAATATGGCAGTCAATTATTCGTTGTCCTGCCATATATTTACAGTTTAGTATTCCTTTCGCTTGACGATTGCCCAGTGCCCGGTCAGCGGCGGAACGTACAGGGAATTGTCGAACGTTTCGAATCCTTCACCAACAAACGGTTCGCGATTGAAAACAATTACGTGGCCGAACCCGACGCTTGTTTGCCGGGTATTGCCCAGCTGCATGCAGACCTGTTCCATGTAACGCAACAGGAAACGTTTATCCATCGGATGTTCCTGTGACAGAACATTGTCGATGTAATTCGAAATCGCAGAGCCTTGCGCAAAAAGCGCATCAGCTTGGCCCGGCGAAAGCATCCCGTCTTGATACATGCTCGGATACGTTTGAAGTGCCAGTGCGATATAGGCCACCGGCAATTCAGGCACGTTCTTTTTCGCGAAACGTTCACGGATCGCAGCGACCGGAATTTCTTGATCGGCTGCAATCCCCAAAACCCGGCGTAGTTCGTCGTACAAATTCGAAGCCGGGTTGAAATCGGTGTTCATCGTTTCTTGCTCCCGCCACACGTCGTACACGGACGCGGCTGCACTTTCTTGCGAATTTCTTGATAGGTGATGTTGCTCGAATCAATGTTCATCGCGGTCGCTTGTGTAGCGCCGGATTCTTTGAAGCGAGTCGCCACCAAAGCTTTGTCGAACATCGTGTCGTATGGGAAAGATTTCTGCTGCGTTTTTTCCCACATCGGAATGTCGAACATTTCTTTGCGAATTGCGTTCAGTTCAAATTCGCTCAGGGCTGGCGCGATGTTGGGGTTTACCCGCGCAGCTTTCACCACGCGGCCCTCTTCGTCGATCATCATCAGCGCAGTCAGTTCGATATTCGGATTCACCAGACTGACAATCGGGCCGTGCTTCACAGCAGGAATTGCAAACCACGTATCTTTCAACGGGAATTCCTGCCCTTCGATTTGTGGCAGGTGATACGCACGCATGAAACAGTACACGATCAGGTTGAAATCAATCGACGAATCATGCACGTAGATTTTTTCTTTGCTCATGTTGACCTCACTCAACCTTGATACCCGAAACAGTCGGGTCAGGTTTCTTCAGGTAGTTTTTCACGCGCTCGGTTGTGTCACGCGCCGCACGCTTGCCCGGTTCTTTCTGGTCGGATTTCAAATCCTTGATTTCGCCCTTGATGCCTTTGATCTTGGCCTTCAGGTCGGATTCTTCCAGCGCTGCCAATTGGCGCACTTTCCGTTCAAGGATGATTTCCGCATCAGGCACCGGCATTTTCAGAGTCTTTGCCAGCACTTCAGCCGGGGTTTTCGACGCCAGAACTTTCGGCAACGCTTTCAGCAATTTTTCACGGTTCTGCACCGCGTACAAATACACTTCGTTCAAGTGCAGTTCACGCGCAGCCTTCGCCAGCAGGAAGTCGATCAGACGTTCTTCGAGCTTGACCCGGTACTTGATCCACGCCGTGAAATATTCGACGTAGTTCACGTATTTGAAGCGGTTGGTTTCTTCCCCGGATTTCCGGATCGTGATGCCCAGTCGGTAAGCGACAGAACTTTTCACTGCTTTGTCTACTTTCGCGCAGACTTCATCGAAAGATTCTTCGTCCATGTTTTTCGGACAAGCCACTTCCAGATGCGCGCCGTATGGGCCAGCGTGTTTGTTCTTTTTGCCGGAAGTATTCGACGCGTTTTTCACGCCGTCGATGTTCGCCAGCTTTTGCAACGCTTTGTCCAAACCCTCTTCGCCGGTCAGCGTGCCCGGACAGAACGAACGAATTCGAATGATGCGCTTTTCGATATCGTAATCAATCAGCGGCATGTACTGCACGGAACCTTTACCGGTCGCCATGAGGTCTTCGATTGCCGCGTCAGACGAAACGTCGATGCAGCCGAACGGGTGAACAATTTTCAACGTTTCCGCCAATTTCTTCGCGGTGTACGTTTTGCCGTTGAGCATATCGACCACGACTTTCGAAACCGTGGCGACAGAGAACGCAGGGTTGCCGACTTTCACACCGTAGGCCGGGGGCGGCGTCGATGTAAGGAAAAGCAGAGTCGGCAGCAGTGCAGGCAGATACAGCGGAAGTTTTTCATCGTTCGAAAAGTTGTTTTCCATCGGAACAACTTTCAGATATTGCTGATCGAGCAAAAAGGTATCAGCAAATTTCGATTTCTTTGCTTCGGTATAACGATACGCGGATGCGGTCGTGCCATCCGGTTTGCCCCAGCCACCTTGGCCCCATACCAGCGGCGGGTTGCTGTTTGCAATCGTCACCATTGCGCCATAACAGGCGCTGTCACCGTGCGGGTGATATTTACCGATTGCGTCACCGACTGTACGCGCCGATTTCTTGAAACCTTTGTGGTGGTGCAGACCGAGGCCATCGAGTGCCCACAACACGGCGCGGTGAACTGGTTTCAGACCATCGCGGAAGTCGGGAACGGCCCGATCTTCCACCACATAGGAACCGTAGATATGCAGGGCGCCATCAGAAAATTCGTTGATGGTTTGCATTTTGGTTTCGCGTGCGACGGTGACGAATTTAATCACCGGCGATTTCGCTACTTCCGTCTTGCTCATTTTCGTGAGCGAAGATTTCTTAACCTTCGCTACTTCTTTCGTTTTTACCTTCGCCATTTAAGCTTGCGCCTCCGGGTATTCGAGGCCGAGTTCGTCCATCGCGGCTTCGAGGCGTTTCCACTGGTCTTCGCCAAACATCACGTGGTTTTCTTCGAGGAATTTCACGTAGCCTTTGTGAATCTCTGCGAGTTTTTCCAGCGAATCCAGACAGGCGCTTGCGGTGTGGTTCGGGAACGATGGCAGCGGGCCGCGTGGGTCAGTGCTGCGCATGCGTATTTCTGGCATCAGGTTTTGTTCGATGTTGCGCTGCGCGTCCACAACCATTTGTTGCAGGCGCTGCAAAGTAATTTCGGTTTGCATTTTTTAATCCTCAAGGCCGAGAAGTTTACGGCGGTTCACAGCGTCTTCAGAAACTACGGCGCGGAACCACTGTTCGTCAGCAGCAGATGCGAACGGGTTGATTTGAATCAGCTTGCGATATTTTGGATCGAAAGCAATCGGGCCGATGTATTCCGGGCCAACTTCCCCCCAACCTTTGATACGCACAATGTCCTGATCCTTTACAGATTTCGGCGCAGCACCACGGCACTCGGCGTGGGTCATGCCACCGTAAAGCGCACCTTTCGAATCCAGCGCAGCATAAAGCGGCGCCTGTACGCAGAACACGCGGCCTTCTTTGAACAGATCCGGAAGCAAACGATAAATCACGGCCAGATAAAGAACCGCAATGTGACCGCCGTCCGGGTCAGGGTCAACCAGCAACAGAACGGATTTGATCCGCAATTTTTCGGTGCTGAGTTTCGGGCGTTCTGCTTTCGGGTCAAGCGATTTCAGATCGACGCCGATGGCAATCAGGAATGCCGAAATATCTTTGTGCGTGATGATTTTTGCAATCGGCGCTTTCAGGGCGTTGAGTGGTTTACCACCAGCGGCCAAAACTTCCTGATAGTGCGTGTCGCGGGCGTCAACCGATGGGCCTTTTGCCGAATCCCCTTCCACCACAAACAATTCACGTTCCCACGCTTTGCAGTGTGGCGACTGTGCGAGTTTGACAGGCAGTGTGCCCTTGCCTTGTTTCTTCACGTCGGCCATGGATTTCACGACAGCGGCCAATTCTTCACGGCCTTTGTTCATGATCAAGGCGCGCTTGATAATGTCTTTCGCTACTTTCGGGTTGTCGGTGAAATATTTGTCGAAAGCCGGGAACATAATGTCTTCGACTTCTTTGTCCACTTTCGAACTGAGTTTGTCTTTTACCTGCGACGTGTACGCAGCGCCGTGCATACGCCAGTCGAACATGCCCGTCAGGCCGATCAGCAGGTCGGAGCCGGTGTAACCTTGCGACTTGCCTTTTCCTTTCGCTGGTTTCTTTTCCGGCACGTGTTTTTTCACGGCTTTGGAAAGTGCAGCGGTGAAACCCGTTACGTGCCAGCCACCGTCTACGGTTGGCGAAGTGTTCACGAATGTCAGGAAGTTATCGGCGTCGGTGTGGTCAGACCAAACCAGCGCGCACGTGATGTTGTCGCTTTTGAAAATGAACGTCTTGCCCTGCGGTGTGAGGTCGCGCAATTCACACATGTTTTTCGGTACGAACGCCAGATCCTTTTTGTTCAGGAAAAGTTCGTCTTTGCGTTTGCCCTTGCGGATCGTGGAGAAACGAATTTCCAGACCGGGGTTGAGCATCGCAACGTTGTTCAGCCACATTCCAACTTCAGCGGCGTTCGGTTCTGCAACTTCGAAAGTCTTCGGAAGTTTACCGGCTTTCGCGTTGATGGAAACGACGGTCTGATCCAGTTCGATTGCGACGATGGTTCCGTATTTTTGCAGCTTGTCTTTCAGGTGGCCCATTACATCCTTGTCCACCGCCTTGACGATGTACGGATGCAAATCTTTTTTCGGCCCCGGAACGATTTCGCCTTTGCTGTACGTTTGTGTCGCCAGCTTGCCGTTGTACGTTGTCCACACACGCATGCGCTCAGACACGGCGTTAACTGCGGACATACCGATACCGTGAGTACCTGCCGAAGTTTTATAAGCCTTGTCGTTGAATTTTGCGCCTGCGTGCGTTTTGGTATACGCGGCGGTCATGATCGAAATTTTCTCACCAGATTTCAGCTTCATGAAATCGGTAGGAATGCCGCCCGCTTGGTCAGCCACGATGTAGCAACCGGCGTCGTAATCCAGAATAACTTCGATTACTTTGTTGCGACCGGCAATGTGTTCGTCGTAGCAGTTATCCACGCCTTCTTTCAGGCAGCGGTAAGCCATCGGCGCGCCTTGCTCGCCAAGGTACATGGAAGGTTTCGCACGGATACCCGCTAGACCTTCGTGGATCGTGAAATCTTCCTGCGATGCTGATTTCTTTTTGGTGGTTTTTTCCACGCCTTCAGCAACTTTCGTTTTCTTGAGCTTTTTCCCTTCGACGGCTGGATCAGCCTTCGCCTTGGGTTTCACTTTCTTTTCAGCCATTGGGGATTGCTACCTAATTGAGGAATTCTTCTTCGGAACCGATGATCACGATTTGGCAGACGCTCAGCCACTCGACGCTGAAGTCTTTCCATTCGTGATAATTGTTCGAGCTTTTGTAGTGGTCGTAAGCGGAGCGTGGTACGACCGTCAGTTCGTGATATGGCGGTTTGTGCGGCCACACTTCCCGGCGTGCCTCTTCAGTGGCGCCGATATATTCTTTGTTGAATTGCTCACGGGATTTCGGCGCGATTTCGAAGTCACGCCCGCACAGCGATTTCAGGATAATTCGCATAGTCAGCATCCAAATTGGTGCAGATTTCATCCAGCTGCGCTGGCGTCAGTGCGGGGCCGGGGATCGGACGAACGCTCCATTTCTTTTTCTTTCGGTCGTAGCCGATGGCGTCATAAAACGCCCACAAAGATTCGTGAAAGAAATGCGGATCAGCATGGTACGAATACACGTGGTCTGGCGCCCGGACTTTTCGCACAGCTTCCATTTTCAGCACGCACACCAGCGGTTCGATATCCACGAAAATGTTTTCCGTGTATTCACGTTCCCGAAACCAGTTCATGCTGGTGATGGCCGGGTACGTGCTGCGCTGCGGATCTTTTTCAGCCGGGAAACGATGAACCTCAAAAACGTCATCGCTTCCTAGATACGTCGCCTGATACCAACGCAACTTTCCGGGCTTACGCATTTTTCTTTGCTCGGGTTTTGCGTTCGGTTGCTGCGCGTTTGCGTGTGGCCTTCGCCGCAATGTGGCAACGCAGATGCGCCCGCGCTTCGTTCAACATGCCCTGATAATCTGTGTAATTACCATCGGCCAGCACAACCTGTTTCGTGCCGTCTGCTTCCGCTTCGAAAAGCAAGGCTTCACCGGCTTCGTTTTTAACGCAGATCAGCCAGCGCCCGCCGTGCAGTTCCACAACGTGATGGTGCTGGAAATGAAAACCAGAAACAGTTGCTTTGCGTTCGTCGCGTTTGAATTCTGCAACGGTGTTTTGGAATTTGCGGCGGGTGTGGTTGTTGCCCAGCAAATCGTCACCGCTAATCAAATCAGCCAGCATAGATAATCTCCTTGCCCACTTCATAATCGAAATTGAGATATTCCATCCACTGGTCGAAGTAGCGCAGCAACTGATCAGAGCGCGCATGGGAACCGTAGTGGTGAAGCATGAAATCTTTTTTGTTCTGCACCTTGTCCGCGATCAGCATAAAGCGCATGTCTTCCAAAAGGATTCCAACTGCTTCGCTGATTTCGTCCTGCGTCCAATCGTCTGTAGCAGGCTTGCACAGATAGGCATTCGCCTGTCTGCGGTAGGCAAATGCAAGCTGAAACGCAGAAATGCCCACACGTTCATTAGACATGAGGGCATCAAGATTTTTACGATAATCGTTGTCGTTTTGAATCAGCGGATGCAGGCAGTACGCGCCCTTAATGTAATCCGCTGCGCCCAACCAATTCAGAATCAAAAGGCCTTCGTCAATGTGTTGCATCAGTGGCACGCCGCTGCGTTCGGCTACGCGGTCGCCGTAATGATCTTTAATCAAATGGTATTCGGTGAAGTAAGGCATGCACACACCATGAGCTTATAGGTATATCTGTTATTTACAGTATTGCCCGGAAACGAAAAAGCCGCGAAAAGGGAATCCCTAATCACGGCCTATTCGTTTAACGATTGCGCAATTTCACATCCGGATAAGGCAGGCCGAGTTCCGAGGATGCCGTAGCAACCAAAGTATTCCCGTTGTCTTTATCCAGCTTTTTACCTTGTGCCGCTTTGTTGTTCGGATCGTCTTTGGAAAGCGGACGGCTTTTCGCGGCTTCGCTTTCACGGATTTCGTCCTGTTCCTTTTGCACTTCAGGATCAACGACTTTTTCCGCTGTTTCTGCCGGAATCAAATCAGGAGCTTTCCGATTCGTTTGTGCTTCCGGATACGGCAGCTTGCTCGCTGCGGTGGCCTCTTCGTCGCCGTCGTCATCGTCGTCCTCTTCCTCTTCGGAATCATCATCCTCGGAGTCGTCATCGTCGTCGCTTTCTTCAGAGTCGTCGTCTTCCGAATCATCGTCGTCAGATTCTTCATCCTCTTCATCTTCGGAATCATCATCCGATTTGTCGCCATCGGTGCCGGACTCGCCACTTTCTTTCGGAGTTTGCGGAGCTTTTGCTGCGTCTTTTTTCTGTTTCTCAGCAGCTTTTTTCCGTTCCTCTTCTGCCGCTACTTCCTCACGGGCTTTTTCTTCCCGGTCGCGCTCGGCCAGTTCTTCGTCAGAGTATTGCATCTGTTCGGCGGCGCCCATGTCGGGTGCGCTGTATGTCCCGGCGGTCGCTACCACTTTCGGTTTCACACTAATGGTGATTTTCATTTCTTGGTCAACCTCAAAGGTTTGGAAGTCTTTTTCTTTTTCGCCTTGGCCGACGGCAGTTTGAGGTCGGTATCAGACGCGCTGGATTTCTTTTTCAATTTCTTCGGCTTGTCGCAGAGTTTCTTCAGCACCGAAAGCACTTCCGGTTCAACATAGTTTTCCATGTTGTTGGTAATGTTCAGTACCTTGATCAGTTTTTCCGGTTGCAGAGCGTGCAGCATGTTGTCGGTCAGGCTGCGTTTATTAAAGCAGACCTTTTCCATCGGGCACGGCTCATATGCGGGCATCAAACGTTCGTAATCGTCTGGCGCTTTGCACGGTTTGCACTTGATCGCGAGTTCTGGTTTGTTCTGAATAAAACTGTTCACAGCAGACCGGTAGATTTTCTTCTGCTGGATGATCAGTTTTTTCGTTTCGTTGCGACGGCGCTCGCCCCAGCGTTCGGCTTTCTCTTTGAACTGATACGGGTTGTCGCGACTGAGGTACAGCAATGAGAATCCGGAGATTTTCATTTTGTATTTCTTTTCCAACACGTAGCAGTATGTCGGAACCTGCATCAAGTGTTCACGCTTCGGAAGTTTGTTCCCTTCCATCAGACCTTTGGTGGTCGTCTTGTAGTCGAGAACCCAGTACGTGCCATCAGGCATTTCATAAATGCAGTCGATGTGACCTTTCAGGCCGAAGTAATCAATGCACTTTTCCACGTACTCACAAGCGATGCCGCATTCAGGGCACAGGTTGTTCGTGGTGTTTTTTGTCGTCAGTTTTCCTTTGCGATACATCACGCCTTTTTCGTCGTAAAGATCGCGGGCGTCGTGGTGCTTCTGACACTTGCTGTTCCGGCATTTCCAATCACCGAAAACTTTCCGTGTCTGCCCCATGTAATACTGAATGTTTTCGTGCGCAGCAGTTCCGACCGTGGTGAAATACCCGCCGCCTGCTGACATGTTCGATTGATAGAATCCGTTTTCCGCCGCTTGCAAAAACTGCATGTGAACGAGGATTGGACAAATTGGAAAGGAGGACGGGCGATATTCAGGCCCGCGACCATTCGGCGTGATAATGTTGCTATCCATTATCTGCGCATAGACTTGGCCTAAGTGCGATTCGATATGCACTGACCGTCTTTCCTTTTTTATACGGCTCGCAATATCCTTAAACACAGGCGCCCCAGTAACTGTAAATGATACTATTAAATTGGTATTCTTGAGGTCGATTAAATGAAACTTGATGATGCCTTCACGGTCATCATGGCCGAACTAGAAAAAATCCAAGGCCCAACCAGATTCAAAACAACCACGTTCGAAATCGTTTGTCCGTTCCACGAAGACAGTAACCCATCGCTCGGCATTAACATCAGCCTAGAAGCGCGGGTGCCTGTAGGAACGTTTAACTGTTGGTCGTGTGGCGAATCGGGGCCGTGGAACAAGCTGGCGGCTAAGCTTGATTTACAGCAGTTGAAAAAATGGCAATTCTTCAACGGATCAACTGCTGGCGACCGGGCACGATACAACCGGAAAAAGAAAGAAAGAGAAAATACGAATAACCGTTCCATCGGGCGACTCTACGAAGAATTGGGCGGCGCGGTAATTCCGTGGCCCAAGGAAAAAGACTGGCGCGGATATCCCGGCACAATGATCGAACGCGTGAATGGTCACATGTTCAGTGAGGATCAACGCGAAGACGTTTTGCTTGCTCTTCCTATTTACATTAATGGCCGGTACAAGGGCGGCGTTAAAGCGTTGATGGAAAAACAGGAAACCGGATTGTCCTATATCAACACCAAAGGTGATTGGGTAATGGACTACGGTTTGCTCGGTTACGATTTTATACGCAAGTACGATTTGTTCGGTTGCAAAGCGGTGGTGCTGTGTGAAGGCCCGCGTGACTGGCTGCGTCTGGTGCTGAATAAAATCCCGGCCTGTGCGATTCTCGGTTCGAAAATGTTTGGCCCGCGTAAATTGATGCTGCTGCAAGGCCTCGGCATCACGAAGGTTTACACGCTGACGGATAACGACAAAGCCGGTAAGCAGATGGCCCGATTGGTTGAAAGTTTCTGTGACGGTCAGCTGGATTTCGAAGAACTGAAATTGCCGTGCAAGTATGACGACGAAGGCAATCTGATCAAGCTTGACCCGGACGCCGCACCGCAGAAGCTGATAGACAAGGTGAAGGATATTGTCTACGCCTACGGCCAAGAAGAAAAGCCGAAGAAAAAGAAAGTGAAGAAAGTTAAGGCTATCGAGAAAACCAGCAAGGAATTCCCGAAGCTGTCCATGGAAAAGAAACCGAAGAGGATCACAAAAAGTGTCGAACCAACCAAACGAAAAGTACGCGGATGAAGAAACGACAGCCGCACTGCAAAGCCTGTACAACATGGAAGACAAAGTAGACAAGGCCCTGCACTTCGAATTCGGTGTAGGTACATGGGGCGCTGGGGCGCGTGGCTTGCCCGGTGGGGATTTGCTGCTGACAAATGTATTCTTGTGGACAATTGCCACCGAGAAAAGCATTAATGCAAAACTCGAACAGCTTGAGTTGCTACGTCAAGGTGAATTGAAAAAGCGCACGCTGACAATTGCACTGCGCACCAAACATGCAACAGCGGGGAATATTTAATGAGCGGAGCAAAACAAAAGTTCGTCACCGACGCCACGCGTGAACAGCTGGTCATTGCGATGGAAAAACACATGCTGGTCATGCGTAAGTTGTACGAGGAATTCGGCTACGGCCACGCGCCTGCACAGTTCGTTGGTTTTCAGGAAGACGTGACGGAATCTTTCGCACTCGACATGGTGCGCGGGATGCACGAAGGGATTGTGCGTAACGTCGCGCTGCTGAAAGCTCTGCGTACAGGTTCGATTCCAAATACGGTGTTGGATATCTGCCAACAAATCCGTGACATTGAAATCCCCGATTAACGCTGCGTCAGAACCAAAAAAAAGGCCGCAATCCATTTAGGAGAGCGGCCTTTTTTATTGCCTAAATTCCGTAAAATTACGGGATCATGTCAGCGATGAACATTTTCAGCGTCTGATCTTCAACGTTGTTCGCGATGTAGGTCAGATCGTCGAAGGTCAGTTCGTCGCCGCGCATCGAAATGTCGTCCATCAGGTCGGCCATGTCTTCGCCTTCCAGAAGCGCACGGTTCACGATGCCAGCAACAAACGGCGTCGGGCTGTACGATTCTTCGTTGTGGATCGGCGCTTGCTGTTGAACAGGCGGCGCAACGTCGGTGCGCATTTCCAGCATTTCCGGCATTGCCGAAGAATCGGAACCGGCGTTCATGGTCAGAACGCGTTGGATTTCCTGTTTCGCTTTCGGGCTGTTCTGAATTGCTGCTTCAGCGTCGTCCGGGTGCGCGATGGCGATTTCGCCCAGCTGGCACAGTTGACGGAAATGTTTGTTTTTCAGCAGGTTCGAACGCGGCGCGAAAAGCGTCATGTCGATAGGCACGAAAGTTTTCGGAATCACGATGGATTGTTGCGTGCCGTCTTCGCCCAAAACGGTCAGGTTGATATTGCCTGCCGGTTTGGTACGGTTCATCACGTAAAGGGCCAGATCGTCTTTGTGATCGACCAGCGCTTGAGTAACGGTAAGGGGACGCATCAGGGCTTTCGATTGTGGCTTGGCGCTCATGTAGGTGTTTCTCCGTCGCTAGGGTAGGTCTGTTCTAGTTCCTTGTCGGTCACATCGAACAGTAGGTGAATTTTTGGACTGCCGTATTTCGACATATGCTCTTTGTCTAACAGCATCGGAATCATCCACGGTTCCAATTTCAAATCCGGATCTTGAAAAAGTGGATGCGCCGCAATTTTTCTGGTGATCGGTGTTTCTTCCGCGAAGTCGTCACTTTGGTAGCTGGCTGCTTCGAGGGCCGCGTGATACAAGGCGACGACGGCCCACACGCGTTCGCACGAAGCTTTGCGGGCAATCAACACATCACGCTTTGTCAGATGTGGCAATTTCAACAATCGCAGTTCCACATCCGTTAGACCTTTTGGCTGGTCTTTCTTTTTCTTTTTCTTACCTTGTTCCTGATCGCCTTTCGTTGAGGCGAACACAGCATCGAGGGCCATACAGCGACGTTGCGTTTGTTCCGTGTAATATTTACAAGTGGTCACACGGCATTTCGTTTTAAACGCATAGTGGCTCAGTGGGCATTCGTGCGCCATTACAGACCCGGAAACTCGATATCGTCGAGGAAGCAATTGAAAACCATGCGATGCACCAACATTTCTTTGTCACCGCCCGGCAATTTCGAATAGCTGCTCGAACTTGCGCGCATTTTGATATCGGTCAGAATGCGTTTCGCCACAACGTGCTTCGAAAGCATTTCGCTGTACAGCCAAATTTCTTGCGGCGGTTCGATTTTCCCCACCGACAATTCGTAAATATATTTCACGTTGGTCATGCGTTCTGCGATGCCCAGCGCCAGCTGGTGTGGCCGGGTCTGATCGTCTTCGCGCAGGCGGTCGATATCCAAATGAGCATACACCACGTTCTCCAAAAAGGATTCGGGGAACGGGTTTTTCGGGTCGTTATGGCCGATGCTAAAGCCCGCCCGAAACAGTTTAAAATCAATCGAAACAGTTTTGATATCCTTCATTTTCCCCGCCCTTTTTAATGCCAGATTATTAACCTGTATTTACATTATTTAAAGGGTTGGGGCTTTGGAAAGGACATTGAAAAGTCGTTCTTCATCGGTATGCGAATGAATGAAATCATAGGCCGGAACACGCAATAATTTCGCTGCGTGGTAAAGCGCGATAAGGAACGAATCCAGTTGGTGAATCACGATTCCTTGGCCTTTGTATTTCACTTTCAGGTCTTCGTACATCTCTTTCAAATCGGCGGGCGTCCGATTGAATTCGTTTTTCCACGTTGCAGCCGTATAGAACTCGGTTGGAACGTCCGGGCGCAGGATCATCATTACGCCAAGCATCATGGAAATGGCTTCAACCGTGGTTCCAGCACCGCGACCGGGCCGGGCCTGAAAGCGTTCGGCTGCAATGTAATCAACGGCTGGCAATTGGTTGTATTCATCGACAAACGCACGGCATTCAAGCTGTGCAATCTTTACGTCGTGAATCATGTGTTCCATCATCTTTGTACCGATGATTTTAAAGCACATGCGGCGTTTGCCGTCTTCCTCTTTCACCCACGCTTCGATTTGCGTTACGGCGTAATTCTTTGTGCCCATGTCTTCGCCCATTACGCGAATACGTTTCTTCTTGGGCACAGGCAATTCAATCTTGATCGGCTTCGGTTTTGCTTTACGCTTACGGGCCATGGTGTTGCTCCTTAACTCATACTACTGAATTACAATTCGCATCCTCGGTTTTCAGGCCAGTAATTTAAAGGGAATGGAGGATCATCTATGATCAAACGCGGCCCCGCTAATGTGCGTCGTAATCACGCACGAAATTTCATTCAGAAGCAGGCGCAAGCCCGAATGGATGAAACGGTTACAGCTTACAACCATCAGGTTTCGAATTCGTTGGCCGTTAACGCGGTTAAAATCGTTCTGTATCAGATTGATCGGCAAGTCGGACGCCCCTGTTCCTGCTGCCGTACCAACGTCGAAATTCCGCCCACCTCAAACGTAACGCCAACAATTCCCCAGCGTGATCGTTCCTCGGAAAATATCGGGATCGAATTCCAAGACGAAGATATTTTCGGTACGGAAATGGATCGCATGTTTAACGACGTGGAAGTCCGCGACGTTTCCGGTATTCAGGAAGATGCAAACGACGGCCTGCGCGGAATCGAAACGGAACAATTCGAGGACTCGGTAAACCAAGGCTCGGTCAATTGCGGTATCTGCTATCGCTCGCTGCGCCAACCCGGTTATAAATCCTACGGTGCGCAGCGCAAGGTCTACACGCATTACGATGTGGCCGGACTCGAAGGCGTGCATTTGGATTCGACCAGCAGCCCGCATGCATTCGTGCGTGAAGAACAAAACGGTTACGTGATGTTCCAAGTGCTGGTGCCGAAGTATTTCGTTTCTGCGACCTACAGCATCCGCGAAGATTTGTTCGTGCTGCGTGAACGTCCGCTACGCAAAGACGGAAAACAAATCACGATTACAGATTTGCGCCGCTTCGAAGGCCGCACCATCGACCTGTACGTGAAGGTCGAGCGCTTCACCCATTTCGCAATTGAATTCGATATGGGCGTCGAGCGGATTAACGCGAACATCGGCGGCGAAACCACCGTACTCGATTACGACCGTCTGCAAACCATGAGCGATATTCCAATCGTGATGGGGCCAGAAGTCAGCGACGTGAACGAAGGTGATATCGTCTGCATTCCAGAACGAAATCTCTATCTGAAAATTCGCGACAAGGAACGGAAAATTATGCAGGATCAGGCCCGGCTGGAATGGGTTTGCTCTGCGCGCGTGCTGCAACCGACCGAACCACTCAGGACAATCTCGAAAGGATACAAACTGCGATGAAATACGTTCACCTGATTATCACCGACGACGATACCAACGTGACGCCAATCGACGGCCAACTGATCGTCAAAAACGACGACGATGCGCACTACGCGCTGCGTGGTTATTCCATCGGGCAAATCACCAACAATTCGAATAACTTTTTCGAACCGGAACTGGAAAGCGGTTTGATGTTGGCGACTGCCAGCATCCGTGCAGAAATCCACAAGCAATTCCTTTCGTTGAGTGCGTGGAAACCGTGGACTGTTTTCCCGAACCTGCTGAAAATTGCACTGGCCTCCGATTCGGTGTTCCTGATCTTTGATCGCCCGGACAATTGCGCACGCCTGACTTTCACGAATGCACAAATCGCGGAAGAGTGGACGCAGATTATCAACAAAGCGCAGGACATTTTCGAACTGCGCGGCGGTTACGTTTCCAACGGCAGTCCAAACGGTGGTTCGATCCACTACGGGTACAAACTCAAATGAATATCTTTCGGATGTTCAAATGGTATCGCCGCCTGATCGGTGGCCGGTGGGAATACTGGATGCATGAGCCGATGTATTCCGATTGGTATCACCATGATTCTTCTAATGGGCAGCGTCCACACATGGGCTGCCGCGGGACTCCAACTGTCGAGGTTTACGAATGAATTTTCCAATCTACAATTGCCACAAACAAGTCGAAGCATTTCAAATCGCACACATCACTGCGCAAGCGAAAGGCACCCACAACGACACGGTGCCTGCCCAGCAATACGCAGAAGTACCACGCGAAAACGGCACCGTTGATTTGCTGCCGATTGCTTCCCACACCGAATACGTGCTGGTCGATAAAACCGGTGAATTCGTTGCGGTAGTTGGCGACGATTACATGGAACGCAACCCGGTTCACACTGGCGGTTATTTCGTGCGTTATTCCAACGGCCACGAATCGTTCAGCCCGCAGGATGTTTTCGAAGACGGTTACACGCTGCAAACCATGAAACGCATTTTGCACGTCAAAGCAGGTTCTGATAATTGGGAACCGACGTATGAAGAATTGCAGGAAATTGCGCAACTGTTCCTCGACGCGCAGGCCGATCCGATGGGCGCAATCGTTGTGACCAATCACATGATTGATTCCACAATCGAAAAAGTTCTGCGTACTGAAGACTACGAAATTGTGGTTATCAACGCGGCACCGCAGGAGGATTAATGAAAGAATTAATCATCGCATCCAACATGATTGCCATGGCTCGCAGTCACAAGGATGCAGGAAAGAAACGCAGCATCATGTTGCGTATGATCATGCCCCTTTTGTCCAAGGAAACCGGTGATAAACTGGCGACCGCAATCCAGAAAAAGGATTCGCGTCACTTCGCAAAAATGTGGGACAAAATCAAACACGAAATCACCCACAAACTCGAAGCACAGCACCGGGCCACGGCAAGCAATCTGGCGCTCGCCAGTATGGGCGATTGGACACGCGAAGAATGGGCAGCACGTGAAGCCCGTTTGAATGCTGGTCAACCTTGCGCAAATCCGTACACGCCTGCACAAGTGGAACCGAGTTACGCAGACGTTACGACTTTCCAGCGCGACGGTGATACGTCGGTTTGCATTCAGACTTACGGCCCACGGAAAATTCGTATTTCTGTAAATGGAAATACCATGATGGAAGGCGTGCCGGAAGACGGAACGTTCCAACAGGTTATTCCAAATCCGCCGTCGCCTGAATTGTTGGATCAGCCTTGCGAAACGCCAATTGCGGTAGATCCAGCGACGTGCGATGCAGCGGTGGCCGTTGAACCCGTTGTTGCCGAATGTGGTGTGATTGAAGAGCCGATGGCAACCGTGCAAATCAACAACGGTCAAACCGGTGAAAACTTCCTGTTGACCGGTGAACAAATGGTCAAGGTTGTGAAACTGGTTTGCGAACGTTTGCTAATGGATGCAGACCCGTGCCCACTGCCTGCGCGCATGATGGCAATGCCAACCAATTGCGCCGAACACGATTGGCCCGATTGCAAAGTTTGTTTGCACGGGTTGAAAGGGTTTGATTTCAGCGCAAACATCCTCGAACTCTACGACAAACTGACTGCCAGCAGCATTTAAATCGTTTCAAACCACCCAAAGGGGAGCCGAAAGGTTCCCCTTTTTTATTGCCTTTTTATTCAAATGATTCGAATGGCAACCCGGCAATAGGCCCAATGGGTACAGGGAATCCGAACCAAAAACATGAAATCCAAAACTGTAAATAGTGGATTGAGTATGGATGCTGAACAATTGAGTGACAGAACGAGAAATCGTTTGGAACGTTGCGAACAGAGTGAGCCTGCAAATCGAACCGCTTGAGTAACAGGAACCGGCACAATCGCACTGAACGTGCGAGAAAGCCAGACAGTTAGAGCGAAGCGAGAACGATAGCGACTAACGCGGAGCGTTAGGAGCGGGAACCGAAGGTTCCCCGTAATAGAAAAGCGTCCGGCAAATCCCCACACCCAGCGTCGGTGCAGAAAGCAAGGCGGAAGCGTTGCATGAATGCTTGAACTTTTAAGGATAGCTCTGCCTGCGTTGTATTGATCTTGCGACAATACAATAGGCCTTCGGTTTAATGCTCGTTACCTACGGTAACTGCGCCGAAGGCGCCCATCCCCCAGTTCCGCAGCCCCCCTTCCCGCCAGCCGCCCGCCCGCCCTGCC